TTTTGTGTTGACATAATAAATCACTCCTATTCATTTTATTTATTTTTATAAAATTATTTTATATAGATAAAATAACTTTACATTTTATAATATATAAGCTATTTTCTCGTAAGAATTACATATATTTATGGTAAAACCATCCCATTACTACACTAAAGTGTACAACTACTACAATTATAATCATCTTCTTTAATGTCTTCCAAATCATTATAATACACCTCCTACTTTTAATATTCTAAAACATGCAATACCTAATCCTGCAACATATCCACAGAACATACCTAATGCAATCACAAATCCTCTTAATAACATTTAAATCAACTCCTTTATTTGATATTCATATTATTATATTTAACTGAGAAAAAATTGCGAAAAAAAGAAAAGACATATCCTAGACAAATGATTTCTCAAATGTCTAGGATTATCTTCTAGAATATAAACTAACTCATATATGAGATAGCTTTTATATGAATTAGTTATTTTCTTATTTATATATTAAGCTTTCTTTTCTTCAGCAGCTTCTTCTGATATTGCATTGACTATATTAGTTATTCTTTTCTTAACTACACCGAGTATCCACTTGTTAGTAAGTAAAGCTATAGCTACATGTATAAGTTTAGACTTAGTATTTTTTACTTTAGCAATAACTTTTTGAGTTACTGTATCTACTATATCTGTAACTTTGTATCCTTTTGCTTTGGCATCTAGGATTTCTTGTCTTGCTCCTGCTTTTACAACAGTTAAGAACTTAGCATATCCTGCAGACCAAAGAGCTCCTAATACTATAATAGCTATTAATACGATTATAGCATAAGGACCATAAGGATGATTTAATACTCTTTCTAGTAAGTTTTGTCCAGTTTCCATAGTTAAATGCCTCCTGTTCTAAATATATAGCTATCTCAGGAGAATTGTTTTTGGAAGACTTTTATTTCTTTAAACCTTTACCTAAAGTATTAATGTCAAAAGCTCCATTTAAAAAGCTTGGCTTTCTATCTGCTGGAGTAATAAGTCTTCTTCCACCATCTGGATATGGACTTGGAACATGTGGATAACTTGAGTTATATGGAACAAATTCCTTATTTCTTAAATCTATAAATGTAACACATTCTACATTACTTAAATATAAACCTTCTAGATTATCTACATTAAAATCTTCTTTAGTAATATCTTCATGTATTACTAAAGTATTATGGAATGCCATAACTTGTGCAGCTAAATCCATAATAGTAAGTCTTAAGATAGCTTCATTATGGAATATACTTTCATTAAAGTGTTTATTAGTTGCATAAAGTATTCCTTCTTTATATTCAAAATATCTATCATAGAATACTTTATACATATCAAGATGTATAAATTGCATAGGTGGCATTTCTTCAAATAAGTCATTTATATTAGCAACTGCAAGTTTTAGAAGTTCATCTTCTTCTATTGCTCCTTCAAGTTTCATTAAATCTTCCATAAGTTTTAAATCTCTTCCTGTAAAGATATGTTTAACTTTAGGGTCTTCTTGTTCTACTACATAGTTATGAATGTATTTATATAGAAGACCAGCTATAGCTCTTTCTGTAGTAAATCCATCATTTAATGCAAAGTAGAACATCTTAGGGAATATTCTTACTATATGTAGAAGTTTGTCTATTTCTTGTTTTGCTACTTCCATATAAGTCGGATTATTTAAGAAATCCATTTCTTTACTTAAAGAACCACGAAGTTCAACTAAAGTCTTTCTAAATGCAAACAGATTTCTCATAACTCCATAATTAACTTCTTCATCAGACATATCAGTAAATTCTTTATGACCTATACTTGCAAATGCATAGTTAAGAAGATTATAATGTTTATCATCAAATTTCTTTTCAACTTTAACATATCCATCTTTTATATTAAACTTTCTAAGTTCATCAAGAACACATCTTAGATTAGCTTCATAAGATTTATTTCCTTTAAATATAGGAGCTGAATATACTTCATCTATAGATCTACCATCTATTTCATATTCAGAGAATTTCTTAATTACGCAAAGTCTTGCAGCAATTATAGCTGCTACATCTACAAACTTTTTAACATTCTTAAAGAAACTATCATTATCTATTTCTGATTTATATCTTCCTGTAGTATCATTTTCTAAGAAATTAGCTTTTAAATCTTCTATAAGTTCTTTTCTTATGCTAAGTCTATGAGATAATAGTTCACTTTCATAGTTAAGAGTACCAATAACTCCAACTTCTTTTATATGAGTACAATACTTTTCTTCAGCAAAGTATTTATTCAAACAGTTAAACATAAACTTAACTTCAGGACTATTATCTAAAAATACACCCATATCTAAAAGATTTCTTACATATATTTCAGAAATATCATTAGATAATTTATAGAATTCTAATTTATTTACTCCATATAAACAAGCAAGACTTAAAAGGTCATTAAAGTTAATTACCATAGCAGACATTTCTATATGACCTTTATCTCTATCTATTTTATTATCTGAGATGCTCATAGTTTGAGACCATTTATAGAAAGGAGAATTTTCTCCTCTTCTATTGAACTCATTAGTTAAGCTTGCAAGTATAAAGTCAGGTGCAGTATATAAAACTCTTGCAAAATTTTCTTTAACTTTATCAAATCTACTTCTTACTAGAGCATGTTCAATTAGAGGTCTATCTATAGAACTATTAACTAAATCACTAAGAGTTATAGTACTTCTAACTTTATTATCCATTAAGTAGTCAATGTGTCCTTTAAATACTTCAAAACTCATATCTCTATCTGCTCCAGATAAATACATAAGTACCATATCTTCTCTATCTTTTTCCTTACCATTATTCCACATAGTTTTAAATATTTCTTTCATTTTATATTTCTCCTTTCTCTTATAAGTTTGCAGCTTTAATTATTTCTAATACTTTTTCTTCATATTTAGTATTATTGAAATTAGTTCCAAATGCTACAAACATATCTTTCTTTTCTCCTAAATCATAATAAGATGTATCTTTTACAAGTGTTGATATCACATTTCTTGCTCTGTAATAAATAAGTGATACCATTTCTTGAAGCTTTTCATTTGCTTCATTTAAATCTTTACCTAATCTTTCTGCTCTTTCGTCTTGCACAAACTTGTGAGCTTCACGACTTCTAGGGTCATCAAAGTCTTCATTTACTTGAATAATGAAATCAGGCATAGGTATTCCTTCTTCATATTCAGTTGCTATAGTATAGTCTACAAGTCTTCTAAAATAATCAAAGTTAGTTAAGTAAGCACCAATAGCATTTTCAGATATATCTTTTACTCCATCTCTTAAAGCTTTTATAAGTGCATCTCTTTTTACAGTTTCATATACACCTAAATCAGAAAACTTCTCAATAAGCTTAGTAAAGAATATTTCTGCTTTTTCATCTGAGAAATTACCTTTATAAGCATCTAGATAAGCTGTAGCAAAGCTATAAACTAGTGCAGAATAACAAGTTCTATCAGATATTACTATTTGCACTTTTCCCATATCTTTAAGTTTTAAATCTTTTAATAGATTATCAACTATATTATGGAACTTGTAGTTTCTATTAGCTTTCATAACTAAATTCATACCTGCTTCTTTTCTAGTATCACTTGGAAACTCAACTTTACCTTTAAGAATATCACCTATTAACTTACCAGTTAAAGTTTCATCATAATCAGGAAATGACACAAGAATGGGTTTTAAGAATTTCTTCTTATCTAAGCTTTGAGTTAGATAATTAGTTAAACTCTTAGCAAATGTTCCTTTCCCAATACAATCTGGTCCTTCAATCCCGATTACAACTAGTTTAATCCCATAAGTTTCTAGCTGTTTCTTCATTAAATTTCTTAGTACGTTCATCACGTATACCTCCTTTTTTATTTATTAAATAGATTACTCTATTCAATCTACTATATATCATTGTGTTAAAATTGCGGAAAAAATAAACCTAGGGATTTCTCCCTAGGTCATTTTCTTTTTATAATCCCATAATTTGAAGTCTAGAACCGTCATGTGTCCATATTCCATAGAAGAAACCATCAGGTTCTGCAGTTGTACATATTTGTATATATGCTCCATTTAAAAACCCATATACCATATTTCCAACTTTAGATGCTTCTGTTAATGTTATAGTACCATTTGCATGTTGAATAGTACACACATCTTTATCAATGTTTACAATCAAACCCATAATTCATCACTCCTTTTAAAATTTATCATTATGCTACTTCAGATGATACAGCTCCCATATCTACTTCATGGATAGTAGTTGGTATGTCTTTTTCTTTAAGCTCTTCTTGAGTTAGAATTTGCTTTCTTTGAATATTTCTCATAAGAGAGAATAAGTTTTGTGTTCTTTTAGCTGAAGTTTCCATCTCTTTTTCAAGAATACTATTCATTTCAAGCTCATACCAAAGTGTATCTTCAAGTCCAGACATAACAGCTATAATAAATTCATCTCTAAGTCTACACAATTCAGGATTGTCCCCTGTATATTTAAAAAGAAGTCTTGCTTCTATGATATTTGTAGGTCTAGAATAGTTTCTAATTTGTAAAGCACCTTTGGCTCTTCTACCCATAACTTCATTTTCATGTTCTGCATCTTCTACTCCTTTAAATACATGTGGAGTTGCAGCATTAGGGTAGTTACCTGTTCCTTTATCAAGTATTCCTAAATCATAAGCAGTTGCTATTGCATGCATATCAGGGTCAAATGAACCATCTATATAAAGAAGTCTTGCTTGTGTTCTACCTTCATTACCAGTTCTTGATTTATTAAGAGTGATAGTAGTAGAATATACTGATTTAGAAGTGATATCTTGAAGACCGTATAAGTTAATTGGGTGAGAGTCTGAGTCAAGATTATATCCATCTTGTATTGAGTTATAGATAAGTATAGCAGAAGCTTTCTGTCTTAGTCTTTCTGGCATATGTAGTTTCCAATCAGATTGACCAGATTTAAATTCTTTTTCAGCTGCATATTTACCTATTTCTTTATTATTCTTCTTTAAGTGTACATTCCAAAGCCAAACTGCATTTCCATTAAAGAAATTAGTACAGTCATTTATAAGACCAGATAGTTTTAAAAAAGCTGTCATATTACCTTCATTTGCTACTACATTTTCACTATCTTTATCTTTTACATATTCAACAGATGTTCTTTTTGCTATCATAGAAGTAACAGTATCTAGAATAACGAAGTAAAATGGTTTCATCTTTATCATATCACCTGAATATGGGTCTTGGAATTCAACATATTTATCATTTTCTTTATCTTTAGAATATTCATTAGAAAGTCTTACTAGTTTATCAGTAATATCTTCAACTACATTCATATCCCAAACTTCAAAGTGTTTTTCAACTACTTCTTTTGGAAGTTTAGTAAGTTTAGATATTCTTTCTGAACTTGGAGAAGAAGAGTCTGAGTCTACTATTATTACTTTCTTAATAGGATATCCAAGTTTAATTGCAGCAGAAGCCATCTCTATAGAAAGAGATGTCTTCCCAATACCCGGTTTTGCTCCAAGTACATATTGCCATCCTAGTTTAAAACCACGCTCTGCAACTAATAGTTCTCCTGTCTTTTGGTCTCTAACATTCTGTCCAAGCATTATATCTATTCCTGCATATAATGTTGGTATAAACTGATTTACTCTTGTAATTTTAGCCATATTTATATCTCCTCTTTTAACTTTTTATTATATTATAAACTTGGCTTTGTTTTTAATTTTTAGTTATCAAAAGGTTCTACAAATATAGAATTTATGAAGTTATACTTCCATTCAAAAGTGTTATTTTTAAATGCAGTAGTTACATAACTATCAATATCTTTTAAAGAATATTCATTATTAGTATTATAGCTATTATTGATATAATCTTCTATTGCATCATAGATTTTTGCTGATGATTTAGCACTTACTCTATCTCTTAATACTTCAAATCCAAAAGTATCTATAAGATAATGTATCATTCTATAAACTTTTTGATAGTCTATAGTATATCTAGTATCTCCCATTTCTGACTCATACATAAGATTTAAAAACATTTTAACTAAATTATATTCATCTTTATTATATGGGTCTAAGCTCCATAGAAACATTGCCATTACTGTTTCACAATTTTCTTCATGAAGTACTTTCTTGAATATATTAGGGTGAGTATTTGAAATAGTTGTAAATGACTCCATTAATTTAAATATTCCAATTTTAAAGTTTCTCCATACCCAAAGCTTCATTTCATCATCAAACTTTCTCATTTCTTGTAATTCTCTTACTCTTTCAATCATAACATAACTCATAGACTCAGCTGACGCAACTACTGTTTTAGCAAGTGCTGGAAATACATCTTTTATAACAGTGTCTACATCTGGTCTTGGTACTCTTCTTTCTACATTAGTTTGAAAATAATTTACTTTTTGTGTGTAATTCATAATATTCCTCCTTAAATGTTTTTTATTTGCATATAGATATTTATATAAAGATGAATAAGTTCCTTATGATAAATACTATATTGAAATTGAATTTTAGTGGTTTCTTCTAACTTCTCATATCTATAAACAGGTGTTGATATTTCAGGTTCTTTCTTTGGTAAACCTTTACTGTCTCTTGCAAGTAGAATTTGCTTTACCCAATTCTTAAAAGGAAAGTAAAATGCACGATTTACCATTCTTATTTTAATATTATCTCTAAGATTTAAAGTAGTAGGATATACTTCTGCTTCTGCAAGTTTTATAAGTTCATCTTCACTTATTGGATAGAACTTCTTATCAGATAAATCAAATGGTTTATTCTTAGGAACTTTATAGTTATCACTAGTAAATATAAGTTTATCTTTAACTATAGTTCCATAATAAGATACATTATATTCATTATCGTCAAATTCTATTCCATCAAGCATTTCTTTGGTAAACATATCATTCTTATAATCATATTCTACCAAGCATGAGTTATTATAAGTCATTGCTCCATTATTTAAGAAAAAATACTTAGCATCTTTAGGCATATATTTTTCTTCTTGTGCATCTATTCTAAGTCTATTAATAGAAGTAAGAATAGATTTTACTGTAGAATAAGCAGTAAGTGTAGGTTTATCTATTACTTTTTCATATACTTTAGGTTTTATAACTTCTGTTATAGGTTCAGTATCAAAATGCATAAACTCTTTAATAAGTTCATCAAGTGACGGTAATCCTGAAGTTATATTTCCATACGATATAATGTCTCTATTTATCATTGCTACATTTACATTGCCAAGAGACTTTACTTTATTCTTATATTTAGCTCCTTTAAGAAATCCTACATATTTAATAGGTTCACCATCAGACTTTCTTATAATCTGATTTATAACTCCTACAAGTGTACTACGAGATAGGTTTCTTGTATACATTTGGAAAGGATAATGTGATTTTAAATCAAGATATAAAACAGATATAAACTTCATAAAAGTAGTTATATGTGCTTCATCTTTAAGAATAGGATAAGCTTCTAGTACATCTGAAACTATCTTTTTAAGTAAAGGGTCAGCAACTAGTCCACCACCAAAAGATACTCCTTGTGAAAGAGTGTATTTCTGTTTAGTATAATCAATATTTAGAAGTTTAGATATCTTTACTACTTCTTCCATCTTCATAGAAGATAATACTTTATTTATATTATTTCCGGGTATCATAGAAGACATAACTCCTACATCTGTTTGATAAGAACGAATAACAGCTATATTAGGAGATGGTGTTTCTTCTATATTAGTTTTAGAAAGTTGTACATAGATAAGCTTCTTATAGAACTCAGAACCTATCTTATTACATATTATAAGCAAGATTGAGTCAATAAGAGCATACATTGCATGTGTATAGAAGTCTTCATATGGTAAATACAAAATGTTATTGCATATATGAGAATAATCAAGTTTACCAAAACCTACTATACGATTTGCAGTATCTTCTAGATTAAATGTTGAGTAGTTACTTCCTCTTCTAAGGGAATAAAAACAAGTTTGGAAATCTGATATAAGTGTATGAGATATATTATTAAGATAAACCTTTCTTTCTGTAGGATTAAATTGGTCTCCTTTGAGTTTAGTCTTATCAAATCTATCTTTATTATTATCAGAAGCATAAGGAGGACGAATATTATCATATCCTATTCCTCTTTCATTCATAGTACCAAGTGGAAGTCCAAGCTTTTCTATTCTTTCTTGGAATGTTCCTATATCATATGGAGTATTAAATGCCATAAGTATATGTGGTTTATGCTTTGTAAACATAGTCTCAGTGGTTTCTCTTATAAATGTTGCTTCATCTTTAAAGTCTCTTACATGAATAGTAAGATTATCTATAAACTCATTACATGTGTCTTTGACTAATTTAATAGTTTTAGCATTAGCTTTAAGCTCCAAATGTTCTACTACTTCATGGAACTTTGCTTTTAAGTCTTCTTTAAACTTCTCTTTATTATTTATTAAGTAGTCTTGTCTTTTATATCTTCCATCTTCAAATACTGGGAAATCAATATAAGCTTCCTTCGTAAACTCGTCCACGAAAGTATTCATATTAATGTACCATTCTCCATTTTCATCTTTAGAAGTTTCTATATCGAAAGACGCATAATGAATATCTGGTATTGCTATGTCTGACTCAACTACTTTATCTTTATCATTAAAGTGATATTGTGTTTTAGATTTCTCTATAAATGTCCATTGCTCTATTGGGACATCAAGCATAAAGACTCCGGGATGAAGATACTCTGCTTTATAAGGAATGTTAGGCATAAGTATCTTTTGCATCTCATTTCCCCACTCATCTTTAAAGTATACTCTTTTACCTTCAAATAAAAGTTCTCTAGTTGCTTTATTTTTTCTAGAATATGGAACCATATATCTATCACAAGAGTCTCTTTTTATATATTCTTGAGGATATTTTGGAGTTTTTCTTGCGATAAAAACAGGAACTTCTGGGTTCTCATGTTTTTCTAGAACTGAAGTTCCTGTAGTTTTATTTATATAGATATTAAATAGAGTATCTATATCTCTATAGTAGTGAGTATGAAGCAGGAATAAATTATCGTCATGATTTACGATACTTGAGTCTGATGGGTAAAATGGTTTTGTATCAATAATCATTCTGGGTTCACCTCATATATTCTAAAACATAATTCTTCTTGTAAAATAGTATTAAGTATTAAATAGTATAAATTAGGAGCTATATCTTTATCAGATATTCTATAAAGAAATTCCATCATTATATAACCCATAGTATAAGAACTAAGTCTTAGAATAAGTTTATTAATAAGTTTTTTAGTATCATCATCTAAAGTAGCTTGATTTAATGTTATTGGAGTATCATCTCCTATAAAAAGAGCTACATAATCCAAAAATATATTATCAAATACTTTATGGAATGAATAGTTAGTAACTACAAAGTTGCCTCCTAGTTTATCTTTGTGCGAAGATGTATAAGTTGCAAATGCAGACGTTAGGTATTCAGCAAGTCTTAATATATGTTCACGAAATAAAGCATTACTTTCTTCAAGAAATCTATCTTCATCAAACATATAATCTATATCTTTATAATCTTGCTCAAAAACTCTTGATATAATAGATACTAGTTCTATTTCTCTATAAGATAAATCTTGGTCGTCGTTAAACCATACAGGTATTTGACGAAACATTGCTGCATTATCTATTATATTAGATACTTCTTCATAAAGTCCTTTAGTTTTATTATACATAATATCTTCTATTACTTCATCTATAACATTCATTGCTATAAAAGTAGTATTGATATTACATGAACTAAAGGTAGCTGAACCAATTATTTCATCAGATGTAACTTTTTCATCTTTTATAAGTTTTGTAAAATCAGTTGCTTTTATCTCCTCTATTACTTTAAAAGAATAAAACTGAGGAAATATGCCTTGCTCCATAAAAAGCATAAGAAGTTCAGGTATTTGCTTTCTAAGTACATATCTTATAAAGTATCTTCTTAGATGAATAGTTACAGCAGATACATCTTTTATAGTAGGAAAAAGTCTACTTTGATAAAAAATGTAATATAGCTGGTCAGAAACGAGAGCATATAATTCGCTCTCGTCTGCTCTTAGTATTTCTACTGCTCCAAGTATTATCCTTTCTATTATATTAGGTAAATTTGATAAAGTAATAGTACCTACTGTATCATATCTTGTATCATATCCTGCAAGTTCAAAAGAGTCTTTAAGAAGTTTTCTGAATTTAGAGCTTTCTATATCATTTATTGCTTCGTCTATAGTAATATTTCTGTTAGACATACAATTCACTTCTCCTTTCTATTTATTTAATTCTCTAATGGTTGTCGAGGATATTTCAATGAGGTTACCAAATGACTCTTTAAAGAAATACACATCATAAACACCCGAAACTAATAAAACCAGCATTGCAAATATTATTCCAAGCATACTTTCTTCAGAATAAAACCAAATATACATACAGATATATTCAAGTTCTTCTTTAAAATCATCATCTATATAATATTCTAAAGATAAATCTCCCCTTTCTCTATTTCTAGCATCTAAAATCTCGTAAAATTTATTAAAGAAATCTTTAAATTCAGGTACATCTTTTCCTTTATATTCTTGTATAGTAAGAAGAGTGGATGCAAAGAACTCTTTTACACACTCTCCTGGAAGTATATTTGCAAGTAAAGCATAGCAAGTAGTATCATCTAAATCATTAGTTGCAAATTGTGACACTTCTTCATAATCTTCCCAATTTAAATCTACATCTTCTTTTGCTAAAGATATATCAGGAAGTTCTTCTATTATTTTCTCTCCTAAGATAAATGGAATATTATTTCCTAGAAGAGGTATAAATTTTAAAATAAGGTCTTCATTGGTATCTATAGTATCTCCACTGAAATAACAGTTCAGTCCATATGAACCAATAGACATTTTAACTGCTGTTTCACAAAATACATTCATAAAAGAAAGTGTCATTTGACCTCTTGTTTCTAAGAATTTTGGTATAAAGAATAACTTTAGTTCCATAAAGAAAGTATCAATACCATCAATACTGTCTTTTATTATATCTTCAAGCAATACTACATTCTCATTAAGTCTTACACCTGTATCATTGCAAAGTAAGATATAACTCATTATAAATGGGTTTTTAGCCATTTTCCTTATTAAGCTATGATTTACCTCATCATATGTTCTAAATGCGTCTATTAGCTCTATAGTGGCTTTAAAATGCATTTCCATTAGTTTTTGGTTAGGATTTGTAAGTTCTATATTATTTTTAAAGAGCTCACATCTTTTTAAATACTCATTATATACATACTCCATAGTATATTCATTTACATATTCCATATATTCACCTCCTTAAATTATTTCTTCAAATGTTTTATTAAAGCTTCTTTGAAGATAAAGTGATACATTAAAAGTTTCTATAAAGTTACTTAGTTGATATACTGGTGTTTGATACGAACTATCCTCTATAGCATTATAAACTTCAGCAACTGCATCTTTAAATGTAATTTCATCTTCTTCAGTTTCAAGTAAATACATAATCTTAGTCATAATACAATCTTGACTATCAAATGTAAATATTACATTTACTAAATATAAGAATGCATCTGCTACTTTTGCAGATATTTGATATTTTGGTACATCTTGATTATATTGCTTAATATCATATTCAATATTAAACATTATATCATCCATTATTCCATCTAAATCAGATATAACTTCCTTATTAAGAATACTCTTTACTAACTCTCTGTCAAACTTTTTAAGAATATTAAGAGCAATATTAAAATCAGTATCTATATTATTATCAAAAGAATTATCTTGGTAGATATCACTATAGTACATAGTAACTACATCTGTAACCTCAATACAATCAATAATATTTTGATTTGTATTTTTAAATTCTTCTATTGTATCAGATAGTAAAGATAAATTAAGTTTAAAATCTCCTAATTCATTAACTAAAAAGTTATCATAGACAAGAACATCAAAGATTTCATCTGATTTATTATTACATGCATTTATTATAGTATCTCCTTCTTTAAGATAATTTAAAGAAAATCTAATACTTCTTCTCATTTCATACATCTTATATGCACATAGTTTAATTAAGTCTCCGTTATAATCAGTATTAAGCTCTTCAAATAAATAAGTTTCAAGCTCATAATATAAAAGAGAATTATATCTTGGATATAGAAAAACATAAACACACATAAATGGATAAGAAAGAGTTTTAGACACAAATCTCCTAATTAATTTACTAGGTATATCTACTCTAACTCTTTCTTTATAATTTATCTGTTCTGTTTGTATTATATCTTCGTATAGTTTATAAACTTTATTACATATCTCATAATGTTCAGTTCTATCATATTTCTCAAATGATGGAAGTATTTCATCTATAAGCTCTATATATGTTTCTAATAAGTTAATTATATCGTAACCATAATTCATAATATCACCACCTTTCAATTAGTAATATCTAACTTTCGTAAAATCAATGGGGATACCTTTAAATAAAAACTTAGTAAATTTAGTAAGTTCAAATGCTTCCTCATAATTATAACATATTAAATCTTCATAGAATATGTATATAGCTTTTATGCTATGATACATTACAAGCATATTAATATCTGTAAATACAGCTTCTCTGTAGTTATTATTAAAGTATCTTGCAAGTTGAGTATTAAGATTTTCATACTCTTCTTTTATAAAAGGTGAATTCCTAAATCCACAATATTTAACTAAGTTATTAACATAATCAATACAAGTTGCTCTAAGCTCTTCAAATTCTTCTTCAATATAAAGCTCAAACTCTACCATAGATGGGTCAAGATATGAATTATATGCATTCTTTTCCATAAAGTCAACTACTCTATATTCTTGCTCTAAAATCATATCAATATCTTCTATTACAAGTTCTAATATCTCATCAAGTACACATTCAAACTCAGCTAAATGTTTTACATTAACACACATAACTCTATTATATACAAATAGTACATCTGACAGTTTATTTACATATTCATTATAATCAGTTACATCTATTCCAGATACATAAATTGCATTAATTGCAGTATATAAAAGAAGAAGTGTCATCTCTTGTGCATTTTCATAATCACAAAGATTATCAAGATAGTCTTCTATATCATCATAAATATAATTTATTACACTTGTATATCTGTTATAGAGAGCTTTATTAAAATATACAGTCCAACTTACCATAGGATTTCTATTCATAATATCATGCATTATCTTTATTTTCTTATGAATTGGAATTTCTAAGTCATCTATATCTCCTATAGTTCTCCAAATCATATCATCATAATACATAAGTTCTAAATCATCTATATTTTTTCTCCATTCATATCTTTCAAATTTGCGGTACAAAAAAGATGGAACAGGTGTTTCCACCCGTCCCATAGTTTTATGAATTTGCATTCCTCATCAACCCAACCTTTCTCATTACATCAAGTTGCTTTTCTGGAATATGATAGTTTTGATATTCAGGAAGTTTCCAATAAGTTTTATAAACATCAGGCATATCAGTATTATCTGATACAAACTTATATTTTAAACCTTTCTTATATGCAAAACATTTAACTCTATCCCCACTAGGTGCCATTTCAAGTCTTTCTATATGTAGTAAGCTTGGATGGTTATAGTAAGGATAAGGTCTACTTTCATCATAGTTTCCATTTTCATCTGTATAATAAGCTTTAATGTAGTAAGTTCCATCTAGTTGATTTATATAAAGTACTGGTTCAAAGTCATCATTTTGACTCATAAGTCCATTTATAGAAGTTTTATAATCATGACCAAGTTGAGTTCTATTAACATCAGTTAAATCTTCACTCATTCTTTCTTTATATAAGTCCATTGCAGTTTTATTAAGAGCACTAGTAGTCACATTCTGTGATGCTGTAATACCTTCTTGAACCACTGTATTACTATTATAGATAGTATTTGCTCCAGTATTACTTGGAGCTACAGGCTGAGGGGTATCAACTACTTCTGCTGTTTTAATACCGTCTGACGGTATATTTGGAGTAGTTGGTATACTTTGACCTTCTATAACAGGTCTATATACATTAGGTTCAAAGCTACGCATTACTGGTTGAATAGTTGGAGAATTTCCATTTGTATATACATTAAGCATAGTACCTACTGTTCCACCCACATCTGTATTAACAGCTTCAGCAGGATTAATAGATGAGAATTTCTCTTTATTCTTATCAACATAGAACTTTCTAATATCTTTCTTAGTTTTAACTGCATCTAGAGTTGCTTTCCAGTTATTTTCATCAAATTTATCAGAAGTCTTAAGAAGACTATCTTTAGTCTGATAAGCTGCTGTAACGAAATCTGGTCTAGCATTACTATCTTTTAATTCTTTTATATACATTTCAAGCTCATTTAAGGAAGTCCGAACAGAACTTCCTTTTCTTTCATTACTTGCAATATACTTAGATAGAGCTTGTTGAAGTTGTGCTATCTCCATCGTAAGTTCTATTGCGTCTTCTTTTGGTATTCCAGTTATTTCAGAAGCTGGAACATACTTATTCTTCTTTTTAGAAGTAAAAAGAGATATAGTCCATTTAGAAGAAAGTGTTTTAGATGAGTTTGAATTCAGTAAATCCATTAAAGCCATAATTCATTTCTCCTTTTAATTAATATTAAAATGGAAATTCATCTTCTATTTCAGCATCTGTATGCGTTCCTTTTTCTACATAATCAGGAACATTCTTTATAGAGCTAGAAGTACTGTTTTCTGATTTTTCTTTTGCTAATTCTTGTAAGTAGAATGCATATTGAGAAGAAGTTCCACTCATTATAGCTTCAAGAATAGAAGATAACTGTTCCATTATTATAGTTGACTTAGGTACATATTGGTCTCCATCAGCTGCACTAAAGTCATTTAATGTAAAGTCTGCAATAACTGCATCTCTTGGGAATTCTTTTGATTTTCTAATATTAGAATAATCATCCCATCCATTAATTAAACCATATATCATAAATTTAGTAGTTACTTGTGCCTTTTGATTTTGGTCAAATCCTACATGTGTTATAAATCTTAATACATATAGTTTATAATTTGCATCTCCAGGACAAGAGAAAAATACATCATGAAGTGTTGTAGGTTTTGCTTCCTTACGGATTTCATACATTTTATTTCTCTTAAGTTTAAGATATTGGTCAATGAAGTTGATTTTAAGTATTGCAATCTTTTCAAGATTTAAAGTAACTGAACCCATTTCTGTAAAAGATAATTTACCATTTTGGTCTTTTTGTCCTTTGTCTATTGCAAGTTCAAAATCATACTCCTTTGTAATAAGTCTTAGTCTTTCTGATTTAGGATTTTCTCCATACCCAAAGTTTACTGTTGAAAATAATTGTGTTTCTCTCATTTTATATTCCTCCTATTTTTATTTAGTACCATTAGCTATATAATCAAATGCTCCTATAGATGAGTATTTTACTTTTCTTAAATTATAAACTCCTGTTGTATTAGGTTCATGTTCTTTTCCTAAAGTATTAGATTGAATGAAATCTACATATTCTTTATACTCTTCAACTGATAATTCTTCTCTTGCTTTACTATCATTTGAAACTACTATTTGGAATAATTCTGACTCATCTTCCCAGTCTCCAGAAAAATCACTATCAGAAGATATAATATTTTCTATATAAGATTTGATATCACGCTTTTGGTTCATATCATCATATATAGTCTTTTCTTCTGCAAGTGGTGTGTCTATATTACCTTTTACTATTTCTGCAGAAGCATCTTTATTTTCTACTACTCTTACTTCATCAGTAGTTATTTGAGTAGTATTAACTGGAGGTTCTTCTCCTTTTGCTTCTATAGCTTTATTGACATCACCAGTTACTTCTTCTATCTTTTCTTTTATTTCACTTGTGTCTGTAGTTTCTATATTTACATTTAAGTTATCAAGAACATTATTAATCTTTGCTATTTCAGCATCTTTATTTTCTACATCTTCTTCATTTCTTGTAACATCTACAGTTTTATTACCTTCTTTAGGTTGAGTAGTTTCTTTATTTTCCTCTTTGATTGGAGGATATTCTACTTTATCTTTAGAAAGTACATTTTCATTTTGTGCTTTTCTTAAAACTTCTGCAACATTAAGCTTTTCTTCTTCATCAGTTACCTCTTCAGGTTTTTCACCTTTAAGTTTAGCTTCTTCTTGAGATATTGCAGTATTTAATGTTTCAAGTTTAGCAGCTGCTGCTTTAAGAGACTTATCTATAGAAGATATTTGCTCTTTTAAAGCATCTCTTTCTTGTATCATAACAGCAAGTGTTTTATTTGCATCTTTAGTAGCTTCATCTAAGTCAAGTTTTCCTTCATCAGCTGATAAAGATTTATTAAAATTATATAGAAGCTCTAAATCATAACTTGCTTCTCCTAATAACTTTCCAGCATATAAATCAGATTTAAATACTATATCTCTTCTTATGTTTTCCAATGTTTTAAGTACAAAATCTTTATCCATAGTATTATCACAAGTAAATAAGAAGTAATTACTTCCTTCACCTGCTAAATCTTTAATATCATGGATTATAGCATCAAATGTAGTTTGAGACGCTTCTCTTTCTGTAAAGTTACCATTTAAAGGTGCATCCATAAGTTCCCATATAAGTGATACTCCAAATCCTTCATTGGAATAACCATCAATTTCAACATTAGCTCCGTAATGTTCAAAGCTTTTAAAGAACTTAGGAAGTTTTCTAGTTAAATACTCAACTAGGTCTCCATTGACATTTGCTCCTGTAAGTACAGCAAAATGGAAATACTTTTTACCATTATTTAAATTAGGTATACTACTTCCAATAAGCTTAGTTCTAATTTCACTCATTATATTCCTCCTTTATATTTCATCATAAGTCACATCAAATTCCCATATTTTACGATTTCTTACATATTTAGATGCTATAGCAATTACTTCTGGTACATCATCATTCTTTTCATCTCTTCCATTATGTTTAATCATGTGAGAGTCAGGTAAATATTTATCAAAGTTTACCATTTGTAAGAACTCAAATGCTCCATTTGACTCATTAGTCATCTCACTTATATAAGTACTCATATGTAAATCAGATGTTAAAAACTCATGTTTAGTAAACTCATTATTAAGATATTCAGAAATAGTTGATTTATCAAAACTATCTTCTAGAATTCTTAAATATAACTTTGGTCTTAACTCTAAATTAATAAGTGGTTTAAATGAAGTTGCTCCTGTTTGTAAAAATCTTGATTTACCATAACTTCTTGCAAATTTACAACTCATTCCAAAAGAAGTTTCTTGTAAATCTTTAAATGTAAATCCATGACTTCTATACTCATCTAAATCAGAATATATCTCATCATTCATAAAGTTTATTATATTTAGCATTTCTTCATGCACTTTCATTCTATTTTCAAGTATTTCATAGAAATAATGTGCAACACAAGGAACTGCTAAGAACTTTATGTCATTTCCTATAGAACCTACTTTAGCTATAGGATTTGACTGAATTAAGAAATTTCTAGTTACATCTACAAATAAAGACACATTTGCTTCATATTTAGATATTATCTCTCTTGTAGAACCTACTACACTATATAGATTTAAAACCATATCTTGAACTACTGGAATAGTTACTGTATGTTGATTGGAATTTTCGTCTATATATTTAATATCTGTTATCTTATCAAATATCAGTTTATCACACTCTAAGTCAAAGTATAAAGTATACTTTTGGTCTTCTCCTACTGACTCCATTCTAGATAACTTTACAGTAAAAGGATTATCAAGATTATCCCTCATAGTAAGAGTAGCATCAAAGTTCTTATCAGGACCACTTTCTTTAAGGTCTAACTCTTCATTATCAGAACGTATTTCTGTTTTTATTCTAAATACTTTTCTTTTAGCAGTTCCAACATTAGGGTCAATGTATTCTTCATAGTCATCTACTCTTAGAGTAGTATTGATAATATGTGTTTTAATATCATCACTATCATTTTCTTCTATTATTCTAGTCTTATAAGGTTTATCTACTTGCATAGCAAGATAAGTTCTTATAGCATTCTCTTTTTTACTATAAGATAATATAAAAGGAATTCTATGTAAGAAATCAGATGAGTTATTCTGTCTTGCTTGTTCTTCTGTAGGTTCAGATGACCAGCCAGTATATAAAGGTTTAGTTAAGTCAGCTTCTGTACCTTGCGTAGATTTAAGAGCTATATTAGGAGAAAAACACATATAATCTTTTCCTCCAATGTTTTTACTAGGAAGCTTTCCTATATCTACTTCTATATCAAGTGTATTAGTAGGTATAGTATACTTATGTGTTTTAGTTGCTGATATTCCTTCTTGGAAATTAAGTACTGTATAAATATTAAATATTCTTGATTTTACATTATTAAGTACTAACTTTGGTTGAAATACTGATGCTCCTGTATAAGTAAGAAGATAAGCTTTCATATCATTTTCTGTATCTATTCTTCTTCTTGCTGATTTAAGTTTTATTATATGATTTCTTATACTTTCTTTTCCTACATTTGCAAGTCTTCCACCTTTAGACTCAAAGTATTCTCCAACTGGTTCATAGTAGATGTTAAGTTCAGGTGGATATACATCTGCTGCTTCTGCACGACCTTTAAACTTTACATTCTCTCCAGTAGTAGTAAGTAAATAGCAAGTTATAATTCCATTCATTTCTGGTCTAAATCCGCCCGGAACATATTTGTGCTCAAATACAAGTGACTTATTACCATCTATTCTATATTCTATAAAGTTTCCTACACCACGAGAATAATAGTTTCTTGCAGTTAAAGGAATTTCAGGACTTGCATCAGTATTCTTATAAGTACAAGAAAAAGAATATATTTGTGCATCTGTTTCTATAAGCCATCTTTGTATATCAACATTTCCTACTTGCATATATCTAACTTCTTTTGTAACTTGTAAGAAATTAGTTGCAAATAAAATATAATATTCACCTTCAAAGAATACTCTTTGTGTAGGAATAAGGTGTTTATTTCCATTTGCATCATTATAATGCACTTTAACTTTAAAGTCATTATCTATTTCATGTAGTCTTATATAATAGATATCATTTTCAGCAATAAAAGGAACTGCATTTACAGTAACAGTATTTGCATTTGTATATTGGAATTCCCATATATTATTAGATATCTTATCAGAAATACTTAATACTTCTTTCAGAGGAAGTCTTACAAACATTTCCATCTTAGATGGATGTGCAAGTGATATATCCATATCATGTTGAGACATATGTGAGAATAAAGAAGAATAGAAGTTACATTCAACTATAGATGCTTCTCTATTCATAGTATCCATCTTTTCTGATACAGTATCAAATAGATTTGATATTACTTGTATCATTCTAGACTCAGGTCCCATAATAGATAAGTCTTCTACTGCTACACCAGAGTTTATAAGCTCAGTAGTAATTGCTTCTCCTAGTGCATACTTATCACTTACAGTAAGTTGCTGAGAACCATAGTTCTCTTTAGTATTAGCCATTTATTAAACCTCCTTTATTGGTATTTTAAAAACTTCAAATGAGATATTATCTCTGTATGCTTTAATACTAATAAAATCTGAAGAATATTCTTTATACTCTTCATTTGCATTCATATTAAGTTCAGATAGAATAAGAGATTTATCATCTATATTAAGTATAGAATTTCTATATACAAACATAGCTTCTTCTGCATCTGCTTGTCTTATATAGTTATGTAAAACATCAAACATTTTCTGTTTCTTTGAAGTAGTAAATGTAAGAACTTTATCTGTTGCATTCTTGTAGAAAATACAAGTTAAGTTTCTTATGCTATTAGCAGCATAGTGCATAAGCTTTAAATTACTAGTAGTATAAGGAACAGGAAGAGTTAAACCTTTTTGAATAGTATAAATAAAAAGATTATAATATTCATCAGTATTTAAATCATTTAATGCTTCATCTACAATTCTATTAACATTTTCTTCAAATGTATCTCTTATGTTTAAAATAGACTCTCCAGAGTAGAACCTTATATGTTCTACTCCAAGAGTTCTTATTATTGCATCTATCTTATTTTTATAATTATCTAAATTAGAAATCATGTAGTATTTCTCCTTTTTCGTTTATTTTGGTCAAATTAGACATTTAACCTATTTCTTATACGAAAAATGCTAAAAGTTGGCTAGAAAGGCCAAAATTTTGCATTCTAGAGGGTATTAAAAGTAGTTTAGTATAAAAACTCTAGTATCATTTTTCATATAGAATGTAGATGATGACCAATCGTATCTTTCTATTATTTCTTTGAAATCCATATACTTATTTATTGGTATATGTATTACTGGTTTATTTGTAGATAAAATCTTAAAGCAGATTTGTAGAAGCTCATTTGCTCCTCCAAAACCACGATAAGCTTTATCTATTGCAAGAAATTCAATCATTGGGTCTATCAAATCTTTAGATATAATAAGAAGTCCTACTACCTTTTCTTCAAACTTTAGATAAAATATTCTTCTTGTATAAGCTATTACTTCATTGCTTTTAATATTCTTTAATAAGTTCATACTATATTCAATATCATCATTATTAAGATGAGTTGAATACACTTTGTAAAACTCTTCAATAAGTTCATAATCTTCATTGCATGGATTTCTAATTTCAGATATCGTAAACATAGATTTGCTCCTCTATAAGATTTTAAATTGCTATTTCATAGTTATATTTAGGGAAGTCACTTGGTTTATAGTTTTCAATATGAACTCCTTTTATAAATTCTATATCTTCATCACTATGAATATCCCAATCTTTTAAAATAGATGGGAAGTTTTCAGGTATTACAAGTTTCCAATCTTGTTTTACTTCATTAAGATTTGATACTTGCTCAATTATACTATCTATATGTCTGTCATAGATATGTGCATTGTGGATATGCCATATAGTTTCTCCCATTTTAAGTCCTAATTCATCAGCTACAAGCTTTTGAAGTATAGCGTATTCTACCACATTTGAAAGTATGCCTAACGCCGTATCACAACTTCTTTGAGAAACTTCTAATATTAGCTCATCTCCAACTACACTCCATTGACTATGATGAACACAAGGAGTTAGTGCCATTCTATCAAGATATTCAGGTATCCAAATTTCAGTAATAGCTCTTCTAGAATTAGGGTCTTTTCTTAGAGTTTCAACTATATATTCAAGTTGATTTTTATATCCATATACAGGTAAAGCTATATTCTTACCATACGCTTGACCTATAGTTCCATCTTCCATCTTCCATTCATTCCAGTATTTACAATCTAGTCTACTAACTAAATCATCAACATTATTACTTCTAAATAACCAAATCCAAGCTATTTCTCTAAATGCAGACTTTACTGGTACATATCTAGTAGTTATAACAGGATAAGTTTCTGGTTTGTCCCAATCAACTTTAAATCTAAAGTTATATCCTAATAAGAATTTATAATGTGCTGGAGTTCCATCTGCATATTTAGTTCTTACATCACCATAATCTTTACTATCATATCCATTTTCTATTATATCCATTACAAGCTTATTATAAATTTTATCAAATTGTGTCATTTAATATCTCTCCTTTTAATCTTAATTGAGTAAAATAAGATTTAACTGTTCTTAATGCTATTATAGAAGTATCAATAAGTCCAATACCATTTGGTACAGTATTAGATAGGAAGTATTGAGCTTTAATAGCATTTTGTATATCTCCTCTTATTTTACCATTATCATTTATTATCCCAATGTCAATTATTATTCTATCTGAAAGTGCTTCATTTGTACTTATGAAGCTAGGATTAAATAAACTGCATACTTCTTTATTACCAGTTACAGATATAACTACATCTGAAGAAAAAAGAACTGCTTGCTTTATATATTTAGAAGTTCTACTATCTACTGTATATACAGGATATTTCTGACTTTCAAGAAGATTAGCAAGTGGTTTTCCTAAATGATTTGATTGACCTATTACTAAAACATTAGTATAATCAAAAGACTTAGGTTTACTTTCTAATTTAAGTTCGTTAAATATCTCTACAACTGCAGCTATAGTAGCAGAAGAATGTTGATATCTAATGTTGCTAAAACTAATATCTAAGTAATTAGAAAGATACCCATCAATATCTCTTAGTTTATAATTCTCTAAATGTCTTAGAAGAACTTTAATCTTATCTTCATTATCAAGTAATTCTTTATTTAAAGGTTTAAGAACTACAAATGGATTAACTTCATCTTTATATTCCTTAGTATATTTACAAACATCTTCTACTCTTTTAATATCTATAACTTTTATTTTAATTCCTAACTTATTTAATTTCTTTTCAATCCCCTTAATAAATGAAATAGTATCATTTTTATCATCTGTTTTAAGAAGATGAAGCTCTATGTCTCTATAGCTATCTGCTAAGTCAAATAAATCTTGCAGAATAGTCATATTAACTTCTGTTTCATTATCTATTTTAGAAGCAATATATCTACAAGATATTAAATTACCTCTTGGTCTATCTTTATAGAACTTCAAATCTTCTTCTGTTGCAACTTTTAGAATATAATCATGAATAGTTGAATTATATTCTGTAACATTTGCTCTGGGTTTATATTTCTTAAGTATTTGTAAACATTCATTTTGATGTTTCTCATATAAATTATGTTTCATAATTATAGACTTATCAAGTTTCACATAAATCATTCTCCCTTTGATTTCATATTTTACTGTCATGTGTTTCTCTTGCAAGATTTGGCTTAGTAGTAAAACCAACTCTTTCTAAGAAAACAGAGTATTCCTTTTGATTTAAATATATCCCAATCATTATTTCTTCATCTTCTTCAAGATAAATATCTTTTATTATTCTATTTTCATAATCTATTGAAGTTCCTTCTGTATTACCATATGGTTCAGGAAGGCTTTCTTCAAACTTTCTTACTTTCTTTCTAATTGCTACTATATTAAAGTATTCTCTTGCTCTTGATAAATCTGGTCTTTTGAATGATTTACCAAACTTAGCTTCACATCTTTTCATAAATCCTTCTACATAAGGTTCTATTGCAAGTTTAGAGAAACTAATCATAGCAACCTTGTTACCATTTATATCTTCTTTAAAATCATCTTTATCTACTTTATAAATAAGATTATTATAAAGAGTAGTTCCTTCTATTGCATCTTGCCAATGAGCAACTCTTATAGGTGAAGTTGCCATAACTTTATAAGTATCATCTGCAATTTTATAAGTTTTTCCTATTTCAGCTTTAGCTTTAGGATTATCAAGATTAACTCTTGTAAGTTCTGCATGTATTGCATATCTTGATATTTCTGTATAAGATACTAAGAATTGAAATCTAACTTGATGAAAAGATAGATTATTTATCTGAGTAGTTTCTTCCTGTACAGACTCAGCTGTTATTATAATCTGAGCTTTATACTTAAATACAAAGTATAACTCTCCTTTTCCTCCAATAACTTTAAAATCTATTGGAGTTTCTGAGTATCTTTGAAGTAAGTCTAAAAGCTTTCTATCTGAAGGTCTTGGATATCTTCTGTCTTGGTCTTCATCTTTTGTATCTATTCCAAATAGTTTCTTTAATGTATTTTCAACTTCTCTTGGAATTACAGCTTCTATATCATAAGATACAGGAGGTTCTATCTCAAGTGGAGTTTTTACAAGAGGAGCTTTTGCATAAATATCAGTAGATACATTATTAGGAAAATGCGAATTCCAAAACTTTGCAAGTTCTATTCTTTCTGGAAGAGTAGGGACCATACATGTCATAGCAATAAGTACATTATTATATCTGTAATCAGCAGTTAAAGCAAAAGAGACATCTCTCATATAGTTATACATAAGTCCATCTGCTGGGTCATTTTTATATTGAACTGTAAGTGCTGTAAATCTAGGTTTCTTTCTAAATAGATTTACTTGGTCCATAGACGGAATATTAACTATTCCACTTTGAGTAATATCATGAGTATATAAGAATACTACTCTTGGTAGTAAGTCTGGTTGTATATCCATCTTATATATATCTCTTTTATCATAACTTGCTTCTGCTGATACATGCTCTATATTATTTTGATTGAAATCATATCTAAATGTACGATTTAAAAAGTTTATTAAATGTCTTGTAACATTTAGATAACATATATCCCAAGAATGGAATGTATCTGTATTTATCTTAGATTGACCTTCAAGACCTATTACTTGCCAATATGATGTCTGTCTTGTAATAGAAGCCTTTAGAGGTATTTCTTCTAAAGTAGCTTGTATTCTATTATCTCTTTCTCCTTTTTCCATAAATACCTCCTTTAATAACTAAATCCTAGTTTAAATATTCTTCTATGTGGGTCATTACTATTAACAGATACATAAACTCCCGGGTTTCTAGCAAGAAGCTCTCCAACTCCTTTATGTGGATATCTTACATAATCAAATACTTTAGGAAATGTTTGTGCAAGTACTGGTTTATTAGAAAAAGATGGATATACATTTGGTGTAGAAGCATACCCACCTTTAAATCCACAATCAGCAGTCCAAAGAGATGTACGATAAGGAACTCCTTGTTTACCATCTTGTGTATCTCTTGTTATTTCTTGTAAAGTGAGTGCTGAACCTCTTGTATCAACAGCATTTGCAGGATTAAAGTTAGACAGCCAGTTAAAGTAATCAAAGTATTCTGGTGCATGTGCATCAAAGTAAAGTGCTTTAAATGTAACTGTAAAACTATCAAGAAGTTCAGGTTTTTCAAATCCTTCAAGTTTAAATTGGTTAAAATGTGTAGGAGTATCTTGTAAATCCATCATACAAGCAAATCCCATTGATATTATTTCCCAATTTGAGTCAACATCAAACATATACATAGACATAAAGCTATCTATTGCTTGATATTTTATATACTCAGAACGCATACCATAACCTTCTTCTGCTACATAGTGTCTATATTTACGCATCATAAAGAAAAGCTTTGCTATATCTGCTCTTGCATTATCTGTAAATGTAACTGATATATCAACACCTACATTTTCAGGTTTACCCGGAATAGGAATAGTTCCACCATGCATGTTTTTAATACCATCACGACCTGACTCATTCATACGAATAGCAGGAACTTCAAGACAGTAGTTATTTATAAATGTAAAAAGAGCTGTCTTTTTACAACCATCACGACATAGTTCTGAATACAGCATTGGGTCAGATAAAGCAAGTTGACGAAGAGTATCATATCTAGAGAGTTGTGATACTGCTGATATCTCTCCATTATTTCCACTTTCAAATAGATTTAAATTAGGTCTTGTAAAGAATACATAGGATTTTATTCTTCCTGTAGTATCAGACTCAAGAAATGGTCTATGTACAAAAGCATATTCTCTTGAGAAAGCTATTGCTTTTGTAGTATCCCAAATATAACCTAAATCTTCCATCATAAATCTTGCATATTCTCCAAAGTATATACCAGTTGAAAATAAATCTTTTCCCGCAATTTGTGATACATACTCTGAGTCCATTCTTTTAAATACTTTAGGAAATGCATTTCTTGCATTAAAGATTATTGCATTATCTTTAAGTCCTAGTATATTTATAATAGAATTACCAATAGAACCTACACGATTTACAAATCTATTTACTTTTTCAAGTTTCTTTCCATATCTAGTTATCATCTTTTGGTAGAAATCATTAAACTTTCCATAACCATAATCTTTAAGTTCTTCAGTAAGAGAACCAGTTTCTATTGCACGAATACCATCAGATATTCTAGATATTCTTTGTAAGGCTTCATCTGTCTTTTGTATTATAGACTTTTTACCAGAAATATCATCACGAAGACCTTTGGTATCATTATATAAGTTACGAAAAGTGTTATGAGTTCCATAGTCTTTAGGTCTTGCTCCTTGAATTATATCAAAAAGACCTCCAGTTATTACATCTTGGAATGGTTTTATTTCTTCTTTTGGTATTCCAAAAGCGTCTTTACCATTCTTATTAAAAGTATCATTTAGTGCCATTTATAACACCTCTTTTCTTATACATGGTTTACTTCATATTTTACATCTATTAAACCAGCTGAGCCATGATATAAGTTTACATGATTACATCTTGAGAATACTTTAGTTTTAGTAATAGTTTCATACTTATTGCCATCTAAAATAATTTCAGCTGGGTAACCTAACATTAAAAGAGATGCAGAAAAAGATGTTCCATCTGTTCCTCCAATATGTTTAAGTCTAAAATGTTCTTGAAGTTCATCTGATGATACATTTATATCACATTCTACATAAGCACGGCAATCTTTATCTGTATTTAAAGTTTGACCATGATTTGCAGGTATATCATGTCCATCATCTGTTTTATAGTAATCTCTGAATACTACTTTCTTAGTAAAATATTCTACATATTTAATACCAGAGATAGTAACTATTCTATGATGAAGATATATTTGCTTATACTTTACCCAGTCATTTTGAGAAAATAGAACTGTTCTCCAAGGTATTAAATCATCAAGATTTGCATTAAACCCATCCAAATGTCTTTTAAATGGTATAATATCTCCTCCATTTGCTCCATTTTTAGCAAGATTTAGTCCTATAATCTTAGCTGGTCCTGCTTTTACAGTTACTTTAGATTTAGTATTATCTTCATCAGTTGCAAAAAGCTCTGTTTCAAATTCTTTTGAATTTAGTTTTGGTGTTATTCCATTATAAATAGAAGTAACTATATGTTGAAGTCCTTGTACTGTTACTTTATTTGGGAATACTACTTCTTTAAATGTACCATCAAGCTGCTTTATCTTACACACCACCTGACCTATTACATGTCCTGTCTTTTTATCATCTATTATTCTATAGGTAAATTTATGATTTTCATCAATTTTAAATTTATCTTCCATTATAAATTTCCTCCTTCTCCGTCATATACTTCAACGTCTCCATATAAAGTATTAAGCTTTATATAATCATGAGAACTTTGAAGTGTAAGTGCTACTGGTTTTTTATATTTTATAGTAATTCTATCATTAGAACCAATATTCATTCTCTCAGAAAGATTATATCTTACATGAGTCCAAATACTATCAAAATTTAGTTGATATTCCATATCTGGTCCCATCTTAAGTATTCCACCTTCAGATATAAAGTCAACTGCATAAGCTTTAAATGTTTTCAAAATATAAAGTAAATACTTTGAAAGTCCATTCATAAATCTTTGAGTAGTATCAAGCACATCTTGAACTTTCATAGAGTTAGGATAAGTATCTCTTGGAAGTTCATTAAAGAATGTTATAAGTTCTTGTGTTAGGTTATCTATTTCAATAGTAAGGTTTTCTCTTTTTGCTAAGTCTTCGTCTGTAGGAGAAGCTATATCAAAAGGAGCTTTAATTCTTTCATATTCAGCATATAAAAGATTATCTATGTCTTTTAGTATATCTTGATATGTAGTAGGAACTTCAGAACCTTTAGTTTGACCAAAGTTTTGAGGAACTCTTTCTACATGTCTTATAAGTCTTTCTATTTCATTCATAAAAAGATATTCTCTTAGATTTCTTACTTTAAGCTTTAACTTATCAAATAAATCATGTGTTCCCATTGCTTTTTCCATAGCTACTATCATTTCTACAAAAGTAGCATTATTATTAAGAGCGTTAGGAAAGTTATCAAGTGCAAACTTATATTCAGTTGCATTAAACTCAGATATCCATCTTATTTTTATTTCATCAAAGTTATCAGGAATGTGTACTCCATATAGTTTATCTATATCTGGTATAGTATCAGTTTCAAATATATGATATCTATGAGCTTGAAATGTAGTAAGACTCATATAATACATAAATACAGCAAAGAAATTATGTGTTGAGTTAGTACTTTTAAGTTTCATTTGCTGTTTTTCTGCTATCTTACGATTTTCCATTATCCATCTATGAAGTATTGCATACCATTGACCAAATTTAGTAATATTTATTGAGTTTCCAAGTGATAAGTACTTTGACTCAGCAAATGAAAACTCTTCAGAAAATACTGCTCTTTTAAGCTCTTCTGTATCACGCCATCTAGGGTCCATTCTTACTACTTCATCATAAGAAAGTATCTTATCTTCAGTAGCATTATTTACTTCTTCTTGATATGGATATAGCCATCTAAATGGTCTTAGTATAAACTGTACATCATAAAGTTCTTCAGGAGTTTCATTTCCTGTTAAAGGATAAGTAAGATTTTCTTTTGGAACTTTTCTTATAAAGTATTTATAAAGATTAAGTCCTGAGAATAGCTTTTCTGTAATGTAGTTCATTACATAGTTAGTTCCTTTAAACATAAGAAGATAGTTAAGTACAAAAGTACAACTATTTCTATAAAGTTCTGGCATATTCTTAGGAAGAACTAGTCCATTAGAACGCCATATATTTATTGCTTCTTGTTGAGAATATGTAGATTTATGTATAAAAGGTTTTTTACTTTCAAGTACATAAGCAATAAGTGCATGTAACTTAAGTATTAGTAAATCTTCTGCTTCATAAAAGTCAGTTTCATACATAAGCCATTCATTATAAAAGCTTCTCATCCACATTTCTCTTTCTTTATTATAACATATTGCATATATCTCATATTCTGATTTATCTTTATAGTTAGAAAGAACTTCAAATTCTTCTGCTTCTCTTGCAGTTATTAAATCAATCTCTCTTCCGATAAATCTTATATATTGCTTATTATCAGAAAAAAGATTATCAAAAGTACCATCTCTTCTAAGTCTTAACTTTACAGTATAAGGAAGCTCATGTATTGGTGTTCCGTTATAGTAAATAAAGTTATTATTTTTCATATCTTCTAAAGAAGGAAGACCTATAAGCATACGATAGTACTCATTTAACTCCACATAAGAAGATATTATGGACGCCCTTTTAGCGTCCATAAGTCTTTCTATTTCTAAATCACTAAACTCATTTTTAAGATAAAGCTTCTTTATAATCCCGGGTTCCATTAAAGCTTTTACATCTTCATCTACTATTGATGGAAATGCTCTTCTAACTTCAGCTTCTGTCCAAGTTTCATAATCAGAAACTTTATCCATTTTCATATATGCATTATAGTAAATATAATAATTAGAGGCTGACTCTTTAGTTTCATTATCATATGCTCTTTTAGTTTGCTTTATAATAAGATTACTCATAAGTCTTTTTGCTGTTTGTAGTCTTATGTTAATCTCTTTTATATTTGCCATGATATTCCTCCTTATTAGTTTCTATAAGCTATTTCTATTGGTGATATTACTTTATCTTGCTCATCTGGGTCTTTAGCTGTAGCAATTACAAGTGCTCTTTTAGCGTCGTTTCCGAAGAATGCATTAAAAGTACCACTCATGATAGTTAAGTCATCACAAGATATCATAACATAATCCTTAGTTCCTGTTTCACGCATAGGTTTAGAAGTATTACTTGCATCTCTTGCAAGAGATGCTATTATAAGTCCAAGAGATATATCATTTATATTAACCTTCTTATTATTTGATATTACATTATGTGCAACATCTAAGTGCATTTCTATTGGTATTAAATTACTAATTGCACCTTTTACAAATAAGTTAAACATTTTATAAACTGTCATTTCGTCTCTTGGTATTAAACAGTTTTCTACAAAGGCATCTCCTTCTTTATAAAGTAGTTTATAGTGAGTTAAACTAGGATTAGAAGGGTGTCCAGGTTTTAGAAGTTCTGTAGGATTAGTTACTACTTGTGTACCTAGAGTTAGTGTATATTTCTCTCCACTTTCATTTTCAACTATAGAGCCATGTGCAAGTATTTTATAATTTGTACCTTCTGGTGATAGAGATGATTTTGGAACCATCCACACTATATCTTTTTTACAGTAAACTTTTTCTACATTATCAAGTTCATCGTGTCTTACTTCAAATAAACTTCCTTTTGATGGCTTAGGATACACAAACTTATCTTCTAAGTTAGTAATTCTAAACATGTCAGCTCCAAGGTTATGTGTTACCTTCATAAACATGTTAAGTATAGCACTAGATACATCAAATACAAACATTCCAACATTTATCATATCTCTACCAGCAAGTTTAAATGGTTCTTCTCCTATACAATGAGAACAGAAGTGTCCATTTTTCATTTTACATTTAAGTACATGTCTTACTTCTACTGTTTTACCTATATATTTAGATATATTTTTAGAAGTTACATAAACTTGCTTTCCATTTTCAATAATATATTTATATTTAATATCAACTTCTCTTGCATTTCTAACTATGATACCTTCAGTTGCTCCACAGTCTCCTTTATATCCTCTAACATTTTGCATAGCATTTGATATATATTTAAGAAGTGTTCCTGCCAAAGCTGTTTGTTTTGCTCTTGATATAGCTCCAACCATTCCAACATTGGCAAGAGCTGGGAAGTGTACTGGATTTATTCCATCTCCTAAAGACTCCATTATAATAGCTGTTCCACCACCTATCATAGGTAGTCCTCCCATTGCTATATTCATATTTCTAAAGTGATTATCAAGCTTACCTGAGTTCTTAGACTCAAACATTTCCATCATTTCATCATTTTTGAATATCTTCTTAGCATCATCTACAAGTCCATCAATGGTTTTATTTAAAAGCTCTATATCTTTTTCTTTTTCAACTTTCTCTTTAATTGCATTAAGTTTTTCTGTTTTAATATTATCAAATTCTTCATTTGATAGCACCATACTGTTAGTAACATTTGCATTATAAAGAGTAGAAAGTCTAAGTCCAAATTCTGTATATCTGTCAATTACCATTTTTATTACATTTATATCAGTTATTTCATCTTCAATCATCATATCTTTTATATGAGTGATCTCATCATTTATTCTGTCACCTGATATTGGTTCTAATACTAAATCCCAATTCTTATTATCCCAAAGAGGTGCAAATACTACTTTATTTACTATTAATCTTCCAACTGTAGTGGTATAAGTTTTTTCAAGTCTTTTAAATGTCACTTCATCATAAAGACTTACCTTTGGTCTTTTTCCTACATCTTCTGGTGTAGTATATTCAGTAAGCGTTGATATTGATATTCTTCCTTCTTTTAAGTTTAGGATATAATCTATAAATTCATGTTTACTATCAAAAGATTTCTTAGGTGGGTCATAAGGTTTTCTTTCTCTAGTAAATGAATATAATGTTTGGTTAGCATCTTTACCTACAGAGTTCATAAACTTACCTGCATATGTAAAGTGTTGTAAAAGTGAATTATTAATTCTGTGACATTCTTCAACTGCTTCCTTAGAATTTATTGGAGAGTTGGATGTCTCATCTCCCTGTTGTGTTACGAAGTATCGCTACTACTTCTCTTATGCTTTCACATAAGCACAGACTATATCTACAGCCTATATTTATAGCACGACTGTCAGGCACTTCGAGAACGCTTGTTCTCTACTCCCTTTCGGGATAGTCGTTGAACCTTACCTTTCGGTCTTGGCTGCTGATTACCTATTTCTTAGTGCTGAGAGAAGGTGTTTATATAACTACCCTTTTATTGCATCTCCAGTTCACATCCTATAACTTATTTCTGCTCACGCACCTAATTTACAAACTAGGCATATAGGCTTTAAGGCTTTCCAGCAATTCACCTGATTTAACTTACAGTCTTCTGCTATATGTTGACTGTAAGTGACTTTATTCAAATCGTGGTCTCCATTGTAAGCGACTGCTGTTCCTGCTGGTATTCTTATTGCAGTTTCAAACAGTCTTTGGTTATAATTCTCTTTTACAAAATCATTTACATAAGGATAATCCTCATATTCTACTCCAAATACTTTACATTTTCTTAAGTATGTAGGATATAGTGTTAGAGGAACTGGTTTCAGATACTGAGTTGACAGTGTACTGTCTGTAGGATATCTAGTTACTTTAACAGAACGCTTATTATAAATATCAGCATAAGTTTCAAGTACCATATAGAAAAACTCAAGCCAAGATAGTTCTTTCTGTTCTGTTACATATCTATGGGTTCTTTTATCCCATACATCTATATCTATAGTAAGATTTCTAAATGTTCCATCAGCACATACTGCTGGAAATGCTGTAATCTTATGATGAGGGTCTTCGAGTTTTTTAATTTGCTCTCTAAGATATTCTTTATCATAAACTATAAGCATATCAGGAGTAACATCATTATCAAAGCATCCATTATCATAAAGCTGTTTTATAAAGTCTATTGCAAACTTTATAGTAGTATCCAGAAACATTCCAGAAAGTAAATGTACTGCCATTCCACATGCTGTACAGTTAATCTTTGATTTACCAATTTCATCATGTCTATAGATATTAGTAAGCATAACTGTACGAGAAGAGAAATCTATAGTTCTTGACATAGTTTTCTTTCTTGCAGCTCCATTAGGACCTAGAAACCTTTCATCTAGATAGTCAAATAAGTCCATAACTTTATTCTGAAGTGCTATTGCTCCTTCTTTAAAGTTATTTACTATTATTGAATATTTAAGTATGTCTTCTAAAAGCACATTTATTTGGTCTGTAGTAAGTGTGTCTTCTTGCATTTCCTGTCTTAGAAATGTAGGACCAACCCACTGATGATGCACAAATATTTGGTCACGAGTAAGTTTACTCATAACTCTTTTAAGTTCTACATTGGCATAAACTCCTGTTTTAGTAAGATATTTCTTTTTATCTATAAGGTCCCAATTATCATAAAGCCATCTAGGACCAGAACCAACAACTGCACCTTCAGGAGGTTGCTGTTTACCATCTAGTCTCATAAGAGTACCTTCATGTATAATAAATTGCATCTTATAATCTGTACAGCATTTATACATAGTTGCATCAACTCTACGGAACATATCAAGTATTCCGGGTCTCATAACATAAGTACCTAAGTTGATATAACCACATTTTTGCTCTTTCTCCCGTTCAGTAATTCCAAATATTTTAGGAGATAAAAGACCACCATCTGCTTTTTTAGATATATTATCTACAAGACCAAGATTACCTGCTCTTATGTATGCTGGTATATCTAAATCATATGTTCTCAATTATATCACCTCTTTTTAATATAAACTATCCTCCCTTTCTTTAGCTGTCATTCCGAGAGGATTTTGCTTTTTCTGTGCTTCTTCTAAATCTCTTTGCTTTGCCCAAGCTCTTGCTATTTGACTTTCCCTTATCTCATTTCTAGTTTGATATTCAGAACCTTCTGGTAAGTCAACCATATCAGCAAGGAAATTCATAGTAGGAGATAGTCCATTATATGTATTATATTGAACTCCAAGCTTTTTAACTCTTTCAATTTCTTCATTTAAAAGCATGTCTCTTTCCCACTTAGTCTTAGGCATATATTTAAGTCTAACACCTTCAGGAAGTCCTTCTATAAAAGGAACTTCTTCTTTTACTATTTCATTTCTTTCATTTTTCTTTAAATCTGGTTCTGCTCCAAGATTATATCTATTAATTCTTTCAATTCTATCTTCCTGAGCTTGCCATAATTCACGATATAATCCTTCAAGTTCGCATAAATCTCCCATAAGTTTATGTTCATTATCTCTTATAAGAGGTTTAGTACCTAGATTTATATATTCTTGTGGAATATGTTTAAGACCATATTCTCTATGGTTTTCAACTACATTTTTAAATGCTTTACACTCTTCAGGTTTAGTTTTAGAATACTTTCTAAAGTAGTAATCTATAAATGCCTGTCTTTGTGCAATCTTCTTATCTTTATGAGAACCAGCATAGACATCATAAATCTTAGCAATTTCTGCAGGATTAGATTTATCATTTGCTACAAATCCTCCTTGGAATAAGAAGCAATCTGGAAGATTATCTACAGATATGTGACCATTCTTATCATAAAGTGCATTCTTTATAAAGTCTGGGAATTTATTTAAATATGGGTCTATATCTGTTTCATATTTAGAAGTCTTAAAGTCATAAGTTGCTCTTTCTTGTGTAATTTCATTATAAGAAACTAGATTATTATCTTTAATCTCCCATCTAATTCTAAGTCCGCCTTTTCTATCTATTATTTCATAAATCTTTTCAGCATACTTAGAACCAGCAAGTAAAGCTCTTTCTTCAAAAGAGATAGTTCCACGAACTACTTTAGTTATAAGACGCATTTCATCCATAGTTATACCATCTATAAGCATATAATCTTGTGATGGAAGTTGCTGTTCTTGGTTTCTTTTCTTGATAGTAGCTTTTAGTTTATTACTAAATTCTATATCAAGCATTTCTCCACTTATAAATTCTCTAAATAGTTCTTCATTTGCAGGTACAGTAAGTGCTCTCATATATCTTTTATAGAAAGATTGATATTTCTTTCCTGCTATTATTTCTTCAGAGTTATCTTTAAATAAGATAAGGTCTCTTACAAAGTCTGGAATAAGCCAATCAGTATCTATAAGCTCTCCTTCCATAATTCTTAAGAACCTATCATCATCACGATAACTACAAAGTTTCTTACGCATTTGATTTTGCTTTTCTATATCCATAGATATCATCATAGCATAAACATATTCTTGAACTTCATTTATGATTTCAACTTTTTTATCATCTATATCAATAAGCATATCTTCACGCATAATGTTTTCTCTTGCAGTTTGTATAAACTCATGTAGATGAGGTCTTAATATACTTTCTTTTATATAGACGAATATAGTTTGCTTTGCAACATAAAACATAAGTTGAGATATCATAAAGTTTGCAGTTATAGAAATAGTTAAATGTACTATATCATTTAAGTTATTCCATATTCTACTCATTTGATACTTAAGGTCAAGAATAGTTTCTTTAGTAGCATAAGAAAGTCCAGAAAAGTCTGGAGTTCTTTGACTATTAATAAAAGTTTGAATTGCAGTAAGTGCATTTCTCTTTATAGTATCTTCTATTATTTGATAGTCAATTCTTGCAGACTCAGCAGGAAGATATAGATTATCTATAATAGTATAAGCATCAAGGTACTTATTCATAAAGTTTCTTGCAAGAGTAGTTCTAACTTCTCCATGTTTATCTATTTCTTCTATAGTCTTATCAAGTTGTGTAGTTGCATACATATATCTATCTTTTAGATTAAGATTAGGTTTCTTTTGAGCTTGTGCAAGTTTTTCTTGCTCTGCTCTTATTCTATCTCTTTCTTCCACAAGTCTTCCCATACTTTGTAGGTTTCTAATAAGTTTTAGATTTTCCTCCGCATATTCTGGTGTCCAACCTTCTGGTGGTTGTACTGGTGGAATATTTTTATTTATAACACTTGGTTCCATACAAGCTCCTCCTTATTAAATAGTATCTACTTTATCAGTAGTGTATAAATAGTCTTCTTTCAATGTTTCATCTCTTCTCATCTTTTGGAATTCGTCCTCAGTTAAAGCTTTAATCCACTTATAATCATTTGAACGAACTAGTTTATCAGCATCTTCTATATCAGGTTTTAATGTAGGTGCTTCTAAATTAGTATCTGTACTTACTACATTAGTTAGAGTTACTGCTCCAATAGATGTATCATCAAGTATTTGATAATCATAGCTTTCAGAGAATAAAGATGCATACATATCAGCAAATGTTATACCAGTAGATTTATTAGGTCCAATTTCTACTTTTATATAAGAGTTATTAAGGTTATCTCTTACTTTAGAAAACTTAACTGAAGAAAGATATGATATACCTTCTTTAGTAGTACCCATATTAAGAACACCTGTATCAGAGTTACCATCTATAAAAGGTCTTGCTATATAAAAAGCAGATACAGAAGTAATAAGCTTACTTGGTATTTTACTATCTCTAAATGTATAAGTAAGTTTTAAATCTATCTCTTTTGGACTTTGTGGTATCTTTATATAGATAACTTTATAAGTAGTATTTGTATAATACTTATGTTTATTAAGTCTTGCAAGAGTATTAGACATATTAGATATAGCATAATTTATACTATCTAAGTCACCAAGAATAGAAGAGTCATCTCCAAGTGGTGTGAAATTCTTATGTATTGGTATTTGAATTTCTTTTAGAAGTGCAATTAAATCTTCTTTCTTGAGTATGTAATAATTATTTTGCATTTCTATTTAACCTCCTTTTTTAAAATAAAATTGTAAAATTAAACATAGAAATTTGTTCAATTTTGGAGGTTGTCTAGTTGAAAAATCACCTATATATAATAAAGTGTAATATTAAATTATTATAAAATAAATTAAAATAAATAGGAGTGATTAATATGTTAGGAATTTACACAAATGAAACAGAAATGAAAGTGAACACATTAGAAATTGACTTTAATGAAGCTTTTGAAAAGTTTAGAGAAGCTGAATGTACTATATTTGAACATTCTGCTTATGCTAGAGTTGCTGAAGTAGAAGATATATACTTTAAGGAATTTTATAAGTATAGAAATCGTGCAGAGTCTTATGATAAATTCTTCTTTGATAAATGTGATGTTTATAATAAGCTTATTGAAGGCTTAGATAAGGATAACATAAAGCTTCTTATCGAAACTGCAGAAGCAAACATCAGATTTATGGAGAGAGAAGATAAAGTATCTTGTATATATTTCTTAGCTCAAGATTTAGAAGATGCATTTAAAAGAAAATTTAAAAAAGAAAGAGAAGAAATAGAGCAATTTGATAAATTTATTCAAGGAGGAAAATAATATGAAAGAAGCTAAAAAGGAAGATTTAAAACTTAATATGAAGGATGTGTTGTTTATTATTGGGTTACTTATAGCATTTATCATTTACAGAAAAGTTGATATAGTTAATAAATATGTTAATGAGTATATTGATTTTATGAACGAAATGTTTAATTATGCTTGGAATTTCTTATTTAACTAGGAGGAATAAAGATGAAAGAAGATATATTAGCTTATGGAATACTAATAATATTTATGGCATGTATGTTTGGAGTAGCATGGTTTGGAATAAAAGAAATCATGGAAAATGCTCCTGATGAGGAAGAGTAGGTCTTGCACCTATTCTTTTTTTTTAGGAAAAAATAAAAGACCATCTCCTCTACCTATTTCTAGATAAAGGAGATTTCTTTTTTATTTAGTTTCTTTCATATTAATACTATCTATTGCTTCTTTCTTTCTCTTTGCTTCTTTTAATATATCATCACTTGCAGTTACAAGTACATCTGATATATTCATTCTGTTTATTACTTCTTCCATCACATACTCTTTTACTTCTTGATAATCGTTATTATCTTCGTATTTAGCTTCATAAATATTCTTTATAGCTTCTATAGTTTCAGCTACTTCTTTTAATACTTCAGATTGCTTAACATTATTATCACGAGTTAAATATGGAGGTATGTATTCAACTATTACATCTTTTACATCATCTCCACCTCTTAAATGTAGAAGTCTTGTTGCTCTATCAGACGCTGGTCTTGCTTGTCTTCTTTGTTCATGAAGTATCTTATTGGTTTGGATTTCATCTAAATCTGCAAGTTTTCTTGCAAGTTCAATTCTTCCATCTTCAGAAGTAAATAAAGCAGAGTTAAATCCAACTATTGATGTTGCTTCATTTTCCCATTGACGCATCATATCTTTTTCTATTCTAAGGTCATATCCCGGTATTTGCATATAAGATATTAAATCTTCTGTTCCTTGAGATTGATATACTACTGTTTCTGCAGATATATTTTGACCTCTTCCATTTATTCTTCTAAGTCCTCCTCTTGTCATTTTATGTGCTTGAAGTTGACGAAGAGCATTATTAGTTCCATAAATACCTCCTCCATCTCCAAGACCTCCTTGAACACGAATAAGGTTTATAGGTTTACCATCATGAACTACCCAAGCAAGATATGCTTCATTTGCTATAATTCTAAAGTTTGCTGGAACTCTTGCTTTTTGATAAAAGCTTTCTCCAAATCCATTATCTGTATTTCTAGCAACATGTAGTTCACTTGCTGGAATAAATGTTATTCTTGATAAGTTTACTAAGTTATAATTTGCTATATCAGAGTAGTTAATAGAATTAGAAAGTTCTTGGTCTTCCATTATCTTTGATATAGTATACATAACTTCTGCATTTTCTCTTAAGAACTTTGTACTCATATTCTTTTCTATTATAGGTTTAAGCTTATCTGCAAATAACATTCTTGCAACTAAATCTTCTTGTGAACCAGCAAATTCGTATTCGCTATCAGTTAAGTTCATAAATGCAGCAGGTTGTGACATAAACTGTCTAGTAAGAATAAGGTTTCTCATAAGTTCATGACTATGAGTTATATAAAAAGCTCCTAGTAGTCTTTTACCTGGAAGAACTGGAACTAATCTTTGAGAGTCAAGTATTTCTACAACTCCTCCTTTTACAGATGCAAAGAGTTTTTCTATTCTTCCATGTGGTATTTTAATAGGTTTTTGCTCACCATCTGGAGTTTCTATTTTATTTTGCTTTGCTATAGAGTTATTATTTACTTCATCTTTTGATATTACTTGAGATTTAGGAGGTGTTGGTGCTCCATTTCTATGATTAAGTAAGAATGTACTTTCATACATATTAAGTTCTGCATTAGGAAATGTTACATCTTCTGCTCCATACTGAGTAAAATCTATATCTATATATCTAGAAGTATTATAGAATAACTTGTGTACTGGATTTACAAAATATGGCTCTATATAAGGTTCACTTCCATCACTTTCAAATCCATAAGTTTCTCTATTTATATCAAAGTTATCAGGAAATGATGTATTATAAATATCTTCTAGAGTAATATTTTCAAGTATATCATCTTTTGCAAGTAAACTTTCAAGTCCTTTAAAAGAACTATCTGCACTTTCTGTTCCAAAAGAGCTAATTCTATCTATATTTCTTGCAACTTTTTGCATTTCAGAAATCATAGCAGAATTTACATCATCAGAATATCTTCCAGCATCTACAGATAATACTTTAGGATAAATAGATTTCTTATTCATTCCTCTTCTAACAGCAGCTTCTATATCATGAAGTGGTTCTGTAAATCCAGAGTTATATCTTTCTGCAAATTCTTCAAAACTTTCATCTGCATACATAAGTATTTCTTTTGTAAAAGCAGCATTCTTTTTAGATATTTCTTTAATAGTATCAGTTTCTCTATAATCAGACTCAAATCCATTTATTTGACCATCAGAATATCCAAACTTACGAAGTTCATCAAGAGTATAATAATGATTTTTATTAATACTTTCAAGTGCAACTTTCTTACTTCCTTTTGCAGGAAGAGGTGCTATTTCTGGAACTTTTGCAACTTTAACTACTTTCTCTTTTTTAATCATTTCTTTTACTTTAGTTTTCTTAAGTAAATATTTTATATAAAGTTCTTTTAATACTTTCTTAAATTCTATATATCTAACAAGACACATTCCATCTCTTCTTTCTTTTTTACGAATATTTATTTCTATATCAAAGAAAGACTCTGCATAAACAGATGTACTTCTTGTAGGTATTAAAAGCTCTGTATATCTTGCAATTTCAGCTTCATCTTTTATTTCAGCTCCTGATTTATCATAGAATTTAAATGGTGTTTTAGTGGACTTTAAAGGGTCTCCTGTGTAAGAACCATTTACACAACTATCAATAAATAATTGAAGACTTTCTTCTAATGCAGGAAAGTTTTCAGCAAGATATATATTTTGGTCAACCATACGAATAAATGCATGGTTTCCATTTGGCATAAAAGCATTTAATGTTACAGCAGCATTAGTAATATCACTACCTAGTGCATTTTGAAGTGGGTCACCTGATAATCCATCTGCTTTAAGATTTGTAAATGTAAATAAATTACCATTATCAAGGCTTATATTTCTTGCAGATATATTAAGTTCTTCTGGGTCAAGATTATTAAGAACTGTTGCTGGAAGTTTTACAGTATGTTCAGTTCTTGCATTTATAAGAGCTTGAACATTTGATAGGTTTTTCTCTACAGCACTTATAGTACTATCAATACTATTCTTTATTAGTTCATTCTCTTTTTTCATATCTATTTCTTTATTATTTTCCATAGTATTTATATTAAACCTCCTTTTTATTTCTCATGTTAAACTTAGAAATTTGTTTTTCTATTAGAGGTAAGATAGCGGTAATAAAAATAGTGATACCCAAACCAGAACTAAGTCCAGTTTGGGTAAATATTATTCACTTGCTGAGTTACTTACTATATTATTCATCTTATTTGTAATTTCAGTAACTATTTTTGCAAGTCTTTTAGATGCAGTGTTATTTAAATTCATAACACCACTAAGTAAACCAAGTCTTGCTGCTAGTTCAATATCTTCACAGAAACTTGCAAGTTTAGCTTCTATATTATCTTCTGTATATGAGTTTATTTCCTTCATTATATCAGAGTTCTTTGTGTTATTAGAAATGACTTCAGATATTTCAGACACAGCTTCTAATGTAGGAAATAAATCATCAAATTTAAATTCCTTAAAGTAAGCTTCTAATGTAAATACATTTGGATTATCTATTGCAGATTTAGCAATGTTTGTATTTCCTTCAAGTTCTTCTTCTAATGCTGTTTGGCATAGATTTAAAAACTTATGTACTTCTTCACTAGTAAAGCTTTCTTTAGTTGCTACTTTACCTAGAGTATCTCCTCTTAAGAATAGAATATAAATTGCAGTCATTGAACCAAGTAAATTCATATATTTAACTCCAACTTTTTCACTATTAGAAGATACATTAACCAACCAATCTTTAAGTTCACTTAATCTATCTTTAAATATTGGTAGTTTCTCTTTATTTATATAGCAAATAGTAGTTACTGTATTTTTACTTTCTTCTGTAGTTCTCTTAATTCCTTTTTCCATCATTTCTTGCATTTCTTCAGAAACTAGGCAATTTCTTACAAACCACATTATTTTATCTTTAATCCATTTCTTAATAGAAGCAAAGAACCCAGTTATAGAGTCCCATATTCCTTCTGTTCCTATTATACTTTCAAAACCAGAAAATTCATTCATTCTAGCTTTCTTAAGCTCTTCCTGTATTTCAGCTTCTGTTGCATCTATTGCTTTATCTGCTTCATCTTCAGTAGTCTCTTTAGCTTTCTTTCCCGGAAATTTATCTTTAAGCCACTTTAAAGCTTTCATAAGCCATACTCTTTTTACACAAAAAGAGATTACTCCATTTTTTATCTTATCTTTTCCAGCTTTAAATTTACCCCAAATCCATTTCCAGAATGAAGATATATAACCCCATAGAGTTTTAAATGCAGTTTTAATAGCTTCCCATAGTCTTTTATACCATGGACCTTTATCTTCAGTTGCTTCTACTCCTTTTATCATTATATCTATATCTGTAAGAGTAGCTGATAGGATAGCTTTAGTGTCTATAACTTCCATAGAATAAGCATTTGCATCAATAAGAGACTCAGCAGCAGATATTTGATTTATTACAGATGTTTCAACTTCAGACTTTTTAGAAATACTAGGAATTCCATCATAGTTATATTTAAACATATAATACCTCCTTAGTATTTCTTAGCATCTTCTAATACTCCTTGCAATGTAAGCATAGCTATTTCTGTTGAACTTAATAAATAACTTATTGCTATATTAGAGTTATTTAAGGTAAGTTCAGTTTCAGAAGTTATATATCCAACAGTTTTAAGTTTTGCTGCTATCTTATTATAATTAGTAAGTAAGCCTTTAATGTTTTGCATGTTAAGTGCAGCTTCTAAATTAACAGATGAGAAAGATTTAAGCTCATCTACTATTTTAACTTTTTCTTCATAAGACACTTGTTGAGTAGTCTTAAGTAGAGAAGCATTAAATATTCCGCCTAAGTTTTCTTTATCAGCTATACTCTTTACTTCACCAGATATATCTTTTGATGATATATTCACTCCTATTAAAGTCATAATTATTTTATTAGATAATGCAACTAACCCTTCAAATTTATCTTTAAATTCTTTTAAGACTAATACATCTTTATCTGAAGTATTTAAGTTTCTACTTTTATGTATTCCATACAAAGATTTAAATAGTGCAAATATACATAAGAAATGAAGTATTGCATTTACAGTAACTCCAGCATAAGCTAAACCTCTAAGAACTTTATCACTTGAACCTAAGTCATTTGAGTGAGAAAGAAATCTTACACCACTTAATATTCCTAAAAGAGTAGAACTTATTGCACCTTTTTTATTTAAATTATTAATGTCCATTTGATTTAATTTAGTTACCAATTCTTTATTTTCAGCTATTTCATTAATCTTATTTCTAAGTTCCTCCATCATAGGTAAAACTTTAATTATATTTTCACTTCTCTTTTTCAAGAATTTTATGAAATTTTGAAACATTTCATAATTGATATTTACATTATCTGTAGGTCCTTGAGATACTTTTTCTTTAGAAAGATTATCTACATCTTTAGCTAAGTTTTTAACCTTAGTAGCTAATCTAAAAGTAGTAATATTTCTAATACCTCTTTTTACCTTAGCTATAAAACTATCATCAATATAAGCTGACTCATTTCCATACATCAAATCAACAGCAGTAACATCTTCAAACCCACTAGAAAGTATATAAGATATCGCTTTATCACAAGCTTCATCTTGTAGCATTTCAAAATCAAACTCTTTCATTTTATTCCTCCTTTTTATTTATATCCTATTTTTCCCTCAACCATATCCATATTAGATTTATAATCAAGAAGTGTATCAGGTTCTGGTTTCTTATTAAGCATAATTCTTGCTCTTATTGCTATATCTGCAAGACAAGCAAGAAGCATAGCATGTTTATTAAGACCAGATGTCATACGATTTAGCTCTGAGTAGTTAGAGAATATCATACTTGGTCTTCTTCCAGAAAGAACTCCTATTGGACGCATTTCATCTGGAAAAACTGATGATATTTCTGCTTTAAGACTTCTATCTACAACTATCTTATCTGCAGAACCAGCTCTATCTTTAACTTCAATAAAGTATTCAACAAGCATTTTACCGTCTTCTACTATATCTCCATTAATTTTAGAGAACTTACCAGCAGTTAGAAGTTGAGGTTCTCCTGATAATGTAGCTTTAGAGAATTTAGACGTTACTCCATCTAAACTTCTAGTATTCTTTTGAAGTCTTTGCTTTTGTGTTACGTCTCTTAAAAACTTTTTAACACTATCTGACATTATAGTATCTTTCTTCATTCTGTAGTATATTCTTATATCAACTATTTTACCTTTATATTTTGCATGCATTTCTTCGTTTATTAAAGAGTCAGCACCCATAAAAATATTATTGATAGTTTCATCATCTGAAAGTTGAGAATATTTAAGAAGAACGGTACTTGCATCTACTTCTGTTTGCATATCTGTTATTGGATTTGTGATTGAACTATTCAGGTCGATTGTCCGAGCTACTCTCTTAGCAAGTGGTGTTGCAAGAGCCTTACTCATCTTCTCATAAATGACACATGAGTCTTCCCAACATAGTTGATGGTCCATTAAAGCTATGTGTTGAAGTGTTGCAAATGTCAGTGCAACTTTACCATTATTTTTCTTCTTATAGAAGTTTTTATTAAAAGCAATAAGGTCTCCCTTAGATACTTTTTCTCCTACTTTAAAAGCTTTTGCAAGAATAAAATCGTTCTTTAGATAATATCCTTTATCTGAGTTACGATTTATATCTTCAAGTTTAACTCCTTCAACTTCTTTATTCTTATATTCTATTATAATATAGTCTTGGTTTACTTCTTTTACAACTCCATCCATTTTAGCAAAGTATGAAAATTGTGGTGTCATATAAAGAGCTGACTCATCTGCATGTGTTGATACAGGATATGTATCTCCTCCTTCTATTGGAAGTATGTGTCCAAATTGACCTGAAACCATAAGTACTCTATTTATGTGGTCTGAGTCTATATATGGAACTAGACTTTCTACAAATGAATACATATTAGATGGGTTAAAGTCCTTAGCTGCTTCTTCAGGAGTTGCAGAATTATAGTTTCCTGTAGCATCTGCTATTACTGGGTTAAATGGTAAAAACTTCTTTATACCAGCATTTGCAGAGTATGCTGTACTTCTAGTTTCTGTTCCAACATTATGTTCAGCAAATAATCTTCTTTCTTGGTTATATGACCTTTCATCATTAATACCTCCATGTCCTTTAAATGAAACTTCTGTTCTTTGCATTATAGCACGAATAGGAGATAAGTCATTGCTTTCCACTTTAGATGTAAGTTTATTAATAGTTTGAACTACAGCATCTTGTGATATCTTTATATCTGGTCTAGAACCACGCTTTACTTTAGCATTAGAAGCTGCAAAAGCGTCTGATATAACTTGATATATACATCTATTAATAACTTCATCAGGACCAATTACACGATAATTTCTTATATCCGAAGAAGTATAAGTTTTATAATCAGTAAATAAAGAAACAGCATAAAGCATAAGTCCTATAAAATCATCAGGTATTCCATAAACGGCACATATTCTTTGAGTAATTGGGTCAAGGAAATCTTCTACGAAGTTTTCTATATATAAAGTAGTATTAGAGTTTTTGATATAATCTTGCATAATTACGTTAATGTCAATCTTATTATAAGAAGTCAAATCCATTTCAAGTAGTGGTGAAAGTAGTAGTTCTGCTGTTACAGAGTTATACTTAATAAGAATTGCATAATCTTGTAATTCTATAACTCCATAGACTCTGTTAGTTTCAGGTATTTTATCAACTGTTGATTTATTAACTACTTTGTATTCAAGTCCTAAGTTTTCCTTTAGTATATCAAGAAGTCCTTCTTCTCCACCTTTCTTAAATAAAGGACATGCTATCATAAGAATTAAAATTATAGGAATTTCTTTTCCCATTATCTTTGCATATGCTCCATTTATTCTTGTATGAGTTATATTCTTAGCTTGTGATATAGCTTTAGGAGCAATATCAGGATATAGCTGTTCTAGAAGTTGAAGTATAAACTTCATAGAACTTTCTTCTCTTTTCTTTCCATTAAATACCATATAGATAGTATCTTTTTCTGGATTATGGAAAAGCTGAGTTGAACCAATATGTCCAATATATGTTTTATCATTTGATATTTTACTATATCCACGGAAATCAATATCTATATTTTGATTTCTTATAGATGTAAAATAACGATTTAGATATATAAGAGAATAAGATACTCTATTCTTATATATAAAATCTCCTAGGTCTTTTGTAGTTTTAACTTTTATATCTTTAGTTAAATCAGATATCTTCTTTAAAGCCATTACTACAGACTTTTCTTCCATAGAAGCAAATGAACCTTGTATTGAGCATATTATCTTTTTACCACCAGAAGTAGTAACTATTACATTCTCTCCAGATTTAATTACAGGTTTTGCTGCATTTTGGAAAGTTATTCTTTTATATGAACCACCTATAAATATTCTTCCATCTTCTGTAGTTTCTGGGATTTGAAGTTTAAATTCTATTTCCTGTCCGTTATGAGTTTGATACTTAAATGTTTTAAGTGTTCCCATAAATTCTCTATCAGAAATATCTTTAGAAGTCACATCTGTAAGAAGAGCAGGATAAGTATATTTCATTGGGTTCTTTATAATATTTTGGAAATCATCTTCTTTAAAATTCTTTTTATATGATTTAGTATAAGTATTAATCATATTCTTAGAGTAATCAGAATTAGGGTCTATATTATCATCTTCTACTTCAAGAGTATGTTTTTTAATATCATTTGCTATTTCTTTTGGTGTTTTAGAAGAAGCAACTAGTTTCTTTCTAAGAGTTTTAACTTCAGGTGTTTCAACTGCTTTCTTAAGATTAGAATAGTTATGAACTTCTTGTAAAGCAAGAGCTTTTTCCATTTCAGTAGAGTGTTTATCATCTACTATTTTTTGATAAAGTTCTTCTTGTTTTTTATCATTTTTAACTATTTTGTTATCTTCTTGTTTTTGATTTATCTCAACTATCTCATCTTCTAAATCTTCATCTACTTCATTTATATTACGAAGAGTTTCCTCAGTAAGATTATCATCTTGCAAATCATCTTTAACGTCTTCTGCTTCTTCAAATGTTTCAAGCTCTAGCTTATCATTATTAGTTTCTTCATTTAAATCGGCAATATCTTCTTCTGTATTATTAATGTCTTTAATTACAGTCTTTTCTGCTTTCTTATCATCTTTTTCTTTTTCTTCAATATTATCACTATCTGCTACATCAGAAACATTATTAATTTCTTCATTTAAGTCTTCATTCATCATGTTTTCTACTTCTTGTATATCTCTACCATCCATAACATGAAGTCTTGCAAGTATATATCTAAGATTAAAGTTTTTAGACTTTAAGAAAGTATCATTAAATACTAAAGACATAGACTTTCCTTTTGCATTATCAAAAAGAAGTACAACTCCAAATTTCTTCATCCAAGCTTTAAATCCAAGCATATCAGTTGCCATCCACTCTAAGAAAAGAAGAAGCGGAGAAAAATTACGCATAAGCTGAGTAAGTATAATAGAGGTTCTAATTCCTGTATCTGTTAGGAAAGGACCTTTAAAATATAGTATTCTAAACTTATAACCACCTTTACCTTCTTCATCTGGCATAAATGACTCTATTCTTTGCTTATAAAGTTCAAGTATAGTATGTCTTACTTTAGCCATAAGTTTCATTCTCTTATCAATAGTATTAGCTTTTATAACTCTAGTAATAGTAGATAAGTCATAAAACACTGAGTCTGCTTGTATTAAGCTTTCTGTAGATATTACACTTTGAAGTGAGTATCTTTGTCTATTTTTAATAGCTTCTCTTATATTAATTGCATTATCAAGTCTTACAGTTTTAATTCCTAAAGGAAGTGTTACTCTTCTTGGAATATAAAATCTTCTTAATTTTGCAATCAGAAGAGGAGATTTTCTAAGTCTTATATCATGATAAAGTTCAAGTGACTCTTGTAAAGTATTACACATTGAGAACACAAGTGATACTTCAGTTGATGACTTAGCTCCAACGAATACCTGAGTTTTACCAAGCATACGAAGATTACTATCTTTAAGTATAGACCTTGCTTCTATACCAGCTTGATAAGTAGGTGTATCTATTGGAAAAAGTAAATCTTTTGTATTATCAAACATTATTATTCCTCCTTATTAATATAATAAATAAACATAAGAATTTGTCAAATTTTGGGAATAAAATAAATAAAGACCCGATACAAGAAATAAATTTCATATCGGGAATATTTATTAGTCTAAATAGTTTATTATAAGTTTACTATTTTCTACTATGTTATCTTCGTCTTTATGTTCTTCAAGTCTTTTATGAAGATTTTTAAAGTATTCTTTATAGTAGTAATATTCTTTATTAACTGACTTAAATGCATGTAGTTTAATTTTAAAAGTAATTATATCTCCAGCTACAGTTTTAGTTAAACTTGCTTCTTCATCAGAGAAAAAGAATAAAGGAATAGAGAAAGTATGTCCTCTTTTAAATCCTCTTCCAGTTATTCTAGATATAACAGTAGGATTTAAATCACTTCCAAGTATAGTTTTACTAATTTCAGTAGTTAGAATACCAGTAGTTTCATCAAAATCAACAGATAAAGCATGTTTAGACACTCCACCTATCATTTTATTAAATACTAATTTTCTATCTGTAGAAGAAGCTGAGTCATATATAAAGTCTTCTATAACTTTTTCTTTTGCATTTTTTAAATCTTCTACTACTTTATTATGTATTTCAGCTATACTTTCTTTTGACATATATTCTATTTTATCTGACTTAACTTTATAGTCATTAATATCAGAATTAATATTATCAAAAGAAGTAGTTTTAGTTTTAACTTCATATCTATAACCAGCTACTCTTACTTTATAAGAACCAGTTACTTTATAAGCTTTATTAAGTTTAAACTTAATTACAAAACTTTCTTTATTTTTTGCCATAAATAGCTTTACATTATCTATAATTCCATAAGCATCTTCATTTCCTAAGAAAATATCATTTATTTTATCAGTAGTATTATTACTATCTATAGATAAACTAAATGAAGTCTTAAGAAGTTCTTGTGTTTGACCTACTTCATAGAATGTAAGTTTTCCTATAGCTTCTATAATTGCATCTTGGAAATTAGTCTTTTGAGGATTACCCTTTATATTTATAGAAGTATACTCATCTGGTTCAATTTCACCAGAGTTTCCTACATTAAAATTAAGATTATTACTCCATTCTCCTCTTCCTATCATATTTGCAACTTGTTCTAGTGCTTCTTTTGTTATATACTTATCTGTAAATATATTTAGATTAGATAAGATATAATCAAGCTTATCAGTTATAGTTTTATCAAGTCCAGTCATATTAATACTATTAGTAATAATATAAGTAAATTTAGCTGTAGGATTTCCTGTTACTTGAACTTTAGTGTCTTTTGCAAATGCTATTGCAAATATTTGATGCTTTTCTAGTTCTCCTTTACCTTCTTTCTTTCCTACTGTAAAATAAATAGTTTCATCTGTTTTATTTTGAAGAACTAAAAGTCCTCCTTTTGGTACATCTATATCTTTAAGTCCAGACGTAAGTGCTATGTCATGATGCACAGTTTCAATATCATAATTCATAGTAGGAATTACTTCATTTACTACAGAACCTATAACTCCTCCATCTGAAGTTGCAAGAAACATATAACTATTTGCTGGAAGTACAGATGAAAACATATTCTTTGAAGTAAGTTTAATTGCTCCATTATCATCTGTAGGAGCTGTATCTGTATCTTTTATCTTTATATAAACATAAGAGTTTGGTACTACTGAAATATTCTGAATAGTAAAGTAATATTTCTTAGTAGGGTCAGTTGTTACTTTTTGCCATATCATAATCTATCTTCTTCCTCCTTTCTATATTTTTGTGGTTGTAGGTACTTGCTCATTATACCCATAAATTCTATTGGGTCTAAAGGTGTGTTATTATACCATTCAATAAACTCTTTATCTTCAAGTAATATACTTCTTTCGTAATCATTTTTAAATGGAAGTGATTTTATTTTATCAGTAGAATATCCTTGACATCTGTATACATTATATGTTTCTTTTGCAAAGCTCTTTCTTCCTTCATTAATAGTAGGTTTATCGCAAGAAAAAACAAAAAATACACGAGATGGAATATCAAGCTCTTCCATAGATACAATAGAATTTCCTACATACTCAAGTATTATTTTATCTTTAAACTTACTTTTAAGTAAATCTTGACCTTTTATAAAAGCTCTATAAACTTCTGGTGAGAATGTCACTACTCTTACAGTAGGATAGTTATCAGTACTATGTTCTATAATATGCTCTATATCCTCAAGTTTTAATATTTGCTTATTATCTAGTGTTATAATATCGTATTCTACAAAAGAGTTTTTTTCTCTATGGTAATAAATAGCTGCATTTATATGTGCATAGAACTGTTCTATAGGCATAATAGAACCTTCATATTTAACTCCTAATACAAGAACCTTTTCATTTCTAGAATGATTTAAATTTGTAAGATTGCCAACATTACTAATTGCTTTAATCATTTTTATTTCCCTCCTAATGTCTTTTTAAAATAAACCTAAAATTGTATCATTAAACACGAAAAAAAGAACTCAACTTATAAAGCTAAGTTCTTCTTTGAAATCTTTTAGATTTCAGGTGTTTCTACAGTTGTAGGTTGAACTTCAATTGTAGCTGAAACATGCTTTAGAGCTTCTTGTTTTGCTCCTTGTTTCTTTCCTACATAATAAGCAGCACCAATTACACCAGCTATAACAGTGTATTTAGCAACACCCATCCAGTTAATTTTGAATTCTTTGTTTTCCATTTAAATCACTCCTTATTTTTATTTGATATTATTAGTAATAATTTCTTAAGCCTGAGATACTATCTTCATTTTGATATAATATAAAATATAGAAGTGAATAACTTATTAGAATAGATTTACTTTAGATAATGAACCTTGTTCACTTCTTTTAGTATTATCTATTGCATTTACATCTGGAGATATTTTGTTATCTACCACTACTGCAGTCATATTAGAAGTTCCAATATTGCTTTGAACTTGTCTTCCTGTTGTAGAAGTTAAGTCAATATTTCTATCTTTCAATAATTTGATAACTTCTTTGATTGCTTTAATATAAGAAATACTATGAGCTGCATCAAATTGAGAATTAATATAATTCTTAGAAATCTTAGATGCTTGATTTATTATTTCTTTATTTGCATCTGATGGACTCATACTTCCTCTTAAGTTTGCTACCATTAATTCTTCTACTTCTTTAGTAATTTCATTACCTGTTAAAGATAATGCATGACTAAGTCCTATTTCAGGAATTCCAGCATTTATAATTGCAGGGTTAGTTCCTAAAGTAATATCAACATAATCTTTCATAGCTTTAGCAAGTTTTTGAATTGCTAAATTTTGTTCAAGTAATGTAATTAAGCTCTTTTGGTCTGGAGCTAGTGGAAACCACCATTTTTGAGGTTCACCTTTAACTGGTGTATACTTGTATTCTACAAGTGTAACCTTTACAGTAAAAGAACCATTTTTACCTTCACTATTAACTACTGGTAAATCAATAGATACTTCTTCTGTTTTACCAGTTTCCTCTAAGTTAATGTCATCCATATAAGGAGTTCCATCACTAGAGTAAGCTATTGGATATACCACTTCTTGTGATAATACCAATTTCTTATTTTCTTCTTGTACTTGAGACCATACAGTAGGTCCGATTGCAGCTGCTTTTTTACCTTGTTGCATATATATGCACCTCCTAAATTTATTTAAATAATTCTTGACGCATGCTTATATTTCAAGAATTACTTATTAATTATATGAAAAAATAAACCTATTTTAATTTATAAGTTTATTCTTTGTTTACAGATTTGTAATACAAGAGAAGAAAGCTTATATTAATACATATTCAAATTAGTTATAATATTTCTGAAGTTTAATGAAATCAACTAATATCATTGCATTTCTACTTATTTAGCTTTTTCTTCTTAAAATAATAACAAAGGAGTTCAAAAACGAATAGGTACACTAAATTAATTTATATATTTAATTGAGTGATTTAAATGTCAAATTTATATTCTGGTATCTAAACGCAATCAAACTTTTTATTTAACTTTTATAAATATCTATTTATATAGAATTAGAAGTGATTTATTACTTCTTCTCTTGTATTACTTGATTTATATAAAATCCAGTTCTCATTAACTGGCTTTTACACACTATTATATGTAAGTATTATATTATAAGAATTGAATACAGAACCAAAGACTTTTTAATTTCATTAATTAAATTTTTAAGTTTCTATGGAAATTAAAACTTGACTGTTAAGGCACGTCTGTTTGAGGGGAGAGGTCCTTAACATTTTTAATTTCTCACTAACATCTCATATAAAATAATATTCATTTTGTGTCCAAACTTGGTTAGGTTAGTTCAAACACTATAAAGATATTTATCTTTTAAAAAAATTTATTAAATCCTCTATTTATATCACGAAAATACTTATTAGTCAATAACACTATTATATTATAAACTAAATTTTATTTCTATCCACAATATATAGATTAATCAATATTTGTATTTAAACCATTTTTCCGATATGTCAATTTTGATGAATTTAAGTTCTAATACTTTTCGATTTTATTATTTATTTCTTATATCTCGTATATTGAACTAGAATTGAATTGATTATCTTTGTATTCTGTATTCTTTTCTCAGTTAATTATTTATAATTATTTATTATTTACACTATATCTAAATAGTAATCTTTTAGCAAGTTTTGCTTAATAATCTTCAATAATTAACATGGATTTCTTGTTACTATTTATAGGTCATCTTCTCTATCAAGTATTCTATATCCTTTTAAGTAAGTATATGATACATCTCCGCTTTGTATTTGAGTTACACACTTTATAAGTCTATACTCTCTTCTTTCATTATTTGTATCTAAGTATACTATTACTGTAAAAGGACAGAACTTATTATCTACAAATCCATCAACAGTTAGTTCTATAAATTCATATCTTACATTACCTTCTTTATCAAGATGAGGAATATTAGTAAGCTTTCTTATAGTTTGTGCCTTTCTTGATATATTCTGTTGAGATTTAACTACACTACTATCTGCATTTACATAAACTTTCGTTGGTTTAAAACTCATCTTATTATCTACCCAAATCTTTATTCTATCAGACCTTATCGTAACTCCATAACTTCTATCACTTATTTGAACTATTTTATAACCTGCTTGTTCAAAATCATTTCTTAAAGGATATACTGTAAAAGTATTATTATAATCTTCTATTATTATATTATGGTTATTTGATAAGTTCATGAAACAGAATAAGCCTTTATAAATATAATAGAAGAAATCAGTTCTATAAAATCCTACTTCAGCTTCTAGAAACTTTAAAAAATCTATAAACCCTAATTGACTCATAGGAGGAAGCATTCCCATCTTTGGATTATGGTCAAACGGAGACACAACATATTTCATATCAGGATTAAACTCATTAAATAAATATCCAAATGTTTCCATAAGAGTTGCATTTTGTACTATATGGTTATTTGTAGGTACTTTAGTATTAAATGTCAATTCCTGTTCTGCAAATAAATACATACTAAAAGTTTTATATTTTCCTTTTATCAAGAATTCTTCTCTTGCTTTTTGCTTATATGTATCTTCATACTTAGTATTAGTCTCTGTTTCAATAAGCATTCCTAAATATACACCTTCAAGTATTGGTTCATTATTAACACCTTTTACTTTCATAGTAAAACTTGCACCTACTCTTACTTTAAAAAGTCCATCAAGACCTCCTACACTCACTCTTTCAGCACTTTGCATCATATTAATAAATCTATCATCAGTAGTTCCTATAGTTAAAACTCTTATTGGATAATCCTGAGCAATATAATCTTCTTCCATATCAAATCTTATCATATCAAGCTTATTACTACTAAACTTAATATTTCCAATAGTAATATTAAGATTATAAGGACTTGCAAAGAAACCTCTTGCTTTCTCAAATCCCTTCGTACTTTCTCTTGCCTCACTATCATCAACACTTTTGCTATTTCCAATAGCTTTCAAACTTTCAAATATATTTATCTTCATAAACTCACCTCTTTTTAAATTGCGGAAAAAATAAATCTTAACGCCTATTCTTATTATTTCAAACTAACACTATATTTTTCTAGTTTCAAATACTAAGAATAAGCTCATTTATTATAATAACCGTGAACCTTAACGAAATCTCATATCGAATAGATAAAACTTAAATCTATATGCCTTTTTCCCAAGTTGAAAAAATACCTATTGAAGATTTCCATGTTTTAATAAAACCTAAATCACAATATTAACTTTAATACTCACTAAAAAATTTTATCGGAGGTGCTTAATGAACAAAAAATGAAATCAATTATCCAAATTCTTCCAAAGCACTAAGTCAATAACGCAAGATATTACTATCTTGACTAGAAATGATATTCAAATCTACTCTAATTATAGTTCAATTTATTAACTTGCTTTCAACGTAAATAAGATATCCAAATATTATAATTTCACAAATCAAATATTAAACTATTTTCAAATAAACTTAAATAATGAAATTAACTTAAGTTTTATATCATTCTATTTCTTAAGGTTCACACAGTTATTACTTGTTCACATTTATATCTCAAAACCTCTTAAAACACTCTATTTTCTTATTTAACCTATTCTTCCACATAAAACCTAAACTTTTGCCTCTATACACCATTATAATCCATTCTAGACCTATATAAATACATACTTCTCTAATAATAATCAAACCTAATTTATAAACCAAATGAATAAATAAAAACTTTATAAAATAATAAATCTAATAAAATAATAATTTCTAAATAAATACCAAATATTACCAAATCCAATATTTACAGTAACCTAATATTTTAATATATCTAATAAATAATATCCTAATAAATATCTTAATAAAACTCATTTATTTCATGAAATAAAAACTTAATAATTCTCTATAAATAATGCATGAAATAGTGAATAAAAACACCTTTAAAAGTATATCAAATAACATACTTTTTCTATACAAAAACTTACGTTACTTGTACATTTTAACAAAAATAAAAGTACTAAAAAATAACTAAAATTTTAATCATTTTTAACACTAAAATCCTATACATAACATGATAGTACTTGTACATTTTACAAATATTAAAAATAAACATATTTATCACATATTATAGTATAGTATTTAGTATAATAATACAAATAATAAACCAACTATCTACACAGATAAAACACGTGTACCAGCATACACAAAAACATCCGTGTCTGAGTTTAAAAATCTCCGATTTTTATAACGAAGTACACGGAAATACTTTAGTATTAATATAATATAAATATAACATAAAAGGAGATATAAATATGGATACTATTTCATTAAAAATAAACTTAAATACTCAAAAAGATTTAACTGTAGTAAACTTCTCATTTATCCAAAGTCAAATAGAAAATTTTAAATCTAGATTTGGATTTAGATATGTAGATTGTGGTAAATCTGATGAGACTAAACTTATAGTTAAAATATCATATCCAAGATACTTTAAAAATCATAATGGATTTCTAATAACTAAAATATCAGAATGTCTAGAAGTAAATAACGATTTTGTGGAGCAAATAAAATCATTAGGAATAGAGAAATTAATTAAAAGTGTAGAACCTATAAGAATAGATATACCATTTACTTTTTATATGAAGCCAGATGAAACATTTGCGTCATATTTTAAGATATTTAAAATAATGAATGAAATTTATACTTTTGATAATAAATCTGATAGAAAAGGTACAGGTATTATAGATATGAAGAACTCTGATATAGAGACAGTATACTATACTGATACTAAAACTATAGGAAATTATAATTCAAAAGTAGTAGTTTATAACCAAAATCTTAATTTAAAGGAGAAGTATTCTAAAGCAAACGAAAACCAAGAATGGATATATAACAAAGCCATTAAAGATTTTCCAGATTTAGAACATAGACTAAGAATAGAAGTCTCTAAGAGAGTACAGAAAGTTCCTATAAGTTTAGAAGAGTTTTCAAAATGGGACATTTTCAGTTCATATTGTGAAACATTTAAGAAATATGCATTAGATAATGTTTTTGATTTAGATATTTTAAATAAAGTTATAGAAAAGCAAGCCAATAAGTTAATGAATTTTTATAACTTTAATAAAGATTATGAATATTACACATACAAAGAATTAATATCTGATTACTATGAAGACGTTTTATGTTTTGATAGTTTAAAACTTATGGTTAATAAATTATATGATGATATAAATACTATACATGTGTATAATCATAGAATTAGAAAGAGACTTACTAGACATGAGAAGAATAAAAATATAATTATTCTTAATGCTGTAAAAAAACTAAAAGAAATGAGAGAAAGTGTAGAAAACTTCTTTCCGAAGAGATAAAATCGACAAATTTTAAGTTTTTATTACTAAATAAAGGAGGTAAATATATGGCGATTATTGAATGTTCTTCTCTTAAGAAAAGTCTTAACTTTGCTGATGGAAGACTGTATGCAAGAGAAGCAGTTTGGATGTTACTTCAAATGTTACTTGCTACAGTTAAAGGAGGACTTTATGAAACTCCATCTTTGGGGTTTGATAAAAGAGATTTACTTTTCTATTCCTTTGGTTCTGATGAATATGAACTTATTAAGCAAGAATTTGAAGTAATGCTTAAAAATATCTTGCAAACACAAGATGGAATAGAGATAGATTACAAAAGAATAGATGAAGAAAGTTTAAGTTTTAATGTTACTGTAGCTGATAGTTTTGGTAATATTACTAAAGTTGGAACTATAGTTAATTTAAGTGCAAAAGAAAGAAGATATAAAGCAATAAGAGTAAGATAGGAGAGATAAAATTATGAATACAAACGAAGTAGATTTCTCAAGGGATGAGGAAGTAAAAGAAAGTACACAAAGTACCGAAATAGTTAAAGATGAAATAAATATACCTAAAATAACTACAGATATACCATATGCTGATAAACCACCACTTGAAGGAATAGATGATACAAGATTTATAATGCCATCTAAAGTACTAAGAGAGAAGTTTAACTGCAATTCTAAGATACTTAAAGGACTTGCAACTTTTGATTATATTTCTCAAGCAATGTTTTTAGTATTCAGAGAAACATTCAGATTACAAGAAATACAAAAACTTGGAAGTTCTATAGTTAAGGTAGACCCTACTATAAATAAATCAGAGAATATGAAAGATATTTTATTTATGGATATAAATCCTGATGAACTTGAAGACTATATGAAGTTTTCTGAAGATGGAGAAGATAATCCTGAAGTAAAAAGAAAAGTAAAAGAAATGGAAAGACTTATAAGAAACTATACTCAGTTCTACTATATTAGAAATAGAGAGAACTTATTTTCTTATCATCCAGAACTTCTAAAAGGATTTGAACCTGAAATGCTTAATTTAACAGAAGTTCAAATACTTGAAGTACTTCTTGGTAAGTTCTTTAGTTCTGGAACTGAAGTAGGGAACTCTTTATCTAATGCAAGTTCTATGACTGGACTTGATTATACATTTAAAGAACTTTCTCTAACTACTAGAAAAAGATATGAACTTTTAAAGATAGGACTTATAAATGAGCAAGGATTTACAGAAGAGTCTGTAAATAAATATATAGAAGCATGCATAGAATATTCTAAGAAAGCACTTACTGAAGGAAAGTATTCTCACAGAGAAGAAGCAAAGTATGATTTAGACGGAGTACATGAAGCTCAAAAGCTTTTAGTTAAAGATGAAGAATGGGTTAAACACTTTGAAGAAACAGGAGAAAAGCTTCAAAAGTATTCTACTAAAATGTTTGAAAAGATAGTAGAACATGACACTAAAGGACTTGAAGACTATATTAAACAAGAAGGTCAAGCAGTTTTAAATACTCCACAAGCAGAACTTATAAAAGCAATGGATAGAGCTAAAAGTGAAACATTTAAAAATGGATTTGATTTAATGATGACTTCTGAAGGAAAGCTTATATCTAAAGAGAATAACTTCATAACTTCAAATGTAGATAGAAGTGATGAGAAAGTAACTTTTGCTGAAAAGAGAAAGCAAAAAAGAGAACAGGCTTTACTTGGAAATAAAGAAATTAAGTCAGAACCTATTAAAAAGATTGAAGATAAAGTAGAAACTACACCTAAAGTAGATAAGTTTGCAAACTTTAATGAAAATCTAAATAAAAATAAAGAAGAAAGAAAGGAGAAAGAAGTGGAAACTAATAAAGTAGAACCTAAAGTAATAGTTCCTGATGATTTTACAGCTAAAGCTGATACTGTAGCTGTAAAAGAAATAGAAACTAAACCACCAGTAGCTACAACTGTAACTAAAGAGCCTATGGAAAATTCTGTTCCTGTAGATTTAAATCCATATACATTTGATAATGCTAAATCAAAAGAAATAGAAAATACAAAAGCAGAATTAGAACTTCTTGAATTACAAATGAAAAAACTAGAACTTCAAGAAAAGATATTAAAAGCTAAGCAATCAGTGGTAACTATAGCTGAAGAACCAAAAGATGAAGTTAAAGTAACTGAAACTGGAGTTAAGGTAAGTAGAGAGATGTTTGACCCAAATGTAACTCATAATGTAGTAGATAAATTAACTTCTGAAACTAAAATAGTTGAAAAAGAAGAACCTCCAGTTTATGAACCTGTAGAAGAGCTAAATAAAGAGGAAATAGTTAAAGCTATTGATAAAGTAGAAGAAGATACAAGAAGTCTAGATGAAATAAATAGACAGCTTCTAGAAGCAACACATATTGAACTTGAAAAACAAGGAATTAATCCTTATGATGAATTTCCTCAAATTAAAACAGAACCAGACCCTACTATATTAAGAACCGTATCTAACCCTCTTCAAAGAATAAGAGCTTATGAAGCATCTGCTAAAGATGGAAGAAATCTATTCTTAATAAACTCTGGTTATAATATTTTTATTAAAAAGATAAGAGATAGAAATCAACTTACATATCTTCTTAATATACTTGAACCAAATGAAGATAACTCATCAGCAATAGACCAAATGATTACTGATATGTGTATAGATATTCTGTATTCTAATATAGAGTTCCCATTTGAAACTCCTGTATCTAGAACAGATTTCTTAAAATGTTTATCTCCTAATGATATAGTTTATGCTATGCTTATGTTTGCAATAGTAAATCTTCCTATTAATAAAGAAGGCAAATGTAGTGTTAAAATAAACTCTTTAATATGTACAAATGAGTATCATGGAGATACAAGACAAATCTTTAATCTCAAAGCTCCAATAACTATTGATGCTTTAGAAGAGTTTAGAAAACTTTATAAACTTGATGCAGAAGCTTTAGATAGAATGTCTAAGTTTAAAAATGCTGATTATAAAACTATTTATGAAGCATATGAGCAAAATGGAGCAGGTATTAATGAATACGCTCAAATTAAAGATGAATTTGTAACTTATAATGTAATTCTTTCTCCTATAAATCTTTATAAGATAAATAAACAGAAAGATGAGTCTCAAAAGATAATGTATGATACAGTAAGAAAAGATATACTTGAAGATAGTTCTCAAAGAAATATTATAGAAACTAAGTTTGGTAAAGACTTTGAGACTGTAGAAAGATATATTGATAATACAACTTATGATACATTTAAGCAAGAAGCTACTAGACTTTCTGGTTTAAGCTTAAGAGATTTAGAATATAACTTTGCAGAAATAGAAGATGAAACAGAAAGAAATAAAGCTTTAACTGAGCAAGAACTTGATAAGACTAAACTCATTGCAATATCTCATATTATTCCTTTACTTACAGAATATATGGAAAGACTTGATTATGCTCTTGTTATACTTAACTTTATAGAAAGTCTTGAAGTTAAATCAAATTCTACAGATGAGAGAATAGCAGGACCTCTTTCTCATGATACTTATGATGAACTATTGCAAGTATTTACAGAAATTCCTAATATAAAAGAAATAGGAGATGCAATAGATAGACTTACAGATAAGATAAATACTAACTATGATGATATGTATGTTAAGTTTAATACTAAAGATATTAAGAAATTCTTGCCTCCGTTTAATGAGGTATTTGCATCTGAAGATAAATTTATAGAAAATCTTAAGAATTCTATAGAAGACCCAAAACAAATTGAAGCTCATATTCAAACATATCATAAACATAAAGAGAATATGGAGCATGGAAACTGCTTCTGTGGAAGTAGTGAGCTTATACTTGACTGGAGGTCAATCCTTTTTCAATGTCTGTCCAAAGCATTTCACCTTATAGTGAAATAGATGTGAGAGTTCAAAAGATACTATCTATAGCTATGGCATTTGATGGTAAATTATCATCTATTGACTTATCTAATGCAAGTGATGATTTTCTTGACTCACTATATGGATATGCAGAAGAACACACAAAACGTGTCGCAGAGATAAGAAAGAAAGGTTTAAAACCAAGTACTAAAGATATTACTAAAGAAGAAATAAATAAAATGAATAAATATGAATTTATGGATTACATGAAAGATAAGTTCGTTGAGAAATAATATTTTATAACAAATAAGTTATGTATAAAGATATCACTTCCTCCAAGAAGTTTTATTTTTATTCATATATTCAATTAAATCTATTCGTTTTTCATTTCTAATCTTAATCAATGAAGATTAAGTATTTTATTCTAATTTTATTCAAAGTTTAGAATAATTATTAAATAAGTTTTACGGGTATAAAGTTAATTATTCTTCAATAGAATAACATGATTTTATATTTCTCCTATGTAACTTATATTAATAAGGTGTTAAGTGTGTATTTTTATATGTTCACACAAAGGTATACATACAAGGGTAAACTAGATATTTAAACATAATGTCTAGTTTACCAATCCATTTATTTTTTTCCGCATTTTATTTTCAGATAAAAACAAGTATCTAGTAAATTTTCGTTAATGAATTTATAAATTTATTAATTCTAAAGGAGGTGAAACATTAATGAATGATAAGAAAACTAATAATAAAGTCGGTGTGTTTGGAAAACTTAAGAAAGTGCTTAATTCCATAGTAAAATCTTACATTTCAGAAGTAGAGACTAACTCATCTGTTGAAGTTGGTGTTTTTGAAAAGAAGTTTGATGGAGTTAAAAAGACTATTCTTGAAGACCAAGCTAAACTAAAAGAAGAAATAAGACTAACTAAATCAGAACTAAAAGAAGTAATGGCAGCTGCTAAAAAGTCTGTTATTGACCTTTATAATGGTAAGGTTTCTTTTGAAGATGATTTTATGGAAGAGTTTGGAGATTTTGACTTTGATGATGAAGACTTTGAAGAATTTGATGAGTCTGCGTTTGAAAGCGAAGTGACTTCAGATACAGTTCCTATTCAGTCTCATATACCAGAAGAAAGATTAAACCAAATAGCTCTTTCTTTATTATTTAATTTAGCAAAAGCTGACTCTTTATTTGCAAAGTTTATGCAAGAGAATGAAAACTTAGTCCTTGATATTATATCTAGAGTTAAAGTTCTTAGTATAAACCCAGATAATACTCCATATATATCTCATAAAGCTTATGTTGATTTATCATGTGAGGCATTAGAACTTGCATCATCTTTTCAGCGTGAACCTATAGACCCTGACCACAGAGCTGAAGATAATCCTAAAGCAAGAGCCATTCACAATGAAAAAAGAAATGAGCTTTTAGATGATATTAGAGAAATAGTAGAAGAACTTATGGAAGTATATCTAAAAGATGATATGGTAACACTTGCTGTTCATGGAATTCTTAATAAGATTTATGCAGTTTATTTAGAATATCATTTCTATCATAAAGATGGAACAGTTGCAGATACAGTAAATAAAGAGGAAACTAAGATAGGAGTTATACATTGGTTCTTATCTGATGTTTTTGTAAATAAAGTAAGAATATTTGATAAGTTCGGATATGTTTGTGTTATAGCAAGAAATCTTGAACATATTAGTTTTACTGACTTTATAGCACTTGGTATTGCATTTAGTTTTGGACTTTTAAATCTGTCTGAAAAGCATGTTGAACTTCACGAAAGATTAGTACAGTTTATAGTTAAATGTAATAATGTAATTACAAACCAAAATGATTTATTTGAGGAGGAATAATGGAAAATATTGATATTATGAATGATAGTGAACTTGATTTATTTGCTAGAAAGGCTTTCATAACTTCTATGGAGTCAAGTTCTGATTATGTTTCTCCTGTATCTCTTATGTATGGAGTAGGACTTGAAACTGCTTATGATGACGGGTTCTTTTCTAGACTTATGAGGGGATTAGGAAGAGCAACTGCTTTTACTAATGCAAGTAAAGTAAAAGCTGCTTTAAAAGATATTAGACACTTATCTGTAGATAAAATCTCTGATGGTGAAACTTCTGGAGTATCTGTAGATAGAAAAACACTTGCTATGGCTAGTAACTTTGCTAAAACTTTCCATAATAATATAAGTAAATCTAAAGATTTAATAGATGATTTCTTTAGAGATTTTAATGCACTTAAGAATGATACAGTATTAAGAAGTGCAATAGAGCATGAAATAAAGAATGCTAAAACTGGTAATAGACTTACTATTGCTATAATGTCTATACTTAAAATTATATCAACACAACTTATAGCTACTGGACTTTTAGCAGTAACTGCGATATCTGTTCTAAGCTTTCCAACAGGTTTAGCTGCTTTAGGTTTACTAGGACTACTTGCTCTAATACCTATAGCTGTTAGAGTTATTGATGTGGTTATAATCATTAAAGCATTATGGGATATAGCTACATATGAAGAAGTCTCTAAAGAATATAAAGAAGCTATTAAATCTAGACTATCTGGACTAAACAGTAAAGCTGATAAAGTATTTAAAGCTGTATCTGGAGTTTCTATAGACTCAAATGGAGAAGCTTTTGTAAGTAAATATTCTGAAATTATAGGATTTGAACCAGCTAAAGATAGAACAGTATCAAAAGAAGAAAAAGTACAAATAGTACAAGGACTTATAGCACTTTCTGATGAAGAAGGTAAAGTTATTAAATCTTTAGGACTTACAGAATTAAAAAGTGCTATTAAAACTTTCTCTAAATTATCTCAATATGTAAAAGATATGCCTGATAATGTTCAACTTAAGAGAAATGTACAAACAGCTGCTAAAGTTCAAGCTACTATGTACAAATTAGTAGATAGTTCACTTAAAATAATTCTTGCAGCATTAAATGATGCTAAGAAGTATTAATATAATATAAAATATAAGGAGGATATATTAATGGAAGAAAAAATAATTAGTAACATGACAGAGCTTTCTGAAGCTGCTGAACAAAAATTTAAGGATATCATTAATAATAACGTTACAGAAAATCCTGAAGGACCAAATAAGATTAATGAACCAAATACAGAATTACCTGCAACTGGTTCTATTCCTGATAAATCTGTAACTGTAGATAATCCTTTTAAAACTGATGCTGGTATATTAGGTGATAATGCAAAGCTTGTTAATCCTGAAGTTAAAGAACCTACACCTGATACACCTCAAGAAAAAGCTGTAAGTGGTGTAACTGATGAAGTTGCTGCAATATATGTTGATGAAAAAATCTCTGATGCAGGAGATGGAACTGATAACTTTGAAGCAGCAATAAAGAAAACAGAAGAAGAACTTGATAAAGCATTACAAGAGTCAGAAGGAGATGGAAATCCTACATTTACTGCAAATGGTTCTGACTCTTCTATGGATGGTTCTGGAGACAGTGGAAACACTGGAGATAAAGAAGATACTGGTTCATCAGATGAAAATACAGAAGATGAAGGTGGAGAAGGAGATGTTCCTCCATCTGAAGATAACACAAATGATGAAGAAATAGAAGAAAAATATGATGAAACTGATGAAAAGAAAGATGACTCAGATGATGAAGAATTTAATGAAGGTAAAGAAAGTGATGAAACAGAATATAAATCTGTAACTCCTGCACCTTCTGCTGACACTATTATAGATAAAGTAGATAAGTTTACAACTACAGATGGAGAAAAATTAAAAGATACACTTCCACCTGTAGTAGAAGGAACTTTAAATGGAGAAACTAAAGAAGTTTCTGGTGAAAATCCTACTTCTGAAATAGTAGATAGAGAAAATGCTCAAACAGGAACTATTGGACCAGCTGATGGAGCTTCTGAAATAATGGAAATTCAAAAAGAACTTAATATCTTAGGTGACTCTATAAATGAAGGTTCTTCTGGAGATGCAATGGGTTCTGATACTAATACAGCTGATACAGGAGATACTGCAGGAGATAAAATTCCAGATGAAATTGGTTCTGAGTCTGATGAAGGAGATAATCTTGAAGATGAAGATAAGAAAGATGAAGCTCCTGTAGTTGAAGAAGAAATTAAAGATGAAGTGAAAGATGAAGGAGAAACTCCTACTGAAGGTCCATCTAATGCAACTTCTGATGAAGCAGGAGATATACATGAACCTCCAAAAATAGTAGAAAATGCTACAGATGAAGGTTCAAGTAAAATTGAAACTGATATAGATTTAGCTGGTAGTGAATTTGAAAAGAATGTAAAAGAATTTGATAATATAGTTAAATTAGAAAATACTGAAAATCTTGGAGAAGATTATACTAAAGAGTCTAACCTTATAACTGGTGGACTTGATGAAATGGCAGCACATGCTGAGTCTGTTAGAGCAGCTATGAAAGAAATGGGACATGCTGGATTTGAAGGAGCTATGATTAATGTTCATACTAACTTAACTGGTATGGAAGCAGCTACTTCAACTAGAGATACTTTTGACCCTAATGGTCAATTATTTGAAGATATCTTTAAAAACTTCCCTAAATAAAAAATATAAAAGAAGGTGTTGATTTCTTGTGAGTAAATCTACTGTAATTATAGATGTTTATAATGAATGTAAAACAGCAAGTAGAGATATAGAAGTAGCTAAAAAGATAAATGCTTTCTTTAAGAATAATATTCAAGCAGTAAGTGACGGTATTATCAATACTACACTTAAGATAAGTGGTACTACAAGAGATGATATTGCCTCTTGTTACCACTTAACACCTGCTCATTGGAAGAGAATACAAAACTCTCCAGAATATTCTAAATTCTCTCAGTCAGCATCTGTTCTTAAACTAGGACTTTTAATATCTTACATACAAACTGGTTCTAGAGTATTTCTTGTATTTCTATTTATGCTTGATTATTCAGCAAGAATGCCGAAGTATTTTAAAAGAGACTATGATAGAAATATTATGCGTTATACTCTTGAGAACTCAGCTGATGATAGAACGGACTTTAAAAGATATGGTATGAGTCTTATTACAGTTGTAAATAAGAAAGTTGATACATATCTTGCTAAATTTAAAAAAGAACTGTCAATGAATAATATTGACGATAGAACATTAAGACTATTACTTCAGTCTATACTTACACGTATGAATGCAATGGTTAAAGCAATATCTCAAAAGTACTATAAGAACTTCTATGATAAAGATGTAAGAATTATGATGCAATACTCTAAAACACAAGATGGTAAACAAGTACTTTCTCCAGCAAATGTTATTGAAAGCGTTCGTGAAAGAGCAATAGATAACCTTGCTTATCCAAGTGAGAGTATTCTTAAGATGAGCGGTTTTACTAATGCAAATCTTGAGATTGCTATGGAGAGAAAGATGTTTATTGATTATTTCTCTAAAATCCAATCAATTCTTGTAAAAGTATCAAATTTAATACTTGATGATTGGATTAAAAGAATTGGAGTAAGGCTATCTATTAGAGCATTTAGAAGTGAGTTCTTAAAGACTATGAGTGTTGCTAGAAACACTGCTTATATAATGAGTGAGATTGATAATAATATAGTAGCAAAACTTATATCTCTTGCTAATCCTACTATTAAAATAGAAAAAATAGAGTTTAGAAAGAGAATATACTTGTACTTACTTGCAAATATGTATATGCAAAGTAAGGATTTAATAAATTAGAAAGGGAGGAATATTAGATGAAATTTGCAATCGGAATTGAGTCTTTTGCTGATACTACATTTAATGAACCAATGTTAGAAATACCTAATTATACAGGTACAGAAGCTATGGTTTATGATAATGAAGTAGCTATTGAGACTACTGAATTTAATGCTTATTTTGAGTCAGTATCTACAGAATTTGATATTACTGCTAGAAACTTAGAAACTTTCTACCAAGAAACAGAAGTTACTGGTACTGAAGCAGATGATGAAAAGAAAAAAGAAAAGAAAAGTAAAAAAGATGCATGGTACAAAAGACTTTGGGAAAGTATATGTAACATGTTTAAAGCTATTGGAAAATGGTTCTCTAATGCTTGGACTTGGATAGCATCTAAGTTTAAAAAAGGTGGAGAAAAAGATACTGCTGAAGCTGCTAAAGAAGAAGTAAAAATGAAAGCAGAAGCTGCTGAAAAAGTAGAAGAAGAAATGGAAGAAAAAGGTGGATTAACACCTGAAGAAATTAAAACTTATACTGAAACTATAATAAAACAAGAAGCAGCTAAATCAGAAATGGCTAAAAAGATGTTCTCTGCTCCTGTTATTAAACAAATGGCAAAAGAAGTAGCTGAACAAGTAATTAAAAATGCTGAACCAGCTAAAGAACAAACTGCAACTGCACAAGCTGCAGCTCCTGCAAGTCCAAACCCACCTAGAGGAGGAAGATTAGTACCTAAATCTTCTGGTAAATATAAATTAGAATACTATTTATTCAATGATAGAATTCTTGGTGGATTTACTGGAGCTCCTAAAAAGATAGAAAGAATATCTGCAAATGCAAGAGTTTTATCTACTTTACAAGACTTCGTAAGATATAATGCAGAAACTGCAGTATCTATAGTATTTAACTCAGCTTATATGATAGGTCTTGCTGGTGGAAATGGAGAATACTCTGCAGAAAGAGCTTATAATGAAGTTAAGAAATTAATTCCAGATAAGAAACCTACTGTACACGAACTTACTGAAATTGCTAAGTATATAGATAGTAAAGAAAAAGAAGTAAAGGATGCTGTAAGAGATGGAGGAATTCTTAAACTTCAAAGATATGAAGTTGAATTTGATAAAACTAATGGTAGAATTAAAGCAGCTGACTTAGAAAGATTAGTAACTGGAACAGAAGAATATAAGAAATCTCAAGCTATACTTTCTTATATAATAGACTTCTGTTCTTATATTAAATCAGTATCTACATCTTTAGTTGCAAATGTTGATAGTATGTATAATAAATTAAAGAGTGGAGAAGCTGTTTATGATGATATACATTCTGAAAATGAAACAGATAATAGAGCATTAGTATTTGCACTTAAAAATATGGTAGTTAAAGTTAAAAACATAGGTACTACTGCTGTTAAAGCTTTTGGTAAGACTGCTAATAGAAAAAGTCAAATAAGTGCAAGAAATGTTGCAGATGCTCAAGGAAGAGCTGATTAAGGAGGTAATTAGATGAAATTTGGTTATATGTTAGCAGGAACAGAAGGAATAGTAACTACAGCCGACTATGAAGCGTCTAATAAGATAACAGGGTTTGAGTCTCTTGCAGACGAGAACCTTGCTATGCTTGAAGTATCTGATGCATATAGTGCTTTTGAAAGTGTTGCATTTGCTTCTGATGTAGAAGTTGAATGTGGTATGGAAGCTGATACTACTCCTGATAAAAACTTAAAATGGTATCAAAAGGTTTGGGAATGGATTAAAAACATATTCAAATCTTTATGGGGTTATATTAAAACTGCATACAACTGGCTTAAAAAGAAAATATTCGGAGATAAGTCAGCTGTTGCACAAGAAAAGAAAGTAGTAGAAGAAACAGCAGAAACAGTTGAAGAAGCTTATCAAGAAGTAGTAAAACAAGGACTTTTAACTATGAAGGAAAAAGTAGCTGCAAGTGCTGGTGGAGATAATACACCTCCTCCTAGTTCTGGACCTACTTCTACTAGAACTGAGCAAACTACACCTACTTCACCTGCTTCTAATGTTATAGTTCCTGAATATAAAGGACCTACTGTAACAGCAGAACCTTCTGTTATTATACCTGAGTATAAAGGAGAGCCTGTTCCTGAACCAGTGGTAGAAGTAGTTCAAAAGATAGTTGCTAAAAAGCAAAACTTACTTGCACTTCCTAAAGAAATCAAACATGAAGTTGCAATAGCAGCTATTGTGTATAATATTACAACTAGAAATGGAAATGGAGAGTATACTTTTGATTTCTTTAAGTTTCCAGAAAATATCATAAGTAGATTTAATGTTAATGACTTAAAAAGAATATTTGAAGCAAGTAAAACTGAAAGTAATGATGATACTAATAAACTTAGACAAGGAATTAAAACTGTAACTGATGGATATGCAGCTATTCTTTATCTATTATTTGGAGATAAGTATGGTCATTTAGATAAAGTTACTTCTAATGACTCTTTTGGAATAGAAGAGATATTAGAAGGTCAAAAAAAGTTGCACAAACAAACAGATTTTCTACTTAAAAAGAATAAAACTTTCAATTTAGAAAAAGTTTCTTATAATATTATTATGAAAAATGGTAAAATTGAAAGAAGTTCTCTTGAAGCAATTTATAGAGAACTACAATCATCTCTTAACTTCTCTAATATGGTAGCAACTTTATTAGAAATGTTAGAGAAATACATATCTGATTTAAATGATATCATACAAAAAGTTGATACACAAAGAGTTATTAAATTAGATGGTGCTGATATATCTGTAAGTAATACTGAGATGAAACAGTTAAGAATTTCTGTAATTAATATGGGTAAAATTTCTAAAGCTATAGTTAAGTGTGTAGGAAAAAATAACTTAGAAAATATTTATAGAAATCTTATAAACTTAAAATATATGAGAAATAGTATAAATGATACAGAGGAGGTAGCATAGAATGAAATTTAGTTTCGATATTAATGGAATTGGAAAAGAAGTATCTTATGTAAAAGAAGAAACTTCTGCCATTACAGGTGTTGAGTCTTTGATAGACTCAAACATCTATGGTGCTGAAATGACAGATGCAAATGCTGAATTTAATGCCATCAATGTAGATATGACTATAGCTATAAATGGATTTGAAGCATCTGGAAATAAAGATAATGCAGCAGCAAAACCAGGTTTCTTAAAAAGAACTTGGGAAGCAATAAAAGCTTTATTTAGAGCATTAGGTAAATATATTATGGCAGCTGTAAATTGGGTTAAAAAGAAATTTAAAAAAGACAAAGTAGATAAGCAAACAAAAGAAGCATCTACTATATACGAAGATGTTTCTAAAATGTGTGATGAAGTAAGAAAAGAAAATCCAAATGCAACTGAAGAAGAATTTGCTAAAAAAGCAAAAGCTAAAGTAGATGAAAAATATGGATTTGGTTATGGTCCTGAAGCAGTTGATATTAAACATGGAAATATGTATTTTGCTACTTCTATAGCTAATATAATAAAAGCTAAAGCAAGACTTCCTAATGCTCACGATGCTTCAGGAGATAGAGTTGAAGTTGAAGTAGTTCTTCCTATAGAAGATGACAGAGTAGCTGCACCTTTAATAGAAAAATATGCTAAAATATATAACGAAGCAGCTAGATTATCTAAAGAAAATCCTGAAATGACAATGGCAAATTTTAAGAGAAATATGTTATATATTTGTATATGTATATTTAATGGACTTCAACTTGTAAAACTTACTAAAAATACAGATGGTAATGAAGTTGAGTTAATAGATAAGTTAGATGGAAGTAATGTAGATAGAATTGAAAGTGAATTTGAAAGCTTGACTAAGTCTATGCGAGATGGAAACCCTATAGTACTTCATAAGGTAAAACTATCTTTAGTTGCTAAGGATTTAAATGATAAAAATACTATAGAAAAAGCAATAATGGATTTACCTCAACATAAATTATCTAAAGAATTCTATAATCACATATATGATTTAATAGGATTTACAGAAGATATAGCAAGAGACATCAATGATAAAGATACAAAAGAAATGGATGAAATCATAGCTAAAGCACAAGCAAGTGGTGAGCAAGTTGATGTTGGTGGATTTAAAGAAGCTATAAGATCTATGCAAGAACTTGCAAAAGCTTTCATTAAATCTGTATCTAGAGAAGAATTGATTGAAGCTTCTAAAGCTTCTACTCCAACACCTAGATAATAATCTAAAAGGAGGTAAAGACTTATGAGATTTGTATTTTCACAAGAAGCAATAGATGTAAGTCCAGTTTATAATGAAAGCTTTAGTCTTGTGAATTCTAATCTGTACTCACTTTCTCTTTTGGATTATAAAGAAGGTATGGAGTCAACTTCTCTTGAAGCTGATATAATAATGAATAATTTAACATTCGGTAGTGGACTTGAGTCTACTACCGATAAACCTTCTTTTTTTAAGAGAATTTGGGAAGCTATAAAGAACTTCTTTAAAGCTATTTGGGAATATGTTACTTCTTTCTTTAAGTTTATTATAGGACTTTTCATAAGAGAAGAAAAAGAAATGAATAAAACTAGAGATAAGAAGTCAAAAGAAGCAGCAAATAAAGCTAAGAACTCAAAGATAAAGATTAAGTTTAATGGACTTTCTGATAAAATAATAAATGCAATAGAAAAACTGTGTGATAAATGTAAAGATAATAAAGCAATAAATGATTTTAATACTGCGGTTGCTCCTTTAAATGAATATCAAAAACTTGGAGATAATCCAGAAGAAGCTAAGAAGTCAATGGAAGTATTTCAACTGTTTTTAACACACGGAAATACTTATACTTATTTATGTGAAGTGTATAAACAAATGTGTCAATCTGAAATAGTTGAAAATTATAGCTCTGTTGTGAATAAAGTAGAAAGTTCTCAAATAAGTATTCCAACAGGAACAAGAAATGCAATGATTACAGCAGCTCCTGATAATGTAATTGAAGCAATAGAAGATGTAGCAAACTGTAAATCATTTCATTACAATCATCTTCCTCTTGTAATAACTACGAAAGACTCAGAATATATTAAACTTACATTTAAAGCAGGAACTTCTGCAGAAGATATTAATAAAGCAATAGATGAAAAACTTGCATCTTATAAATATCCTACTCTTAATAACTATATGAATACTGTAAATAAGAAACTTAAAGAGCTTAGAAAAGTATCTGAAACTAAAATGGAAGACTTTGATAAATCTAGAGAGTTTATAGATAGTTTCCAAAACGCTAATACTGGTTCGGATAGTTATAAAGAGCTTCTAAGAAGAGATATGCTTGTACTTAAAGCAACTAAGATACTTATTATGGGACTTGGTAATATAGTTAAAGATGTAAGAAATATAATTCTTTTTATAAGAAAATCAATAAATGATGCATATGTAGAAGAAGATAATTCTTAAGGAGAAATATATGAGAAAAAGGTCAGAACTTATACAAAGTGTAATGGATTATGTTATATCTGAGATAAAATATTTATCTCCTACAAATGTAGAGAAGATATTTACTGTTTGGGACGATATGGAAGATGATGAACTTGTAGAAAACTTATGTAATCTACAAAATCTTTATCATTCTCCGGGTCAAGAACCAACTAAACAAGTTCTACAAGGATTTATAAAGAAGAATAGAATAATAATGCAAGAAAAGTTTAAAGTATTTGATGTAGTTGATAATGAGAAAGGTGTTTTAACAGCAAGAGAAGCTTGTTGCTATATACTTCCTATAAGACGTAATCAACAAATATCAGCAAAAGAGTCTTCTGTTGCAACTAAAGCTGAAGTTAGAGATATTACTAACCAAGTTACAGGAGAAGATAAGAAAGCACAACACTCTGATACTGAAATTGCAACTACTATAGCACATGGTGGATATGCTATAAACCGTGAGCTTATGGGACCAGCATCACATGATATGGCAGCAAAGCAAGTATATAGAGATGAACTTTCTCAAACTGGAGAAGTGTCACTTGCTGATGTACCAAATAATCCAGAGAATAAGAAATCACTTATACTTATAGACCAAGTACTTAAAATGATGCATTATGATAGTGACTTAGTTTCAACTCCACTAAGTGGTAGATATAAATAAAGAAAGGAGGAATTACTTTGGAGAATATATCTATGATAAATCTACTTATGCTTTCTGAAGATAAAGTAGAAGAATATGTAGCAAATCAAATATATGGAAGTGAAAGTGCGTTTGATGAAGGACATATAGGGAAAAGATTATGGACTAGAATAATAACTTCTTCTCTATTAGTAGGTAGATGGAGAGCTCTTATGAATGAACTTGATAGAGTAAATAAACTTGATAGTTCTTTTGTAAAAGAAGAAACTACTGAAGTAAAGTTTTCTGAAGAAGATATGAAAACACTTACTGATGCACTAGGAATAGTAGAATATGCAAAAGGAATGCCAGAAAGACTTGCAAATCATAGCATTAGAGCTATGGAAATTTTAAAGAAAATAGATAAAAAGATATATGCTGCAAAAGATGTGCATGAAGCAGTTAGAAGTAAAATGCCTTCTAATGCATTTACTATTGCAAACATTACTAAGATTTTATTTATAGGATGGAGAGCACCACAACCTTTTATTGATGCATTCTTAAAAGAAAGTAAACAAGCAGGTTTTGATGAACTTGTACACTTTCCATTTATATTTAGACCTCCTATAAAATTATCTGCAGGATTTCTAAAAGTATTTACTAAAATAAACCAATTCTTATATTTATGGGTAATAGTAAATCTTGCAATAGGAGTACTTACTTCTTTAATTGCAGTAATTCAAACTGCAAGAGTAGATAAGTTTATAGAAGATAGTGATGTAAAGTATATAAAGGATTACTATAATCTTATATATAAAGATTTAAGTAAAATATATAAAGTTTCTGCAAAAGATGGTAAATCTATGGTTGAAAGATTAGATGCTATTATATCTAATAAGACTAAAACAGCTTGGGAATACCAAAAGAAAGTAGACTTTGTAAACTTACTTAAGAAATCAGCTCCTGCACAAGTAGATGCTTTAAAAGCAGGTGTTAAAACTATGACTTCTAAAGAGTATGCTTCTATAGTAAGAACTACTAAAGCTATAATAACAGCAAGTTATAAAATAAACTCTTCATTTGAAGATGGTGCTCGTTATGAAGAAATGGTGTCTTTACTTGAAACTAACCAATTAGTTATGAGTAAAGTAGTAGAAGCATATGTTAAAATAATAAAAGAAATGCGTAAATTTTAAATAAAATTTGCGAAAAAAAGAAATAATGATACCTGAATACTTTTATTTAGTATTCAGGTACTTACTTCTTTTTAAACCGCATAAGTAGAAAACTCATTAAGATAAGATAATAAAGTTAAAAATAGCATATCTATAATTATACTTTTTCTTAAACTATTAAGTTCCATCATTATATTACAACACATATTAAACACTTTATCATTACTTATCACATCTGCTGTATTTCTATATCTCTTTTCTATTTTACATACTCTCAATAGATGAAATATAAGTATGCCTACGCAAACTGCAGAATATGCAAAGTTATATCTCTTTAAAGTATCTATATTAACTCTATTTAAATAATATCCAAATATAACCATATATCCAATATGTGCAAGTATATAAATAGTTATTGCTACAGGAATAAAGTAAGTAGTAATAAACCCAGTTATATAATAAGCAACCATAGTTTTACCACTACTTTCATTTTCTCCCATATAATCTTTAACTAATTTATCTAGCTTTTCTATCTTCTTATCTACGTCCTCTTTTCTCACAATAATCTCCTTATTTTAGTGCCACAACTATACATAAATATAGCCGAAAAATGCAAAATTTGGGGTCATTTAGCCAATCTTTTATGTTTTTCGTATCAAAATACGTTAGACTAGCTAAATGACCGTTTTATTAGTATTTTCTTTCTATTATATTATCAAAATTCATTTTAAATATTTCAGGGTTATTTCTAATAGTAGTTCTAAAATCTATATAAAGTTCTAACATATTAGCTTCACAAACTGTAGAGTCATCTCTTTTTATAAATGTAAAACATTTAGCTATTCCTAAAAGATTAAGTATTTCATAATATTTAGCTCTATGTTCTTCACTTTGAAAATCAAACATTAAGCATTTGTATTTATCTCCGCAATTATAGTTATACATATGTTCTATAATCTTTTGTACATTGTCAGAAATAGAGTATAAATCTTCATATATAAATTTAACAGTTTCTTCTTCATCTTCTGAGTCTTTGAATTCATAATAAGTTGGTTCAGTCATATAACAAGTTCTTCTTTCTTCACCAGCTTCATTTTCAATTAATATATTTTCTGCTCCATCTGGGTCTATTTTAACTCTAAAAGATTTAGGAATTTTATTATCTGTAAAGAATAAAGGTTCATTATGTTCATATTCTGCTAAGATAGAAAGTACAAAGTCTTGAATTTGCATTACACAATCATGGAAAAGTCTTATCATTCCTTCTTCTTTATTACTGTTCTTATATTCAGGATTTATACAATTTGTGTTATTCATACAAGTAATACTACATTCAGCAAGTGCATAAATCATGGGTCTTTCTTTATTTACTACTAAGTCTCTTAAACCAACATTATATTCCATATTATTCTCCTTTAAGTGTATTTTTAAGTGTTTCTTTTAAACATGCTCTAAATTTATCAATACTATCAAGTAATGATTTACAAGGTCTCCAATCACTTTCAACTGCAAAATTAGTGCAATCTTCTAACCAATATTCTACATCGTCCATTTCATCATCAAGTTTACTATTTATCATAGATATAAGTTCATCATCTTCTGGAAAATACATAAATGTATACTCAAAAGTATCTTCTATGTTTACTTTATTTTTACTATTAAATACTTTAAATCCAATTTCTCTTTTTTCTAAATCAAGCCATAATTCATAAGGTGTATCCTTACCAGAATACTCAATCTCATTCATGTATCTTTCTACTATACCATAGACCATATCACAAGTTTTATAATACACAAATGCTACATCATAGAATGTAATCTTGTTATTTCCTTCAGCTTTACATACTTCTTCAGTATAAGCTTTAGCCATTAGTTTAAATACACTCTTAAATAAGTTACTCTTTCCTTTCAAAGTAATAAGTTTTTTCTTTTTTGGTTTTGCCATAATAAATCTTCTCCTTTTTAATATAATGTTATTTTAATTGCTTTATCTAAGCAACTTTTGACAGAAATTAAATAATTAAGTATATCACATCCATTTATATTACTAACACCTAAGTAATTCTCTATTACAGTTATATTAGTTTTACAGCTTTCATCTATTAATCTTACATTAGTAAGTAGAGAATATACATAGCCATCTATCTCATCTATAACTTCATAGTCAGTGTTATGTATTTCAAATGAGCTAATAGTTGCACTATAACTTAATTTATCTTGTATTAAAGTTACAGTTCTATTCTTCTTATCATATCTAAGCATACAATATTTATTAAATTTAAATTTACATGTTTCATCTTCTGTCATATCTGCTGTAAATATATCTAAAATAGATACAGCCATTCTCATAACTATAGCCTGTTCTCTTGCTTTAGAAAACCTATGAGCACTTTCTGGTTTAAAATATCCTTCTTCTACATATATAAAACTTACAAGTCTTACTATTTCTCTTAGAAGATTTGTATTAATATCGTGTATTTCGTTATCCACTCTATAACTCTTAATCATATATTTCTCCTTTTAAAATGGTATCTCTCTTAAAATATCACAAAGGTATACATTACTAACACCTTTAATTAAATCATTCTCAGTATTTTTAATTTTAATTGCAAACTTTTTAAGCTCTTTTAAGAACTGAACTTTCTTATCATTTGCTATAAAGTAAAATAAATTAACTAAATCACAAAAGCAAGTATGACTTTTATCTATACTTGCATATCTACTAACTATACTATTTTGAGTTTTATAAAGCTTTACATGAACTTTCCCTTCGTTATTTATAGGAAATTCAATCATCATTGAATATTTATGTTTTAGCTTAAATGTAACATAGTCACCAAACTTAGTAAACTTCAAATCCTCAGTTCCACCAATAAATAAAGCATCATGACTTCTCTCCAGAATATCTTTTTTAGAAACTCCATTAGTTATTATAAATTCATCTACATATTCATTAATACTTTCTTTTATTTTATTATAGATATCTTCATCTTTATTATCCCTCATTAGAATACCTATAAGTTTATTTCTAGTAAGTTTTGGCGACTCCATTATATCTAAATACATTTCTCCTGATATTAAATCTTTCTCTCTTAGAACCGAAACATTTGCTGACTCCATATCATATTCTCTTATTGGCTTTTTGTATACTCTTATTCCCATGTAAATCTCTCCCTTATTCTTATTCTTGATATGTTTTTCCTTGTAGAAAATCTCTAACTACATAAACTGGTAAGTTTACCTTACTTGCTATTGCAGGAAGAGTAAGTTTTTTATCTCTTAGATTTCTTATAATTTTTCTTTTTTCTTCTGATATATATTCCTTACCTTTAACTTTGACTTGTGCATGTGCTACATTTTGTCTTTGCGTTATGTATTCTAGATTTTCTACTTTATTATTCTTTTTATTGGCATCTTTATGATTTACTATCATTTTATCTTCCTGTTTACCAATAAATGTATGAGCTACGATTAAATGGACTTTCCCACGTACTCTATTCCCAGAACCGTCCATTATATCAACACAATCGTAGCCTCTATCATCATCAAACATTTTAAGTTCTCTTCCAGTTTCACAGTTAAATATCTTACCATCAGAAGTAACTTCGTACTTTGGGAAGCTTTTTCCTTTAAGAATAACTGTTTTTCTTTCTATTTTCTTCATTATTTCACATCCTTTTTATACTTATATTTTTATATTTTGAACGTGAAAAATTGTCTAATTTTGAGAACTGCTATTTATCTAATTCTTTAAGAAATTCATCATAACTAAGAATAGGAATATTAAGATTAGTTGCCTTTGTAACTTTACTATCTGTAGGTTTAGCTCCTATAATAAGAAACATAGTACTAGGACTTACATTATTAGTTACTATTATACCAAATGTTTCATCAAGATATCTTTCAATATCAGACCTTACATAACCATCTATACTTCCAGTAATACAAACTTTCTTTCCACTGTATTTAGATTTTACTACTTCCTTACTAAGTTTGAACCCAAGTCTTTCAAATTCATACATCATATCAATATTTTTCTTATCTTTAAAGTATCTAATAAGAGAACTTGCCGTTAAATCTCCTAATAGCTCTTTTAAGACCTTTTCGTGCTCTAGGTTATCAACTAGTTCACTAAAGCTTGGAAACGCCTTAATAAGCGTCTTAGAGGCTGTATGACCAATTAGTGGGATATTAAGACTTGCAAGTAAATCTTCATATCTACATGCTTTTATTGCTTCATTTATACTATTTACTATATTCTCTACTCCTTTAGAACTATAACCATCCCAAGCAAGCATTATATGAGATTTATCTTTAAGTTTTATTATATCTGTAAATGTTTTTACAAGTCCTGTATTCATAGCATCTTTTAAAACTACAGTTCCTATACCTTGTATATTAATACCATCTCTTGACACAAAGAATTCAAATTTTGCAAGTTTTACATCATAACATTCTGGATTATCACATATCAAATCAGTCTCACCTTTTCTAAGCTTACTTCCACAACATGGACATTCACTTGGTATTTCTATAGGAAATGTAGTCATAACTTTCCTTGCATTCATATCTATTCCTTCTATCTTAGGAATTATCTCAGCTGCTTTCACTACATTTATGATATCATTAATTCTAAGCTTACTGTTAATAAGATATTTATAGTTATTAAGAGTTGCTCTTGAAACTACTGTTCCATCTATTATAATCGGTTCAAACTCAGCAACTGGAGTAAGTTTTCCAGTTCTTCCAAGTTGCCAAGATACATTATTAAGTTTAGTTTTAACTTCTTTTGGTGGAAACTTATATGCAACTGCATATCTAGGAGCTTTATTTGTTACTCCTAATCTAAATTGGTCTGAAAAGTTATTAAGTTTAAATACAAGTCCATCACAAGGAAATTCCTTGCTATCCTTTACAACTGTGTTATCATTCACAAATTTACCATAAGTTCCAAACTTTGCATAGAAATGATATGGAACTCTAAATCCTAATTTAACTAAATATTTAAGTACTTCTTCTTCTGTATTAATATTATACTTAGTTGGATTTACTATTTGATACATCATTGCTGATAAGTTTCTATCTCTTACTACTTTAGGGTCTTTCTGTCTTAAAGTACCACTTGCTGCATTTCTTGGATTTGCAAATGGTTTTTCTTTTGCTTTAACGAGGTTCATGTTATTATCCATAAAAGATTTATAACTCATAAGTATTTCACCTCTTATAGTTATATCGTCTTTAAGACTAATAGTTTTAGGTATATCTCTTATTTCTACTACATTTTGAGTTACATCTTCTCCTATTTCTCCACTACCTCTTGATAATGCTTGAACTAGTTTTCCTTTTTTATAAATAAGACTAATACTACAACCATCTAATTTACTTTCTATAATAACATCTTTATCTCCAGTTGCAGAACTTTTAACTACCCAATCATTTAATTCTTCTTCATTATAAGTATTACTTAAAGAAAGCATAGGAACTTCATGTTTGACTTTAGTTCCATAAGCAACACCAGCACCAATAGTATCTGTAATATCGCTTTTAAGCTCTTTATAGGTACTTTCTACGCTTTCTATAAGCTTTTTAACCCTATCATACATATAATCAGATAAAATCTCTTCTGAGTCCACATAATAGCTTTTATTGGCTTTTCTTATTATGTCTTGTGCTTTAAGAACAGTATCTATTTCTTTCTGACTTAATACTTTCTTTCCTTTCTTATAACACATAGTTTCCATAGTACTTATCATATCACTTAATTCTTTTCCATTCATAATGTCTCCTTTCTATTTAATTTTGCGGTTTAAAATAAAATAAGTGCTTACTCTATATTTTCATATAAAGTAAGCATCTCATTTTAGTATATCTAACTACAAATACATAAGACCATTCTTGCATTTTATTATTATATCTTCTTTACTTTGAGGGAAAGTAGTTTGTACATGTGTACATTTAGGTTCTGTAAAATGATATATTTTATCTAAATCTTTCTTTTTTCCTCTTATTAAATACTCTTTATCCTTATCATATTTACCAAGTAAGTCATAACATATAAGATATAAACTTTCAGGAAGTTCATATTTTTCTGCAAGTCCAGTCATTGGGTTCCATGTCATAGCACTTGGATGATGTGCAAAGTAAATTATTGCATTAAATGCTCTTTCTAATATAAAGTTAGTAAAAGTATCACCGTCTTTATCACCTTTTAGACAGACATCTATAGTAATCTCAGTAAGCTTAACCACTTCACTTTCTGTAAGACCTATTATTCTAAGACCTACTGCACTTCTTTTACCTATAGATGGAGGACGATAACCAAAGCAGTAGTTTACATTATCACAACTCATATCTTCTAAAACTTTATCAAGCATTTCTTTATCTGCTTCATTTGGTGCATTTGATAGTATTCTATTAATACTTTCTGGAGTTATTCCATATTTATCAAGATAGTCACGGTAGTATCCTATTATATTTTCACCAAATATATTATATGGAAGAATTATCTCGTCACTATAAACACCAAGATAAGATTCCATAACATTTCTACTACTATAAGGAAGCTTTGTACTTCCAAATCTTAGTCTTATTTCATCTTTCTTATCTGTCATTCCATCAATAGTGATTTCATGAATATTAAATATAAGTCTTTGAATACCTTCTAGAAGTCTAAATATTTCATACTTTGCTTTATATCTTCTTCTACTATAACCTTGAGAAAATAAATTATCTATATTATCTTCTTTAGATTTAAGCATTCTAAGCTTATCATTAATAAGTCTATACTTCTGATTAAGTTCGTGACTTTCTATGCTTGGCTCTCCATTAAGATTATAAATAACTCTAAATGGACGAAAATCCTTACTCATAACAGGAAGTTTACTACTCATAGCACTATCTATATTTGCTAAGAAATAATCTCTTTTACTTTCTGCAACATTATCACAAATCCATTTAATCAAGACATCTCTATCTTGTAAATCAAAGATATTTATTATTTCCTTTCTTTCTTTATCTTTTTTCTCATCCTTATTTTTAACTTTATGACTATAATTAAATAAATCATCTAATAATCTTTGTGCATTTGCTGAAGTCATACAACTTGCAAGCTGAAAAAAGAACTGAGGATTTAATACCTTATAGTTCCCAAGGTCGAACCAACCTCTTTTACAAACTCTTAAATCTGTAGTAGTTCCACACTTATCACACACTAAACCAGCAATAGGAGACTCAAGTTCTCCACATTCACAAGAATATCTTTTAATCTGTACTTCATCACTATCTTTAGAACTTATTCCAAACTTATAACTATGAATAGACTTTGATGTAAGAAATGCTACTTCATCATAAAGTGGGTCATAAACTACCGAAGTATCTATTTCAAATCCATCTTTAGTTCTCATATCAGTTCTATACTGATTTTCAAAGTTTACTAAGTCATGCATAAGTCCAAATGATACAGCTACGTCTTCATCTATCTGTTTTCTATCATGAATAGCTTTAGAAACAGTCTTAAAGAATAGTTCACTGTCATTATAAATAGTTTGAATTACTTCTGGGTAAACCATATTCATAATATTCTTTTCAACTTCACTTCTGATATACATACTATATTCCTCCCTTATAAAATTAAACAAAACGATTACATTGTGGTACAAAATAACCCTACTCCCGAAGGAGCAGGGTCTTTTAATTGTATTATGTTTTGTTACATTTGATGATATATAAGCATACTTTAATCTAATTCATTTATCCATTCTAATTCATCTTCTGAATAGATTATTGGAATATATATAGCTTCTTCTTTGAACTTTTCTTCTTTGTAAAGTGGTTCTCTATATAAAATTCCATCATCTTGTAACCATCCTTCATATGCATATTTATTTACACACTTTTTAAAATCTGGGAATAATCTTATTTCCATAAATCTCCATAACTCACGATATGCATAATTTATAAATAATAAATAAAGTTTTTCTCTTACTTCATAAGATGTATTTTCATGTATGCCATCTAAACATAATTTGCAGAATTTAGAAAATTCTTCACCATAATTATTTATCTTATCTTCTGGTATTATATAAGCTTCTTTCTTTTTATCATTTCTATTATAGATTACAAGTTTTCTAACACCATCATTTCTATTAACTCCAAGTGTGATATTATCAATTACTTCATCTACAAACTTTTCATAAGTAAGTTCATCTTTAAATACTTTTATTTTATCTATAAAGTAATCTCCTTTAAAAGCATTATTCCTTACATCTTTTTCACTAACATCTGCTCTTATATCTATAGAGTAGTCACCACTAGCTAAATATCTAAATACTTCAAAGAAAGGACCTATTTCCCATTTCTTAAACACATTTCTGCATTCACTTATAGCTTTTCTTCTAGCAGTTATATAATCATCTATAGCTAAATGGTCAGCTGCTCTTTTCTCTGTCATTGGATTGAAACATGTTCTTATATAATCATTTGGAGTTTTAACATTACTTTCTATAGGTTTATCTGTACCTCTTATTTTATCTAAGTTTTCTTTAGCTTTCTTAAGCATATCTTTAATAACATAACCTAACGCAAATACAGTTCCTGCTACTAATGCACCACCAACTAGAAGAGCACCAATACCTTCTGTACCAACGACAGATGAAACTACACTTTCAGTTCCAACTTCATCTTCTTTTCTTTTTATAGCTATAAATGTAGTCATATAATCCCATTCATCACCATCTCCCGGTCTAACATAGACAGCTGGTAGACGGTCACTATTTAAACCAAGTTCATGTCTAAGAGTATCGTCTACTTTTCTATTAAGTGTATCTGCTTCTTCTGTCATATATTTATCTATGTTGTACTGTATTAAATCAAGAGTTTCTTCAGGTCTTCCTTCTTCAAATTCATCTAGAGCAACCCAAATCATATCTCCTAAAGAACCTAACTTCTTTTTATATTCATTTCTTTTACTATATACAAAAGTTGCACTTTTCTTAGGTCCTTTAAAACTTATAATACATCTTTCTTTATCATTTTTACCTATTTCTATTTTAATATCTTCATATAAATCATAGAAATCTACTACATTACCCAGTATATTGCAAGTTCTTATATTATAGAACATAATTTTTCCATCATCAGTTATATAATCAGAACTCTTCATTTTATTCATAAACTCATGTTTGAATGTATCAATGATATCTGATTTACTAGACTCAAATTCAACATTTATTTTAAATTTAATTCCATTTAATAGACATATAAAATCCAAAAAGGGAAAGTCTTTTTCTTTCCCTTTAAGTTTTTTATTAAGTTCTGATATTATATTACTTACTTTATTTAAGTGAGGTAGTATTTCATCTTCTGATAATGGAACACTTAGGTTATTACTGCTTCTAAATAAAGGATTTTCTTTAGTATTAGTATATGTTTTACTTTGGTTAGATTTAGTTCCTTTTACAGCAGATTTAAAATATCTAGATATTAACCAAGAACCACCTGCTATTATCCCAACAGCTGCTGCAGTAATTCCTATATCACCTAACATATCAGAGATAGCTCCTTCTGTTCCAGCTTTATATTCTACTTCATGTAATCCTGTTCCCATCATTTCTTCTAAAGGACTTTTATACATTTGCACCACCTACTAATCTCATAGGAATTACTATATCAGACATAAGTCCTTTTCCGTCTTGATTAAAGTCTGAGAACGAAGTTGCTTGAGAATAATTAACTTTTGCTCTATTTTGTAATCCCATTGCATTGTAGTATGCATTTATTGCTCTATCTACAAGTTTAACTTCCTCATCATAAACAGCTTCTACTAAATGGTCTTTCAAAAACATAGATACAGTTTTAAGTTCATCTGCACCATTTTCTTTTATTCCATTTTCTCTATAGAATTTTTCACATAATTCTATAGCTTCTCTTACCATATCTCCAAATTTACCAAATTTACCTTCTAAATCCATATCTTTATTTAAAGTTATAGATTTATTAGTTATATTATGTCTAAAGGTAACATATATAACATCACTTTGGTCTTTAGATAACTCTATCTTTATATTATCAAACGCTTCTTCTGATATTCTATAGATTTGAGGAAGCTTATCAAAGATACTAATTCTATACGGAACATACTCATTACTACTTTTAAGTTTTGATAGTAAAGTATTTTTATCCATTTTAGGAACTAAATGTGTTTTAAAGTTAGTATTATTTAAGTATGCAAAAGTTGAGATTATTGGAGCAGATAAAGGGTCTAATGTAAGTTCTTTATCTAAAACCTTTAATATACCTTTTTCTTTATTTAGATAAGCTACAACTTCTTCTTCTGTATTGAATGTATAAGTTGCATCTTCTATTGCTTTCTTATTAGCTTTTGCAAGTCTTTTTAGTCTTAGTTTATTTAAACCAACAGCTAAACCTATAAGTGTGACAGTTCCTAATATAGTTGCACCTACAGCCATAGATGCTCCTTTAAGAAACCCTCCAGCTACACTTAAGAAAGACTCATATCCATAGCTGTAATCAACACTTTCTACAGCTTGTACATTATCTTCCATTTTAATAACTCCTATAGTTACACTAGGAAGCATATCAATATCATCTATATCAACTTTTACACAACCTTTTCTTATATTTGCTCCCCATCTAGCTATTTCATTTTCTACCACTTCTTTTACATATTCAGAGAAGTTTTCTACTTCTTTCCAGTAGTAGTTAGTGAAAGTATCCATAAATCTTTCTTTATCAAGTTCATAGTTATCTCCACCATCTATAGCATCAGTTGCAAACTTCTTAAGTTCATCTAAGAAACTATCTGCAAGTTTATCTCCTGTTCTCTTATCAAGATTAATAATTAAGTTAGTTTTCATACTATCATTACCTAAGATAGCTTTAACTTCATTATTTTCTTTCATAAATGCTATTTGAACATTTCTCATATACCAATCAAGTTCTTTATAATCAAAAGGTTCATCTATTATATGAGATAGTATAAATGTTAATTCTCCACTATTAAAACTATCTAATATTTCATCATAATCAGGATACCATCTTTTAATATCTACTTTATACTTCTTATCTCCACATAGTTTACAGAACATATTATAAATAGGAAGTTTATTCTTAACTTCTTTAGATATAGTAGCACCACTTCTCTTAAGAGCTGCATCATAAGCTTTAATAAATCCTTTTAAATCTTCTTCATTTTTAAACTTAAGTGCTTTTTCTTCTATAAATTTTTCTTCATTTTCTTTAATCTTTTTATTTACATAATATTTACATAACTTACCTATTCCATTAAATACTAAATATGCACCAGTAACAGCTACTCCTATCTTAAATGATTTACTATGAAGTATATCACTAAAATGTTGACCTATAGCATTTAAAGTAATCTCTAAAGACTCAGAACCAATATTTTCTACTTCATCTTCATTAAAATCATCTATATTATCTGGTAAACTTCCATCATCTGGAGGTAAATCTCCATCTCCATCTCCAGTATTTATATTATCTCCATCTTCTATAGGAGCTTCACCAGTTATAGCATCATCACTATCAAGAACTGCAATTATATCATTTCTTACAGTATCAACTATAGTAGCTAAAGCTTCTTCGCCATTATCATTTTGCATATCTATAGATAAAATATCACTAGCTGCTCTTAGAACTTTACTAGTAATATCTTTGAATTCTATTTTAGTTGCAATAAAACTCATTTTTTCTAATGCTTTCATTACAAGTAAATAATCCATTAAAGCTCCATTATTTCTTATTTCTATAATGTTACCAATAGACTCTCCAGCAGGAACTGATGATACTCCTCCTATACTTGGATTTACTTCTTTTATATTTACATATAAAGAAGCTTGAGGATTATCATCTATATCTACTACAGTATCTGTATAATAGATTTTAGTACCTAATGATGATTTTACCGATAAAATAGCATCTATTGCCTCTAATATGTCGTTAAATGCTTTAAATCCTATATGTTTTGCAGTATCTGGTAAAGTTCCATTTATTTGTAAACTAGTTCCTACTAAAGAAAGTGCTGCAGTTAAAGCAAGTAAATAAGTAACTTGCATACCTTCATACACAAATGGAGTAGTTTCTGTTCCAGCAAGTTTACTCATAAGAGATTTTTGGTCAAGTAATTCTCTAAATTCTTGGAATTTCTTAATAGTATCATCTTGAGCAAAACATTTAGCTATTATTTCTTCTGCTGGTTCTATAAAACTTGCTTGATAATCATTTGCTATAAAAGAACCTGTTCTTTCTATAAGTCCAGAACTTAATATATTAACCATATTAGATACATATCCATTAATATGTGTTCCAGAAAGTTTTACAAGGTTTGCAGCTTTTGCTTCTTCTTGTATAAGTTCTTCATCAGGAGTTATTTTCTTATCTTCATAAGTAACTCCTTCTTCATTTTCAGGAAGTTCATCTGGTTCATCGTCTCCCCAATTATCATCTCCACCTAAATCTAAGTTTATTGGATTTTCCTCATAATCATAGTCTTCATTTCTATTTGCTTCTTCTTCAATAAGTCCAGTATCTAAGTCAGCATCTTCCGCTTCCATACCAAACATACTTACATACTTTTTAACTTTATCTCTATTATTCATTTATACAAATCCTCCTTTAAAATTATTGTAATAATCTATTTGCTCTTACCATATCTCCAATTACTCTTTCATACTTATCTCTTTCACTATTAAGTTCAGAAACGCTTCTTCTAGCAAATACACTATCTTTTAAAAGTGAAACTAAGAAAGTATCACTATTTGAGTCAAAGAAACTAATTGAAAGTAATGGATATTTAGCATATAATGATTTAACGAACCCTGGATTTACTATATTAAGATTATTTTCAAGTAAAGTTTCTCTTACTTCATCAGATAAAAGCATAGCAACGAATGGTTTATTAACACTTTTAACAGCATTAAGCATAGCTTCTAGTGTTTTAACAGTAGTAGGAGAGTCAGGATTTGCACTATTCTTACTTCTTAAGAATGAAAGTGAAACTACATTCTTAACTTTTTGCCATAAAGAAGTAGCTGTTTTAACATCTGTTATAGAATTATTATGTTTTACAAAGAAAGATATTGCATCTTCTTTAGTAATAGTCTTAGCAACACATCTAATTCCTATTTGCATACTCTTCTTTTCCATTTTAGTACCATTTCTTACATAACTTTCTACATTAATAAAAGTCGGAAGTCCAGTTCTACCTGTTTTAACTATAACTTCATCTCCTTCTGTTCCTACATGGAAATTAGAAGATAAGTCTTCATTATAATATTCTTTAATACTTTCTAAGAATACATCTACTGCAGTACCACCAGTAGTCTTAACTTCTCCTTCTTTTTCTTTTATAACTCTTCCAGTTACATCACTAAGTACAGCAATAGTTCCAGACACTTTAACTTTTTCATTTGGAGATAAGAAAGGTAAGTCTTTCATAATTCTTCTAACATCTCCATTACCAAGTCTACTTCTTCCATCAACAGTAGATTTAATTATCATTCCATAAAGTATTTCAAGACATCCACAATAGTCATCTCTTATAGATTTAGGAATATCATCTGTAACTACTACAGGAATAGTAATTATAGTTTCATCTATCGTTGATTTATAGTCAGAAAACTTACTAAATAAGTTCATAAGAACAGGAAGAACTATCATAGTACCAACAGTAGATAACATTCCAACTACTATTTCACTTCCTAGTTTAGTTAGAGGGTCATCACCTTCAGCACCTATTCCAAAGTTTTCTAAACCTTCATATCTATTACCATCATAGTTAAATGGGTCAAGATTTTCATTTGCAACAGTTAGAAATTCTTGAAATTTCTTATCTGTTTTATCAAATATACTCATACATATCCTCCTTTTACCGTCTGCTAAACGGCTTCTTTTTATTTAAAATAACGATAGAATTTGTTTTTATGTTACCGAAAAAAAGAAAAAAAGAAACCAATACAGAAATAAATCTGTATTGGTTAATCTTTTACATTAATACTTCTAAAGTATCTCTTAGAGTAGTATTAATCTCTACTAATACATTAGAAGTTATTAAATCATAAATTCTAAATGTTCCAGTCTCCACTTTATTCTTATCATATTCTCCAGACATAATAAGTCTGTAGTTATCTTCTCCATCATTTTCATATTGATTTAAAGTATAAATCTCTCTTACTTCATCATAACTTATAATATCAGTAATATTTATACCATCTAAATCATATAACTTAGCAGAAGTAACTATAACATCTTCTGTTTCTGTATCTATTTTAACTATTCCTTCTACATACTTTTTAGTATTAGACCTCAAGTAACTAAAATTACAACTTAGTTCATATTTAGCACTAGGATTAGTATCTAAAGAATAATTATAAACAGCTGTAGGACCTTCATAACCTGCTTCTATATCATGTCCTTTGCTCCATACTTCTATTTTATAGACAGTTTCTTCTGGATTTATTCTATTAATATAACCAATAATTCTTGGTTTACCAGTAGTATTATCAAGTACAGTAATCTTATTTATAATCTCACTACCATCATTTGGGTCTTTCTCATAGTCTATCTCCAATGTATCAAAACTATCTGCTTTCTTTTTATATCTTCTTATCATTTGCCTTATCCTCCTTTAGCTTTTCTATATACTTATTGTAAAAATCCATCATAAGATTAATATCATACAAACCTACATATTTATCAATCTCAGCTTTCATAGGATGTTCCAAGTCTCCGATAAGTTCAACTGCATATTTAATAACATAATTAAATGACTTCTTAGGTCCGTAGTTAGAAATACCCGGATATTCATTTCTATCATCACCCATCATAGTTATAAAGTATTTATAAAGTTGTAATGTCATTACATCATGCTGAGCAAAAGGATATTCTCTATATGCTTCTTCTAAAGTATAGAGTTTCTTACCGTCAAATATAGAACAGTTTCTAACTTTAAGCATATGCATTACTAAATCCTTTGATATAATTACAGATTTTATACTACTATTTGCCTGCATCTTTTGTATATACATAACAGGATGTGCTCCTAATACATTTACTACTTTAAGATTTTTAATATCTTTATTTCTTCTAATTGCTACTATTAGAGCTTTAAGAAAATTAGATTTATTAAAATCTACTCTTTCATCTCTATCTTTACTCCAGTTTTCAAATATATTTCTATGATAAATAGAACTTTGTGTATAATAAATAAATATAAGCTCTGTTCCCATACTAGTATACTTAGATATAAATTCCTCTACTTTAGTTGATATATCTTCTATTACCATATCATCATCTATATCTTTATTTCTAAATAGTATAGAAACAGTATGATTTAAATCTATATAAATTCTTTTTGCATCTGTATCTATAGAGAACATAGACTCAAAAATTTCTCTTGTCAAAGTTTTAAAGTAATCATTTTGCATTACTTTATCATCAAGTCTTCCCATTATCTCACCAATAGTTCATTAAGTTTATCTTGTATTGCTTCTGCAATCTTAATATACTTAATATCTCTTTCTTTTAATACAGCTCTATCAACCATATCAAAGTTTTTAAGTCTTATTACTCTATCTATCATAGTAGATAAAGTTGCAATTTGATTTTTATATAGCTTATATCTATCAAGTTCTTCTATCATTTCTGCTAAATTAAATTCTCTATTATCTATTGCTGCTGATATATGTACATTAGGAATACTCCATTTATCAAGATAAGTAATATTCCATAATATAAATATATCTAAATCAGTACTTATTTTAAGCATAGAAACTTTTCCTCTAGTTTCTACTATACTTATAAGTCTATCTAAACTTCCATCTTTTAAAAGCTCTAAGTTATTTCTAATCATACCATTCCTCCATAAATAAAGTTCTCTACATATTCAACTACTAATCCAATTATAGAAGACATCATACCATTTTTAGATAAATCATTTATATCATCTATTATTCTTATATATCTATTAAGATTAGGAAGATTTTCAAACCTTTCATCAGTCTCAACTATTACTTCGGACTCTCTTAGAAATCCTAGTTTATATTCAAGTCCTTCCATATAAAGTTTTATTCCAATCTCGTCGTTATCATCCATAAGAATACCAACAGTATCTGCTACATCTTCTAATACATCAAGCATAGATGAAATGGTTATTCTAACATCTGCCATATTCTTCTCCTTTAATTTGCTGGATAAAAAATAAAAGAACCTCTACTTATATAGAAGTAGTTCCATATAAATAGAGGTATTATTTATTAAATATGTAATATAAATGCAACTTTATTATCTTGTGATACTATAGATGCTTTTAAATTATAGATTGACTCAGTTATTACTTTTGCAAATAAAACTCTTGAGTCTACTAGAAGATAAGGTTCTCCATCAACCATATAACTCATAACAGTTCCTTGAGGTATAAGAGTTTTAAATATAGCTCTTACTTGAGAAGTATTGATATGAGATAAGTTTTCTTGTGATTTAACTAATGAATTCATTAATGGATTTTTATATAAATGTTTAGAAGATTTAAAACTTTCTGAAAGTTTTACCATTGGTACAGTTTCCATAATACTTTCTGCTCTTCCATTTATATATTCTTTCTTAAGAATAGGAGAATGTTCATCATTTTCTTTATAAATTGGAGCTGCTTCTATAAATTTAACACCACTTTTAGCATCAAGTTTAGATACTACTTTTTCATTCATAAGCTCAGCTGCTCTTTCTGTTGTGCAAGATACATTTACTGCAACGAAGTTTGCTCTTGCACATATAAAAGTATAATCTTTTGGCATTTCTTTAAATGCATATAAGTAGAATAATGTGTTATTCTTGTATTCTGTATTAGAAAGTGTAACATGTTTTTCTAATTTTAAATCCTTATTTGCATTTGCTCCTAATAACATATAAGATTTAAGAAGTACATTACCTATAAGTTCATCTGTTCCTATAACTAATGCTAGTTCATTACCTCTTGTATTAATCTTTTTATAATTAGGATGAAGTATTGCTTTTAGTTCATCAGTTAATATACTTTCATCAACTAATTTTAAAGGATTAGATTTATTAAAGTCAGTTACTGTAACTAAATCTTCCTTCTTTAAGCATTTATCTAATTTAAGTTCAGCTATAAATGCATTATATTTTGTATCAAATTCTACTTTCTTAATGATATTAAATCTAGATTTTAATTCTCTTTGAATATCGTCTACTGTACTTTGAAGTGAAATATAATTCACTATATCAAGTGGAATATTGATTGTATCATCTATAGCATTTTGTACATATCCTACAAATGGTTCATTTGGTGCAGTTACTGTAATTCTATGTGGAAATGGATGTGTAGGTACACTTTCTCCATATGGTACAAATTTAGAATTATCAGGTGCTTTAGTTCTTTTTTCTCCAAGTCCAGTAATAGTTATCTTAGGTGTTTCAACTTTGATATCTCCTACTCTTGGAATATTACTTCCAGCTGACATTTCTGGTGCTTTTTTACCTCCTTCTTCTTTAGCGTTGATTTTTGCAACTTTTTCTTTTTTCATGTGTTACTCCTCCTTCATGTAACTAGGTTTAATATTTTTTATTTAAAAGAAAAACATTCCTCTTAAATTTACAAAGCTATTTGTAATTAATTTAGAGTCTTATTTCTCTTTTAGTTCAGTTTATTATATATAAGAGTACGTAGTTAAGTTAAGTGTGATATATGTTTCCTCTTGTAGTGCAATTTCTGCAAGTAAAAGTCTTTCATCATCAGCTGGTAGTTTAGCTAAAGTCTTTTCAACTAGTTCTTCATTTAAGAAAGAGTATATCTTAAATCTATTCATATTAAATGTTCTTAAAAAGAAATCATAGTCTTCAAGTTCAACTATACTTCCTATATCATTCATATGAACTACTTCGTATCTAAATATTTGATAAAACTCATCAGGAAATACTTCTCCTTCTTCTCCTTTATCATTTATATAATTAGAAAGCAATGTTTCTCCATCAATATTTTCCATAGTAGATATAAACCAATCAAGATAATCTCTATAAGCATTAAGAATAGGAACATTTCTTACTTTCTCTTCTCTATAACTCTCAACACCAGTATTTATCTTAGTGAGGTGCATAATATTTGCATCTATTACTATTCTTTTACATACTATACCAAATATATACTCCATAGTTTTCTTATCTTTATTATTACAGTTAGTAACCTTTATAAAATCATAATAAGTTTTCTTTCTAACTGTTTTAAATTCTATTATTTCGTTTAAATATAAGAATAACTCAAGAATTCTACTATTCTCACTCATATATATCTCTACAAGTCTATCTATCCAGAAAGTATCATAGCTTTCTTTATTATCAACAAGTATCTTACAGAATATATCAGGAGCAAGTAGTCCTAAGTCAAGATAATTCATAATAAGCTGAGGAGATAGAAGTCTATAATCATTTATAATAATATTTGCAATTATATTATTATCTATTCCTTGTATTTGAAGTAGACTTAATGTAAAAGAATACATATCAAACATACCTTCTTCTATAAGATTTCTAAATACTATAAGTAGATAACTACAAATTAAATAATCCCTATCATAATATTCTTTTCCTCTTGCCTTATATTCATTTATTTCAAGCTTTGGTATTATATCATTTATAATACTTTCATACTTTCCATTCTTAATCTTATCAACAGTATACTCAGTTATAAAGCTCCATATAGCTTTATGATACTTCTTATTCTTATATTCATACATCATGAGGTCATCTAAACTTACATCATTTTGAGTAATAAACATCATTGCTGCATCTCTTGACATACTTAAACGATAGAATTCTCTCATTATATGTTTTATTTCTTCTTTTAACATATTATCTCTCCTCTATCTTAAATGTATTTATCCTTTTATTCTCTTCTGCTTGCTTATATTCTATAAGTTCGTTAAGTTTTTCTATTCCTGCACGATTTAAACATTTAATTCCTCTTTTAGCTAGAAATTCCTCTGTTAAATCATAAGGTTCTCTTATATCGTTAAATGCATATATAAGATATTGAAGTACATTACTTCCATAGATAACTCTTGCTACAAGTCCGGGTTTATAAGCAAAGTCACTTACTACTTCTGCAGGTATTAAAACTACCTTAGTCCATTTAGGCTCATCTAGATATCTTATATACTGACTAAATACATTAGTTGTAAATCTGTCATAATTTACATCAAAATGCTGTTTACTCCACTTTATTATCTCAAAATAACCTTGAGAAAATCTATTATCTAGTAAATCCATAACAGTTTCTGGTTCTTTTGGTATATCTTCTATATCCATCATTCCTTTTCCTCTTAGTAGTTTCCTAAGAGTAGTCAATTCTTTTACCATTACTTAGCCTCCTTTTCTTCTGGGTTCTTATCTCCATCTAAAACATTATCTTTAATCTCTACATTTTCTCCATTTAAGTTTGTATGAGCAGGTGTTCTTGGAGTAACTCCACTTATTCCAGTTATTATAAACTTATTTTCTTTACCTATTACAAACATTCCATACATAATATGACCTTTTTTCATAACCTTATTACATATATTTTCAAAGTCAACTCCCTCACTCATATAAACATTTAAATCAGTCCATTCTAATTCTTTCTGAGATATCTTCTTTCTTGTATGCACACCAGTAGTGTCATGTGTATGAGCTCCACAACCAGCAGGAGTAGTAGGTCCACTTAAATTACCTTGGTCACTTTTAATCTTTCCAGTTGCTGCTGTCATCTTTTGTATATGGAAATGCTTTATAAATCCATCAAGTCTATGTCCATAACAAGTCATATTCTCAGCAAGTATAGTAGTTGCAACTGTAAATTCTCCCATTTTATTTTTATCTCTTGCTGTAAAATCCTCATTTAACATATTTTCTTTAGGAGTTTTAAGCTTTTGTTTACCGTATGGGTCTGTTTTAGGTTGGTCTGGTGTTTCAGCTTTCTCTACTATTCCTTGCATTAGTGCTGGAATTATAACTACGAAATGAGAGTTAGTAATTCTTGCTGCAGGTTCTGCAAGTATACATTCATATACTGCTGCTTGAACACCAAAGTTTAAATTATTTATTATCATATTATTCCTCCTTTTATATTCTTAAACATCAAAGCTTGTTTTTATTTGCTTACAATAAGGATAACATTTATATGTAAAAAATAACAGGAGGTATTAACTATGATTAATAAGATAGATAAGGTATTTTACCATAAAAGAACAGAGTGTTTATCTGTTCCTTGGAATATAAAGTATAGAAAGATAATAATTGATACTATAACTCTTATATCTAAGAATATGAGATTTAATGTAGAAGAAAGAAATTATCTTAATACTATAAGATTTTGTGCATTCTTAACTGATATAACTGAAGAAGAGAGAATAGTTATAACTAAAGATGAATTTGATGATTTAGATATAAGTTCTGATATAACTGTTTCTATTTATCCTATATGGGAATATGGAGTATTTGAAGTTGATGAGATTACTATAAATAGATTTGCAAGAAACTTTGATTTCTACTTAGTAGGTTCTTTAAATCTTGTAGATAGCTCAGTTATTGATAATATAAGAGTTATGCTTCCTTGGCAATCTATGATTTACTATGGAGACCCATTTCTTGATAGTCCTGAATATAATAATAGTACTGCTAAATATCTTACAAATGCAGCTTATGAACTTAAAGATAACCTAGATACTAATAAGAAAAGTCAAAATCGTAAAGTAAATGTAACTTTAACTAAACTTCGTGCTGATGCAGATGATATTTTATCTACTATTTCTATTAGTAATTCTATATCTGTACTAAGAGTAAATGAAATTAATGTAAATGATGTAATTGATTTTATTGATAGAAATAAAGACGGAGTTGTATGTGTTCCTAGAAGACTCTATAGTAACGTTATTAATGATGTGTGGTATAATAAAGGATATGATATGAGTCTTTCTATGAATAATGGCTCTACTTATTATGTAAAATATCCTTTTATAGCTAAAACAGAAGATGGAAGAATAGTAACTATAAAACCTATGGATACAGTTAGATTTATGAATGTAGATGATGCTGCGTTTTTATATAATGGACACGAGTGCTATAAATGTAATATTAATGCATATGATAAAGACGGAAACTTTATAGCATACTTTAAAGATATTATATTTGATAGAAGTGATTACTTACTTTCTTTTAATAATGATAATTTTGACTATGATAATATTGATGAATTTGAAGTGGTAAATAAGCTTCTTAATGAAGAAAGTTATGTAAATCTTGGAAATGAAATACTTTGTGTTACTCCATTTAGAATAGTTTATCCAGAACTTACTAAATACTTTAGTTGTGAAAAAGTACTTGCTTATATTGAATATGTAGAAAGAAATGTAACCATAAGAAGTGATACAAATTGGTTTAAATATGTATGTTCTGCTACGGAAGAAATAGATATTCGTTATACAGATGAATTTATTTAAACGAAAAAAGAAAAAAGAAACCCGAATACTAAATAAATAGTATTCGGGATACTCTTTTATTTATTCCCTTTAGTCTTCATCATTATCTTCATCACAGTCATATTCATCTTCTTCATCAGCTTCTTCTAAATATGCTTCTTTTTGAGAGAAGAAATCATCAACACCATCATATATATAGTTAAACCAGTCACTATCTAACATTTCAAATAAGATAGAGCTATCTTCTTCATCAAATAGATATTCACTCCATAAATCATAAAGTCTTCCATTTGATAATTGAACTAAGTCATCATATTCTGTTTCTTCAGTTCCTTCTGGGAATATATAAAGATTATCATTTAAATAAACTTCAACTCTATCTTTATCTTCTATAGCTTTACTAAACTCTTCAAGTATATTTGTATTCTTATAGAAATCTTCCATTTCTTTAGTATATTCTTCTTTATTCTCATTATAGTTATCAATGTTAAAGATTTCATAACTTTCTAAATCATCATCTTTTTCAACCCAATTATAAACGTATATTCTTTGAACATCCTTCTTTCCATTTACAAAGTTTAATATATCTGTTAAATTCTTTAATTCCATTCTCTAATCTTCTCCTTTTTAAAATAATAAAAAATGAGATAACCTAAGCTATCTCATTTTAATTTAATTGTATTTGATATTATTAGGTGTAACTTTAACTTTTACACCTCTATGATAGACAGTTCCTTTTCCTCCATTTGCTCTAATACGAGCAATTTTTCTTTGAAACTCTCTTTCATCTTCATCTCTTTCCCATTGAGCTATCTTTCTACAAAGTTTATCACCACCTATAAGAATGAAAGCTCCAAATACTATAGTACCGATTACTTTCCCAAACATACTTATATCACCTCCTTTAACCTTGTGTCATATTTCTTTTAAGACTTTCATATTCTGCTTTTGTAAGTCTTGTAATTATTCTTTTATTATAAGGATAAACTGTTTCCTTATAATAAATTTCTACACATTCTTCTTGCTCAATCACATATTTAGTAGTCTTTGCTCCAGCTACAAATCCTATAGCTAGAAATATGAGATTTTGCACTTTAGTATTAAGAAGAAAACTCAGCATATTAAACACCTCCTTATACTAAATTATATTTAACTTATTCTTTTTAAATAATAAGTTCCGTCTCCATTACTACTTAAAGTAGTTTGCCAATGTTCTTTACTACCATCACCATAAGTAATAACTATATCTTTTCCTTGAACTGTTATTCTAGTAATTAAATATTCACTAGGAGCAAAATATTCTTCTCCATTTACCATAAATTTTACTAATTGAAGCTTAGGAACTATAACATTATTATGAATACCTGTAACTACATTACCATATCTCACTATTGCAGGAAACACACTATCTTCATCTTTAAATAAGAAAGCAATTCCAAAAGAACCATCACCAAATTCTATAGGGTATGCTTTATTTCCTACTATTTCATAATTATCTCTATACTTTGTATCTCCAGCTATATAATAAGCATATTCTTCAAGTAAATCATAAGTTTTTACATTTGGAATATCACTATCTTTAACTGTTTCAAATACTGTTAGATATAATCCATTTTTATTAAAATCAACTTGACCATTTTCTTCTGTATATTCAGCTTTTATTTTAACTTGATATTCTTCTTTCTTAGTTTTATCATAAACCATTTCAGCTGGTACTTCAGGTTTAAGTTCTTTTGCTGTTTCCCATTGTTTTTTAGCACTTTCTTGCACTTCTAACTCAGCTACTGGTTTAGTAGCTTCTGCTATTTCTTGCTTTTCTTCTGGAGTAATATTCTTCGTAACTTCTTCCTTTTTACAACTAGTCAAAGTCACTAAAAATACCACCAATATCATAACCAATCCAGCTAATTTTAAACTTTTCATCTTTTTCATTTAAATCATCTTCTCCTTTTATTAATCTCATTTTATTAATCTACTTTTAAAATCAATTTTTGTTTTCCCGAATTTATTTCTAATAGTTTGATTTTTATAAATAGTATATAGATATTCTTTTAATGCTTCTTTAATAAGACCTTCTCTATCTATACACTTGCAAGTTCTCATAGAGTTGTGATAGCTTTAATTATTGAGTTGAGTTTTATATTAAAGTTATCTTCAAACTCCTTACCTCTTTCTTTAATTATTTCTTTTCTTATTTCTGCTTCTTTAGTAGGCGAAATATTAAGTTTATCCATATGTCTTAAATGTTTTTGCCACCATTTCTTAGTTTCTTCATGTTTCATACCACTAAAGTCTACATTCATAATATTATCAATATCTTCTGCTATATATTCTCTTATTTCCTTTTCTGTCATTTTCATTACCTTCCTTTTTAAATTAATCATCTTTTCTAAAAATTGCTATTATTATTTTTACTACTATGATAGTACCTAATAAATAAATACTACCCCAAAATGCAGTTTTCATAAGTCCCAAAATCATCTTTGTCTCACCTCCATATCAAATGATATACGGTAGAGTATCTTTCAACCCTACCGTTAAATTATTAAATTTCTTGTTCTGCTTTTACAAATGTATTTATTGGAGCTTTCCATACAGCATATCCAATCATTGCTACTACTTTACCTACTGCTGCTGCTATTAAACCTCCAAACATAACTGTTGCTGCTTTAAAAACTAATCTAAACATATTACTTCCTCCTTTATTTTACATAATTTCTTAATTCAATATTTAATTTATCTTTACTAACATCTTTTTCAATTATCACATTATACCAAAATTCTTCTCTAACTTCTTCTGTTTTTAATAATATTAGAAATCTAAAACCATCAGAGCCTGCTTCTTCATATATTTCTCTACTATGAGATATTATATCACATATGTTTTTAAGTCTCTTGTAATTAAAATTATCATTTAATATAAATATGTGTCTATTTGCTTTAATAGCTCCTTCTTTATCCATAATTATTAACTCATCAAAATGTATTTTTATTTTATTTATAATAATATCATACACTTTTTTATTAAGTTTAACATCATCTGGTACACTTGTGTTATCTATCATTAACTGGATATACACACCATTCACTTCCTTTATCTGCAATTTAAATTTATTTCATGTTCTTCATCAACTTCATAGTAGACTCCATTTACGTTGTAAAATCTAATATTAACTTCCCAATCAAATATTCTGATTATATGAGTTAAATAGTATTTTCCATCAAAATAAGTATCGTCATGTACCATAAGCTTCATTATAGCATTTCTATTCTTTCTATTAATGCCACACTTCTCTACATCTTCAAGAATATCCTTACTACATTCACTTCTCACAATAGTATTAAATGCTATAGTCATAACTCTATCATCTGTATTTTTAGTAAGCTTAGGTTTTTCTTCTCTTCTAGTTTCTCTATAGTCATCTTCATATTCATCTCTATAAGGATTTCTATAAGAACCACGGCTACTTCTTACTTCATAATCATCTTCTCCGAAGTTTCTGAAATCTACTTCTTCAGTTACAAGCTCTCGCTCGGACATTCTGAGGAGTGTCTGCAACCCCTGCCAAGCGAGTCCTAGATAAGTTTTCACCCCCTCTAGTAATACTCTACCAAACATTTTTATAATATTAAATAATTTCATATTTATTACCTCCTTTCTCCCAAACATTGAGAATTTTGTATTTATTTCAATTAATTATATGTAATTATTACATAATTACAAATGCGGAAAAAAGAAGATAAAACCCGTTACAAGTCCTTAAACTCATAACGGGAAATCTATCTAAAATATATTATTAAATTCTCTTGCATACCACATTCTTCTTATTTCTTTTACTATCTTCTTTTCATTATTGACATCATTTATTTCTTTATCTGTATAAAGAGTTCTTATAACACGACAAAGTAAATCTTTTGTATCTCCTTGCTTTAATTTATCATAAGTAGTAACACCAATAAATATTTCAGTTAATTTATTTTCTATATTAGTTATAACTTCATCTTCTGTTATTCCTACTAGATTTATAATATTAACTATAGTATCCATCATATCAGGAAAATCTTCATTTACTTCTCTAAAAGTATCAAGTTCATAACTAAGAGTAATTCTTTGAACTATAGCACTGAATGCTGCTATAAAGTCAGAAGCTTCAACTACTACATGAAATCTAGTAAATTCATTTTTATCTTTACTCCAGCTTTCATATGCTTCTTTAGCTTCTATATATTCTTCTGTTACTTTATCAATATGCCACTGTAAGTTATTCTTTCCAAACCAAACTTCTAATACATCAAGTATATCATCTATACCTGAGCTCATTTCTACTTCTTTTCCTTTAAAGAAATAATCTTTTATTAACTTCTCAATAATTCTACTTCTACATTCTAACTTAATAGTTTCCATTAGTTCCTCCTCTAAATAGCCGTAATAAAATAAAGTAAACCCGTTATAGAAAAAATCTATAACGGGAGTACTATTATATTATTAAGTATATTATCCTGCAAGTTTAGCAAATACATCATCAACATTGATTTCTTCAACCATAGTTAGATATGTACCTTTAGAAGCACCAAATATACCACTGTCTATTACTATATGATTTCTGTATTTAGCAAGTAAGCTATGACAGATTTCATTTACTTTAACATTTGATATATCTACTATATTTGCTGTAAACTTAAGTTCTATTTCAGGAACTCCAGGGTTTGAAGCATCAGCATCAAATAAGTTAAATGGAGCACTTAATGGAACCATTAAGAATATTAAGCAACCATAATCTACTCTTGTATAAGTTTTATCTGGTTTAATATAAGCCATTCCAGCACTATGAGAATAGTTATTAAATGGAATACCAGTATCATTATAGTGAGCTCCTCTAGAGTTAGGGTCTGATATAGCATTTATCCAGTGTGCAGTTTGTCTAGTTATAAAGTAACCAGCAAGTTCTGCAGGTATTTGGAAGCTAAGTTCAGTAGTAGGGTTAGATTGGTTAGTAAACATAGGTAAATTCAAGAAGTTATTCTTAAATGTAGGTTTACTTACATCTAATGTTGGGTCTTGGAACCCAGTTACTGCTCTTGTAGTTTCAGTAATGTATCTAAAGTATCCTCTGATACTTTCTTTTAAGAACGCATTTCCAGAGAACATATAGATTTCTGGATATATAGTAGTTAATAGGATAAATTGAGACCTATCAACAAATGTCATTCCAATTTGATATCTTTTAGCATAGTCAAATTGCTCTCCAGATATAACGACATTTCTACCTTTTCCAGGTGTCATCATGTATTGCAAAAACAAACTTCCATCAAAGATAGTTTTTTGAGCTGCAACACCTGACTGAGTTGAATATGTTATTCCTGCCATTTATTTCCCTCCTTATTATTCATCACTAGGAAGAGCTTCCATTTGAAGTCTTGAATGTCTAGAGAAGTTATGTGTAGTAATACCTATAGTACATAATACTACATCTCTTTTAATTTCTTTCTCATGTGTACTTCTTCCTATTGCAATATCTATTTTATTATTGAAGTGTTTTGCATAGTAACTAATATTTCTAGATACTTTTTCTTTAAGTTCAAGTAAGTTATCAGCTGTTAAGTTCATAATCTTATTATCTCTTAAAGTAATATATGCATAACATGTAATGTATCCAAATTGTATCATTGAACCTAAATTCTTAAGTCCACTCATCTTTCCATCAAGAACTGTATGGTCTTCACCTAGATAGAACTGTCTGTCTGATTTTTGAACTAGATAGTTAATACTGTTTCTTGCAAGTTTTTCTTTTTCTAGAGATGTTCTAGGAATACATCTTGCAGAACCAGGAAGCCATCCAACCACTTTAGACCAAGCACCACTTGCAAATGAGTCAGAAACACCTGTAACTAAGTAAGAAAGTAAACTTCCACCAGTTACCCAGTTATAAGTAGGAGACCAGTTTACAGGAGTGTCTGTATCTGGTTCTATAAGTGTTCCATAACCAATAAGAGCCCAAGTATTTGTGTTATTAGCAAGTCCAGCTCTTGATATTTGCCATCCTTCTTTCCACTTTATGATATTATCCATAGTAGAATACTCAGGTGTACATTCAGGAGTTCTTATATAAACACAATCTGGTCTTGAACCTTCAAATGATATTCTTCCTTCTTGATATCTTACGAATTGGTCCATAACTTCTTGTACAGCAACTGGATATCCTTCTCCTAATAATAAGAAAGCAGGAGTAATTGCTGGGTCTAGTAAGTCTTTATCTATGATATCAGAACCATCATAACATTGCATAAATAATTCTTGAAGTATTTTCTTCTTAGGAGCAACCTTAGTTCCTCCAGAACCATCTGGTAATTCAAGAGGTTTATTGAATGGATGTTGTGTCATATCTTTTGGTTGCCATTCAATATTCCAATCCCAGTGATGTTTTCTTAGAAGTTTTATAAGGTCTCCACTATCTCCTCCTCCAAATGATATATTAGGACTCATATAGTATCCATCAAATATGATATTATCTGCAAATCCTTTATCACAAGGAGATACTCTTGCAAATGGAGAAGAGAATAAATCTTCAGGGTCAGTATCAAATCTTCTAAAGAAAGCAAAGTATTTTATAAGCTTATCATACATATCACAACCAGTAACAGCGTTTGCTTCCCAAGTAAAATCAGGAATATGAGCTTTAATACCATTTACTATTCCAGCTTTGATTTTTCTTTCTATTTCTTTAAATCCATCAGCATAATCCATTTCTTGACTTCTTGTATGTCCTACTGGATAGAACATTTGAACAGACTCAGTATTAGTTAAGTCTTCACGACAAGAAGTTAAAGCATTTGCTCCAAATATATATTGAACCTTATTAGTATGGTCAGTATAGTCAAAGTTAGCAAAGTTAAAGTCGTACATTATTTCTCCACCATCCATAATAGATAGTTTTTGTAATAAGACTTTCTTTTCTTCAAGTCTTTCTTTTTCTGACACTAAATCAGTAATTATAGCTCTATACTTATTAGCATAAGCATTTCTTCCATTGAATATTAATCCATATAATACAAGTCTACCTTTATCATCAGCAGATATAGTATCACCAGAAGTCATATTATACTTATTAAGTTCTGGAGATAAACTTAAAAGCTTATCTAAATCAGTATCTTTAGTAATACCTTTTATAAAGCTTTGCTTAAATCCCATTTCAAAAGTATCAAATTCTATTTCATAAGAACTTTCAGCTGGGTCAATATCATCTCTTGTATCAAAGTCAGCTTTCTTTTGAGTATCTCCAGCGTCTCCGTTAAGCCATATCATAGCAAGTTTATTAGGATTAGCAAGTGTTTTACGAACATAAATCTTTCTCTTTTTAGGAGATTTCTTAAATTCAAATTCTACTGTAAAGTTAGCATGTGTAGCAGCAGGGTCAGCTACGTTTACTACGAATACTCCCCAACCAGCTTTTAATGCTCCTTCTATAAGAGAAGGATTTGGTCCATAAAGAATAGGGTTTGCTCCAGGATATAACTTTCTATAAAGTTTATATGCATTATTTCCAGTAAAATGTATTCTTTTATCTGTTACACCTTGAGGGAAATATGTTACTAAATATAAGTTATAACCTTGTATTAAAGGATATTCAATATCCCTTACACTCTTATCAACACGAGTAAGTACAGTGCTTGACTCAACTGATGCGTTGAATGGAGAAGTAATTAAGGGTGTTGAATAAGAAAAGTTATCTGTTTTCATATTTTTATTCCTCCTTTTAAATTATATTATGTCTTTTAAAGACAATTTTAAACATCACCAGTTGTTTTGGGTCAAATCAACTATACCTTTAATACTAGTTGAAAATATGGACAAATTTATGATTAAAATTTAAGGAGGAAATAAGATGAAGTACGAACTTATAGGTAATTATATTACAAAATCTTACTTAGAAAAAAGAAATAAAGAAAGAGCTTCTTCACCTAATGGTGTGTATACAGAAGAACCTGTTTCTAACTTCTTTAAGATGAAAGATAATATTACTATTAATGCTCTAGACGACATAATAGAAAGCTCAAGACTTGTATATGGACCTAACGGAGGTCTTTATGGAGAAAGTATAGGTTCTTTAGAGATACAAGATGTTACTGATGATATGATATTTATGAAGTCTAAAGATGGACATAACTATCTTTCTAATCAAAGATATGATAACTCTGTAGATGATGCTGTTCTTACTATGATTAAAGGATATACAAATTTTATAGCTGAGTTTAGAAATAAGAAATCATCAAAAGATGGTACAACTTCCCTTGCAATTCTTTCTGCTCTTATGGCAAAGAATATGCTTATGACAAGAGTGGTTAATGATGCTGATGAAGATAAGTTTATGAGAGTACCTCTTTCTATAGAAAATGCTGTATATCAAGCTATTTATAATGTAGGAATGGAGCTTGTAGATAAAAATAGATTTAAATGTTATGACTCAGAAAAAAGAGAATATCTTCCTAATGGATTTGATTTAGCTCTTAAAGCTATTTCAACTACTGTTGATAATAACTACCAAATACTTGGTGAGTTTAAAAGAATAATGGAAACTAATATTAAGCTTAAAGAAGATTTATCTCAAGCATTCTTAGCTGATTTAACTTATAGAAAAGGTGACCCAAGCTTAGAAATTGAACTTAAATCTGGTATTAATATGAGAGCAGAACCAATAGATAACTCATTTACATCATATCCAGATATGGTATGTCCTACATTTATATTCCAAGGAGCAGTGTCTCCTAAGAATGTAAATATATTTGAAAAGACTTTAAATGATTGGTTATATCATTTAGTAAATCAAATAGACCCAGAAACAGGATTTTCTTATTTTGACCCTAATAATATAAATAAAAAGCTTTATCAACCAGTTATTATACTTACTAGAAAGAATGAAGCTATTCTTAGTATCATAAAAAGAATGTATCAATATGGAATAAGAATAGAAAAGGTTTCTCAACCAGAAGATGGAAAAGCTCCAGTTAATTCTATTAAACCTTTATTCTTATTCTTATCTACAGAAGATGTATTTACTGATAGATATGAAGATATAAAGAAAATACTATCTGAAACTATAATAAATATTAATGATATAGATAGATTTATTACAACTCAACTTAAAGAAAGAGGAGTAGCATTTAAAGATGGACTTGGTAGAAATATAGATAAGGCATTTGCTTTAAGCGATTATAGCTTACCTGAAAGTGTATTTCCTACTATTAATTTAGAAGAAATGAAAGCATTTAAATTAGCTGAACTTACTTATACTCAACCTTGGGATATAGCAAAAGGAGAAGAAAACTATGAAGCTGGTTCTAAAGTAGTAATTTCTGAAACTTCTGAAGGTGCTGTATATGATGGAGACAAACATGTTATGATTTCTTCTTATGATGGAAATAGTTTATATGTATCTCCTCTTAATGATGAGCAAACTAATAGAATGATAAATATTAAAATAGAGCTTCAAAAAGCAGTAGATGATAGTAAATCAACTCTTTCTATAGATGAATATTTCTTAAGAAGAGTAGAAGCTTTATCTTCTGTAAGCATTTACCCTGTAATATACTCAAGAACTTCTGATGAAGCAAATCTTTTTAAAACCATGTATGAGGATGCTCTTGGTGTATTTATATCTACACATGTATACGGAGTAATGCCTGGTGGAAATATATCATTTATTAAATTTGCAGATGAATTTAGAGCTAAAGTGGAAGAAAGCCTAGATAGCTATTTTGGAAAAACTATTCCTAACTACAGCAAAGAACATAGATACCATAAATTCTATAGAACATTCGTAGATAGTATTTTATCTGCTTATGAAGAATTATTTATTGCTTTATTTATAGATAGAAAAGAAGGAATTGATAAGTTAGATTTACTTAAAGATTTTATTAAAGAATATCCTAATGAATTTATAAAAGGATATGACTTAGTAAGAGATGAAATAAACTCTGAAGTATTTGAAGCAGCTCAAACTACAGTTGATAACTTCTATGCAGCACTATCTTTTACTAAAGATATACTTGACTTAAAAGCACTTAAATTCAAAAGAGGACATGGAGCTAATCAATTTGGTTATAGAATAGTAGATGGGGGACCTTTCCATAAGAGAAATAAAGAATTAAACTAAAGGAGGTAATATTATGTCTGATAAAGTGATGGGTTATCCTAATTTAGAAAGTTTCATAGAAGTAATGAAAGAAAGAAATAAAATATTAGGTGATATAATGGCAAGTAAACCTAAAAGAAAATCAACACAACTGGAAGCTATTGCAAGAATAAGTGATTGGATAGGAGTATCACCAACTATACTTATAGGAGTTCCAATTCCTGACTTTGAAGTTAAATTTAAAACAGTTCCATTTGAAGTAGGTAAACTTACTACAAAAGAAAAGATTGGGTCTTTTATAAACCCTGAATTTCAAAATAGAAAAGTATTACCAGATGTTGGTAAAGGTAATTTTAAAAGTGTATTGGATATAATTATGGGTGATTATTTAAAATATAGAATTAAAAAGGAGTAAACTTATGTTAAGTAATATAAGAGTATTCAATGGTAGTTTCTATAGAATAGACCCTTTAAAAAGAGTTAGTAAAAAAGAAATACTATTTTTAATACATAAACCAAGATATTACAAAAATCTTCCAAAAAAATTAAGAACTAAGAAGCTAGGATTAAGTATTATTAATTATTTTGGAAAAAAGGTATTTGGTAGTAAATATAAATATAAAGGAGGAAAATAATGGGAAAAACACTTTCTAAAAGAAGTCTGGATAATCTAGTAGATGTACATCCAGACCTTATTAAAATTATCAATAAAGCTCTTTCTTATGGTACAGTAGATTTCTCTGTTATACAAGGAAAGAGAAGTATTGAGCAACATCTAAAAAATCTTGCAAAAGGTGTATCAAAGATATCTATGAGTAAACACTGTTATGACCCTAGTGCTGCATTTGACTTTATTCCTTATCCTTTTACAGGTTGGAATGATGCTAAAGCATTTAATGCAGTAGCAAAAGAACTTGTAAGAGCTGGTAAAGAGTTAGGTATTAAATCTCGTTCAGGTGGAGATTGGAACATGGACGGAGATTTTACTAATGAAAGATTTTATGATGGTGGACACTTTGAACTTATTCAACCTTATAATAAACCAGTTCCAGTAGTTCCAGTTGTACCAAAAGGAGGAAATAAATAATGTCTTATATAATAGATAGTAAAACAGGAAATTCACAAGTATTTCAAGGATTAACTGTTCTTATGCAACCATTTAATCTTGATGATGAAGCTAAAATACTTCAAAATGCAGCTGATAAGAATACTTATATAGCAAATCTTAAAGATGATTTAGCAGCAAAAGGACATGATGTACTTACTATAGTAGACTATCTTGATATAGATAAGATGGTAGAACTTAGTGATGGTACTAATGAAGCAATGCAAGCAATACAACTTGCAATACAAACATATGCACAAGCAAAAGCATTTCATATGATTGGTATTAGAACTAATTGGAATGATATGATTAATGCAACTAAAGCTGCTATCCGTGGATATGAAGTAGGAAGAGAAGTAATTACAAGACTTTATGAAGAGTTTAAAACTATGATTTCTACTAATTTAGAAGGTTCTGATGATGGGTTTGAAGAAGTTTTATTTAAATCAGCAAAAGAAATATGTGGTGAATTCTTAGGATGGAATAAATACTGTGCTATACATGGAATTGAATTTAATCCTGAGAAACCAGATGTTCCTGTAGAAATGGAAGAAGAATATAATGATTGGGTAGATGGTGAAATAGATTTAGCTTTAGAAGCTTTATACAAAAAACCAAGCTCTACTTATTTTCCAGCACCAATAGGACTTAAAGCATTGCAAGATAAATTAAGAGAAGTATCTCCTATACAAGATAGAGAATATGCTGATACAGTGGATATGAACCTTATTATAGACCAACATGGTCCACAAAAAGCAGCTGAAGTAATTGGTAAATGGAAACTTCCTCAAGAAGTATATCAAGAAATATCAGAACTTTGGAAATATGCATTTAGAAGCAATATACTTGCTATTCTAAATCCAAGTAGTACACCAGAAGAAGCACAAGACGGAAACCATGATACTCCATTTTTTGCATCTGTAACATTACCTGAAATACTTTATAATATTTTATGTACTGTTTCAGGTGAAATAAGAGATAGTAAAGCAGAAGAAGGTAAACTTCCTGAGCTTTCTTTCGGCTCTCAATATATAGTAGACTTAGTTCGTCAAGTTATTGAAGAACTAATACTTAATACAGAAGATGAAGTTAAAGTAACTGAAAGCTTTGCTTATTCTTATTTAAGCTTATTTAGAATGTTTATACCTGAACATGTATCTAAATCAGCTCTTGTAAGATATTCAACTTCTACTTGGGCTTTAGGAACACAAGCAACACACATACTTATGAAACTTAATGATAATGAACCTATTCCAAATGGAGTATATGGAACTGTACCACAAACTGAAACTGAAGAAGGAGATAAAGATGGAGATAAATAAAGTGGAAACTGTACAAACAGAAGAACCTAAAGAAAAACTTACAGAAAGAAAGTCTTGGAAAGATGTTATTGCTAAATCAAAAGGAATTATTGAAGAAACTAAAGCTGTTGAAAATAATAATCCTTGGGATGAAAAGTTTGATAAAAGAGATGAAGTAGCAAAGAAAATACAAGCTTTCTTTAATTTAAAGCTTTTAGATGTGAATAAAGACCCAATCATTGAAGAAATGATGAAAAATAATACTTTCTTAGTAGAAAGAGAAGTAGGAGTTAGACTTCCAGATAAAAATGGAAATAGAAATACTCAAAAGCAATATGTAAGAAAGAGATTTCTTGATTACAGAAAAATAATTCCTAATGAAGTATTTGCTGAAATAGCTGTTTCTTTAAAGAATAGAATATTTAATATTGAACATGAAATTGAAATGTTTGAAAATAGACTTAAAGATGTAACTAAAGAATATCAACAGCTTAAACAAAAATATACAAATATGAGCAAACATTATGTAGATGAAAAAGGAGTAGAACTACTTCCTCAAGATTTAGATAATAATGAAGAATTTGTAAAGCTTAAAACTGAAGTTAGTAAACATGAAGAGCTTATTACTGTACTAAAAGATAGAATAAGAAATATGAAAATAATGGTAATGGATGTAAAAGATGTAAAGAATTCTGTAGAAAGTCATGATATTGCTGTTACAGAACCTATAATTGCATCTAGAATACTTCTAAATATGATTGCAGTATTCTCTCATGATGAAAATCTTGATGAGAAAACTAAAGAAATATTTAATGATGAAAAATTAAATCAAGAAGCAACTGAAGAAAATATTAAAAGAGTTATAGATGTAAACTCTGTAGATAGTATGAATGTTGAATATCTTAATATGAAGGAGCAAGAAGCATTTAAAGATAGTCTTGTAAATGAATTATTTGAAGAATACTTTACTCCTGAAGGAATTAAAGATATTAATGAACTTATAGAAGAAGGAGCAAAACTTAACTGTAAATCAGATATCCAAAAAGAAATAGTTCAACATTTATATGAAAACCCAAATTCATCTGAAGATGAGTTAGGAGCTCTTATAAGAAAGAAAGATGAAAATGGAGTTCAAATTCCAATATCTCAAGAATTCTTAAATGGAATTCCTGTACTTTTAACACTTATTGAGCAATATACATTTAATGGAGAAATCTATAATGCAGTTAAATCTATGGAAGCTTTTAATGGAGGACTTGGAGAAATCTATTTCCCTATATATAAGAATACTCTAGAACCACTTGCAGATGGACTTTTCCCTAATATAGAAAGCAAAGATAAGAAAAGAATGTTACTTTTATATCTTGCAATATCTTGCTTTAAAATAAATACTATTCCATTACTATTTATGTTACTTACTAAAGTAAATAAAGTAGAAGTAAAAGAAGAAAATAAATAAGGAGGTATACTTGTGTTGGACGATAAGAAAAGAATAGAACTTGCAAAAAGATTAATAAATGCACTTAAAAGTCAACTTAGTTTTATAAAGAATAGTAAACATTATGGGACTAATTTTAAAAATTATTATAAAAACTCAACTCTATCTAAGATAAAGTTTATAAACTATCTTCTTGATAAAACTACATTCTTTGAAATGAGTAAGTTTTTTAAAGACATAGTTACACAATGTAGTATAGATATCTATTATAAATTCAATGATGTTAATTATAAAGCATCATTTAAAAATAACTATAAAAATTTATTTATAAATGATATAGATGAGAGAATATTTGAAGCTGAATTCTTATTATTCTTAGATAAAGTAAGTAATTCTTTAGTAGATATTAATAGTATAGAAAGTGTAGATGTAAGGTCATCTTTTGAAAGTTCTCCTGATATAAACTATATTATAACTATACCAGAATATCCTAAATCTGATAAAGAGGAAGAAACTCCTAAGATAGAAATGGTAGATGAAGAACTTACGAAGAAAATAGAAAAGGTTCGTGAGCATAGAAAACAAGTAATATCTGAAGTAAGAGAAAACTTAAAAGTGTTAATAAATGATACTGATAGTAATATTCTATCTATGTTAGGAGTATTTAATGAAGATATTAAGCAAGATATTCATATAAAACTTGCAATACTTGATGCATGTGAGAGATTATTCACTTCTTTTTATCATGAGAAATGTGATAGAATAAATGTAAAGTTTTACTATACTCCAAGAGGACACAAAGGTAGATATTTTTCTGAAACTACATTCTATAATGATATATTTGATATTGATTTATATGATGAACACTCAGAACTTAAATCTGGAGCATTCTATCTTAAAATGATTGATGTTATAAGAAGTCTTAGTAGTATAAAGTTAGTTCCTTTAGAATTAAAAATATCATTTGAAAATGGATTATCTAAAGATATAGATATTTGTACTTATGATTTGACAAATGGTTCTATTATAAATGGTAATAAATAGATAAATATAAATAATTAAGTGTATCAAATCTTAATAATAAAAGGAGGTGCACTTAATTATGGATGAAAATATTGTATTATGGTTAGGAATGGTTATAGTAGTTGTAGCTTTTATAATAGCAAGTAGTGTCGAAGCTAATGGTAAAGAAAAGAAACATGAAAGCTATAAGATAAAAGGAAGTTTAAGTAAAAGTGTTCCAATGGAAAACTTATTACTTAATAAGGATTACAACATTCCTACTGATGAAATAGTTAATCCTATTACAGAAAAGAAGATGCCTAAAAAACCACCAGTACCTTCCAAATATGTAGAAGATAAAAAAGTTAATAAGCGTTCTAAAATTCATTTAAAGACTGTCTATATCCCAAAATCTCCCAAGAAAGACATAGATAGAATATGTCAAAGTATAGTCGATAAAGAATATAAGAATGGTTATATAATCAATGATATCAATACGCAGATGGATAGTACTGGTGGTATCTATTTATTTTTAAGGTTTGTCAGATTTTAATTAAAAAGGAGAGATTTATTATGAATTCAGATTTAATTGCAAAACATGCGGAAGTTATGAAAAAGGCAAATGAGTATCTAAAAACTAATGATATTAGTGTAGTAGAACATAATAAGAGACTTATGAATATCTATCTTACTATGCTTAGTTTAGTATGCTCAGGAAAGTTAAATGGTATTGATTTATTAAGATTTAATTACTTTTACTGTAAAGTAGATAAATCAGAAAAGAAAAAAGAACTTAATGTTGGAAACTTATTTAAGTCTACTTATACAGTAGATGAAACTGTAACTAATCTTATAAACTTAGTTGAAAGAACTCCAAAAGATTTCTTTGAAGATGAAGCACCTTATCGTATTATAGTTGAAGCAGCATTAAGTCTTAACTCTTTTGTAGAAATACTAAGATATGAGTTTAGTGATGATATAGAAGACTTTGTTATAAGTAAAAATGAAAGAGCTATATTTGAAATAGAAAAGGAATATAAACCTGTTCAATTTGCAAGTATAAGAGAAATACTTGGAAACACTACTATAACTAAAATTATGGAAGTAGATAAAGCTCCAGTTAAAAAATCAGAAAAAGAAGAAAAACTTGAAGAATTAGAATTTAGTAAAGCTAAATTATTAACTGAATTTAGAGAAGAATTAGGAGCAAATAATGATAGATATAGACTTAATGAAAGCTGTTATAATATGTTATTAAACTTCTATAAAGTTTTACCTACAGATAAATTAAATGATATTAAAACTGTTATGTTTAAGTATTATTATGTAGAACCAAAAAGAGCAAAAAGAACAGTTCATTTCTTAATAGAAAATCCATTTAGAAGTGAATTACCAGCTAAATGTATATTTAGTTTATTTAGACAGTTTGTAGCAAGTATACATAAATCTATATTTACAGATATAGACCCATATCTAATTACTCTAGAAGCTTGTGAAGAAGATAAAGGTTCTTTAGTTGAAATGATAAAGTATGTTTATGATGAACATCTTGAAAGATTTATAACTTATGCTAATCAACAAACTTTAGCTGAAATTGCAGTGGGAGATAAAGATATGTGTCACATGCAAAGAACATTAAAAACTTTAGAAGAAATAAAAGAAACTGTAAAAACTGCTTCTTCTGAAATTTCTTGTGGTTGTAATAGAGAACATGGTAATTTATTACCAATTAATGAAAAAGAACTATCTGACTTTAAATCAAGAGCATTAGATGATATCTATAGTAACTATAGAGCTATTCTAGACTATGGAAGTCCATTTGAATATGAAAGAAAACTTATTGAAAACAGAATAGCATTTTTAAATGATTTTAAACATATGATTGAAAATGTTAGTATAACATCTAATGATAGTATATCTGTTGAAGTTACTTCTATATATGAAAATGAAGATACTACTACTTATAAAACAGATGCTCCTATATTTAATATATTTAGTGATGATATTAAAGTTGGATATGATGTATATGGAGTACTTTTAACTAAATTTATAAATGAAGTAGTACCTAATCCATTAGTACAACCAGTTAAAATGTTTGTATACATATGTGAAAAAGAAGAACCTAATTTCTTAAATGGATATTCTAAAAATACTATAACTGAAAAAGAAGCTTTATACTTTGTAAAAAGAGATAATGAATGGGTTCATCATGAAAGTTTAAAATATGGACCAATGAAAGGAGATAAATAATATGCTTAATACATGTGATGTAATAAATGAACTTATAAAGGATACAACTAAGCTTATAGCAACAGCTGATATAACTGGATTTGGTGTAGGTTATGCAAGACTTGATAATATAATAAGAAGACAGCTTTCTAGAAAGAAATCAATTCTAGAATTTCTTGCTAATAAAACAGATATATGTGCAATGGATGTACCTAGTTCTTTAGTAAGAGAGTTTCATATAATATTTGATATTAGAGAATTTGATGGAAGCATTAAGCAAAAAGAATATCTTTTAGATAAATCAATTATATCTTCAGAAGGATTTGAAAATAAAGATAATGAAAGAAAAAGTGTATTCAAATCAGATTTATCTAACACAACTGATTTTATTGCAGATGATTTAGATGAGTTAGAAATTAAAAATATAATAGATGTAAATATAATTGCAATATTTCCAGTATTAGTAAGAAAGGGGAATTAGTATGTATGTAGATAGTGTTGAAGGTTTAGATATTGCAATACAAGAAGCTAGAGAAACTCATATAAATAAATTATCAAATGTTTATAGTTCAATAGCTACAAAAGTATTCGATATAGTAAATGAAGCAAATATTAAATCATGTGAATATCCAACTGAGAATGAAAAGAAATCTATATTTTTAAATAATATAAAAACTTTTCTAATAAAAGCACCAGTAATAAATAAATTAGATGATATGGCACTTGATATACATTATTCTAATACTGAAGAAGAAAAAGGAAGAACTGTAACTTTAAAAGGTTCTGATATTCCTAATATTTTTACAGATAACATGAATGGATACATAAATAGAGTGTATGAATTTATAGATATGTGTTTTACATGTACAACTGATGAGAAACCTACTACTATAGTATTTCAAAAAGATGAAGATTTGCTAAGTATACTTTATTTATCAGAAAAAGAAAATATTTGGAAATATAATAAAATTGAAACATTTAAAGCTGGAGAATAAAGGAGGAATTATGTTAGATAATAATAAAAGACAGGAATTAGCAGTAAAGCTTATAATTTATTATGGAAAATTAGTACATATTCTTAGTCTAGAGTCATCTACAGTAGGAATAAAAGATGATACAGCACTTACTAAACTAAGAACTAAAATAAGTTTCTTAGATGGTATCAAAGGATTTCTTGCAAAAGAAAGAATACATCTTCAACCTAATGATGGTAAAAAGTTTAATGCTATAGTCAGAACTTATTTCCAAGTTAAAGAATACAATAGTAAATCATTATTAGCAAAAGGTGGATGGGAAGAACTTCCTCAAATTAAAAAGATATTATCAGATGATATATCTGAAAATGACTATATTCAATACTTATATGAATTTACAGAAAAAGCATGTGAAGATGGAGCTCCTGTAAATTTAAATATAATAATTGAAATAGAAAAAAGAAATGATGAAGGTATTCTTATGTCTTTAGAAAAGATAGATAAATTCTATCTTTCTAGAAAAGATGATGGAACTTGGATATATACAGAAAGAATTGAGCATGAAGCTGGGAGTTTATAATTATAATATGGATGATATTAAAGAAGCTATGAAAATACTTATAGATAAATATAAACCACATATAAAAGAAATCTATTCTTATACATATGAAGAAGACTTAAAAAGAGACATTCCTATGATAGTAGATAGAAAAGTGCATAATCCATTTAAAGTAGTGTCATCTATAGAAGAATTAACAGGAATAAAAGAATAATAAAAAATAAACCAACAGGGATTAATTTCCTTGTTGGTTTTTAATTTATTTTTTTCCGCATTTTTTTCTTCGTAACTTCTTCTAAGAAAAAAGAAAAAAAGAATAAGCTCATTAAGAACCTATTCTTTTTGAAATCATTCAGATTTCAGGTGTTTCAACTACTTGGTGTTTTAATGCTTCTTGTTTCATACCTTGTTTTTTTCCAAGATAATAAGCTCCTACAATTACTCCTCCTACAACTGTCCATTTAGCAATTCCTTTCCAGTTGATATTGAACCCTTCAGTTTCTTTTTGATTAGTCATTTTAAATCACTCCTTTTAATTTATATTTATTAGTAATATTTGATTATTACACTTTATTATATATACCTGATTTTTACATAAGAAACCCTCCAAATTCAAACAAATTTCCATGTTTATTTAATAAAAATTGCAATTAAAAAGGAGGCAAATTAAGTATGAATTTAAAAGGACTTGAGAGATACTTTCCTCAAATATACTCTAAGATATGTGCTTATGCTGTAGAGAATAGAAACGAGCCAGTTCTTATAAATAGATATACTATTGATTGGAAAGGTGATATTTTTGATACTGCCAATATAGAAACTGAATTACATAAAGACTTAATAGAAGATTTAAAGAACTTTAATCTTTATGATGATATAGTAGCTAATACAGATAAGTTCGTTATACTTCCAGATATATTTTCATCAAGACCTCTTCCTATTAATATGAGAGTTACAGAGAGATATGATGAAAATAAGAAAAGAATAGTTATTATTAATAATATTCTTTTTTCTGTAGTTGAGCAAAATATGACACATTATTCATATAATCATAATGGATACTATTACTATTTCTACAAAGACGCAGAGTCACAAAATATGTTTTCATTAGGAAACTCTATAGAAGTAATAGGTTTAAGAGATAGTTTCTTTGATTTAGAACCAGATATATCTACTACTCCAATAATAGATGATAATAGTTATTGGTTACCTCTTGATATAAATGTAGATATTCCTACAGATATTAATATTCCAAGAGTTGATATAATAATAAATCGTCCTTATTTTAAATATAAAATAAAAGCAAAAAATAATGAAGGTAAATATGAAGAACTTCCGGGGATAAAATCTGTATCAAATGATGCTTGGACTTCTCCTAAAATGCTTTCTGTTTTGCTTAAAGGAGATTATATACATAACCCAAATGCAATAATGTCTAGTTCTGCTATAATAAAGTTTAAAGATAATACTTGGATACATGAAAAACTTGATATTAAACAAGCTGGAACTTATTTAGAAAAGATAGATAAACACTCTATTAAAGTTCTAAATACTACTAATGTAGATGAGATTATAATATTTTATACAAATCATACAAGAGAGAACTATTCTATGGTAGATAGTGTTTATTATAAATGTATAGATACAAATCCATACTATTATACTAAACTTAAAGGAAGTCAAAAAGATACTACTAGATTATATGAATACATATATGAAACTAAACCTACAGTACCAGAACTAATAGAATATGGATATAAGTATGATGCAGACATACTTAAAATAATAGAAGATTTCTTTAGAATGAAATATAGTATTAATTTTGATGAAATTAAACTTACTTATGAAACTAAATCAAATGATATAACATATGAACCAAAACTTGAAGTTCCAGTAGTTAATATGCTTAAACTTCATCCAATAGTATTTATAAATGGTAAGCTTTTCTATTATCCAAATTACATAAGAAAAGTAGATGATGTAGATTATATTTATATTAATGTAAGAGATTTACTTAATTTCCTTAATATAAATATACCAAAACTTACATTTACTTCATCTAAAGTAAAGACTATAGAAAATGTAACTATGTTACTTAAGGATAAAATAGATGCTATTGATATAGTATTTACACAAAATTATAAACTTATAGATAAATACACTACTCCAGTTATATATAGAGAACCTTTAACTAAGTATCTTATATGTGACGAATATGGAGAAACTAAACATAAAGGAAGATTTACAGGTCTTATGTTTGCAAATGGATACTATACTCCAGAAACATTTGAAATGAACCCAGATAAAACAGTTAAACCTTCTAATATTTTGAGAAGGTTTGATGGTATATCTACTTGGAAAATGGGAGAACTTGATTTTAAACTTACTACTAACCCTACTAAAGATGATACTTGGAAACCTCTTAAAACGACCTATAGTGACGGATATTCTATCTTTCGTGACTTTGGTCGACAAACTCTATTTTATCGTCTTGTAGAGCCTATTAAGGCTATTGTACGGCCTTATTTTGCTGGTTCCTCTCCTATATATTTAGAAAATTCTAAATATATAGCTGGTACTAAGATAACTGAGAACTTCTCCGAATATAATACTATTATGTTTGACTCAGTAGGAACTTATGTACATGGAACTATTCTTTATGGAAATCAAATACTTTATCGTGATATAAGATATGAACATAAGAAAATACCTGATGAAGTAAAAGAAGACATGAGTATGCTTATAAATTTAGAGGCTTATAATAAGAAATATGGTTTAGATGCAAGAATAGATTACAATAGACTTTCACATGAAGCTTTTAATGTAGGTCGTTATAATGATAAAACTACTACTAACTATCCAGATATATTACTTCTTCTTAAGAATGGAGAAGAAGAACTAACTGGAGAAGATATAGTATTACAAGAACCTAAGACTATGTTATTTAATAAGGTTATGATAAGATATTACTATTCTAATATAGGAATGCCTTATAAGAATAATGAGTTTAATACTGAAATAGCACCACTTGGAGGAACTTGGATTAAAAATGATGGAGTTTTAGGAACTTTAACTACAGAAGAAGAGAAAATGCTAGAACCTTTAAATAAAGAAGATGCATTAAATCATAGACTTTTATCAGAAAAGGTTTGGTATGAGTTAATAAGTAATCAGAATAGATATAAAACTTCTCCAGATAAAGAGATAGTTATGTTTAATAAAGATATAGTAAATAGTTCTAAATCATATAACTTAGACTATGATGAAATGATTGACTACTATCTTGGAAATAAAGTAAGTCTTTCTGGAATGCTTAATATAGTAACGAAAGGAGTGAATTAAATGAGTTGGTATTCTCTTAAAGGAAATGATGTACATAAAGTAAATAATATTATATCTGGTGGTAGAATAATGAAAGAGAAGTCTACTATCTTTAGATTTAGTGTAACTATAAGATTTCCTTATGAAATAGATAGTAACGGAGACAAGATACCAAAAGATTATATGTTTGACTTTGTACATGATTTTGGTATTCTAGATACTAATCAACTTAAGAAAACATATAGAATAGATTGGGGTGACTCTACTAAGAATATAGTAGGGTCTACTCCTCTTAAACACAGATATGTAAGTACAAGAATGGCAAATAATCTCTATAAAACATTTACTGTTAAAATAGTATCTGATATACTTCCAGTTCTTACAAATAAAGTAACTTCTTCTAATAATGAAGCTGAGATAGTATTTGGAATGGTAGTAAATGAAGGAGATTTTATATTTAGTAAACATAAATTTGAATATAAAGGAGTTTGATAATAATGGCAAAGCAAATTGATACTACAGTTGAAATAGAAAGAGCCTATATAAAAGACCAGATTACTTATCAAAAAGTAAGAAATAAGAAAACTACTTATTTTTATACTATATATGTTGGAGCAGTTAAAAATGGAAAATTTGCTATAGCTCTTGTCTATCCATTTAACTACAATGCTACTCCTTGGGCAAGTGAAAAACCTTACTTTGATATATCTTGGGGAGATGGAACTGAGACTGTAATTAAAGATGAATATGTGGATATGTTTAGTTTTCATTATGATAAATTTAAACCCTATGTATCTAATAATGATATAAAAGATATAAAGATATTTCCAGTACCAGAAAAGAGTAAAAAACCCGGAAAGAAACTACTATATCATGAGTATAATATTAGACCTGATGGAAAATTTGAAGCAAATGGTGCTTATAGTCTAAAACTGACTATTGAGAGTGATGAGATAGTAATACCTATTTCGTTAGACCCAGATGCTATAGAAAGTATGGCAGGGAGATTTACTAATCCATCTGGAATGAATATTCATCTTCCATATGATGAAACTACTTTTGATAATCATGACTTATATAACAGAAGTAAAAGATTTGAGACAGCTCTATATAATTGCATTAGTTCAACTGCAGTTGCTTTAGGTGGAGAATATCCTCCTAATTTAATAGGTAAACCTACAGAAGAATATAGAGATGATTTTAGTAGAGTTTTTGAAAGAGGAATATATCACCCACTAGATCAAAAAATTATACATACAAAAAATGGAACTGATGGTATAGATAGTGATATAATATCTACTATAAATACAAATGCTAAAACTGACATCCCAGATTATAAGTCACCCGGCTCTATGAGTATGTATGCACTTGCAGGTAATAATAGATTTATAAATAAGGAATTACTAGAAAGTATAGGAACTCCAAATCAACATCCTATACCAATACAAGCTTATTTATGTTCTGGTTCTCCTAATATAGAGAGTGACTATTATTTAAATATTCTTAAAAGGTCATATGGAATAAAGGTAAATCCTCTTCTTACACCAGCACTTATAAATAAAGGGATACACATTAATAATAGTATACTAAGAGTGGCTGTAATAACTGGTAATAACACGGATAATGTGGTTCAAACAGTAATGAACCCATATCGTAGTATATGTAAAATATATCCTAATTCAGATGGTGAATATAAGCTATTTTCTAATATAGACAGTGATGAGATTTGGGGGTTTTTCTGTAACTTCTATTCAGATTGGAGATATTTAGATATGGATAATACTACACATATAACTTCTCCTTGGTTATATGATGTTAATTCATTAGATAAATTATTTAAATCAATACCTCCAACAGTTAGAGCTATGAGATGTATATGTAAAGTTGAGCAGTGGTATGTAGATGATAAATTGTATGGAGTTAGAAATGAACATAGGTTACTAGATGCAATTCCTAAAACTGTAGAAGAAATAGAAAACCTTATCGTTTTCTCTAACATTGAATTCTATAAGAAAGGTTTTAGAGTATATAGAGATAAATATGAATATGATGAAACAGAAGCTTATAATGGTGGATTTAGAATGCTTCCTTTTGATAATGATGATGGAGTTTCTACTAAATATAAAAACTCTCATCTTAAAGTTATTAAAAATATGGTATTCTGTTGTGATTTATATCCTGAACCTTTAAGACTTAGTGATAATACTTGGACTACTAACTTTGATGGAGTTTCCATTCTTTATGGATTTAATAACTTAGAGAAAGTGGATGGTGTATTTACCTACTGTAGATTTAAAGATACTGGATATATGAGAATAAGAGATATATGTCAAAGACCTCAAAGAGATAAATATGAAAACCCTGATGAAATAGAGTTTAAGCAAATAGAGCTTTCTAGAGTAATGCATTGGTGTGATGTTATAAATGAGTTAAGTGAAGATGGAGACACAAACGAACATGCTTTAAATCCATTTAATGGATATATGGTTAAAAAGCAAAGAAGTTCTTGGAATATAACTCCAAATTATAAAATGAGAGACTTCTTTAATAAGATGAATAACGAAACATCTTTTAATCCAGATAAAATGCCTACTTTTATATTTGGAAAGCAAGAGAATGATGCTGACTTAAAGCATATGTGTCTTGGATTTTTGTTCTTAGAAAGAAAATCTTATCCAAATGATAGACTTGGCGGAATAATAGATCAAACACCTATATTTAAAAGTGTAACTGATTTTGCACATGGATATATGATGAGTTATAGTTATATAAATTGTGAAGTTCCTGACATGACCACAAAGACTGTTAAGATAGATGGATATGTACAGCAGTTCTATAATCATATGATGATACAAAACCTAAGATTAGATGCACATTTTGATTTCTCAAATCCTAGATCTTATTATTTAAGAGACTATGTAACAGGACTTATAAACCCACAATGGATATCTCCTGTTGGATGGATGCTTGTTGGTAAAAGTATACTTGAAAACACTAAGATTAGCCAAGATTTAAAATCAAAAGTTATTAGTAGATATAAGTCTGCAATAGTTGATATGTCTAATATAGAAGGTTTATTTGCAAATATTGGATCACTTGCATGTGATTTAACACCTATGAATGAAATATATGATAGAGACCTATTTTTAGACTTTAATTCAAAAATTTCAGTTAATGGAGTTGTAAAGAGTATTCATATATATTCTAATAGATTTGGACTTTACAGCTATAATGAAGATGACATACTTATAAAATCTGATAAAGATGTTAATATAAAAAGACTTTTCCAAAACGAATGTTACTACGGAAGTCTTGCAACAGATAACTTCTTCCAACCAAAGTCTAAATATAGAGATTGGTTTAATGATGTAACTATCTATAATGGTAATGAACTTAATAAGATTTGGGGATATGAACATGCTCTTAACTACAGTATGACTTCATTTAATCACTATGAGAACTTCACTGGTTCTGATTATAAAGATAGAATTATATCTATGGGATGTCCTAGAGTATCTCCTTATGATATACCTGTATGGACAGATCCTGTAACTAGAGAGTTTGAATATACAAAACTTAATTCTGCTCTTGGTGGAAATAACAGGTTTAAAAGTCCTACAACTTGGGCACATGATGATAATTTACTTAATTGGATATTTCAACCATTACTAGCAGGATACAAATACAGATATCCTACAATTTATACATATTTAGTTGCTCCAAATACAGGAGACTCAAGATATGTATACAGATTTACTATGAATACTCAATATCCAAGAGCACATCAAGGTGCTAATTTCTTACTTACTAAAGGTAAGTTTATAGTAAATACAAGTAACTCATCTAGTAATGCAGACTATGCTTTTGATGGAATGATACTTCATTTTGGACTTAATAAATCCATAGTTCATAAAGATATCAAATTTAACTCTATTAAAGGAATAACTACAAAGAATACAATCGGAGTTATAAAACATAATTGTGATTGGAACTTTAAAGATGAGAATGTAATTGGGTATATACCCACTATAAGTAGACCATTTAATACAGTTGTAGTTGGAGAACCATTTACTAATCTTAAACATGTAATTCCAAAAAGAATAGTTCCAAATCTAGAAGAATTTAACGAAGTTGTTGCTTTGAGAGTAAATGAGTTTAACTCGTATCAAAGATATCCTGGTAGATATAACTCTACTATAGTTCCTAAGGTTGCTTCTACTCCAGCAAGATATCGTAAATTTGATAATATTACATATAAGTTTGATAATGATGTAGAATTTGATGAATTTAATTATCTTCCTCATAATGTAGTTGACTATATATCTGCTATACCAAATGTTTATCAAGATAATTATGATATGATATTCGGTATATCTCATGTAAGAAAGTTATTTCCAGATGATATAAATGTTCATATAAAGAATTTTAAAATGCCTTATGTGGATAATATAGATAAGTTTAAACTTTTAGGAACAGACTTTGCTATAACTAAAGATAATTTCATATTGCAAACAGTTCCACTTAAGTATGCTTTAAATGGAGCAACTATTGATAACTTAGAAGAAGTTAAAAGAAATTGGAATTATAAAGGAACTGCTACTGTATTTAAATCATCTACTATGATAGATGGACCTTTAAATGCTGTTGTAGTTGGAACTTTAAGATGTCCTTATAATATAGATTTAACTGACCCTAAATATAATGTTAGAGTATTTATGATATCTGAGACTGATTGGGGAAGAGAAAAAGTAATAGAAAGTAATTTAATGGTAAACCCTAGAGGAACACCGCCTGTAGAAGTTGGAAATCCTGACTTAGTAGAGTTTTATAAAGTATGTGATACTACCCATAAGTATCCAGAAGGTATAACTGTAAAATGTTTTCAACCACCGCTAAGGTGTATGATTAATTTACCTGAACTTGGCACTAATTATACAAATATGTGGCCACAAAATCGTGTTGATCAGGATTTTTGGAGTGTAGACGATAGACCCGGAAACTATTTATTCCCTAGAAGTAGTTCTGATAATTTTACAGCTACAGAATATGCTTATAATACTGCAGATGAAAACTTCGGAGGTACATCAAGATGGGTAAATCAACTTCCTAAAGAAATACATAAATCTATAGTAGTTCGTAAATATAATGATAGAATTGAATTTGATATAACTAGAAAGGAAGTGGAATTTTCTATTCTAGTACTTGCAGATATACCTCTTTGGCTTGAAGGTTCTGACTATATAACTGGAGAATTCCCTCCATATTCTGATTACTCAGAAAAATATCCTGAGTTTAAAAATGGATTTAACGAAAACTGGTTTAAAACTCAATGTTTTGATAAACAGAAAAAAGGATTTGAAATAGATGATGTTTTCTTAGAACTAGATGACCATATGAGATATACTATGGCTCTTATGCAAATGGATAATAACGACCTTAATATTCCACATAGAGTAAATCCTTATATATTAGAACCTACTACATACAAGGGTCAAACTAAATTTGGAGAAGTTATAACTGCTTATGGTCGTAAATTTCCAATAGTAAACTTTAGATGGACACTTGGGTTTGCTTTTAGCAATCTTCCAAAAACTGTAACAGAAGTCGATGGATTTAACTTTGCTGATACTGTATATGTACCAGATAAATGTGTTCCAGAGCAAATAATTAAGTTCCATTTTTACAAAGAATTTCTAGAACCAAATCAAACTTATAAAGAAGGCATAAAAGATGCTGTAATGTGGTATAATAATCCATTTATGAGTAATAATGTAGAAACTCCTGGTTCGATAGATTACTTTAGTAATATAATGTTATTTACAAGACGTAAAGACAGTCTTTCAAATGGAGCTAGAACACAAATGGAAGAGTATTATGAATGGAGCACAGATAATAAGATTACTCTAGGTCCTATTAATTTTAATGAAGGTTATGGTACATGGAAAAACTCTATAGCATTATATGGAACTAGAAGTGAAACTGGACATCATATGCAACTTACAACACATATAGCACCTGAACCTAACTGGTATGAAATGAGACGTAATTATAATAGTTGGGTAGTAGCAGATAGAAATGTAAAACCAGATGATGTTATTACAGTTAAATGGGTAGTAAGATTTCAAAGTTTATTAGGACTTCCTATTAGTGGACCTCCTGGTTGGTATGATAACAACAAAGCTAATTTAAATCCTTATATATCTGGTGGCAATGGACGCTTTGATATGAGTGAAGATGTTATAACTTATACTGGAAAAGCTAAGGATTTGATAAATTTTGGAGTATTTAATTATTCTAATATACAAAATGCTAGAAATCTTTATAGACAAAATGGACTTCCTACTATAAAATCTATTAGAATTTATAGTGATGTGTATGTATGTCCATCTATAAACTGGGAAAGAGGAATATGGGGAGTATTAAGAGGAACTCTTCCTACTGGAACAGACACAAGGTGTGTTCCTATTCCGCAAAAGTGTACTGAAGGTATATTTTATCGTGATGTAAAACTTCATGGTATAATAACAGGAGAATATGACGGTTCTTTACCAGAAAAACTATTCTGGGGAACAAGAAATGAAAACTTAAGAATACAAGGCTTATATTGCTCTACAAGATATGCTAATCCACATTCTTGGCGTACTCGTAAAACATGTATAAGAAAAGTATTACAAAATAGTACTTCTCAAGGAGACAGATTTCAAATAAATAATCTTGCTAGACTTAAAGAAAGTGGAAAGATAGTTACTGATAACTTCGGACCAACACTTGATAATATATTTATAAGTGATTATGAACATAGGGTGTATAATAGAGTTTCAGGAAATAATATATTTATAAGTGCAAGAGAGCTTAATTCATATGATGGTTCTAGACCACTTGATATATTTCCAATGGTTACATCTGAGCAAGATAGTGATTATAAATCATCTGTTGATTTAATACATAATATAAGTTACAGTCCAATAGATGATGAAACTATAAAGAATGATAGAAGTATGTATCCACCATCTATGTTTTATATGGCTGGATTTGCAGATAGATTTAACTATTTACCAAGTTTTACACTTCAATCATCTGTAAGTGAAGCAGAAAATGAGATAGCTTATTCTCTTGATTTCTCTCGTGGAGCTTTTAGTAATGTACATGATGCATCACCTTTATCTATTCCTCATAAAATAGACGAACTTGATGTGAGTTATCTTGGAGGATTTGCTGATTTATTTGAAGTTTATACAGATGATGTATTTGGTTTTACAGAACCAAATCTTTATAATTTAAACTATCCAATAAATATGCATCCACATCAAGAAGTTGCTTATAATGTATTTAGATACCCAGATTATACAAATGATGGAGGAGTATGGAATAACTATCCTAGACCAAGTTATCAAGCTATGCCTGTATCTTCTTTCTTTGGAAAATGGTTTTTCTTAAATGGAACTATAAGAGTTAAAGATAATTCTGAAGCATATGTATTCTCTGACCATAGAATAGGAAATATAATAGATTTTGATGGTTACTCTCCTCATAGATTTGACCAAACTACATTTGACCAATCTATATATGCAGTTCAACATGAAAATGTAAGAAGAAGTAAAATCTATAAGATAAATAATATATCTCTTAGAATGCCGGGTTCATCTGGATATTTTTATACAGCATCTAATTATCTAAATTCAGATAATAACTACTATAATAGAATAGTAAAAGATAAGCTTGATAGTAATGGATACTATCCATATGTAGTTACAAGTGCTGTTACACATGGAGGTTTTGGTTCTATTGAAAGGTACTCTAGAAGTAGTATTTACTATCCAAGTAGCCTTATATCAGAAACAGTAGGAGCTATAGAAGAAACTGGATATATTCCTATTATGAGTTCTCTTATGAAACTAAACATGCTTAAATCACATAGAGATTTAATATGTAGAACTGATACTGCTTGGTGGAGTACTATTCCTAATGAATGTATGGTCCCACAAGGATATATGAGCAACTGGGCAGTTGCTGATGAAAATACTATGAGATGTCGTGCTTACTATAGAACTAGAGTAGCTAATTTTCCTGATAAAGGAATGATGATAGCACCTAAATGGTATAAAACTCATGGTAATAATGTAAGACTTCCACTTTATGTAGATAGATTTAAATATCTTGAAGATATAAAATCAAATTATGGACTTCTTGTATCTATGGTAACATGTGAACCTAGTAAGAATATGATGTTTAGAATGAATGGAAAAAGAAGGATTAAAGCAAGATATGCAAGAACTAGACCACTTGACTTTGGTAAAGGATGGACTGGTAAAGATTTAGGAAATACAAATCAACCATATGATATACTATATCAAAGAGCAATACCTGGAATAGTTGGAATTTACCACTATGTGAATTCTGCTTATCGTGGTAGAATTACTAATATGAGAAATCTTGTTCATTGGGCATGCTATGGATTTAACTATGGACTTATAGATGATACTGGAATGACACAATATCTTGATATTGGTCGTGAGCTTTTTATTGAAAGTGAAACAGCTAATGCAAGAAATAATATGCTAATTGGATGTCATCCTCATCTTAAAGAAGTAAAGATAATAAATGCTAGTGCTAGTGAGATAAGTGCTAATTACAAAAATTACTATGATGAAGAAAATATAAGTCCAGATGATACTCAAAAACATCTTGAAGCTTCAGAAGCTTTAGGTATATCTATACCAGATGATAGTCAACACCCTAGTTTCTTACAAACAAGTTTTAATTGCTTTATAAAAGAAACACTTCCGTACCAACCATGCCTTACTAAGATAAAGAATATGAGTTCTTCTCCACTTTATCTTACTGTAGGAGAAACAGCACTTACTCATATTCTTAACTATGGACAAAGAGTACTTCATGGACGTAAATATGGAAAAGATGCTGATAACTGGATATGGATTATGGGAGAACAGCAAAAAATAATGAATGTATCAACTAATATGCGTACAGCTATATTCCCTACATATAAAAGAGAAAGATTTATGTGGAATTCACAATTTAATCAAGACCCAGTAAGTCAAATCTCTTCTTATGTAGATGTTATAGTTGATAAAAAATGGGTTGATAGAACTATGTATGCAAGAAAAGATATTCCAAAAGAAAATCAAACTCCTTATCAAGGTATTATGATAAGGGGTATAATGACTGGAGTATGGACAAATCCTGAAACTAACGCTTGGGGTGGAGCACAAGCACCTAGACCAAAAACAGCTAAAAATTATGACTATGCTATAGTAGGAGATACTAATGGTGGATTTGTAAACTATGGACCTAATAAAGGTAGAAGTCTTGAATATGGAATAAATGAAATAGTTAATTTACACTCTAATGGAATAAATCATAGAGGACTTTATAATGTTGCTATGGGTTGGTTTGGAAAGAATAAAGATGAAATATCTCTTCCAAATGACTACTACCTTGGTTCTAATATGGGACTTTCTGGAAATCCTAATTTTAGAGCATCTGGAAATCCTAATCATAATCCAGAACTTAAAGTATTCTTAACTCATACTTTTGCAAATTATTGGTTTGCTACTCCAAATACAGTAAGTCTTCATCAACTTTGTGATAAATCTATACTTTCTTCTGGAAGTACAGATAAGCAACCAGAAGGTATTATAGTTACAGATGATTATAGGTTTGCAAATCTATATGCTCAACCTAATACTATAATATATGGAGCTCAAACTCCAGTAGTTTACTGTAAATCGCAAAGAGGATGGTTACAAAACCATGAAAATATATTGAAATTTGATTGGTGGGAAGGAAATCCAGTAGTTCAACCAAATGATTATACTAAGCCTCTACTTTGGATTTATGAAGGAGATAGTGATATTACAGATTTCTTCTCTCGTGGTGGAGCAAGATACACAATTCCTGATTTTGCTAAAATGACACACTATATGGCTTATAATAGTTCTACTGCTAATGCTATAACTGCATTTGAAAATTCTATTATAAGATTTAATTCTGCAAGTTATCCAGCTAGTGCAAGACTTAATATAACTAATGCATTTAGAAATATAAGACTTAGATGGTATACGGCTCATTTAAATCTTCCTGCATTTAAAAATGGAGTACTTGCTAAGTATAAACCTAATATAGGAAATTATGTAAGAGATAACTTTGATAGAATTTTCTTTAGTGGAAAACTAAGTATAATTGGAAAATCTGATATTCAATCTAGAACTACACAAGGATAGACAAAAGTCTATGTATAAAACCATGGGAGACTAACCATCTTCCGTGGTTTATTTTTATTTAAGGAGGAATTTTTATGAAAATAAATGCTAATAAACTTAAGCTTTCTGATAGTTCTGTATTTAAAGCAATAACTAAAGATGGAGTAAAAACCTCTATTTCTTTTATTACAGATGAGAAAGCTAAAATTCCACAAGAAACATTTATTGAGCTTTTAGATAAACTTAAAGAATTTAAATATCCTATTATCAAAGACCTTATTTCTGCTTATGAAAATGGTAAAATAGTTCTTTGTAATGATAAGGATAAATCTAATTCTATAGTATTTCTACCTGCAATAAATAAAACTACTGGAACTGTAGAGAAAGTATTTGTAAATATAGCAAGATTTACAAAAGAAAGCAATGGTGTTGATATGCGTACTGGTAGTACTATTAAGAAAGTAATGCTTATCGGTGGATATGAAATGCTGTATGCAATATTATTTGGAGGATTTGTGTTCTATAATATACATAAGATAATGAATTCTTCTACTGTTGAAGTATATGTAAGAGAAAATTATGTAGATATATTTGCAGAAATATTATCAAGATATGTATCAAATCCAGTAGATGGAGAAAAGCTTAGATTTATACTTAGTTATTTCTTCTATGGTGGAACTAAAACTGCACTTGAACTTGCAAGTGTACTTAAGTTTAATGATAATATAGCAGGTAATTTACAAAGAACTTATAATATGGATAAGAGAGATAATGTTGATATAGAATGGCTTGTAGATACACTTGTAACTGAATATCCTATGTATAAAGCAAAAGGACTTTCTATAGAAAATCTTATACAAAGTAGCTTAAGAGGACTTGGTAGTACAGGAATATTCGTTCTTGATAATATAGGTTATCTTGTAGCTGCAATGTGTACAAGAGTACTTCATCCTATGACTTTTACAGGTTATATGCTTGGAAGAGTAGAGAAAAAAGGTGGAAAGGGATTTGTGCATGATATTACATTATCTAGTTATAATGTATTATAGGAAGTGATTACTATGAAGGAAATGATTAATATGTTAATATATGGAGGTCTTGCTCTTTATATACTTGGTGGAATTGGTATTGGATTGGGACTTTGGACTTTAATATATTTGATTATAAACAGATAGAAAAAAGAACATAATGAGAGAAGTTTTATGCTCTTTCATTATGTTCATATTCTTTTATTTTTTCGCATTTTCTCTTCTGTATTTATGTACATTATCTAATGCTTTTAGTTGCCATATTTGAGCTTCTATGCTTTCTATTCTTCTTATTATCTTTAGAAACTCATCATATTTAGCATCTATTCTTTCTTTATTTTCTAAATAGATTTCTTTTTGTTTCTTATCATCTTTTATGATATCTGGAGCAAGATAATATACAACTAGTTTTTGATAGTAAGTATCAAGCTTTTTAATTTGGTCTGGTAAATAATTAACATAAGATCTGAACGCAGCATTTCCATAATCTAGTTTCTTATTTATGTTTTTAGTTAGTAAATCAGTTGCAAACTTTCTCCATTTATCATATTCTCCTTTTATAAGATTTCTTATAATATATTTCATATTCTACTCCTTTACTTCTTTTTGGAAGACTTTACGAAGAAAAAAAAGAATACTCAAAATAAACTTAAGTATTCTTTTAAAAGCAACTTAGAAGACTAATCTACCTTCATTCATTGCTTTTATAGTTTCACTATCAAGAAATACATGAAAACCAATAACTGCTTCATAAGCATACATTGAGTTTCTTTCATTTTTCTTTACATTGTAATGTGTTATTTCAAAGTTCATACCTTTATTAGAAGTAAATAATTCATTTTGAAATTGCATCAAGTCTTTATTTAAATCTTCTAATGTATCTGCTTCTAAACTAAACATCATGTCAGCTGATAGAGTTTTAGAGTTGATATAGTTTTTAACCTCAGTCTTAATTGCTTCTGAACTAAGACCTCCTATAAAGTTATAAAGATAACTTATTTTATCTTCACTCATTTTTCCTACTGCTTTAATAATTTCCATTTGTTTTTCTTGTTTTGTCATAATAATGACCTCCTTAGTTTTATTTATTCTCGTAATAATTTCTTATTACACTTTATTATATATAAGCATTATTTTACTAAGAATTAACAAATTTAACTTCTTTATATCTAAAGAAAATAGTCATTGCTATTATACTTATAAGACTACACATAGAAGACATATTATCATTTACATAATAATCAGATATACAACAAACATTATCAATAGATATTTCACACATATCTTTTACATATCTCTTAAGATAGCTATTTACACTAATCTCTTTACTCTTTAAAACTTTTAAATATTCATCTTTCATTTCTATTGCTATACTATCACTATAGAAAGGATTTAACAGTGTATACTCTATACCTTTATAATATTCGTGTTTACCAATTATTACATCAAAATATATTTTAAATCCTTCGTAAATACTTTCAAGTTCCTCATTATTAGATTTCAAAGTAACATTTATTATATCATGTATAAAGTTCATTTTAAATGTGCTCATAGGTTCAAGGAATAACATTTTCCTATATTCAGTAATATTATTATCTTTCATAAAGTTAATATAATCATCAGCTGCTTCAATCAAATTAGTTCCAGTCATATTTTTAACTATATCAACTATATTAGTTCTTCTTAAGAATACATCTATATAATATCTCCATTGCATATAGATTAAATTCTTTTTAAATTCATTCATTAGAATACACACTCCTTTCTTTTACACCATATAATAAGAGTAATAAGGAAATCTAATCTATTATCCATATCTAAACTGTCTTTAAGAAAGCTAGCAAGTACACCTTTGAGAAATGATAATCCTCCATCGTGAGTATATTCATCCCATTCATTTCTTTTAGCATGAAAAGCATACTCTGCTACTCTTTCATCTTTAAAGAAACTAACAAAGTTTTCTTTAACTTTAATATACAAATCTATATTCTCATAATTATCAGCATCTTTAACTTCTGTATTTATTATATCAGCTGCAATACCAATAAGTTCTTTATCTTTCATACTTATCTCCTTTTTAATAATTTATTAACTTTCTTTTGAATAGCATCTAATTCATTTGATATTTCTTGTACTTCTTTATATATTCTTGATAATTTTGCATTATCTGGTGTTTTAGGAGTATCAAGAAGTCCAAGTTTTAATGTTAGCCTTGTCTTTAAACCTCTTAATGCTTCTAAAGAATTCTCATGTTCTGTTAATTCTTCTTTTCCTTTATGACCTATAACATAGTAAATAACACTATTAATAATATCTGTAGTACTAGATATATAAATATGTATAAGTCCTTTAAGTTCCATACTAGTCATCATTTTTACCATTTGGTTCACCTCTTAGTAATACATATTCCATAAGATAAAGTTTTTCTAGTTTAGTAAACCTATATTTATCATCAAGTATTGATAAATAATATAGAAATGTATTTTCTTTTATGTTATCAAACTCCGCTTCTGTTAAAGGAAGCTTCTTCTTTATGTTATTTATTTTACATTTTTTACCACTTAAATCATCTTCTATAATTATGTGTTTATCTAAACCTAGTAAGTTATTAGTATGTCTTATCTTACACACAAAATCATTAAAATCACTATCTTTTGAATTCAATATTCCAGAATAACCTAAATTATAAGGTATGTAAAGATATTCTTCTATTTCTCTAAGTCGATTAAGTATATTATTGCATTCTAAACATGCTTTTTCATAAGAAGTTTCTTCATACCATTTATCAGACTTTATAAGAACTCCACAATTATTTATTACTCTCTTATAAAGTACATTTAGTTTCTCTCTTTCTTCTCTAGTCATAAGTTTCCTCCTAAGAAAAAAGAAACCAGACTATTTAAATCTGGTTTCCTTATTTTATTATCTTTTTACTTTACTATAAATATAATCAAATACTTCATTTGCTATAAATTTAGGAAGTCTATAAGCTATATCATAAGTTATTTCACTTTTAAGTCCATTAGATAATACAAATGGAATTTTCTCAATAGCTCTAACTATAAGTCTTCCTAGATACTCTTCTTTCTTATTCATTATATCACCTGAGTTATAGGAGCAATATTTAGTTCTCCTAATTTTAAAGGTTCTGTTAAATCTATAGTTATAATATTATCTAACTTAGTATTTAAGTTTCTATCCATAAATATAAGTTCCTTACAGTTATTAAATATGTATGTATCTACATTATCAATAAATCCATATATTTTATCAATGTAAGATTTAACTGTTTCATACTCTTTAAAGAGATGAGTATTAATTCTACCAGTAGAAAGCATATCTCCTCTATAATCTCTTACATAATCAAGATATAAAATACTTTCTTCTTCATTATTTCTTATATTAACTATATTCTTAAGAGTATCTAAAACTTTAAGATAACAAGCAAATATTCTTGCATTTCCATCATTATAAACTCTTCTTGTAGAATAGTCTTCTATTACTAAATCAATCACTTTAAGTTTCATTTCTTTACTAATCATATTTATTCTCCTTTTTAATTATCTTTTTCTAAAGGTTCAACAAAGAATTCTAAATCAAAACAGTTATGTTTTCTATTATTACCGTTTAATTCTCCACAAATTTCATACGATATTATTACAGTATCTATCACATTAAATTTATTACCATTTTTATCTATGAATGTTGGAATATTAACTTCTGATATATCTCTGATAAATTTAGTTAAATTAAAACAGTTTATAGTACCTTCTCTTAATTTAGGTACTATTTTATTACCTTCTACTTCAAATATAGCTTTGTAATTTGAATTATATGGTTCATATCTTACATTTTGAATAACATAAGGAGTACACAAAGACTTACCGTCATCTACTGATATCTTTTCTTGTAATCTTTTTATAAAAACCACAACTGCTCCTATAAAATTATCAATATGTGAATGATATTTTACACAAAAGGGATTTATTAATTCAAATTTTGTATTTCCAGTAAGTATATTAGGAATAATAATCTCTATAGTTTCATTTTCTTCACTCATTACATAATTAACAAGTTTCCATTTTAAAGAATTATACAAATTTACTTTAATCTTATCTTTTTCATTCAATATTAAACTATTAATAACTTCTCTTTTCTCATCTGCTTTTAACATCTCTATTCTCCTTTATATCTAACATCATAGAATTTGTATACATCTACTGGAAAGTCACAATTTTGAAATATTTCTTTAGTTTTTGTATGACCAAGATAATATTTATCTTCATTTTTATATATTTGATTAAAATATACAGAAAGACTAGACTCTGTAAAATTAATGTTTGGTATAAATGGAGAAGTAGATACTTCAACTTCAATCTTTTCATTAAGTCTTTCATCTTCTTCATCTATTCCTACTACATATCCCATAAAGTCTATAATAAGTCTATTTATTATAATAAAGTTATCACTTTCCATTTGAAATAAATATCTTATATCTTTTATAAATTCATTAAATGCTCTTTCTACTTCTTCATAACTTTTATATTCAAAATGGAATATATTAGAAGTTATAAGCTGTTTATACTGTAATGTTTTAACACTCCATTTCTTTATATAAAGAGCATCACACTTACATCTTCCATCTCTTAATACATACTTTAACATATCAAGTATTTTCATATCTACAGCATCTGTATCTTTAAGAGTTTCATCAGTTCTTTCTTGTAACTTAGTCTTATAAAGATGATGCCAACTTCTTCTCCATCCTCTTACTACTTTTGCCTTATTTTCATAACTCATTTACTTTCCTCCTAATTCTTTTGTATAACTATATGCCCAATCTCTAGGTATTTGATTAGGGTCTCTTACATACCCCATACTTTCATAACTTCTTATTGCAATAGGATTAACCTTTGCAACATCAAGTGTAATCTTTTTAATTCTCATCTCTTTTGCAACTTCTTCTACTTTATTAAGAAGTAATTTACTAAATCCCATATTTCTTGCTTCACTATTCACAAATAACTGACCTATATAAATAGTGTTTTCAGAAAAGTTAGACTTACTAAATATCACATATCCATTAAATCTATCTCTAAACTTAAGAATATAAATATAGTTTTCTTTCTTAGAAACAGTATATTTCATATCATCTATAAAGAACCCAGTTTGTGAATATTCTAAATGTGATACATACTCTTCTATTCTAGCATTTATATGCCATTCATATAGTTTATATTCTGCAAGAACTAAATATGCATATGCAGTATCTAAAACTCCATTAAAATCATCTGGATATTTAAGTATATCAATTTCTTCCATTACCATCACTTCCTAAAATCCATTTAAGTCTACATCTTTATCATTTATAAGACTACTCATTAAATCTTTATAATAATTATCAAGACTTGCAATTTTATTATTGATTTTATATATAAATTTATTATGAGTGTATCTATACTTATATTGAGCTTTAAGATATCTGTATTTATTTTTAGTCTTTATAATAATCCTTTTAACTTTAGGACTCAATGTTTCTTTATTAACTTGTAGATATTTATCTAATTCTCTTATATTATACTCAGTATTATATAAAACTAATCTAAAGTTATTATTTAATATATGTTGATATACAAAGTACCCAGATAAACACCTAGGTACTTTCATATTAATATATCTTTCCATATTATTCTCCTTTTAAATCAAGTGTATAAATATGCATCTTATTACCAGTAGATTTATCTTTCTTAAATCCATTCTTTTCATAAAATTTTATAACAGGTTTATTAAAATCACCAACTGAAATACTTATACTACTTTCTTTATGCTCCTTTAAATAGCTTATAGCTGTAAATAACAAACTACCTGCTATTCCTTTATTTCTGTAAGGTTCATCTACGTAAATACTTGATATTACAGTTTTATCTTTTTTATCTTTTGATATAGTAATAAGTCCAATACATTCATTCTTTAAATTTTTAGCTAGAAATGTAACAACATCCTTTGCTTCATTGTAATAGTACTGAATTAAATCAGCTACTTCTCCGGGATTACCATGAATTCCGTCTTCTTTTATACCTGCATCTAAATGTTGCTTAAGTAAAATATATTCTACTATATTAATATAACCCCAATCAGAAAACAGATTTTCACTTGCATTGAATTCTTTAATTGTGTATTCTCTTCCACTGTTACTATTTACACTAAATTTCATATTAATCTCCTTTCTAACTAATATTCTTTCTCATATTTATACATTCAGTTAAATAATTCTTACCTTCACTATCTAGTAGTTCAAGATTGTAAGCTACATCTATAGACCTTTCAAATACTTTTAAATCATTTTTATCAACATTATCCAGTAAACCAGTTATAAACTCCTCACAATCTTTTTCGCTATAGCAAGTTGTACCATCTTCAAATATATAGTTTCTCATTTTATTATAAATAAGAATTTGATTTACCATAGTGGATAAAGCATAAAGCTCATCATGATTTTCTTTAAAATCAAGATTTTCTTGTTTTGCTACTTTTCTATATAGTAAATTACTATTATACATTTCAGTTACAAATAAGAAATATAAGTTTACATCTAGTAATTCAAATAGTTCAAATAAGTTCATTTCTTTACCATCTTGAAACTTTTCATTAAGAGTAATATATCTTGTATGTGTAAAAGAACATCTATCTATCATAAAGTCTATTCCTTCATCAGAGTTTATTCCAGATTTAAAGATAATAGTGTCTAAATGTATTTGACCATTTCTATATTCATTTCTATAATCTTTAATATTAAAGTTTGGCAAAGACTTTTTAATTTCATCTGTAATAAAAGGTACACGACTTGCAGCTTCTGTTCTCAGAATAGATACTCTAAACATATATTGAATACTTTCATCTTTTATATCTTGCTTAAACATTTTGCTAAATTCTACTTCTTTATTTTCCATATTAATCTCCTACCTTTACATCATTGATTTCACATATTACTTTATAAAGTTCTTTATCATAATCTCTTGCAGTTTCTATCTTCATAGAATATTTTGTATGCAAACTATTTAGTCCGTAGTATCCTTTGTAGTAAGATGGTTCTCCTGTATCTATACCTAATAAATATACACTTCCAGATACAACTTCTACCATTCCCATACAATGAGCACTTGGAATGCACCAAATAATACATCCATCTTCAGGACTGAACTTATAATGGAAATCTTTAGAGTATTTATCTATACTAGGTCTATCTTTTCTTAACTTAGCTATATCCCAATTATAGATACCATCATAAGCAATCAAAGTAGACATTTGTAATATAAAATCACCTGTTGATAATACATAGTCTCCGTCAATATCAAAAGGAGAACCAAATGTTCCATAAGGTTCTCTTAAGATTTCTTCAACTCTTTCTTTATCAGCAGAGTAATCACTTCCTTCAACTTTATTATAAAGCTCCATTATTTTATTTGCTGTTTCATCATTATAAGAATAAGCAAAACTTCCAATTAGTAACATTAATACAATAATAATCTTTTTCATTTCTTTTCTCCTCTCAATTCTAGTTTATAAAGTGTTTTTAATTCTCCGAATTCTTTTATCTTCTTATATCCATTTTTAATAAGTAAGTTTTTCATATGAGTATTATAATTAAAGTTTAAAACTTCAATACAATCAAACTTCCTATCTCCACAACTTCTTTCTTTAACTATATCTTTTACACTATTTAGAAGTTCAGTTGCAATTCCTTGATTTCTATATTTAGTTTCTACATAAAGCATAGTAATTCTAGCTTCATTTACACAAAGTAAATCATGATAAGCTACAACACAACCTAAGAAATCCATACTTTCTTTATCAAATGCAAATAAACAGCTATAGTTATTACTAGAAAGTATTTCATCAAATCCATCTACAAACTCTCCAAGTACAAATTTATCATATTCTTTAGTTTTAGCAGCTCTTACATTCTTTCCAGCTATAAAGTAACTACACATACTAAGATAAGCTAGAAAATGTGGTTCTTTTAAAAATCTAATTCTCTTAATTTCATCAGGTGTTTCTTTTATATAAGTTCCTTTACTTAATATTACTACATTTCTCTTCACTTTTAATCATCCTTTCTTTATAATTTTCATCTATTCCTGTAAATTTAATATTAAATTTCTCATTTGAAATTTCTAATCTGTATTCATATACATTATCAGTATTGGCAAATACATACATTTTCACATACCCAGGTTTAAAATTATCACCGTAACATTTAGGTACATGATAAGCTACATCAGTAAATACATCTCTTAAAACACCTAGAGACATAAATCTACCCATAAGCACTAAACTATTTACAGCAAAGCATCTCTTCTCTTTATTTTCTACAGCTTTATAAAATGCAGATATACTACCTCTATCTTTCTCAAAACTATCTTCAGTTTCTTTATAAATACCAGATAGTACATCTAGAAACTCTTCTCCATCAAAATTACCATTTTCAATGTGAATAAACATAATTTTATTTTCCATCCTTATCTCCTTTCTCTAAAGTTAAATCAAGTCTCACTTTTTCACAATTTACTGTAGAAGTTGGGTCGAATATAAATATAATTTCTTTTTTCCTATCTTTATCTAACCTATTTAAAAATTCTAAATTATCACTATCTACAACATTTCTTATAGCTTCTTCATAATTCATATAATCTAAATAATTAAATACATTAGATGCTATAAATCTTCTTCTGTCACTGTTTAAGAAATCAATACTCATCTTAATCCTAAATCCTTTATTAGTATTAAATGACCTAACTACAGAAAACATATCATAGATAACAGAAGCTTCTCCAGCAAACCAGATATAGAAGTTATTTTTGATAAACTCAACTGTATTAGAGCTGAGTTTACCTGTACCACTTTCAATATCTTTCATAACCTTTTCTTTTAAAATCTCTTTAACCTCAATCATTTTTGAACCTCCTTTCTTTATTTTAGAATACATTAAGTATATTACTAATAGTATAGTTTTTAGATTTATTCTTTGTAATACATATACCAATTCCATACATCATAGAAGATATAAGATGCTCTACTTCCAAAGCTGACTCAACATCTATCATTTCATAGTTATTGATAGATATCCATTCAGGAACTTCTACTAAATCAACAGGAAGTGCTATTCTTTGTATATCATCTATAATATGTTCATCTATTTCTTTCATGCTCTTACCAAAAAGACCCTCTAGAATGCCTCTAAAACGCTCATTAGAGCCATCTTTTATGTTTTTCGTATAAGAATACCATAGCTCCTCATTATAGACCGTTTTATCATATTTTAAAGCATTTTGAAAGAATTTATCTAATTTCTCAGAAGTTTTATCATCAATCTCAGCTAAATACTTTCCAAGCTTACTATCTATAAGTTCTTGGTCTTCTCCAAAATAGATTTCTGCTATATCTATTATTCTAGTAGTAATCTTAAACCTAAATATATCAGTACTAAACTTTATAAAAGTCTCATATACTTTTGTGTAATCTTTCTTAATTATATCTAATAGTTCCTTATTTAGTTTTACTCTTATACATCCAAAAGTTCCAGGTATTCTTATTTGGTTTTCTTCATCTGCCATCATATTCCAAAGTCTTACAGCTTTACTACGATAGTCTCCATAACGACTATCTTCTTTTATTTTAAGTTTAGTATTCTTATTAAGTACATAATCTGCACTTTCTATATTCTTTATATTAGTATCTGTAAGCTCAAATACATGTTTTAGAAGTCCATTATAATCTAAATCATCAGGAAGCTTCATTATAAAGTTCTTAAGTATCTCATCTGTACTATCAGCACTTTCTGGATTTGTATCGGATTTAATATACTTAAGTCCTCTTACTTCCATCTTTTTCTTATTAGACCAAATATAATCTTTTATAAGAGAAATAAAACTATATTGCTTTTTAGATACTGTAAGTTGAAGATGTTCCATTACATGTTCCATTTCTAGTTCTACAAAATGTCTATCTTCTTCTATAACTCCAATAAGTTCTGTATAAATACTAAATACTTTAGATATAAGTCCAAGTGCACAAACTCCTATAAGTTCAGGAACTACTCCGTAAACCATTACTGTATCTTCTTTATCTATATATTTAGAGAAGTTTCCAAATATAAGTTTTCTTGCTTCTTTAAATACAGTAGAAACAGTACTATCTGTATCTATAGTAACTATACGATTTCTTTTCATATTAGCTATTATATCAACTGTAGTATCTTGATATTCACCTTCAAGATAATCTCCTCCGAAATAGTAGTTTCCATACATAAGTTCTTGTGCCATAATTCTTAATTCTTCAAATTCTGATTTAAAGTCTGGATTTTTAGGATTTATTGCATAAGTTGCTATAGTTAAATCTTTATTAATATATTCTTCTACATTTTCTTTAAGTATAGGAAAACATTTATCATCTATAATAGCAAACTTATTAACTAGATAATCTTTATCAGAAGTATTTATATTTTCTTTTTTACATTTAGAAAATATACGAATAAATACTTCTTTAACTTCTGCTATTTCTACCCAAGCCATAAAGTTATTTCTTATATAAAGAACTGACTTCTGTTCCTGCGTAAGTTCTTTCACTTTTGATAGTAAAAATGATTTAGCATAGTATCCATCATAATGTTCTCCAAGTAAATTTCTCATCACATCATCATCTGTTACTTCAGGAAGTGTATATTTTCTTGTATTTTTAAGCAAATCTTTATTACTTTCTTCTATAAGTTTTGTGTGAGCAAGTACAGTATAATATCTAAAGTCTCCACCAAAGCTCTCCATTACCATAGAAGCAACTGCTGTTATATTTCTAGCACCAGTTGTAACAGTGTCTGCAACTTCTTTATTAAATAAGAAAGAGCCTTTGTATCCAAATAGTCCATATAGATAATTTAGAAACCCTTTAACATGGTGTTCTGTATTAGCATGTTTTTCTGACTCTTTTTCATTTCCTAGTGCAGCATTAACATTCTTCTCTCTTTTTTCTTTTTGTCTTTTATTAGAATTATTATTTATTATAAGAGAGTTAGGAGACCGTTTTATATCAGCTTTATAAAACAGCACTCCATTTTCATTAATAGTGCAAGTTTTAGGAATAGTAAAGTAAGCATCAGTAGAACTTACTTTACGATTTTGATAGTTATCTGTATTATATACATTAAGTTCTGTATCTACAAAGTTATCATTATAGATTTTCTCAAGTCTATCATGCTCTTTCTTATCAAGATTTAATGTATCTATAACACAACTTATCCATTCCTCCTTAAAAACATTACTTGATTGCATCTTTATTCTCCTCTATTTTTAACAAAATTAACTAATTCATCTATAAGATTATTATATTCCTCATATTCTTTATCTATAGTTTCTTTATTTAAATTATAATAAGTTATTTCAGATAATGCAGGATTAAGTTCAAATATATTATTTTTATCTACTTTATAATTTACTTCAGAAAAATAGTTTATTATTCTATCAACTTTATCCTTTATTTTAACCATATAATCTTTAGCTATATCTCTATCAGTTTCTTTAGTTAATATGTTATTTATAAATGTATCTGAAAACATTTCTACTACACTAAAGTTACCTTTTATATATTGAGGTGTAATTATAATATTCATAATATTCTCCTTTCTATAAACATACCCAATAATAAAATTTATAAAATGGGAATAATAAATCAGGCATAGCTTTATTTTTACTAAAACTGCTATCCCATTTACACTCCCATAAATCTTTATATGTACGACATCTTACTTTAGTTGCATCCCAAGTAATATCACCTAAACCTACTTCAAAACTTATAACTGCAAGAGTTTTAACAAAAGATAGCATTTTATCTGCAGCTTTTGTAAGTTTAGCTATTTTTGTAGCATCTAAAGGATTATTAATATCAAGTTTATTACGTTCTGGAATATTTCCTATAAACTTTTGACTTTCTTTTATAAATAATTCTTTTATATCTTTTCTTATTAATTTTCTTCTTCTACTTCTAAGTATATGCTTATCTATATACCCTTGATATATGTCTCTAATTTTAACATCAAGTTTTAGAACCTCACGAAGTTCATCTAAAACATAACATCCTTTATCAAAGAAGTAGATAATAGATGCAACTACTTCTCCAAATGTTCCTTCTTTATAATCTTTATTATAAGCATCAAAAGTAAATTTAGCTAAATACATTGCTGCAAAATACTCATTATCATATTGCTTATCAAAGAAATCTTCATCATTTATAATATTAAGCTTCATAAAAGACCTATTAAATAATGTATACATAAATCCATAAGTCTTTAATCTATCTAAAAAGTTATGCATAGGTTGTACAAAATGCTCTATATAATTAGTTCTTTCTTCTTTAATATCTACTTTCTTTATATCAACTTTATCTACAACATACTTATCAAATAACACTTTTGAGTTATTTATATAATACTGTATGAAATCATTATAATACATATATTTCTCCTTTACATTATCTCTAAAAAATACTTTACTTTATTATAAACCTTACGAATAGCTTCTTTAATCTTATAAATTACGCCAGAAGTATTAGTAGGATGTCCATTCCAATACTTATCATCCATAATAGAAGACTTTCTTATAACTCCATTATTGCAATTAAATATATTTCTCTCAACAGAGAAAGAAGCTAAATCTTCTATAAATTCAAAATAATCATCATAATAAGGTTTCAAATCATCAAAACTCATATTAGTTGGAGCTATATTAGTACTTTTAATATACTCCCAAACTTCCTCTCTTTTATTATCAAATATCTTCTCTACTACTTCTCCAAACTCTCTTTTAGCCTGAGATATCCAAATTCCTTTAGTCATTATAACAGTTTTCCATTCATCTACTATATAATCTTTTACTTTAAGTATTCTAATAGCAATTTCTTTACAAAGTTCTCTAGATAAATTACTATAAAGTACTACTATAGAATTAGCTATTTTAGTAAATCCTTTAAGTCTGTAAGTATTACCATAAGTATCTAGTTCATGTTCTATACTTACTAAATGCTTAGCAAGATAAGCAGTTCCTAAGAAATAATAAGCATTATCTTGCATCTTACCTATTAGAATATCATTTGTATTATGATATGGATAGAACTCTTTTGAGTAAATATATCTACTATCATAACCTATATCTTCTAAGCAGTCAAGAAATGGATATACTATTCTTTTCTTAAAATGAGTTAAACTGTATGGGTCTGTAGATATACAGTTTTTAAATGCTTTCTCTGTATCAAGAGATATAGAATAGTTTATTTCTTCTACTGTTTTTAATGGAAATTCCATATTATCAATCCTCCTTTAAATCGTTTACTTATTATTGATTTATTAAATTGCGGAAAATAAAAAAGGGGAACCTCTTATAAAGATTAGTTTCTTTATAAGAGGTTTTGTATGGGATACAACTTGTAAATAAAATCTTTAGGAGAGATTTATCTATTTACGATAGATTTGTTTATATCTAGAAAAACCATGATTTATTAAACTATCAAATAATTTACTAATAAATCTAGTAGCAATAGTATCTAAATCATCTTTTTCTGCATTAAATTCAAAGTTATTAAGTTCTAAGAACTCATAAAAATAGTCAATATATTCATTATTATTTCCATTTGCTCTATTTACATAACTTTTAAATGTATCAACAGCTGTTTCATGGAATACAAAGTAATCTTGTGTTTGTACAAAATCTTCATCACAAAGAGTTATTTTTGTAGCTAAATCCTTTAAAGTATTACTTAAATAATCACACAAATCCAAATATTCAAGCATTATATTTTTATGTACCACTCTTACAGAAGGACAGTTAAACTTTATATAGAAAGGTTCTCTTGTACCCGGAAATGTTACTTTAATATCTCTAAATCCACCTTCATAATATTTCTCTAAGCTATTATCATCTGGTATCTTTTCTGTTTCTTTACTATAAGTAATATAACTACTTCTTAAATCTACTTTCATAAATTCATATTTAGTATAATACTTAGTAACATAACCATTATTTTCTTCATTAGGTGCTTGATATTTATCTTCTTTATATGTAAGTATATAAACAGAGCCATCAATCATATCATTTACATAATCCATCATAGATACATCAATATAACTATAACTATAACTATCAGATTTATATGCAAAATCTATCCATTTATTAGCATCTTTTTGTGCTTCATCTTTATTTTCACCATATCCACTTGCAATAATACCATCAAAAGTAATTATATCACATCTTCTAAATCTCTTTTCAGTAATACTATCTTTCATTCCATCATAAACAGCTATTACTTTCATATCTAGATTATGTAAAGATATAGTTTCATATAGTTCTAAATTAACCTTTCTATCATAGATATAGTTAATTTTATCAACTGTAGTATAAACTACAAGTACTTCATCTGGTTCAAATTGAGTAGAATAAAGTAAATCTTCCATAAGTTCTTTAGGAGTTTCCCATCTTCTAACAAAAAATACTACTTTAACTTTATCTCTTATTTTTGTAGGAAGTGGATTTACTTTAAAATCATCTACTTCTATACAGTAACAACTTCCTCCTCTAAACTTAACACCTTTTACCTCATCAATACTTTTAATTTTAGTATCTTTCTTCATAAGGTAAGTTCTTACAGGTGTTAAACCATCTTTAAATACACTTCTTGCTATTGCAAATACAGATATATTTGGCTCTCCTTTTGCAATCTCAGGTATTAAAATCTTACTAATTTCCATTATATTCCTCCTATAAAGTATATGTAAATTCTATTTCAATAAAGGATTTACCAAATTCTACTTGAGAATAATCCTTTTTATCTATTCCTGATACATAAGTAAGTGGAAGTTTTGCTTCTTTAAAAGACTTTTCTACAAAATCAAACTCTTCTTCATCTATACTTACATCAACAGTAGATATCTTATATCCTTTTAGTTTATCTTTATCTTGTGCCTTTTCTTCTATATTAGATACAAGATGAAGCTCACTTTTAAGTATTTTGCATTTCTTACATTTCTTTACCCATTCATTATCTGCTTTCCACTTTTCTTTCTTTTCATCTAAAAGCTTTCCAAGTTCAACTCTAAGTTTTTCTTGGAAGAACTTTATTATAAGACTACGATACAAGTCATGTCTTACTTGAGAAACTATCTCAGATGGTTCTTGACACGCTTCTTCAAACTTAGTCATAAGAAGCTCTTCCTCTTCTTTATCAAGTTCAAACTTATATTTAGTCTCTTTAGCAGGAACAGGAGTATCGTTTTTAAATTCTCCTCTCATAATTACCTCCTTATTTTAAATCCCAAAGTTTACTAACACCAAATCCACTTATATCTATATCTTTATTTCCTTCTTCATTTAATGCCTTTTCTAAAGCATCAAACATTCCTTTATTATCTGGAGTATAAAGAATAGACTTTCCACTCATTATAAACTTATCTATTCTACTATCATTTTGAAGATTTTCTTTCTCTATGATATCAAATATGCTAAGTTCTACCCAGAAATTATCAGAAATAAAGTGTGCATTTGGTATCTTATCATTAGATAGATATCTATCAAGATATTTAAACAGTCCCTCTTTTGTACATTCAAATACTTTTATATTATGTCCTAAGAAATTTCTAAGTATTCTTTCATCATCTACAAGGTTATTTTTAAATACTAAAAAATAATTATTCTCATTATCTAGATAGTTTTCTATATTCTTATTAATAAAGCTAGGAATAGTAGCATAACACATATTCTCATATTCCTCTAAAAGAAATTTCAATTCTTCTCCAAACATAATACTTGGTTTTAAATAAATAAAGTTCTTATTTATATCACTTGGAATAAATATAGAACTTTCTTTTGGAACTAATACTAATTTCTTAAATTCATTTACTTTTACAGTATAAGGAATAGCTAGAAAAAACTCAAGTTTTTTAACTATAGAAGAAAGAAGACGATTAAAATCGTCCTCTTTAATTCTTCTAAAGTTATCTCCTAGTATATCCAGACACCATAAATCATAACTAAAAACTACATTATTAACCGTAGTTAATATAGTTTGTACATTATTATTTACTTGTGTTTCTGAACTCACTATGTAGACCTCCTTCTATTAATTCAAACATAAACTCATTAAGTGCTAATCTTATTCTTTCTAGATTAGTACTTAAACACTTTCTTTCATCATAAAATGCTGGGAAGTCTTTATGAATTTTAAAACCTGCTGCATTTTGATGACCTCCACCTGTAAATCCATACATAGTTCCTATAAATTCTGCAAGATTATAACTAGGAAATTCAGTATATCCATCTTTTGTATAAACTGTTCCTCCAAACTTATTAAAAGTTATAACACAATCTGTTTTATCAAACTCTTCCATAAACATTTCTTTTACAGCTGAGCTATATTTCCATTCTACTGGAAGTAAAACTATGTTATAATGTTTATTAGTTTTAGGGTCAAATCTATACACTTTATCTCCTAGTTCATCTTTAAGTACATCTTCATATACTTTAGAAACTAGTTCTTTATACTTAGTATAACATTCTAAGATAAATGCATCAACTTCCTTATTATCAAGTCCATCATATAGTTTTGCAGCATCAATTAAATGCTTAAATACATCTTTTTCATTATCAAACATTTTATCAATGCTACCCATCATTTGACCAAGAATATACTCATTATCTGTGCTCTTATATTCTTTCTTCCATAAGAAAGTATCCCAAAGATTTACTTTCTTACTAAAGTATATAAGATTTTCCATAAATTTAGAAGCTTTACCTATATATTCTTCAACTATAGTTTCACATTCTAATACTCTTTTGCACATTCTAACTGCAGAAATAGATGCTCCACAATGATAAATATCTGTTATAACTTCATAATCTTCAAATACATCAATGTTAGGAAGTCCAAACTTATTATTAAGTTCTTCTCTACTTCTATAGTTACCTTCATGATGGTCATACCAAGTGAACTTAAGTGTTTTACCAAGTACATGTTCTAATGCAACATTTTTAAGAAACTCTTGTGGGTTCATAAACATTCTGTCAGTAAATGCTATTTCTACATTCTTATAATGATGAAGCCTTGTTTTAAGCTCATTATAGGCATATATAGCAAGTTCTGTACTAGTAGCCTCTGTAGAAGTACGCTCTAAGTATACAAATGTGTCATATCCCATCATAATAGCTCCAAAAAGCATATTAATAGCACTTGTAACTCCATCTAAATCTGAATGAGATATTATAACCAATGCTTTATCACTTTTATTATGATATTCATAAGTTAAACATCTTTCTCCATATGCTGTTCCTTTTTCAAAATCCTTTACTGCTGTTAAATGTAAAATCTCCATTTAAATCTCTCCTTTTTATATTTATTTGTAGAACTCTCTACATATTAATATATCTAACTAATAGGAATAGAAGAAAAAAGAGAATATCTTAACTTAAGCTTATTTATAACTTTTCTATCAGTAAATACTTTACTATTAATAGCATTAAGTTTACTAAATAACTTTCTATCATAGTAGTCAAGATTATTCTCTTTTATTACTTTATACATATATACATAAAGGTCTAAACTTTTATAATCTGCATATATAGAACCATAAGGCTCTACAAACTTTCTTATAAATTCAAGTTTACTCTTTTTAAGTAGCTTGTTACTAAATTCTACATCTTTATCATCTGGGTCATATCCATATGTATCTTTTACATATTTCCTAAATTCTATAAAAGAAATAGTTTTAATTAGGCATATAAGTTTGTATGTTGGTTTAAATCCACTTTTATATAATGAAATCGCTTCTTGGTATACTTTTGTGTCATAATTTGAATATTCCCTCATTTCTTATCTTACCTTCCTTTAAAAATCTTATAGATATTTCCACCTTTTTTCTTAGCCTTTTCTTCTTTTTGTATAGCTTGAGCTTCTGGACTATCTTTTCTATATCCATTTATATAATTACTTGCATATTCAGCTGGTATTTCTGTACCATATTGATGAATAAAACCATCTTTAAATAAGTTTTCATTCTTTCTTTTATTAAAAGTATTTATAGTTTGACTAAAGCTCATATCAACTGGATATACAACATGACCTAAATCTCCTCCTACTCTACCTACTCTTGATAAAGTTTGTATTATCTCACTTCTTGCAAAAGTAAATTCAAGTAAAACTAATGCTCTTATCTTCTTGTCATCATAACCCCTTCCTATTTTCTGAGTAGTAGATACAATAAACTTTTTATTTTTATTAACTTCATTTTCTTTTACACTTTTACTACTGTTTACTATACCTATATCATCTTCATCAATTCCAAATCTTTCAGTCAGTTTCTTAGCAACTATTTCACAATTTTCAATTCTTCCTACAAAGAAGACTATTCTTCCATCTTCATCTAGAAGCTTTTTAAATAAACTATCTTCTTTATTATACATTTTATCCATTATAAAATCCAAGAATATATCTTTTCTTGCAAATATATTATTATATTCTATTTTAAACATTGACTCATTCCAACCTCTTATCTTAAGAAATTCTTTTCTAGTTGGGTTCATCTTTCCTCTTATAAAGTAAATATTTTTATTAGGAGGAACTTCTATATCGTCTCCCATATGAGCAACCTTTTTATAGATAAGTTGAAATACTCTATTATCTGTTTGTAGGTTTCTATATGGTGTTCCTGTTAGATATAGATTATATTTAAAAGTAAAATATACTTCTAGTTTATAAGTAGTAGAAACATTTCTATCTACTTCGTCTATTATTTTCATTCTAAGTCCCATTTTATTTGCAAATATTTCAGATATTTCTTCCATTCCATATGTTTTGCATATACTATCTAGCATACTATGAGTAAGAAATAAACCATTTATATTATCATAGTTAAGTTCCATTATATCAGAACCTTTACTAAGTATATACAAACCATCAAAACCAATTACTTTTCCTATACTTTCATATCCTTGCTTTATTAAATCAGTGTTATACACTATAAATAAAAACTTGCAATTCAAATTACTTATGCAATAAGATGCAAGATAAGTTTTACCTACTGTTAGACTATGTCTTTAAACTATACCGTCTCCGATATAATCTACGAACCGTTTCGTATATAATAATACTACTCTACTAGCTATTAAATATAAGAATTTGCGACTTATATTTATTTCTTCCAAGTTAGTTAAGCTCCTTACCTCATAGATTAAAATGCTAAATTAAAATAGGTTATACCCGATAATACTCTAAAAAGAATATTATCGGGATTTAACTTGCTTTTTAAACTCTAACTCTATGGCTTTCGATAGTCGTTGGACCCATCTGTTTATTAACTTTTAGCTTTTGTTACTACTGTTAATACTACATCAGTTGCAGAAGATGAATTATTAATTTCAGCTTGTTCTTTAACTCCTGTTACACCACCAGTAGCTGTCCATTTAAGTCCATCTCTTTGCTTAGTAGCAGCTTTTTCTGTCTTAATTGTAACTGTAGGCCAAGCTAATCCTTTAAGACCAACTGGAGCTGTTGGTGAATTTCCTGTAACTGTTACTTCTTTAGAAGCTTGACCATCAATTAATGCATCTTCTCCACCTTTAAAAGTTACTTTTATCTTTTTATTTGCAGGTGGAGTAGGTGGAGCTACTGTAGTGACACCTTTTAAGACTTTAGTAAATGATTTATTTACAAACTCAATAACTTTAGTTACATCTGATAACTTAACTCCAGTTATATCTTCTGCAATTAACTTATCTACATTAGCTCTAGTTACTACAGTTTCATCTACTCCTATTTTATTAAGTTCAAGTCTAAGAGCTAATAGAACTTGTTGGTTATCTCCGACAGCTCTCCAGAACTTTCCTACATCAAGTTTAGATGTTTCATTTGCTTTTTTAACTACTTCATTGATAAATTTATCAATATTATACATACCGTATACCTCCTTTTATTTACAAATTTATAAACAGACTTTGTTGCTCAACACACCCATAGTTTACAACATTAATTACTATACCAATAAGCTTTAGACCTATTGCCATAAATATATCACTATATTTACTTAGTAGTTATAACATTTTGAATGCTCCAAGCAGTTAGGCTCGTGAGGGCTTAGTAATACTTAACCCTGGGGATAAAGCAAGAATAATCCTTTTATCTTCATTTAAGATAAAGTGTTTTACAAGTTTATCAGCTAATTTCTCTTGGTGTTTAAGAGGAGGAAAATTAAGTTTATAAGGAACATTATCTTCATAACCTATTTTTAATTCCTTGTAAGTATAATAGTTCCTAGTAACTGATAAAATTATATCTTTTGATATCTTAGGAATAGCAATAAGTGTATCATCTTTAGTTTCTCCTTTTATTTCAAAGAAAGCTTTAGGTATTTGCTGTTCTGTTTTAAACTCAATAGTAGATAACTTTGACTTTAAATTCATATAGCTATTACCAGTAAGACTATTCTTTGGTATAAAGAAAGCAGTAGATGACTCATATATTACATACAATAATATCACCACCTTTATTTTAAAGAAAAAATAAAAAATAGTTACCCCTGACTATGATATTTGTCAGGGGTATTTTAATATTAGTAGTATTTACTACGGTCACAAATCATAATAACTGAAGTAGAATTAGCTATATGTTTTACTTCAACTCCTCTTTTCTTAAGTAGTTCTTTATATTTAATTCTTTTAGGTCTTTTAAACATATTTTATCCTTTCTTAGAACTATCTTCTTTTTCTGATTTACCATTTAATAAATGGTCAACACTTCTTATATCTTTTTCTATAAAGTAAGAATTAGGCATTTTGATTTTCTTATTTTTCTTTCTCATTTAAATATCTCCTCTTTCAATAGTTGCACATTCATCTTCATCTAAAGCACCTTCAATATCATTTATTGCCATGTCTGCTGTGAATGTTCTATTTATTATATTATTAAGTTCTTGATATAAATCTCCTCTTGCTGTATCTCTTTTATGAGTAATAATGTTATAGAATACATCTGTTTCAGATGGTTGAACATTTTGTTTAGTAAGTTCAAATATCTTTTTAATGTATCCGTGTATCATTCCTATTCCTATATTAGAGCTCTTTTGAGGAGAAGTTATTGTATTTGATACATTTGTATATTTAATAGACTTACTATCAACAGTTGCTCTTTTACTATCATCTTCACCATCTTTAAGAAGTACATATATCAATGTTTCATATTCTATAAAATGGTCAAGTTTAAGCCTATCTTTCATAAACTTATAAATGTATCTTATCTTTTCTTCAGTAGTTTCAAGTGAGTTTATAAATTCTTTATTATCTTCAACGAATTTATTACCTCCATTGATAACTTCATAAAATCTTTCAGCTACTGCAATAACACTATCATTTGGAATATCTATTTTATAACTTCCATCTTCCATTGCATGTATATCTTGAGTAGTTTCAAGTCTTATTCCATTAATATAAAGTTCATTTTTAGATTTTAAAGGCATTCCACTTGCAGATACTTTAAGAGGAATACTTCTAAGTTCTACTTTATATTTCTTATTAAAGTAAATCCTATCAAATTCCATCTTCTTTATTATATCTGTAGTTCTTATAAACTCTTCTAAGTCAATATCTCTTATGTCTCCATAAGAAATCATTATAGCTTTTACTATTGCTACTATAAAGTGTTTTATAGATATAATACCTTGAACTATATCTGATATATGGTGTATTATATAAGAGATATAGTTATTATAGTGAATTGCATTATCTCTCATGAACTTATTAAAATGACCAAAACAGTTAAGACAGATAGTTTCTCCAGTACAGTTAATAATACTTCTTATTCTTAACTCCTTACCAATCAAGTCAAGTCTGTCATAATCAATATATCCTGCTATTTCACCTTTATCATCTACATAATACTTTCCTCTAAAGAAAATCAAATCACTTTCTTTTTCTATCTTTATATGCCAAGTAGTATGTGTACCACAATCATGAATTACTTCTCTTGTATCTGCAGCATTTAATTTTGCAGGAAGAAGAGCACTCATTACATATTTAAAGATAGTTCCACCTTCTTTAATATCATTCTTACCAACAAATCTTGCTTTAATTGCCATTTGGTCCATATACATAATATCTCTTTTCTTCCTAAGACCATTTATTAATGGATTTCTTATAGGTTCATGAGCAATATATGTATTTTGAGCATCTGGCATCATTCCATATGTAACACCAAATGTTAGAACTTGTGCAAGATTTGCTTTAACACCACTCATAAAGTAATAACTTAATGGGTCTATAAAGATATCTCCAGTTTCAAATAGTTTTGCAACTTCTTTTATCTTTCTATCAACTTCCCACGGAGTGTCTGTATCTTTATAAAGTGGTTCATCTAGTATTTTCTTATATCTTTCATCATTTAAGTATGCTTTTATGTATCCAAGTAAACTATGTTGTACTGTAACTATATCATTTCCTATTATAGAAAGACGATAAAATTGAGATTTAAGTCTGTCAAGTATAAAAGGAATAGAAATCTCAGGCATAAAAAGTTCTTCATCTTTTAGAAGTGCTCTTAATACCTGAGTTGAGTATTTCTGAGGATTACCTTTCTCATAAGAAGTAGTAAAAAATAACTTCTCTCTTATACTTCTTTTTCTTGATACCTTAAAGGCATCAAACATATTCTGAAGACATGCATTAACGTATAGTTTAGCTGCATTTGCTTTCATAAAGAAATCATCAAAGAATTCCATCATATATTCAGTATTATTTAAAGGTTCTTGTCTTATTCTTCTTGCAAGTTCAATAAGATGTTCTTTATTATTATACTTAAACAGTTCCATCATACTTGTAATTCATCTCCTTTATGTCAGTAATTGCATTAATACAGTACATATCATCTTCAGTTATAAGCTCTCCCCAATCTATTACTCTTTCTTTTTTAGAAAGGTAGTGTTTTGGACCCATATTATATATCTCATACACTCTTACATTACCTTCATATATAAGATATTTCTTATTCTGAGTTTGAATTAGAATAAATCCTTCTATTTCTGCTCCTATTACATGGTTTTTAGTAGTTCTAGTTCTAGTATCTATATTAACATAACCAAGATGTCCTTTAACACTTCTTTCTTTATAAATACTAGTAAGTTTTCCACTATCAGGATTTATAACTTTTCCACAATAAAAATATCTATTTTCAGAAATAGCAGAAAAATCAGAGGATAAAATAAGAGAATATCTTCTATTCTCATTCTTTCCAAATAAATAATAGCAACTTTTATCCTCTTCTGCTTTAGTATCAAGATAGGAAGAAAACTTCCTATCCTTCATACTAATCATATGTATTGGTGGTAATTTATATTTATACATATCTACCTCCCTAAGCATACAAGTACATCATTTAACATAACATACTTATATTCACTATTAGTTCCACTAAAGAATGGTTTTATATCATACATTATAGTAGATTTACGCTCAATGCTTTCAATAGTTGCTATATCAAGACTTACATCATCTCCGTCTATTTTACCTGTAACTATTTTATCTCCTACTCTTAAAGCTAGTGCTGTACATTTATTTGCAACTACATCTCTAGTATAAACTACAAATAAATCTTTTAAAGTTTTTACATCTTTAGGAGCTCTTATTACCAGATTGCTATCATCATCCACATCTTCCTGAATTATAATCTCAATGCTATCAATATCTTTTGCTTCTTTACCATACTTTATCACACTAGCATATGGGTCTAAATCAATAGTATTTCCATTTGATAATGTAACATGATAAGTATTTTCTTCTTTCTCCATGTTAATATCTGTTTGAGGATGTTCTAAATCAAATTTACTACTCTTATAAAGTACTAATCCATCTAAAGTTAGCAAAGAAAAATTATCATCATTATTACCCCAATTCTCAGTATTAAACTCATTCATAATTGCACTACCATCAACATATGCAAATTCATATGCTTTAGGATAATCTTTACTCCAGTTATCAATATAATCTGACGCTAGTAAATAACTTCCTTTTGCTAGTGTAATTTTAGTATTCTTTGTAATCTTCATGACTACCTCCTTATAATTTAGTTATAACACTTGATTATATTTAATTATCTTCTACTCCAAATATATCATCTGTTGTAGTATACTCTTTGTTTTTACTACTCATTACTCCAAGCATAGCTTTTCTTAGATAAATCTTTCCCAAAGTAGCAGTTTTACAATATTCTACTACTTTAGTTTCATCTTTAACTACATCTAGTATTTCATTATAAATACTATCATCTAATTCAAACTCTATTTTCTTCATATAAGTTCAGCTCCTATTACTAAATCATCTTTAACAAGGTTTATTCCTTTAACTCCTTGCGAAGTTCTTCCTACCATTCTTACATCATCTAAATTACAAAGTATAGATTTTCCATATTTTGTATAGATTAGTAAGTTACTCATATCCTCTTGAGACTTCATTACTACTATGTAGTTATTTCTTGAAGTATTAGTACATTTAACTCCTACTCCATTCTTATTTTGAAGTTTAAATTCATTTGGATTTACTCTTTTAACATGTCCACTTTCTGATATAAATACTATTGGCTTTTCTCCTACTTTACACATAGAAGCAACATAGTCTTTTTCTTCTTTATTAAGCTTAATTCCTATTACTCCGTATGCTCCAACTCCAGTAGGTCTAACCTCAGTACTATCAATTCTTATACACATTCCATTTCTAGTAGCAATTATTACATCTTTACACTCTCTTTCTTTTGGAATTATAACTATATCTACTATCTTATCTCCACTTTCTACCCCAATTAAGTTCTTTCCATTTGCTTGTATATTTCTTATATTCTTTAAGTCAGTAGATTTAACCATTCCTTTTAAACTACAAGATATAATATTACCATCTTCTACATCATTTACAAATACTAATACTACATTTTCACTTTCTCTTAAACTTAGTACATTTCTAGCAAGCTGTCCTCTTGCAAGTCTAGATACTGGTTCTATTTCATATACTTTCTTTGAATATATTCTTCCTTTACTAGTTAAGAATATTAAAGTATTTCTAGTAGAAGTATTAATTACTTGAGATATTTCATCATCTTCTTGAAGTGTTCCTACTGATGAACCTTTACCTCCACGCTTTTGCTCCTTGTTTAAATCTTCAGTTCTTTTAATATAACCTTTCTTAGTTATAATTATATTACATGGAGTATCAGGGATAGTATCATCAAGTGTTACTTCTTCTCTTTTCTTTTGTATTTTAGTCTTTCTAGTAAGATAAGGCTTTGCTTCTCTAAGATTTCTTATTTCTTCCCATTCAGCAATCATATAAGCATCTACTTCTTTATTAGATACAGTTCTTGTAATTCTTGTAAGAGTTTTTATTCTCTCAGTTACATTCTTTTCTTCCTCTCTTGCATCACTCATATTAAGCTTTGTAAGTCTTGCAAGTTTTAAATCAAGAATATATTGAGCTTGTGCTTCAGATAACTTAAATACTTTCATAAGTGTTGCCTTAGCATCTTGATTATCTTTTGCATTTCTTATTATTTTAACTGCTTTATCTATATCCTTAGTTACTATAAAAAGACCTTGTAAGATATGTAGTCTATCTTGCTTTGCTTTAAGTTCTAACATAAACTTATTATGAAGACATTTTTCTCTAAAAGCAATAAAAGAACTCATAATATCTTTTATATTAACTTTCTCTTTAAACTTACCATTTACAAGTAAGTTATGCAAAGGTTTTAATACTTTCTCAAAAGGAGTTTTATGTATAAGAAGAGATACAACTCTATCTATACTTTCTCCTTTTGCTAAGTCTATACATATTCTAATCCCACCTTTTTGAGTAGTCTCATCTCTTATGTCTTTTATATTAAGTTCTCCATTATCAACTAATGTTCCAACTGCAATAGTTATATCTGGTATTTTAGTATTATAAGGAATAGAGGTAATGACTATTCTCTCATTACCTTTACTATCCTTTTCTACTTTGTATTCTCCTCTTACTCTTACATAACCATCTCCACTTGTATAGCATCTTTTAAGACCATCTGTTCCATTTATAATACCCCCTAATGGAAAATCTGGTCCTTTAATTATTTCATACATATCTTCTGCTGTAATATTTCTATTTTTTACATACTCTATACAAAGATTAATTACATCATTAAGATTATGTGGTAGAAAAGATGCTGCAAATCCAACTCCTATTCCTATATTACCATTTATAAGTAAATCTGGAATTATTTCTGGAAAATAAGAAGGCATAAGCAAACTATCATCATAGTTGGGAACATATTCAACTATACCTTCAGCTAAATCTTTAAGCAATACTTTTTCAGCATACCAGTTAAGTTTACATTCTGTATATCTTTTATCAGCTTCTTGGTCATTTGATATTGAACCAAAATTTCCATTTGGAGAAATATATGGTATATTAACTGAGAAATCTTGTGCCATATTCACAAGAGTTCCATAAGCTGCAGCATCACCGTGAGGGTGATATTTACCTATTACTTCTCCAACTATTCTAGCAGATTTTACAAATGAACCATTATAATTTATTCTTAAATCATGCATTGCATATAATACTGCTAATGAAGATGGTTTTTGGTTATCTTCTATGTTAGAAATGGCTCTTTCATTTATAACCATCCTTGCATAATCTGTATAACTTTCTTTTACATCCTCTATAATATCCTTTTCTTCTATAATAGCTGGCATTATTCTATCCTCCTATAATCATTTCTTTTCTTATTTTACTATCTTTACCCATAATACCAGATATAACTTCATCTGTTTTTGATTTATCTTTCATAGTAATTCTTGTAAGTCTATAAGTGCTTCTATCTAAAGTAGTTTCATACAAATCTTTTGGGTTCATTTCTCCTACGAATAGTATGCTAATTTTTTAATCACATCTATCCCGACTATCTCTTCACCTCTTAAATAAGAGGGTACACCATTTCTTATTACATGAGTGCAATTAACTCAAAACCTTATCTTCTATAAGGAAATTTACTCTTGTTATATATCTCTACATAACTGCCTAGTCTGTGAACGTTAAATTATATTTCTATAAAGTCTTCGCTACTGATTATTCATTTAGGCAACACTTTGGTATCCTAAAGACCTCCCAGTAATTAAATGTATTATTCCAAAACATTGCTGTTTTTCGGGGCTAATTTTAGTCAACCCTTTGAAACGAGTTACCATAAAATTTGTAATTCCTTTATCTTTAAGCTCTTTTACATACTTATCTTTTTCTTCATCTGTATCAAAATATGATATTTTCTTACCTTGAATTACTCTGTAAAGAGGAGGACATGCAGAGTAAAGTTTTCCTGCTTCTATAACTTCTGGCATTAATCTAAATATTAATGTTACAAGAAGAGTTCTAATATGTGAACCGTCAAGATCTCGATCTGTCATTATTACGATTTTCCCATATCTTAGTTTCTTTATATCAAAAGTATCTAGATATCCAGCTCCTAAAGCATTTATAATAGAACGAACTTCTTCATTTTTTAAAACCTCTACTAAATCTTTTCTTTCAGCATTTGTTATTTTTCCTCTTATCGGAAGGATAGCTTGACAAACTACATCTCTTCCTTGCTTGGCTGACCCAGCAGCACTATTCTTATTTCACCTAAAACGCAACTTTTAAGCAGTTCTTTTTAGAACTTCAGTAATTAAAAAAGAAAAAATTACTGTCTTGGACTATATCTTTTCTCCCTCCGTTTCGATTTAAATAGGTTGGCATTTATAACCTTACCGTCATAAGCTTACGGCTCTACATATGTTACATCCACTTTTATCGTTACTGAATATAACACCCTAGTCTCTGAACACATTTCTAAAATTTACTCTACTAATTTATACACATTCTCTCTGAATTCCTCAAAATCTATCTTGCTTGAACCTACATCTATAATAAGTTTATCTATATTTGCCACTTTAGTTTCATTTATGCTTATATTATTAGTATCTAATAATACAGTCATACAGACATAAGCGGTTCTTTTATTACCATCACTGAATGGATGATTAGCAATTATATTAAATGTAAGTCTAGCTATTTTATCTAGTATAGTAGGATAGAACTCAAATTCACCAAATGATTGATAAATGCCTTCAACTGAAGACTCTAATAAGTTTCTATCTCTTATACCTTGAAGACCTCCATATTGAGAAAGTACTCTATCATGTATTTCTATTACTTCTTCTACTGTAATCATGATAACCTCTTGATAGTTTTGTCATATTTTGCAAAAACTTTATCTATACTTTTATTTAGTCTATCAGAACCTATAGAAGTTCTTTTGACTTTAGAAGTACTTTCAGTTCCTGCTATTTCTACTTTTTCTTTTATTTCCTTACTTGGATTAAATTTCATATTTATCACCTCTTTTATTTACTTTAGAGTATTTTAGAAACTTCGCTGCGTCGATTATACCTAATCTTAACGTTTTCACTATGCTACTTACCACTATTACGGTCGTAGTTTTATAGTACATCACTGTCTATAAGTAGTAGTTAAGACATTATTGGTAGTTTCCCGCAATTAGAAGGGTTTAACGAGAGCAATAGTTTATGCCAACCTACCCTCTACTATATATAACTCTCTATCTTCTACTTTTGTGTGAGATGAGCAATCTGCAAGTTTTCCTTTAAATTTATCTACCATATTCTTTTTAATGTCTGAACTTGCATCTTTTATTTTCTTTATTTCTTCTCTTTGCTTCCTAGTCTTCATTATTCTATTTAGAATAATATTACATTCTTTAGGATTATCCATCAAATATACTTCAAGATTAGAAAAAACACAAGAAGAAACCATACTAATATATTCAGGATTATTAACCTTTGCTTTAGTTTGACCTTCAAACTCAGGTTGTGCTCCTTTAAAACTTATTATACACATAAGACCTTCTTGTATTTCAGAACCTTCAAAATTGCTATCTTTATCTTTAAGAAAGCCTACTTCTCTTGCTACCTTATTAATAACTCTTGTAAGTCCTGTTTTAAATCCAGTTTCATGTGTTCCACCATTAACCATTCTTAGAAAATTTACATAAGAACGGATATTATCTTGTGATTTATCATGATAAGAAAGTACTATTTCTACATAGTCTTTTGCTTTATTATCACGAGACAGACTTTCTCCTTCAAAATAAATAGGCTTAACTAGCATATTTCTTTCTGTTTCTTGCGATATTTTAGAAAGAAGTTCTACTATTCCACCTTTAGAATAGAAAGTTTGTGTTCTTCCATCACGCTCATCAGATAAATTAAATCTAAGTCCTTTAGTAATATAAGAAGCACCTTCGCAGAAGTCAGCAATTATATTAAACTTGAATTCAGTACTTTCTTTAAATATCTTTTTAGATGGTTTAAACTTTACTATAGTTCCAGTTTGAGTAGTTTTACCTATTTCTTCTACTGGAGATAATATTTTTCCAAAAGAAAAAACTTGACGGAATATCTTTCCTTCTCTTAAGACTTTTACTTCTAGGTCTTCAGAAAGAGCACAGGCTGCTTTACAGCCTATGCCATGAAGACCAATAGAATTATTATAGATGCTATTATCAAGTTTACCAGTAGAATGCATTATAGTAAATAGAACTGTAAGTGTACTCATATCTTTAAATTCACTATGAGGAGATACTGGTATACCTCCTCCATTATCTTCTACTACAACATATCCATCTTTAGTAATCTTAATATTAATATCAGTACAAACTCCTCTTGCATATTCATCTATAGAGTTTGAGATAATCTCTATTATAATATGATGAAGTCCAAGACTGTCTGTATTACCAATATACATAGCAGGTCTTAATTGAAGTGCCTCAAGTCCTTTCATAACTTTAATTGCACTAGCATCATAAGACTTACTCATCTATATTTCTCCTTTTTGTGAATTTATGTCATTTGTATCAAGATACTTAACGAATTGAGCTAAGTGTTTTGCTGTTTCTTCTAACTTAGCTTCTTCAATTAAATAACATACAGTAATCTTTTCTTTTATAATTTCTTTCTTCTTAGCTGCATCATAATAGCTAAATGTAATACTTTGTGGAGAATAAGCAAGTGCTATCTTTGATTTGCTAAGTTCTTTAAGAAGTGCATTAAGCTTATCTTGTACTGTATAAGTATTATTACCAGAAGCATAAAGACTTCCTTTTATAGAAATAGATTGGACTATTTTAGTAACCTTAGGTTTGGCGTTAAATTTAGGTTTATTAAATCCTTTCTTATCAAATGGTTTTTTATCACCAAATGGTTTCTTTTTAAAATCTTTTTTGTCAGTATTGTAAGTTGGTTTACCATATTTTTGATATTTATCTTTATTAAATTCTTTCATTCTATTAGTCTCCTTTTATTTTTATTGATGTATAATAATGTCAGTAATCATTGCATGTCCTACAACTTTAAGACCACTGAATTGAAGTTCATATAGTCTTACATTTGCAGCTGGATAATCAAAATTATTCTTTCTTATATGAGCTACAACCTTACTAATATCATAGTTATTACTTCTATATACTTCATTATAATCAAAGATATTAAGGTCAGTTTCATACATAACATCTGCTTCATCATAATAAGCATTAGCAAAAGCTTTTAAGAAATCATAACTTCTCATACCTATTTCTTTAAATCCATATTCATTACCTTCATATAGATTTGCTTTATATACTGCAATAAGTACCTTATTATTACCATTTAATTCCAATATTTCTTTTACATCCTCTACAAGTTCTGGATGATTTGAGTTGAATGCTATTAAGTCAAACATATTTACCTCCTTGGCTAAATTCATTTTATAATTTGATGCTATAATACTTCCTACTACTAATTTTAGTTTTGCTATGGACCCATTCATTGCTTCCTCCTTTACTTTTAGTTATTTTAGTATATGTAATTCTTTAAATACTTGTTACCATTGTGTTTTAAATCATCCATAAGTTTTGCTATTCCAAGAATAGTATTTATTTCATCTTCTATAACTTTCTTAGTGTCAAAGAACCTAGCAAACTTAGGATTATCTTTAACTTCTAAATCCTTTTCTCTAGGATTTACCATAACTAACTTGTTACCAACTTCCTTAACTTCTTTTGCATAAAGCATATCTTTAAGCTCTCTTCTTTCTGTTTCATATATTTCATTCATAGCTATTTCTATTACTTCTTTATTTCTTGCATATGCTTTATTAAAATGATTAAGTGTTCCAGCACCTGCTGATGTATTATAAAGTGTCTTCCATACTTGTGCTGGTGTTTTACCTTTAATATTTATTTTCTTAGTTTTTGCTACATATTTATAATATAAACTCATAGCAACTACAGATGCTTTATGATTATTAGTTAAATCATTAAAGCTTATTTTCTTAAAGTCTATTCCTTCTTTTTTAAGTTTATTATAAAGTTCTTCATCTTTAAGTATATTATTCTTTATAAACTTAAAAGCAATAGGAGTTATTTGTGCTATTCCATGTTTAGAAGAACCTTTAAATGCACCCATATCTGTTTCTGCAGATAAAGTTCCAAACATTATTTCATTCCATTTCTCCAAATCTTCTTCAAATACTAATTTATTTGCTTCTACTACCAACTTTACTACTTCTTTTTTATCTATATTATAACTCTTAACTCTAGCTTCTGCTACGAAGCTAGACAGCACTAAAATTAAACACATAATTACTTTTCTCATATTCTTATACCTTCCTTTATTCATTTATTTTTATAAGATTTGAAGTATTACTTCCTTGCACTTGAGGAAGTTTTCCATCCCACTTTTCTATAGTCATCTTTCTTAGAAGTTGTGGAGATAGAGAATTACTTTCAATCTCATTTGCTTTTGCAATAAGTTCTTTTTCTTTTAAAGCATATTCTGCAAGTTTAACTCTATTTTCAGCTTCAACTTGAGCTTTTGCTACTTCTGCTTTAGTAGTTTCAACTTTTTGCTCAGCTACTTTCTTTGCTTCTATTGCTTTTTCATATTCATCAGAGAAGTCATGATTAACTATACTAACATTAGAAACACTCATTCCATATTTAGCAAAGTCATCTTGTAAATCTTGGAAGATTTCATTACTTATAGTAGCTCTTTTAGTAACGAATTCTTCTATTGTGTACTTAGCAATAGTAGCTTGTACTATTTCCTTTACCCTTGGTCTTACAAATCTTTCTTGATATTTAAGACCAAAAGCTCTATAAAGCTTTTCTGGGTCATGTATATTTGCTTGAACTGTAAATTCAAGCTTTATACTTTGCATATCTTTAGTAGATACTTCAAGTGTAGTATCCATTTCATCAGTCTTGCCAAATATATAAGACTTTTCTCTAGTTTCCATAAATACCTTACTTTGAATTAAAGGGTATTTAAAATGTAAACCTTCAGTATCTATTCTTGATATTCTACCATTAGTACTCACTATTGCAACTTCTCCAGTTTGTACTGTATACACATTAGTTAAATACACTATAAGTCCTACTATAGCTAATGCTCCAAATACACCTGCTTTAACTACTCTACCTGTTTTAACACCATATCTTTCATCTACGAAATATCCCATCTTATTTTTCCTCCTTATTTTCTTCTAATTCTTTTCCAAGTTTATCAAGTTCATCAAGTAACTCTTGACGAGCTTTATTATACTCTTCTTCAATCTTTTCCATTTCCTTATTCCATTTTCTCTTTTGTATTAGTAGGTCTATATAAGCTACTATAAGTATAAATAACTGAATGCCTACCAATACGAAGATATTTCCATTTGTATACTTAGCTAACATAAATATAATCCAGAAGTATATAGGTATTAGATAAGGTTCACTCCATTTGAATTTCATAAGTTTTCCTCCTTAGTCTTTCCAAGTATCGTCATCATCAACACCATCAAATTCATCAGTCTCAACATCACTTGCTTCAGCACTAAGGTTATTATACTCTCCAGTAAATCCATTATTAAAGTCAAGACTGTATAAATTAGCAAATATATCTACCTCTTTAGCTAACTGTATTCTATCTTTATTATATGATAAATGGTTTAACTCAATAAGTACATTTTTACCAATCCAACCAACAGTATCCTTATACTCATCAATTACATCTTTAACAAAATCCTCAATATCATCATAATCTTCAGGATTATATCTTTTACTAATCAAATACACATAACCTTCATTTCTTCCACAATTTTTCAAACTTTCAAATAAATTACTCATTTTAATCTACTCCTTTACTTTAAATTCTCATAATAAATGTGTTTGTACATATGAGTATAAACATTGACAAATCACCATTAAAATGTCACCTCCTTATAAAAGACGGCAAATTTGTCTATTTTTATAACCTTATGTATATTAACACGACAACTATAAACTTTGGTCTCTATGACCCCTTATAATGCAAATTTGAGGCATATTATACTGTAGTCCAGAGTTTACAAAGTATTATATATAAGAATAATATTATAAAGAAACAGTTACATATAATAATGTGAAAACTAATTCTAGAATTAGTTAATACTATTTTAAAAAGGAGGTACATGAATGAGTACAGTAGATTTTGAAGAATTAAAGCGGAAGATAGGAGAAGCACTAGAACAAGGTGCTACTCTTGAAGACTTAGGTATTGGAGTAGAAAGAATAGTAATAGAAGATGCTCCAGAAGAAGAGTATTCGCAGGAAGTTAGTGGTTCAGGTATTACATTCGGGAGAATACTTAAATGGACTGTAATACTTGGTAGTATTGCTTTAGTAGGTTATTATCTTGGGAGAAAAAGCATTCTAGGGGTAGATAAACCTTTAGGAGAACCTTTAGTAGTAACTGAAGATAACAGATTTATTGAAATATAAGGAAAATTAAAACCAGCTGAAATATGCTGGTTGATTACGAGAAAAGAAAGGATGATGAAAGATGTTTAAAATTACTGTTGATAAAAAGTATGAAGGGTATGAAGAAATGGATTGGATAAATAATGTAGTTATGGGAGAAATAAATGATGATGTATTTTTAATTGGAAATGTTAAAAGACATTATAAAACTTATGTGATGGATAGAGACATGAAAGTAATTATTGGGATTATTGAAAAGAACACATTTGATGGAACTGGAGTTAAGATAACACTTGATGAAGACTATCTTAAAAATGTAAGAATAAACTCTGAATACAAAACTGTTAATACTGGTTTAACTAGATGTGACAGATTTAGTTATGATGTATATAAAGGAATGTTTGCAGTTTGTTGTAAGAATTTGGTAGTAGAAGATAAAGAAGATGGACATAGAATTTGGGGATGGAGGGATGGAAGATAATGAGATTTATGATGCATGAAGGATTAAAAGTACTTGAAGAACATTTTGAAAAGACTACCAGTAAAGATGTAGTAGTTATAAGAACTGCTATGGATTTAGAAAGTCTAGAAAGTTTTATAAATGAAACTAATATAGTTGCTAATAGAAATAAATATAGACTTAAAGACATTAAGTATGGAAAAGATGGAGCTAATTATTCTGCACTGATTATTTATGAGTATATTACTGCTTATTAGGAGAGTTGATATGGATTATTATAAATATTTTGAAAATGATAATAGAAATGTGGTTATAATTATTAACTTTAATTGCTATAGAAGTATGTCAGAAATTAATGGAGAGTTTGTCTCTGTTAATACTTCTGCAAGTAAGAAGAATTATAAGTTGGTAGATATAAGAGATGCTGAAATAGGTAATAATCATTTTAAATGTATTCTTATTTATGAAAAAGATTTTACAAAAGAAAATGATGAAAGAACATTTGAATTTGTAAGTAAAGCTATAGATGCAAAGTTTAAAGCTACTATGAATTACTTGAAAAAGAAGGAAAAGAATGATTTAATTAATAACACGAAAGGAACATATTGATATGAGTGGAAGACATAGTGGAATAAAAAGAGAACGCAGAATAGATATACTTACATTCTGTAGTCCTCTAGGAATGGCAGTTCTAGATATAATAAGAAAAGAAGCAAATAAAAAAGACAGTAGTTTATTTGATGGCACTGATTTAAAAGGAGAAAAATTTGAAACTGCTGAAATATTTGGTATACTTAAAGATGATTTAGATAAAAATAAGAAATAATAAAAGAGAAATCTTAGGTCTTAGTACTTAGGATTTCTTTTTTCTTGTTGAAAAATCATATATATATATAATAAAATGTAACCTATAATATAATAGGTACTAATAAAATCTAAGGAGGTACTATATATGAGTACAAAAAATGTTTTAAGAATTACAAATGAAGAAGGAAGAACTTATGAGTTCCAAAAGCCTACAAAGGCTGACTATAAGGAAGCTGTAAAGTTTTGGGAGTTATACAACGACTTCCTAGACAGAAAACCAACTTATAGCCAAAAAGAAGCTATAAGAGTTAAAATGCAAAAAATAAAAGGAGGATTTTCAGGAAAGACTCTTCCATTTATAAATGCAAAATATATTAAGGAGGCTATAGATAATTTGGAGATATATGTGTCTAACACATATCTTTCTAAATTTAAAATCTTTAATGGACTGTTTAATTGGATACCTAATCGTTCTCCATGGGATGAACATGAAAGTGGTATAACTAGTGATGGTGAAAACAGGCTTGAAAATCCAGGTCTATACATTATTACAACATACAAAGGGTTCAAAGTTCCAGTTTTGAGAACTGGAAGGTTTCAGTTCATTGTATGTTGCAGTGGAGGTACTCTTCTTGGGTATCCTGTTTATGACCCAACTTACCAATTTGGTAGTTATGCTACTTATATTGGTAGAAAAGAAGAACCAAAAGAGATAGAATTTGTCAAACCTTTGAGTGAACTTGAAGGTTTGGACTATGAAGACATCTTTGAGGATGCTTGTAAAGTTTATGACTGTACAAGCTTCTATAAGAAAAGAACTGCTATATTTACTAGAGTTAGTCTATAGGTAAATGTAGTAAAAAGAAAGAATAGGTTCTATTGAGCTTATTCTTTTTTTCTAGAAAGAAGTTACGAAGAAAACATAATTCTTAATTCTTATATAAAAAATAGCTTATATATTATAAAATGTAAAGTTATTTTATCTAGGTAAAATAATTTTATAAAAATAAATAAAAATAGGAGTGATGTAAAATGTCAAAATTATCAAACATGTCAATGGATTATCTAAAAGGGAGTATGTCAACAACTGGGTTTAAAGTGTTAGAAAGTTACTTAAACGAAAATAAGGATTTAAAAAACTTGAAACTTCTACATACTTGGAATGTAAAGAAAGCAGAAGCTGATGTGCTATTTGGGAACGACATCGAAAGAGTCGAAAATGCTATGTTAGTTGAGGGATACACAATGAATAAAAGTGTTATAGACTATCAAATAGTTTGTGATACTTTTAAAGTTGTGTCAGAAAGAGAAAAAGAATGGTATCTAGTAAATGGAGTGTTGAAGATGAATGGATTTATAGATGTCTATGCTACTTCAAGTGGTGTGGCATCTGTACATAGTAAGCACCCAAATGTAGATTATTTGAAATTGGAAAAAGATTTAAAAGAATTCAATTATACAATCAAGCCTCATGAAAGAGGATTTGATGTTATAGTTAGAATTTAAAAAGATAAACCCTAGAGTTTTAATCTAGGGTTTCTTTTTTCTTATTTAAATTTAAGTATTAACGGTTTTTTCTTCGTATCAACTTCTAAATAACTGAAGTTATCAACTACTCCTATTTCTATTTCTCCTAACTCATTATACTTAAATCCTAAAGTTACTTTATAAATACTTCTTTTATATTCTTCTGCAAGTGTAAACTTTCTATCTATTACATTTATTTTATTAATAGTATTAAGTTCTATATGCTCTACTTGATTAAGCATTTCTCTATCTACATAAAGTTCAACTCTTCCATCAGTTAAAATACTCATATCATATGTATGCTCTCTACCAGCATTTCTTTCTTTTTCCATCCAAGAATATACAAGCTCTTTATACATATTAGAAACCATATTCTTATTCATGTTTCCATTTATAAGGCTTCCACTTTCATCAAGATACATAAGAAATATACCCACTCCATGACGCTTAAATCCTACTTTATTAATAGTAGCTTTAATAACACGGAATTTACTATCATCAACTACATCAAACTTAGCTGTTCCCATATCAAGACATATATTAATTCCTGATTTAGTTTGTAAAGACGGAACCCAATCTTCTTGTAAATAATAGTTCATTCCACTAGTAGAATAAAAAGCATCAAAATAATACTTTTGGAAATTATAAGAAGTAAGACACATATAGTATATCATATTAGCAATATATTTTACATAATCTAAAGGAATTTTAGTATTATATTTATCTTCTTTATTTTCTGTTTTCTTAATTCCAAATTTAAAAAATCCTATTACTTTAAGAAATCCAAATTGAAGTTTATTCTCACTACAAGCAATTCTTAGTCTATTTAGTATAAAGTCAATACTTTTATCTTTATCTTCAATAGGATGTTTTTCGTAAGCATAACCTTCATACATAAAATCCCACATTTCATTCATTATATAATCTCTTTCTGGAACTTCTGTAAGATATCTTTTAATTGCAGACTTAAACTTACCTTTAGATATTACATAGTCTCCTTTATGAGTACCAATTCCAAGTCCATTAAAAGTAACCATTTTAAGATAATGGTTCTCTTTAGTATATCTACTACAGTATACAAATTGTGCAAGAGCTCCACCAAGACTATGTCCTACTAAATAAATAGTATCTTTTTCTTCTGCATAATATTTCTTTACATAAAGATAAAGCATATAAGCTGCTGATAATTGATTATTATAATCATCTTGATATGCTATCTCTAAATCATCTATCATATCAGAAGTATCATTTGTACCTGTATAAGTAATTATTACATTCTTGTCTTTTTTCCATACAGTTGCACGAAATCCACCTTCTATTTCATAGTCAAGCTTAAGATACTCTCTTGCTATCCTATTATAATCAGAAGTATAAACAAGAACCCAATCCTTAAGATATTTTCTATAAGGATACTCTCCTTTTAGCTTATAGTTCCAATAAATAGTTCTCTCAGTAGGAGTAACTTGCTCTCTATCTCCACAAAGCTCCTCTACAGTCATTCCATGTTCTGATTTTCCAAATGCTTCTATATAACCAAGACTACAAGCATTTAGAATTTCTACATCTTTTATCATATAACCCTCCTTTTTAATACGAAAAAAGAGTAGAATTAGTTCTACTCTTTATTAAACTTATTTTGTTACTATATCAAATATATCCTTATATTCCATAGAGTAACTTCTAAATTTGTACTCTATAAGGTCTATATCCACATTCTCTTGCATTTGATTTGTAAAGTTTACTACTATTTTAGTATCTTCACTTTTTACAAATGTTTGCCAGAAATGATAATGATAACTTAACCAATCTGGATTTAACATACTTTTAGCAAATGTATTACTATCCTTATTCTCATAAGGAGCTATTATACCTGTAAATCTACCATTTTCTGTCCATTGACCTCTATATATTCTTATATTATCATCAGAATTTCTTTTATTACCTATTGCAAGTGGGATATCACAAGATAGTGCTTTTAATGTAAGATATTTATATCCATCTATAACTTCATATTTAGGCATTATTATCTCATCATAATGAGCACATATCTTTTGAGATATAGAAGTATCACCTTTTAGTGAACATATTGTATCTCTATATTTTGCAACTATATCCCTTTTAGTATCAGACTCTACAAACTTTGGTTTAAGAGTTTTAGTAACATAGTCTTTATTTTCTATTCTTATAAACACAGTATCTGGAGTATTTCTTGGAATAGTAACTCTATCTTTAAGATTTATATAATGTTCATAAATATCTGTAATTCCATAATAGTAATAAGGAGAGCTAACTCTTCTTCTTATTTCTTCTATGTATCTATCAAATACTGTCATATAGTAAATACACATACTATAGAAACTAAAGTTATATTCTTTCATTTTTGCATTTATTTTTTCTTCTTTACTTAAATAGTATCTTTTCTCGTATTCATCACAAATCTTATCTAAAAACAGTTCCTTCCATTCTGTTTCTTTAGACTCTCTCATTTGTAAACTTTCTATATCTTTTCTAATTCTATAAGCTTTATTTAAATTAGGTATTCTAAATATACTCCAATCAAAGTTACTTCTTAAAAATAAATCTACATAAGTATCAACTTCATAACTTGAATAATTCTTGTTGTATTCAAGTCTATTTAAATGCTGAACATTCTTTACAAGTCTTAATCCTCTATAATTCATTTATATCTCTCCTTTTTCCTTATTTAGTAAGTAGTATTGCATTTATTATAAGTATTGCAACTACTATATAAAATAGAGCAATACCGATAAGAAACATTATCTTATCGGTAAATGTAGGCTCTAATGTCTTTATAAACTTATTTCTATCTTCATTATTAATAGATAGACATTTTAAGTATTCTATTTTATTATTTAAAATAAACTTGTAAAAATTAACCCCTAAACTTGATATAAACATACCTATGGAAGTTGATTTATAAATATAGCTAGCATCAAAGTTATAAGGGTCAATTTTAACTAAATGTATAAACAGTACTGCTATAACACAACCAAACATAGTAAGAAATCTATAAAGTATTATGCTATGTCTTTTATATCTTTCTATCATTTCATCTCTGAAGTATATATTGCTACATTTCATATCAAACCTCCTATATATTTACAAATTCAATAAATAGATAACCAAACATTGCTATTCCTGTTGCAAAGTAAAGCATTTCATATAGTCCTTGATGAGGTCTTCTTATAAACTCTGTAATATTAAAGTATACATGCTCATCTTTATGTTTAGCTTCATCTATTCTTTCTATACACATATTTTTAATTCTATAAATTCTAATTGCTTTAGCAATAAATGATACTAAACTAATAAGAATACATATTGGTATAGTTATTACAACAGAAGTAACTAAATCCTTATCTTTCATTTTAGCTATCATAAATACAAATCTAGAATAATCAGACATAAACCCTAAAAGTAATATAACAAGAGATGCAAGTATTCCTGCAAATATAGTAGTAAAAGCTGCATACTTATACTCACTTTTTGCAACTGCATTTATTTGTGTTTTAAATCCATTCCAATACTCAGAACTATTTCTAAGTTCAGGAGATACATAAAGAGATACATAAACATCATCTGTTTTTTCTTCTAAACTTATATCTTCTTTTTTAACTTTTTCTTTATTTGCATATTCTTCTCTAAGCTCATCAGAATATGTCTTTTTATCCATTGCAATATTATATTTAATATTCTTTTCTTGCTCAGTTCTCATAAATTCTATCTTTTCTTCCAAAGATTTTATGTGTTTCTTAAGTAAGCTTGCTTCATTTTTAGAATACTCAAGCTCCTTATCTAGGAGCTCAAGTTCTTTTTCTTTTTCTTTGATTTTATTAGCTAAATCTATACTAGATAGTTCACTATCATTAAATGGATTTAGTCTTAGACCATCTATAGGATTACTCATTTTCATCAACAGCCTTTCTTCTATCAATCACTTCTTGCTTAGCAGCTTCTACCAATTCATTAAGTTCATATGATATTACATAGATATCATCATTATCAAGATATTCATTATAAACTCTATCTACAATAAATTCCTTTTCTTCTTCAGTATAGAAATCATCATAGATTAGTTCATATTCTAAATAAACTAATAACTTAATATAATCTTTATAACATCTTTCCATTAATTCTTGGTTAAGTTCTCTTATCATAACTACTAATTCTTTATCAGTTAGATTAAGACTTTCTTTTACATACTGTGTAGTAGTTCTATTTCTTTCAGAAAGCATTCTCTTTTCTTCATTTCTTAGCTCTTTCTTTGCTTTCTTTAAAGAAACATTAGCTTTTTCAATTTCCTTATCAGCTTTTTCTAAATTAGTTTCTACCTTTTCCATAGTTTTTACTTCCTCTTTGATTTCTTTACTCATTTTACATTCCTCCTAATTTTTATATTATATCATAGATATAGTTTTCTATGATAGTTACTAACATTAAATAAAGTCCAATATAACTAATCATCATAATTACAAAGTATGATTTAGATAATCTAAATCTTTTATTTTCTATACTTGTACAAAGTCCATTTACTGTAAGTTGATTATAATGATTATACATTTTGTGTTTTATTCCTCTAAGGTATACATAGTCAATAATATCAATATATGAAAGTACAAGCACTATACCTGCTACTATATTATAAACTTTATAATGAGTTATAAAACTACATAATAATACTGATATAAATCCCATAATCATAGAATAGTATCTTAGAGTAGCTCTAAGGTTTCTTATATTCTTGTCTATTCTACTTTCTTGCATTTTCTTATCTTTTGCATTACTCAGTTTTTCAAATATCATTTCTCATCATTTCCTTTTTCCAAATGTTTTAGGTTTTTTCTTTCTTTGAACTTTTTTAGTAGAAGTTCTAACTAAGTTTAGATTATTTGATACTAATGTTTTTGGATAATTAGTTTGCAAGAAGTTAAAATACTCCATAGTCTTATCTTGCATTTCTTCATCCATTTTACAAATATTAGCTTTATATGTAATCTCAGGAATAACATTTCCTCCATTACAAAGAATATCAAGTATTCTTACAAAGTAATACTCCATAGTATGAAATAATGATACTACTCTTGAACATATTTCATCTTCATCTACTATATGTTCAGTTCCAAATAATCTTTCAATTATCTCTTTTTGATAATCTTCTTTACTTCCAAATCCTATTATAGCTGTAAGTTCTCTTGTGTTCTTATTAAACTTTGGTGTTTCTTCTTGTAATGTTTTAAGACATGTATTCATAGTAAGTAATACTCTTATGTATATATTAACTATGAATTCACAAAGAATTTTATACTCTGTTTCATCTTTTGCAATCTTATGAGGATTAAATGTATTCAGAATATAAGCAATTTCCTTACAAAGACTTTCTTCTAAACAGAAGTTTTCTTCGTAAACTCTTTTATTCTTTCTAACTTCTTCTGCATAAGTATTTGGATTATAAGGTTTTAACTTACTATCATGTAATACTCCATCCATAAGTTCATCATAAGTTAGAGTTTCATCTTCTATAAATGCTTCATAAATGTTATCAAATCTATCCTTCCAATCTAGACTATCATTTATAAAGTTTTCAATCTCTTCATTAGTTAGATTACTACTCATAGTATACTCAATTTCCTTATTTGTAATAAGTTTTGCAATTTTTGCTACATCACCATCAGTAGTCTTACTAAAATCATTTAAGATATTATTGATATCAACATCATAACTATCATGAGCTTTAATATAATTACTTATAAGTGTAAGCATTACAGGTATGTCAGCTTTGTGTCTTTCACACTCCTCATACAAAAAGATATTAAAATACAGCTCTCTTGCCTTTTTCATTTAAATTCTCATCTCCTTATTTTAACCAATAACATAAAGCACTACAAGATAACCCACGAGTCCCATACAACTATAAAACAAAAACCAATTCTCTTTATTCATTTCACTTCCTCCTTTCTAAAGTTATATCCCAATATGTATTCCGTTTAAGATTGCGGAATAAAATAAAGTTTGAGTTGTAAGCTCATAACTTCAACTAATTATATGTAATTAATCTAGTTATAAACTTACAACTTATTTTTTAAATTATTGAGTTAAATCTAACATAATTTGAAGCATCAGTTCCAGATTTATCTTCTGGTATTCTTATAAATACTGTATAATCAGTGTAGGAATTAACTATTGCTCTCATAAAGTCTACTAAATCATTATTTTGAATACCCTTAAGATTATCTATAAGTTTAAATTCAGCAGTTGATGTAAATGCTTTTACTTTATTAACTGTTATAAATCCAAACTTCCATCCATCTATAAAAGCTTTACTTACAAATACACCTCTATAATCATAAGTATTATCTGGAGTATTTCCAGTAAACTTAGATAGATAAACTACTATTTCTATATATTCCTTGTATCTGTTATCACTTTCATAACCAGAGATATTTCTACTTATATAAGTATCATTACCTACTCTATACATAATAGGAGATAGATATCTTCTTCTTAAGTATTTAACTTGTCCAGTCTTTTGGTCAAGAAGTTTAAAAGTAGAGTATTTAGGTTTATTTTCAGAAAGCTTAAAGTAATAAACTGCATTACTTCTATAAGTATAAGGGTCAGCTCCTGCTACGTTTCTTGCAAGTTCTGTTTGATTTATTACTTTATTCTTATGGAATATTTCTGTATTCCATATAGGATTAGTAGAACTAGAATTAGCTGTAGAATAATCTTCTTTATTTATTATAAACTCTTTTGGAGTAAGTCTAGTTCCTTGTCCATAGTTAAATCCAAATAATAATTGGTTCATCCAATATATCATATCATTAGTACCATTTGAAAATGTTAATTGATATTTAGGTAATCTATCAGAGTTAAGATAATTTATTTCATTTTCAGTTGCAATATTACTTAACTTCAAATCAGAAACTTTAGACATTTCAGGATAAATAAATGTCTTCTTTCTAAATACATTAGGGTCATTATTATCAACTTGTGCAAGTCTTACATACCAAGTATTATTAAAGTCGTCTCCATTTTGATTTCCAAGTTCATATTTATCTTTAATTGGATATGTAAAATCATAAGTAGATGCTTCCATAATACCAAATATAGCATGATTTAAATCTTTATATTTAAACTCATTTGCTACTTCTCTTCTATATTCATTATCTACAGTTTCTTTATTATTTACATTGCTAAGTCCTTGTTTTACTATACCAGAAAACATATAACGCATCATTTCAAGTAAGTTTGTATTATCATATCCATATGATTTAGCTTTTGAATATATCTCTGGAATATGTACTTCTCCAGGTACTTCACTTGAATTAAATCCAAAATCATTAAGTATTGGATTTCCAAGTACATAAGGATTTCCTTTATTAGAAAGAAGTATTATATTACCTTGATAAGATTTATCTCCAAGATATTCCATTTTATCATATATTGGATAATGATTTATAGGAACTTTCTCTCCTCTAGATACAGTTAAATCACTTGCATTAGTTCTTACAAGATATGATTTACCTCCTTTAAGATAAATATTACCATCCTTTTCTATAAATATAGAGTTATTTCCTTTATATCTACGATTATCAATTATAGAACCACCAAATATATGTGCAGCAAGCTCTACATTACAGTTATTCCAATCATCAGTTACAATAATACTTCCATTCATTGCAGTTCCTACTGTATTTAGAGGACTTAGATTAAATAAATCTAACTGTTTAACACGGTCTATAAGTGTCATCATATTAGATTTAGTTGTATATCCATAATTAAGATAATTATAAAATGTATCATATCCAAAGTTTTCAAGTCCAAAATAAGCTAAATACTCATTTGGCATTTTATTATCTATTACTTTTTCATGAGAATATCTAAATTCTTTATAACTATGTTTATCATATGTTTTAAATCTTTCTGTATTCTCAGATACCTCTTTAATAAAAGAAGTCTTTCTAGCAATACTATAATTATCACTCTTTTGAACTGACCTATTTACATCAAATAAATTAGGTATAGCTCTTTTAGTTTCATTCCAAATAAAGTTATATTCAAGATGCGTACTTATAGGAAGTGCCATATCTATTGGTTTATAAGTAAATACTTTAGTATGTGTATTAGGTAAACCAATATTTTCTTGTGTTGATGCATAGTTAGTAAAAGCATAATATAAATACTTACCACTGTCTGCATAAGAGATATCTCCACCGTCTACATTAAGATTTCCATCTGGATTATTTCCATTATTGATATTAAAGTAAGGTTTAAAATGGACTCCATTATGATATTGCTGAGTTTGATAATTTACTGGTTTAACAGTAGTTTTCAAATCATGCTCAAATGTAGTTATAAATGCTCCCGGAGCTAAGTTAGTACTTTGTAATGTACCATAGAAGTCTCTTGGTTCTAAATATCTATGATGAAGTATAGTTTCTTTAGCAAGATTAATACCATAGAAGTCATAACTTACAGACTTATCTAGTATAGTATCTAGGTCATTGCTAGTACTTGTATACTTATTATAAGAAACTGTTGCAAAACCATTATTTTCTCTTTTAAGTATTTGTACATTAAAGAAAATAGGATTTAAACTTTGTGTTACTTGTCTTTCTCTTTCCTCTTTCTTTGTATTCATAGCATCTTGATACTCTAATTCTTGCTTACTAAACTTAAATATATTAAGTCTTCTTATTAAATCCTCACTTAAAGTAGAAGAGTTCATATCAAAACTTTCTTTATAACTATCTAAATCAAATAACATTTCAGATATTAAATAGTTACTTCTTGGCATTTCTCCTACATTTGCATGTCCAGTAAGTTTATCAATAATAGGATTACCTGAATTTGGTCCGGTTTTCATTTGTTGTGCATTTACTTGATATAAGTAGAAATAGTAGTTTACACTAATTCTCTTATAGAAAGACTTATAGTTCTCATTATTAAACATAGCAGTTATCTTAGGTTTATTATATTTAGGAAGTAATATATATGCACTTTCTGCAAGAACTACTTCATTATCTTTAAACTCAAGATTAGAATATCTTGGTCTATCACTATGTTTATCTATATAAGGTATTTTAGCATTAAAATATACTATAGGAACTATATTATAGTCTCCTTTATCATGTTCTACAAATAAACCACTATAGAAACTATCATCTATAACTCTATCTTCAGATATATTGCTAAAATCATACATCTTCCAAGTATTATTTTGGTATACAAATGCATTTGCTTTACCGTATAAATCTATTTCTAAATCCATAGGTCTTTTTAAATCTATAGACTTAAATGGGATTAGGTTTCTATCTTGAGGATAATCAGCAGTTGGTGCTCCTAGTACTCTAAATTTATCAAACTCATACATACTTTGAGGAGCTCCAATATCGCTCTTATAATAAAGACCTGTAGAATATCCAGCATTAGAATATAAATTTATAAGTCTATTTTTATAGACTATGCTATCATGTGATATCATTTGATAGTTATTTACAGTATCATACACATACTTCATAGCTCTTCCGAAATTAGTGCTAGTTTCAGTTATATCCATATGTATATTAGGAAGCTTTATCTCAGCTCCTATATCTTCAGACTTAAGTATTTCAGTCATAGATTTAGAAGTTTTAAACCAAACACACTCATCTTTAGTTCTAAATGCTTCTGATTTATTATTTTCATACTCAGCATGTGTTATATACTTAATAGGGTCTCCGTTAAGTATATCATTTTCCATAAAACTATCTATAATAGATAGCATCTTTTTATGTACTCCATAAATATGGTCTTTAAGAAGAGCTTGAGTATTTACTGTAATCTTAGTAAGATTTTGAGTAGCTTCATATTCAGGGAATTTAAGTATCCAGATATTATCTTTCTTATAAATTCCATTTACTAGATTTAAACTATCAAAATATGCACTAGAAGTAGCATCTTCTTTATTAATTCCAGTAAAATCTGTTTGATATGCAAAGTTACTCTTAAATACACCAGTAAGTACATCCATAGAAGAAGTAATTTTACTAGTATATCCTATTCTAGTTCTACTTACTATAGGAGTAGTAGCTACATCCATAACTATTCTATGTATAGTTTTAAAGCTTTCTGCAAATGCAATAGAAACAAGTTTACTCATATTAGCAAGTAGTGGATTTACTCCAAAACCATTATTCTTTGCATCTCTATTTTCTGTAAATACACCAATCTTTCTAACTCTACCATTAACTATATCAACTTCTGATTTAAACTTTTGATAATCTAAATCAATAGTTAAATCTCCACTTGCTTTATGTTTAATATTTCTCTTATCATATAAATCATAATAAGACATATCTACAGAAGTCTTAAAGTTTACAATTATTGCATCATGTGTTTCCCATTGTATATTTTCATATAATCTTGCAAGAATTTTAGTAAATGTATTATCAATACTATTTAAATCATCTTTAAGATTATTAAGCCAAGTAATATCAAATTCCTCTATCATTCTTACAAAATCTATTTCAAAAGCAGCAAGACTTTCAAGTTTATTATGTATTACTCCATTATCTACAAACTTCTTTCTTATATAAGTAGAAAGAGCAGAAGTATCATGAAGTCTTAAATCTCTCCAAAGAGAAAACTCAAATAAATGTGGAGGTATTTCTTGGTTTATATCATCTACATTTAGTTTATAAGGATATCTATCATTAGAGTTTCCTATATAGAAAGTATCATCTATTCCATGTCTTGATTTATATTTATTCATAAGAAATACTATTAAATCCCAAGTAAGCTGAGCTGTACTTTCTTTTACATATGCAGCAAGAAGAGTAGTATCGTGATATGGGAAGTCTATTCTTATTTTATCCATTATCTCATTATCACTAGCTAATAAATTCCTATTATTTGTAGGAGCATCATTTGTATTTCTTTTAATTGTGTTTTGCTCTCCATACCAACTGCTGAATAGATTATAGATATTATTTATTTTCATTCTTATATTTGATTTAGTCATATCAAGATAAGAAGCTTTTTTAGTATCTATATCTCCTACCACTTCTTTAACTTTAGCAAGTACCTCACTATTCATAATATGTCTACTATCTCCAAATATATAAGAAGGGTCAGAATATTCAAGTAAATGCATAGGAGATGAATATATAGACTTTATTTTTTCATATCCTATATTTCTATTATTATAGTCACCATTTATAAGCCAGAATAAAGGAAGCATAGGATTTACAAATAACCAAGGTCTTTCTGTAACACTAAGAACATCTGGACTTATAAGACCTTCTTTAACCATAGGTACATTAGTTAAAACTTGTGAATATTCATTCTCATAATAGTCAGTTTTACTCATACCACCATAAATACTATAGTTTACCCAAGCAGGAGAAAGTCCTGTTCTTTTAATATAGTTATTAGTAGTAAACATTAAAGATAAACTACTTTCTTGGTAATAAATTGGTTTAAATGTAGTAGATATACCAAAATCTACAGTAATATCAAAGTTTTCACCATAAGTATCTACAAGATTGTAACTTCTATCAGTAGTTCCATAAGGCACTACAAGTTTAAATAAAGAACCGTCATCATCTCTTAGCTTTCTATCAGATATAACAGTTCCATCTTTACCTATAATAGTATATTCACTATCTCCAAGTATTTTATTACTTTTATAAGTCTTTACTCTACCATCATAGTACATACTTCCAAGAAAATCATTTCTATCTCTTGCTCTAACTGGAATATCAAAAGTTTCATCTTGATTTATTCTAGTAAATTCTTTATTAGTTTTAGAATAGTTTAAGAACTTATCTGAGAAAGTAGTTGTATAAACTCCACTTCTATTACCAGTATCTAAACTAGTTTTATGTATACTCATATCAGAGTTAAAACTCATATTAAGGTCTTTATTAAAGTTATCATATAAAACATTATTATCTTGCTTAATGTCTGCAATTATATGTACAGACTTTGCATTTTTTACATTAAGGTTTATAGAAGTCTTGTGTATGATATCACTTTGAAAACTATTTGCTATTTCAAAGTTATTTCCTTTTTTAGTTAAAAACCAGTTATTATTCTTATTATATCTTAAATCTCTTTCATTTCTTATTTCAGTAACCGGTCTATTTAAGAAGTTTCCATTTAGTATATCATTTTTAATATTAGATTTTCCATCACTCTTTGGAACCATTACTAAAGAATATCCAATATTAAGAGCACTACTTAAATCAGATATAGTTCTATATTTATTCTTATCTAAACTATCTTCTTTTATAGTAAATTGCAACCATTCTCCATCTATATTTCTATTAAGTAAGAAAGACTCACCACAATCTACTACATCTTTAATTCTACCAGAAGCATCTTTAACTAAAAGTAACATTTCAAAGTCAGATTTATTAAGTTTAGTTCCTAATGCTTGATTTAGATGAATACTTCTTGTATCTTCTGAAAAGAAGTTGTAAGCATAACTACTAATCTCTCTTACGAATACATTAAGTATAATAGAATTATCTCCTTTATATTGCATATCTGAATATAGTTTTGCAAGATAGTTCATATCATATAATATTCCATTACTAAATTCTATATTCCAAAATCTATATCCTCTACGCATAGCAAGATAGTCTATATTATCAGCAAGATATCTATGTTTTGCACTATTTCCTATATTAGTGTGCATAGTAACATTAGTAATGATATACTTATCTCCATAAACCACTTCAAGTTCACGGTCAAAGAAATCATATCTATCAAATCTTTTAAGTAATTGCTTACCTTTATCTTGTGCTCTAGTATTAAGTACTCTACTCATACTATTTACAGCTGAGTTATGTAAATCATATACACCTATATCATTTGAGTGTTTAGATTTACGAAGAGGCATCATAGGTTCAGCAAAAGTTCCTATACTATAACCTATAGCACCTCTATAGTCACTTCCAGAATTATTAAATATTTGAGGATTAAATCTTGCTGATGATTTACCAAAGATAGAAGAAGTACTAAATATATTACTTCCATATCCATAGAAGTTCTTTGATATATTATCTCCAAATGTAAGTCCTGCACTATTATAATTCATATTTATAAAAGCTTCCATAGATAAAACTACCATATTATCACCTTGAGTAACATTTAGGTAATCAAGTCCTTTTTCAAATAACTTATGCTTAGATATATCATTTATAGATATATCATTATATCTGTCAATACCCATTAAATTACTTCCATATATTCTATCACGAATAAAAGAGTAATAAGTATTATCATCTTTATAAATTATATCTGCAAATAAACTTTGACACACAAGATAGTTTCTTTGAACCATCTTTTCTCTAGTTACATTAAGTCTGCTTTCTAAGTTATCAGTAAACGGAGTTTTAATATTATGTATTACAGCATGATGTGTAATAGTATCAACTTTAAGTCCGTTTATATTTTGATTTACATCTCCTTCCATATAAGAGTTAGCATAAGATGCTTCTCTTGCATCTCTTTTATAGAAAAAAGACTTAAATCCCTCCTTTCTCATAAGAATATCCCCTGAGTTATAAGGAATGTTAGAAACAGATTTAGTTTCTCCACTGCCTACATTATAGATAAGTCTATAATCTTCCATTGGGTCATCTACTCTACCAGCATTAGTATAAGTAATATCTTTACCTATATTTACTATGGTTAAATCATTTCTATTATTAAACTCAAATGTTACTTTCTTATTAAACTGTTTTCCATTCATAGGAGTAGACTTTACCATCTTTTTAGTTTCTGTATTAACTACATTTCCGCTAACAGTAACTTCAGGAGTTCCAGCTTTATAAGCATTTAATATATCTCCATATCTATTATGATGTACAAATATAGCATCTATTGCAGTTTCTAAAGTATCTGTACTGTAAATAGCAGCATTAGATACTACAGGAGATGCATTATCTGTTATAAGCTTTATAGGAACTTTTTCTGTAGAAGGAATTCCTGTTAAATCTATTCTTCTTACTTTAGGATAAAGCTCTATCTCTTCAAGTTTATCAAGTAAATCTCCAAAGTCTTTAGTCTTACCAGCATCTACAAGTCTTGAACCTTCTAGTAATACTTTTCCTAAATCTAAAAGCTCTTTCATATACTTATAAAGTTCCCAAGGTCCTTTAGAAGTTACCCAAAGTCTTATATCAAGATGCTTTTTATAAATATTTAGCATCATTTCTGCTTGGTTTTTACTACAAGCTTTAAAAAGTCTTGATAAGAATTCTAGTTTTTCATGTAAAGTTATCTGTCTTGCAGAGCTTGTTTCTTCTCTATCATAGCAAAATACAGATAAGTCATTCATAAATTGAACCATATCTTTCTTATTCTTATTATAATATGTATAAGATATAAAGTCTTGCGGTCTTACACCTTCCCAAAGCTCATCAAAAGTTATTTCTCCATCAAGAGTATAATGGTCTTCATGACTATTCCACTTAGTTAAAAACATTAAGCTAAGCTCAACTGTTTTATCTCCTCTTTTACCTATTTGTATAAAGTTATCAGCTACTGACTCAAGGCCTAATACTTGCTCATCTTTAATAGTTATATCTTCACCATATCTAGTTTTAATATAAAGATGTCTACGGTTATCAAGTTCTGGAATAAAGTCTCCATAGCTTAAAGACTCTGCAAGACCAGTCTTATTCATATCTTTATGTACTAACTTATATAGTACTCTTCTTTCTCTTTTCAATTTAAATCACTCCTTATTCTTCTACACTTATAGAATAGCTATTACCAAGTAGTATTTCTTTTGCAATATAAAGCTGTTCTACAAATTGAATATTATTAGGTTTATTTAAGTATGCTTGTCTTCCTATTGGTGTAAATAGTACTACTTCTCCTCTTTCATATTTAGTTATTGGTATTGGACTTGGATTATCTTGAATAATATCAATACTTTCTATATATCTACTCCAAAGAGTATAATCACTATCTCCTTTAAGTGCAACTATATATGAGAATTCTGCATCTGTTGCATGTGTATCAGTTCCTACAACACTTCTTCTTACATCAAATATAGCTTGAGGTTTAGTTCCTCTTTTTATAAATGTAAAGTTTGTACTCTTATGAGTAGTTCCATATCCGTCATGTGCATTTCTAGGAGTATCTTCATTTTTGTATGGAGCTGGAAGCTTTTGATAATAATATTGCTTTGGCATAGGAGTTCCATAACTTCCTATTACAAGCATCTCACTCATTAAAGTATCAAGTTGTGTATCAAGCTCTTCCTTAAGATTACTATAATCTTTTTGCTGCCATCTTTTTCTCTTATCATAAATACCATGTTCAAGCATTAAAGGAGAGTTAAAGAAATCATAATATCCACTAAACTTATTAATATCTTCTATAGTTTTATTCTTAAGATTTCCAATATCCCAATCAGACTTAAGTTTTAATTTAACTAAAACTACATCTGTTGCATTTCCAGTAGTATGAAAAGTCTTTGGTCTTATCTTTCTTTCCATAAAAGGAATTATATCATCAATATTTAAACTATCTATTACATTTTTAATAGCTTGCTTAATCTCTATCTTCATCTTAGGAACTTCAAGAGTTGCTTCCCCTATCTTATCAAGCCAATCAGCAACTTTATCCTTTATTATCTTTATATCTTTATCAATAGTTAAAGCAATACTATTAAATGCTTTCTTATTATTATCAATATTTTTGATTATTCTTCTTAAAACAGTATATAAATCCTCTATTTCTCCATCAGATTTAACCTTTACATATACTTGCTTTTCATGTATAAACGGAAGAACTGTAATCTCACTTCCATTTCTATAAATCTTTTGAACATAAGGAACTATCTCGTTTTTTTCTTTATCTATTAAGTTATAAAACCTTTTGATTACTTCATTATTAGAAGTAAACTCATTTCCGTTTTCTTCTATAGTTTTAATCCAAATAGTATTATCTGTCATATCTTCATCTCTTGGACCATCTTTACCTACAACTACTAGCTTATTAAGTATCTTATGTAGTGCTTCTATATCCATAGAAGTTATAGGAACTAAATTACCTCCCATACTATCTGGCTGCTTAATATAAATTACAGGTCCTTTAGCTGTATATTTAACTACAAGTTCATTTGCACTTGCAAGAGCTTTAGTTTTATCTTCATTCTCGTCCATAACAAGCATAGAAAACCCTACTCTTCCTCCTTGAACTAGTCTTGTAAGTTCAAGTAGTGACTCTACTACATTTATCATAATATTTCCTCCTTCTTACCTTTAATATACTATATAAAAACGCCAAAGTTGTCGAATTTTTACCTCTGCAATAAAAACAACTTTCATATGTTATTTATACAAATATTAATAAAAAAGGAGGAAACTTATAATGAATTTTAGTATAAATGGTGTACCTTTATCTGAAATAGAGAATACTCAGTATGGACATGAAGCCGAACTATTTGCTAATTCTATGCTAGAATGTTCAAATGGTTTTGAAACATTAGAGCAAGAAATAGAAACTGGTGAACTATCTATTATAGATTTTGAAATTGGTTCTGAAGGAATGGTTTGGAATACTGTTAAAGCTGCAGGTTCTACTGTTAAAGGTACAGTAAAAGCTGGAAAGAAAACTGCTAAGTTCTTAAAGAATAGCTTTAAAGATTTTAAAGTATTTGTTAAAATGCTTTATGATAAACTAAGAAAAGTTATTAAAGAACTTGGAAACCAATTAGCTGCTAGATATGCAAGATTTATGAAAGTTGCTGATAGATATAAAAAGCTTGGAAATCAAGTGAGAGAAATACTAGATTTTCTAGGTAAAGCAACAGGAGAGATGCCTGATATAAACTTATCTTGGCATAGATTTGACCCACAACTTCTTAAAACTATGTTTGATGCTATATCTAACTTTGATGAATATCATGAAAGAGTTATAGAAGCTGCTCTTATTAAAGTAGGAAGAAATAACTTCCCTAAAGTAGAAGACGTTAAAAACGCAATAGATAGAAATGACCCTGATAAAATTGCTAAATATAGTAAGATACTTTCTGAAGTAATGGGTTACTTTAATGAGAATAAGGAACTTTCTATAGTTATTGGTCTTGGAGGAGGAGACTTTGATGATATTCAAAGAAGTGCTCTTCTTATAAGAATGATGAAATCTATTGGTGGAACAGTTGCTAATCTTTTTACTGGAGGTAAGTTTAAAGGTTGGGTTGAGTTTATGAGAGTAAAAGGTAGTAAGAAGTTTAGAAATATATCTAATGACACTAAAAAGCAAATAGAAAAAGAAGGTTCTATGGGTGTAGGTGCTGGAGCATTTCTTAAAGAAGCTATCTTAGGAGAAGAAATAAGAAAAACTTATGGAAAAGCAAATGTAGATGAATTTAAAGCTGATATGCTTGGAAAGATAGGATTTCTTACACTTATGAGCTCTATACTTAATAATGATTTGATATTTAATGTTTTAAAGTCTGGAAGTCTTTCTATTAAAAAGAAAACAGATTTAGAACTTAAAGAAATACAGAATGTAATAAAAAGCTCAATTACTGCACATGACAAATCAGCTAAAGGAAGTGGTAATGCTAATAGTAATGAAAATAGTAAGGATAATAATACTGATAAAAAAGATGAAGAAAGCAAAGAATATGGAAGTGTAGACCAGATGGCTGATACTTATATAAGACTTATGGGAGGAATACTTTCTAGGTCTTGCAAGGACTATTCTCAGATTATAGCTGCATGTCTTTCTTCTACTTTTGAATTAGTAAAAGAAACTGAAGCAATAGTAAAATTAATACAAGAACAGACTACACAAGCATAAAGGAGGTTAAGTTATGGCTAATTTTGAAGATTTAAGAAGTCTTAAAGCTCCATCTACTTCTAGAGTAAAAGCTGAAGAGAGCTTAAATAGAAACTTTAAAGCTATGGTTGGTAGTAGACTTCCTGATATGCTTAATCTTCCTGTAGGTGGTCTTGAATTCTTTCATGTAAATAGAAAAGAAACTACTTATTCTGAAGGAACTAAAACTGTTGCTGATGTAAGAAGCTATAAGTTTGATAGTTTTGATGGAATTCCCGGGTACGGTGTTCCTGCAAGAAAGGACCAAGGAGATGTAAAGGACGATAGAAAGCTTGCTTTAAGACTTGAGTCTGAAGGAACTATAATAATTCCTTATGCTCAATTCGTCCCTGTTCCTATGGACCATTTCTTTTCTTATGCAATGGCAGACATAGATGACCATTTGTATGTAGTAACTAAAGTAGAGCAAGTATTTATAATAGATAGAGACTGGTATCAACTTACTTATTCTCCATCTGTGTATTTTAAATACTCAGATATTCAAAAGCAAGTAATTAATCAATATGAATACGAAGAAGATAATGGACCGGGTGTTAATTCTCCTGATAAAAAAGGAGAGGGAGGAGTTATAGTATCTAAGTCCAATAGAGAAAGTATTAATGAGCTTGAAAAAAGAATAGATGAGGTTAATTCTAAATATATAGATACTTTTTATAGTGAGAAATATGATGCTTTAATGTTTTTATCATCAAGAGATTTATCAGCTCTCATTCCTAAAACTATAAAAGGAGTAGACTTAAATCCTAGTTGGCTTGATTTATATAGAAGCAGAAAGATGGGATTTATGTATTATGCTCTTATGGATTTACAAGAAAATGCAGCTATAATGGAGTATTCAATAGATAAGAATATTCTATTTATAGAACCTCCATATCCTTTATTTGGTGCAAAAGCATCTTATAAAGGAAGTCTATATGATAAACTAATTAAAAAAGAGTTTAAAAGAATAGGAAGTACAGAACCAGATAAAAATCCATTTAAGAATAGAACTAATGAATTTAGTGAATTTATTGGAAATCCATCTGGTTATGCATTTGAATATTTTAAAGCTGTAAGAGATGGACTTGTATTTGATTATGAGCTTAAAGATTATACTGTAGAGTATGATTATACTACACATTTTTATTTTAAGCTTTATGATAGACATACTGCTCTTACTAGATTTTGGAATAGTGGGATAGCTATAAACTATATGATACATTATATTTATAATGAAGATATGTATGAGAAGTCTGCTTGTGTTAAATATACTTTAAAGCAAAATATAGTAACTAAGTTTTGTGATTTGTATATGAACTCTAAGCATAATGAAATAGTAAATAACTTATATCTTCTTGATTATTATGTATTTGATAGAGAAAATCTTGATGATTATATAGGAATACCAATGCTTCTATTAGTTCTTAAACTAACTCTTGCAGAATTTAAAACTAATAGAAAGATTTATAAGGAGGGAGCATAAATATGGATGAAAATAACGCAGATGTAATAAGAGATGATAGTAGACTATTTGAACTTTTTACTGAACTTGCTTATGGTGTAATGAAAGATTACGCTAATTATAGAGAAGAACAAGAAAAAGAACTTGAAATATAAGGGAGGTAGATGAAATGAAAGTTTCTTTAAATGTTACACAAGTAGAGTATTTATATGACGATAAGGTAAAGATATCTTTTACTCCAAATACTCTTATGTTAGATAGTGGTATAGATAAACTAACTAAGGAAGAACTAGAAATAGTTACAGTTAGTAAAGGTAATAAAGAAGACTTTGCAATAGAAGACTTCGTATGTAATAAGAAAAAAGGTTGGTTTACTATAAGAAAACCAGCTGATATTAAAGATGATATAGAACTTAATGTAAAACTTGGGGAAAATGATGATGTAGATATTACTATTCCTAAGAAAGAAGAACCAAAAGCTAAACCAGAGGCAACTCCACAAGTTCCACCTGTTCCTAGTGAAAGAGGTACTGAAAGTGGAAAAGAAAGTCAACCACCTGGTGGAACAGAGCAAGGAACACCTAAATCTCCAGAAACTGAAGAAGAGGGTCAACCAGCAGCTGAACTGTTAGCATCTAGGTATTCTCCACAACCTAGATTTACTTATCCTAGTTATCAAAAGGTATTTAATCCACAAAGAATGGAAATATACTTTAAAGATGATATGTCTGAAGAAGACTATAACGCTTTAACTCGTATAGAAGAATGGGATAATACTTATTATCAAATTTGGGATAACTATAATAAGAAAATTCCTATAATGAAAGAGGGAGGAAAGAATACTGTATGTTTTACAGACCTTAATAGTGGTCCTGCATATATCTTAATAGATAACTTCACAAGAAGAGAATTTGAAGAATATATGCACGTACAAAGAGGTACTCATGCTAGATGGTACTTTACAGTTAAAAAACATCATCCTAGAGCAGTAGATAAGATATTTAATATTCATATTAAAATAGTTCAAATAGATAAAAAGCTTATAAGATGTGAAGGAGATGTAAACTTTTTCCCTGTAAATGATGCTCTTCCAAAACCAGTAATTACTAATAATAAGAAAGAAAGTAAAGAAGTTATGGAAATAGTACACACTAAAGATAATGAATTCTCTAACTTCTTAATGGTATGGATGAAAAGAGATGAAAACTGGGATGAGGTATTACATGTAAGAACAGAACCTTATCACCCAGAAAATCCATTTAAAGACCCATATATAATAAGAAAGTTCCCATGTGACCCAATACAAGCTCCTAATAGAAGTAAGACTATGCTTGCTTTCTATAGAGTACATGGTAAATGGTGTGGAGACTTTAAGATTATATGGACAGTTAAAGGTAAGAATAATAATGTTTGTGAAGTTGAGCAAAAGTTTAGAGTTACAGGATATCAACCAGAAATGGCAGGATTTGACCCTATAGAATGGGAAGAAATGCAAATGTATGGTGGTAGCACTGAAGAAAGAGAGAAATGGTTATCTTATAATAGTTTAAGAAGAGAGCTTGAACTTGAAATAGATGATTACTCTAAGATGCTTAAACAGCCAGGATTTACAGATTATGAACCTTATGTAACTGACTGGGGATATCATACTAACTTCTATATGATTAAACAGTATTTTGATAAGTATAAATTCGGAATATTTAAAATAGCTAATTATGGAATTACTATAAGAAGAGAAAACTTCTTAGATGTACTTAAGAATTGGTATCCATATAGATTTAGACATAAAGATAATACTGTAATGCCACCATATTGGAGAACTGAAACTAGTTGGTATAGTAAAAGAAAAGAAGATGATGGTAAAGAAATAGACCTTGTTAAACTTGCAAAAGATATAGGATATGATTATTATAAAGATTAAGAAGGAAAAAAGAAAAAAGAAACCCGAATACTAATTTCTAGTATTCGGGATATTTCTTTTTTAAACCGCTATTAATTTATAGGGTCAGTATTATTTTCTTCTTTAGCTTTAAGAACTTCTTTAAGTTTTTCAAAACTACCTTCAATGTCAGAAACTAAACTCATCATACCGTCCATTGAGTCTATTCTTTCCTTGTAAGAACTGTTTTGAACAAATATTTTAAAGCTATAGATAGTAGTAAGAACTGCTGATACTAGAATAAACTTCTTAAAGTTTTCACCTTCACCATTTGTAATATCTTCTATTTCTCCTAAATCTTTAAAATGTTTTGGAAGTTCAGATGTGTCAACTTTTGCTAAAGCAAGACCTTTGATAATCATTTCATAGATGTTTTCAATACTTTCTAAATTACCAGCTTTGATTTTTTCTCTAATATCAAAGTCATTTGGAATTATAAACTCACCATCATATTTATGATTAGCATTCTTTTCATCTACAAAGAAGTTTAGCATGTTATCTACTCCTTCTTTATCTGTAAAATAGAAACTAGCTATTAAATATGCATAATAAGCAAACTTTTGATTTTCTTCAGAAAGTCCAGTTGGGTAAATATGATTTATTGCCATACCTTTCCAATCAAGTTCTTCAGCTGATAATGCAATGTTTGTAAGCTTTTCATATCTAAATGTTTTACCAAAGAAATATACAAGTGGATGATGTTTTATACATTGTACTACTCTCATAGAATTAACAGGAATATTAGTTTTCCCATCTGTATCTATTTCAAGAACAGCACTTGCAATCTTATGTATACAGTTTTCTATCTTTTCATCATCTACTAAATCCATACATGTTCTTGTAAGTTTCATGTTATTTACTTCTTCAAAACCATCAAGTTTATTAAAAAGCTCAGCTTTCTTATAGAAGTTATCAAGTGTTTCTTCTATAGTTATACCTTTAAATAACTTTTCTGAATAAGTACTGAAATCTGATGATAAATCAATATGTACATCATGTTGAAGTAACCATAGTGCACTTCTATAAGTTGTGTAAATAGAAATCAGTCTTAAGTATGCTTCAGATACTACTTTCTTAAGTCCACCTTTCTTACTTCTCATAAGCATATTTTCATCAACCTTTTGCTTAAATGTAAGATTTACAGTTTTAGAGTTATTTTCCATATTATCCCAAACTTCAGGAATTCTTTTAGTTACATAGTAGTCTATATTATTCAATATTAAATTTAACTTGTCATAAACATCAAGCATATCAAGTTCTGCTGCATGTTCATATCCAAATATCTCATTTGCTAAACTACTTATAACTGGTGCTTCCTCTGCCATTGTAAATGCTACTGCCTTTTTTACAATTTCTTCCATTTCTTTTGTACTCCATTCTCTTACTTCTTTTTTCATTTAAATCTCTCCTTTTTGATTTTAGATTATATTTACATTAATTATGTAAATACTCACTGTACTATATATAACTAACATTATAATATCATAAGAGAGTTTAAGCTTAGGTCTTGCAGTATGGTCTATTAAGAATTTATGCACTCTTATTACAGTTAGATATATAAGAACACATATGAATAAATCAGTTGCATTCCTATAAAGATTGACATAGTCAGAAAGATTATAGTATTTCATAGTTATAATACCATAGCCTTTAATAAACATATAAAAGCACGATACATAAGAACATGCTTTTACTACTTTAAGTAAGTTTGCTCTAATTTTAGTTCTTGTGGTGATTTCCATATCTTTTGCAAGTCTTTTCTTTATTATGTCTTTAAGTTGTATATGTCCAAGTATTAAAAGTATTCCTGATAGAATAAGTGTTATGTCTATTCTAAGTAAATGCAAATCGCTCATTATCTTAATATTAAATAAATTTAAATTCATATATAGTATTTACCTCCTTCATATATTTTATCAAGTTCTGTACTTATAGGTTTTGTAAAATCTCCAAAATCTTTAGAACTTGAGTTATATATTACATCTATCTTCTTTACAAATCTTTTACCTAGTCTTGCTTCTAATTGACTTATAAGAGATTTTACATCACCTAAAGGATAAATAAAAACTCCTTTAGAAACTTCTACTGTATCCATAACTAAGACTATATGCTCTAATGTGTCAATATACTTTTGATAATAGTATTCTATTGCTTTAACATAAGATGCAAAACCAAATGTTGCTACAAAAAGTGCATCTTTATCAATATTTCTATTCATATTAAATACATTAATACAATCAAATACACCTTCACATACAAACATTATCTTTTTATTCATCTTTCCTATATTAAGAGTATAATAGTTTCCTACCATATCTTTATCAGCTGTAAGAATAAGTTTAAAGTCACGGTTAATTCCACGAAACATAAACTTATTCTCATTATCAGAATAAAAGCATATAGTATTTTTTGGAGAAAGAGAATACTTCTCAGCATCTATATTTATATATTTAGATATCTTAAGAGTATCTTTAAAGTCTGGTATTATTTTATACTCAAACATGCTCTCTTTTGTAAGCTGTATCTTACATCTATCCATCATATAAACATATTGACTATCTGTCATCTTAGAATAATCAATACTTAATATTTCAAAATATCCTGTTTCAAAGTTATAATCTCTAATTTTTACATCTTTTATAAGTTCTCTTATTACTGCTTTATCCGTAAATCCCATATCAATTAAATCTTTTTCTGTAAGTCTTCTACTATTAGTACAACCTGCACGAAAACACTTAAGATATAAAGGCATATCAGGAGTACACCTTATATAAACTGGATTTACTCTATGGTTTTTACACTCCTGACACACTTTAGTTCCATCTATACTAAAATAGTTATTATGATACTTTCTAGCATTTAGTTTTTCATACATAAATTTATAGAAGACATTAAATGCATCTTCTCTATTCATAGTATTTCTCCATTTCCTGTTCTTACGAGTACATAATTTCTTATATCTTGGACATAGGGATTATGTTTAAAAGAAGTTTCATTATCTTTATCTGTTAGTATCTTATATGTATTTGGGAATAATAGATTTCTAACTCTTGATGGATTTTTAAATAAGTCAAGTATTTCTATAAATAAAGACGGAGATAGCTCTATCATTTGATTGCTAGTATGATATGTAGTACATACTTCTCCAATAGTTTGAACTTTATTAAGTAAATCAGTCCTTCCTATCTTTTCAAGATGTTCTATTATCTTATCTTCAGGAAAGTGTGTATTAACTGATTGCTTTTCTGCATGCATTATTTCTAGTTTATCAGAAATTGGTTGAAGTATAGGACTTTCTTTTGCTCTTAAATAAAATAGAGCCAAAAATACCTTTCCATAAACTCCAAGTACATCACGATATACAAAGCATTCTCCAGTCATAGATAATAAAATTATACCTAGAATATATTGATTAAAGCTATTTTCTTTATTTATATTCATCATCTTAATTACATTATAGTAATTAGGATAACTTCTATTAAATTCCTCTATAAATACTTTAAATAAATCTACTACTGTTTTCTTTCTAAGTTCATATAAATACTTTTGCTTATCTTCATAAAGACTTTCTTCTCTTCTAGAAGATGCATCTTCTCCTGCAGTTTCCATAAGTACTTCAGCCACATTTACATCTGTAACTGATTTATTTTGGTCTTGCATTGAGTTTATATCTCCAAGAGTTCTTTGTATATAAGCTGCCATATTTTGTGATACGAACTTAAAATGATTAAAGTCTTTTCCTTCTGTCCAATAAAGGTCCTTAAGTTCTTTTTCAGATACACATTCATAAACATCTCTTCCTATTTCATATGTAATAACTTGTGGAACATATTTCTTTAAAGCATTATAAATGTCAATTTTATTTTTAGACCCATGTGTAGATACATCAAGTCCAATAGATGCAAACTTTTCTTTGTATGACTCAGGAGAACTACTCCATAGATTTGCTACTCTATCATAAAGAAAAGATAGAAGTTCATCATCTATATTAGGACTAATACTTGGGTCTATTTCTACTAGTCTATCTGTAAGCTCTGATACAAGATACTCATCATAATAAGTAATAGTATCAATCCATTTAAGTCTTATATTTGCATTATTTACAAAGATAAAAGAAAGTTTCATAACTACAGATATAGCTGCAAGTAAAAGTGCAGTATTATTAGTAAGAGTTACATCTGTAGTTGCTTTACTTTCATCTATATTAGGAATTTGAATATTATAAGCATATTCTGCTGCTCTATCTATAAAAAGAGGTATAAGTTTACCTACTTCTTCTATAGCTAGCATCATCTCTTTTGATGAATTATTATTAATGTCATCTCTTACCTGTTGAAATCTATTTTTAGTTTTTAAGAAATAGTTAAATAGTTCTTCGGTTAATTCTTCATAACTACCATTAGCTTTTAGATAGTAGTAATAAAGAAAATGGTTAAGTCCTTCAGCAATTTTAGTTATAGTATCTGGTTTTATACCTGTTTGAAGTCTAGCTATCGGAAAAGCTACTCCATTATAGATAAATACTATAGTCTTTTTAACACAAGAAAAATACGAAATAAAATTCATATTTTACCTCCTTTCATACACACTTTTAGTTTCTCCTATGATAGTTAAGCTTGATACATCTCCAAGTGTAAGAGTAATTGAGTTATCTATATGAGATGTAAGATTATGTGATATACAAAATACTTGATTTATATTAAGTCTTCTCATTATAATATGAATTACATCTGAGAATTTATGTCTATTAACTTCATCAAGTTGAGCATCAACTTCATCAAGACAAAGTATTCCATATCCTAATATATGTAAAATACAAGCATTAAGAACCAAACCAATTATAGTCTTTTCACCAGAACTACAATTTCTTACATCATTAGTAACTCTATTTTCTTTATGTCTTAAAACAGATATTACTATTTCTTCATCTTCTACTATTATTTTAATAGAGTAAGGAAATAAGTTATCTAAAATATTATTAACTTCATTTTCTATAAACTCTAAATGTCCTTTAAGAAGATAAAAAGGAATATCTCTTTCTAATATATCTTTAAGCTGTCCTAAGCTTTCTATCTCCTTATTATATGTAAGTATAGACTCGTTTGTAACATCTAGGTTTCTTATAACTTCTTTTATTCTTGCTTTCTCTGATATAAGAGTAGAAAGTTCTTTTTGCTTTTTAGCTATAGTTTCTTCTACATTAAATAAAGAGGCTTTAAGTTCTTTAGATTTATTATCATAACTCACTTTAGTTTCCCTTATAAATATAAGTTCTTTCATAGTTTTAATAGAAAGTTCTCCCTTTAACTCAAGAACTCTTGTATACTTATATAAGAAATTATGTCTGTCTTTCATTTTATTTATTTCTTCTACAAGTGCTGTTTTACGCATTGTAAGGCTATTATAAGAGCTTTCATCATATTCATGGTGTAATTTATCAATCTGTAGCTTATAATCGTTTATATAGCCTCTAAGAGCTTCTAATAGAGTATCTGACTCTTCAATACTTCTATAAATGCTATAGAAATTAGAATTATTAAAACTATTCATCATAAATCCATTGACCAAATCAATAGTATTTCTATTTCTTAGTATATTCTCTCTCACATGATGTTTAATGAAGTTAAATTCATCTTCTAAAGAGATAGTAAATACTCTCATAAAGCTTTCTTTTACTCTATTTAAGTGTTTAATTCCATCTTGCCAAGAGTTATATAAAGACTTATTATCTTCAATCCATTTCTTATCTACAACATATGCTTTATATAAAGAACATGAATTACAGTTATCTTTATAAGGTATATCTGAATAACTATCTCCTTTTATAACAGAAGAGCTAAGCTTATTATATCTTTTAATATTATCTTCATAAAACTTAATCTTATTATCTAGATATTTTATATATCTTCCAATATCATCTACTATTATAATAACTTCATCTCTTGGGATAGAGTATTCAAGTATTAAATTATTAACATAATTTATATCAAAGAAATATCCTTGTATTTGAGTAAGTGTATCTTTATCTATTTCTTTATTTGCAATACTTAAATAATTTTCTACTTCATCTTTTATAAGTTCTTCCTGTTCTTTAATCTTATTTTTAAGCTCTATTTCATCTAGATATGCTTTTCTATATAGTTCTTGAGTATTAAGTTTATCTGAGATATTGATAAGTTCTTGCTTTTTAACTTCTATATTAGAAGAAAGAGTAAGAAAAGTTTCTCTTGCTTGACTAAGAGTATCATAATTTCCTTCTTTTAGAAGTTCTATTACAGAAGAAAGCTCATAAATATCTATATCTTTATAGTCTTCTCCCATTTCCTTTAGCTTATTTTCTATATCAAGTTTCTCATTTAATAGATTTGGCATATTATTTTCTATTTCTGTTATATTACTTTCTATATTAGTAAGATACATTCTCTCTTCTTTCTCATTACTTGAACTCAAAAGTTGAATTCTATATTGAGTTAAACCTTTAGTTGCTCCTTTCTTTTCTTTAAGTATATTAGATACATTCTTTTTAAGATACTCTATTCTTTCTGCATCTATAGTTGACTCAATTATCTTCTTTCTATCAAGAGCAGAGCTATTAGTAATTCCATTAAAGCTTTCAGATAAATTAGCTATCTTATCTGTTTTACTATCATACTTCATATACTTTTCTACAAGTTCTTTATACATTACATTATGACCTGTAGGATTAAGCTTAGTTTCTATTCCATTCTCTATTATACTTAAATAACTTTTAGCACTATGTGTATCTCCTTTTGGAGTATATTCATGCTCAGTTATAAAATATCTTCCTTTATCTTCAAATACTATCTTCTTATATCCAAATTCTCCTATCTTTATTGGATAACTTTTATCAAATCTACCACTACTACTAAAAGGGTGCATAGTACTCATAAGTAGACTTTTACCAGAACCATTAAGTCCTACTATAGATATTATATCTCTTCCTATATCTTTTATATGTAAGTCACCTAGTTCAATCATGTTCTTACATACATATTCTACTATCTTAATAAAAATCACCTCCGAAAAAAATAAAAATACAAACTACCTTATATTTGTGTTAGAAATACAAGGTAGTTTATATTGTAATAGTACTATTTATATGCCTCTAAAATGCATTATAATAGCCTTTCTAGACCATTATTTACATTTATCGTATGAAAATACGTTAAATGCTTAAATTGAGGCTTTTAACATAAATTCTCACTTTTTATCGTGAAAATAGAAATGATTTTTATAGAAGTTAAGCATAGTAAGATTTCCTTGAAGACCACTATGTTCTGCAGACTTTATAGTAAATGGGTCAATTAGTCCATAATCATGAATATTTCTATAACGCTTTGATGCATATCTATCATTATTAGTTGTGATAGTTGCTTGTTTCTCATCAGTGAGTTCTAGTAAGCTCATTTTATATGAAACTAAATGAAATACATCTATAAAGTTAGTATTATCAAATGTTTTAAACATTTCTGCATTTGACTTAATAGTCTTTGTAATCATAAGTTCTCTTGGTGCATCAAGAGGAGATATTGCTTTAACTTCATTATCTTTTTCTTGATTATAATTAGATTTAGATATTGGTATATTCATTAAATGAAATCCCATGTGAGGATAATAACTCATTATTATATAATCATTATAACCAAGTATTAAACTTTTTAGCTGGTCTATTGATATAATATTTCTATTTGCTCCATAATCAATATAATCTTCTTTACCATCATCTTTTACTTCTTCAAAAGTTTCCTTATTGACTTCATCTTTTTCATAGTACTCATCTCCTTCTTTCCATATCTTAAGAGATGGAACTCTATTAAATCCAAGATTTTCTTTATCTGCTTTAAGATAAGCAAGGTAGATTTCATAAGTAGCTTCAAGCATTGCTTTTACTTTAGGTGCAACTATCTCCATATTCATAAGCTCTCTCATAAGCTCATCAATTTGGTTCTTATCAAAGAATAAAAAAGGAAGATAAAATCTTTTTCCTCCAATTCTTAAATAAAATATAGAAACTTCTTCACCTTTATCATTATAAACATAAGCTGCATCAAAGTATCCTCTGGTAACTTGAAGCTTTCCTCCTTTCTTTCCACCTTTCTTTCTATTATTTCTTAGAAAATATATCTCTATTTGGTCAAATACTGTTCTATTCTTATAATGGAATTCTCCCATATATGGAAATCTTATCATTCCATGAATAGAGTAGTATGCATTATCTTGTAATATCGGAACTTGAAGTATAGGATTTCCTCCTCTTATAAATAAATCTTCATCTGTATCTTTTTGATTTTTATTGAAAAAATGAATTTTAAGTTGATTTTCTAAAAATGTTATTATATGAGGAAATACTTTAAATCCTTCTTCCTTATACTTCTTAAGTTTATTTAATGTATTTTTAATCTCAATCGCTTTTCTATTTTCATCATAAAAAATAGGAGAATAGAAGAACAGACACTCTACATATTTCACAAGTTGTGGTTCTGTAGTTGCGTATGTTATTCTATCCTTATCTCCTAGTTTATTCTTTTTGCTGTCTTTTATGATGATTGATTGAGATAGTTCTTCTGAATAAGGAAGTTCTTTATATCCTGCAAGTATTCCTTTGAATACTCCTATGTTATTAGTAGAGGATAATACTCTTGATAAAGATATCCACATATCTCTATCAGTAGTTTCAAATATATCTTCGTTAAGAAAGCCTTTCTTATGAAAGGCATTAACGAATTTATCTTCTCTTATTTTCTCAGGTGTCTTTTCTCTTTTGAATTTAATCATCTATTTAATCTCTCCTTTTAAACAGCAAATAATTTCTTAATAAAGTTTTTATACATTTTGGTTAAACTTGGATATCTTACTATTTTAATAGCTCTTCCAAATGTTTCTTTATTATTTGTATCTTTAAGTGTTTCTTTTCTTTTAAATCTTTTTGGTTCTATTACCATATACTCAGGCTCAGTTTCGGAAAGCATTTCATTAAGTTGCTTTCCGTCTTGAGATGTTTTGTATATTATGTTTGGAAATTTATTAAAGAATGCATTCTTCATATAACTCATCTCCCTTACACTAAATCATTCTTAGTAGCTCTTTTAAGGTCATTTGCAAGACCTATAGTAGTAGTTATATTTCCATCTTCATATTCATTTTCTACTTTTAGAAATATTCCACAAGGAGCTTGGAATGTTCTTCCTACTTTAATATATCCTCCTAATGAATTAACCAAGTCTTCTCCAAAAGTTGCTGAGCTATACATATAATCAAGAATTGATATATTTGGAAACTGTTCTCTTATCATTCCTACAAACTTAACAAATGCGTCTTCTAGTTCTTCAACCAAAACTCCTATTGTAGGCATTAGGTTTCCACCGTTTCTTCCATGAACTGAACTATCTATTCTTGATGAACCTACATTAGTATTATAGTTATCATCAATTTCATCAGCAAGTGCTTCTCCATTTACCATATAAAGCTCAGTATAAGTTCTTCTATCTCCTCTAAGTCTGTTTTCAATTTCATCTTTACTTCCAAGTCTTAGAATTCCACCATTTCCTGAACCATTTTCTAAGTTTCTATAAGCATATACTGTTACATAACCACCTTGTGCTATAGGTGTAGGTTCTGTATATACTACTACATTTTGAACCATTCTATTAGTAGTTTCAAGCATTCTTGTTTCTACCTCATCTTTTAAACTTTTAAGCACTGCTACCATATATTCTCTATCGTCTAACATATCTATTTCTCCTTTTCTTATATTATTTAAACTCTTATTCCAAGTTAATTCTCAGAATAAGAGTTCATTGGTGTTATTATCTCTTATAATCTTTTAACATTAAATCATATAGAATTTTACTATTACCTCTAAAAGATATAATATCTGGGTCATTTGATAAATGTTTTGCTCTTTTAACTAAAGAACTAAAAGCTGTTGCAGTTTTAGGCATTGGAATATTATTCTTTCTCATATATTCATCCATATAATCAGCAATAGTTTCAAATCCTGTATTACTTTTACTTCTATTAGTTCTATCTCTACCATAGTTATCATAATCATCTTCTAAATCATCATTTAACCATGGCTTTCTAGAATTTCTAGATGTAGAAATTCCTCCTTTTCTTCTTTCTCTTCTGTCTCTTCTATCTACGTCAACTAGAAAGAATACTTCTTCAAATAATTCTTTAAAAACTTGTTTTTCATCATTTGAACGCATAATATCGTCCATTGATACTTCTCTTGATTTACTAGTAATTCTATCAACTAGTCTCTCTAGTCTTGATACACTACATTTATAATCAAGAGCTAGTCTCATATCTTCATAGTCATCATCACTTACCTCATTTATATGTTTTGCGATAAGTTCTGCCATAACTCTTATAGAGTCATCTTTGGAATAAGTTCTTCTCATTGGTTTTTCCTCCTTAATATTTTTGTAAACTTGCATCCCTACTAAGTTATTAATAACATCACAAGTAGTCCCAATTATCTTCTGTAACATTATTTCACCTCCTTACATATTTTAAACAAAGAAAAACAAAGATAATCCTCATTTCTCTTCATAATATCATATATAAGTTATTTTAATTACACAGTAAGTACGGGTCTGAAGATGTCATAAACTGATTTTCCTACTAAACTTAAAAGTTCATTAGCTTTATAAGAAGATATATCTCTTCCTTTTGCTGCTACTTCTAATGCATCTCTTAATTTAGTTTTAAATGTGTCTTCTTTTGCTGTAACATTTTTGTATTCTATCTTTGCTTTATTATAAAGATTTAGAACAGCTTTAGTAAATGGTTTAACTTTAGTTTCATCAATGTCATAAACCCAGTCATTATCCTTTAGAAGTCCTGGGAGTATTAAATCTTCTATAGTATAATTATGGTATTTCATGAGTTCATCAACTCTACTTGCAGTCATATCATGTTTTAAAAGTGCTTCTTTATCTTTATTATTATCAAGAATAGACCATATTTCTCTTATTATATTTCTTTTTCTTTGATGGTCTTCTTTTGTAAGCATATATCCATTTGGATATTTTACAAGATAGGTACAAGCTACTTGCATAAGAGGTGGTAAAGGCATAACATATGGATTAGGTAATGTTTCCTCTATATTAGAAAACCATAATACATCCACTCTTTCATTAAAGTTTTTAAACATTTCTTTTTGAGAAAGTTCTTTAATATCTAGAATTTCAACTTCATCAAGAGTATATGTTTCACCCCCATACATTTTAATCTTCCCTTTGTGATTATACATAGTAGAATATTTTAAGAAATATGACCTTTTCTTCTTAGGTATAAAGAGTACAAAGTCTTCTTTTGGTCTTATATCTTCATCAGATAAAATAAGCTTTTTATTCTCATCTACTATCCAATATTTCTCCATAAGTAAATCTCTCCTTTCGTTATATATTTATTTACCTCAAAAAAAAGACTTTAAATAGAATAGGAATATCCTACTTAAAGTCAAAATCAAACAAGTGCAGTTTTCAAAGACTCATTATTACGAGATATACACCGACATTTTAAAAGATAGTTTTACGTTCTATCTTTAAGGGTAGTTAGATAAGGAATAACTAACTTTACAGCCGTTCTGTTCAAACATTATACTATACCGTTCCGATAAGTAAGTATAACTTACAGCATCCAATGTATTATGATTAATATCCTAAAACGAAGTACTCTTCTGAAAGGATTAGATTAGTACATAAGGTTTACATATAAACTGCAAAACTTCAATAATACCTTACTCTTTTCTTTTAGGTAATCAATAACACAAATTCACTCTCCCTGTTTACAGATTTTTTATTTTCGGGTTTATATTAATAAAATAGTTTACACTATTCTAGAAATATCATTAGAATTTACTACAAGTTTTTTAAGCTTTCTTTTTTCTTGCTTAGATGGCTTGTAGTGTAAGTCTTTTGAAGCTTCTTTCCATTTTTTAATAAGTTTTAAAAGCTTATTAAAATCTTGTTTTGAAATCATAGGTAGTTTACTTTCTCTGCAGTATTCATATACTCCTTCATACGTAACTAACCTATTTAAAACTAAATGTATGAAAGTATTTTCTCTGAAGTTAATAATTTTTCTCATTTCAACTTCAAGTTTATATCTTTCATCTTCATATTTATGAAGACGATTAGAAATATGAGAATACTTCCATCTTATTTGAGACTTTATTAATATGTCTGTCATAGTATTTACTGTATAAGGAGAGAATGAAAGAACTCTTCCATCATTTCCTATAGGTAAAGTAAATATAGTTGCTTTTGCTTTAATTACAGTTCTTGTAATTCTAGCTTCAATTCTTTTCCTTTGATACACTAAATCATCTCTATCAAGTTCCGATATTTTCATAATCTATCACCTCCATAATGAACTTAAATAGCTTTATTTCACATAATTATATGTAATTATTGATATTATTAATCTTCCATTTCTTCTACTTCATTATTTTTAGAATTATCTTGGTATAAATGTAGGTTAATACCACAAGATACAAGCTGTTCGTGTATTGCATGAGAACCTCCTACATTATGGCAGAATATTCTTTTATTTACTGCATTACATCCTTGTATAATCATAAGCATTTTAGTAAGTACATCTACTGTTTGCATATTCTTAGAATAACTACTTCTTCCTGTTTTCTTAGAAGAGTTCTTTTCTATTGGATAACCTTTTGAGTTAGTTTCTGTAATAGATACTGACGAATTTGCTTCTCTTGGGTCATTCTTTTGCCTATTAAACCATAAATATCCTACTTCATGTTTACATGTTTGAGGTATCTTCATTCCATTATCTTCTATATGATAAGTTTGAACATAATCATAATCTATCATTTTATTTGCATATAAAAACATCTTAGATTGACTTGGTATATCATTCTTATTAGTATATGGAAGATAGCAAATTATAGGAAAGTTTTCTTTAATAAATTGATACATTTCATTTTCATCCATTCCTATATAAGCATTTTCTTCTTCAAGTCCAAGCATTTTATGCCAAGTCTTTACAAACTCAAATGTTTTCTTAGGAGTTATTTCGTCTCTTTCTACTAAGTATTTAAGCTTTGCCATAACTCCAGTTTGGAATAGTTCATAAAGTGGACTTGCTGTACTTCTTGCAATAAGTGATTGACTTATGTAAATGCAATCAATATTTCTTCCAAGCTCATCTACAAATTCACCATCACGATATATTCTTTCTATAGTAAACTTTCCTCCACTTTGTATAGAAAACTTATATCCTAAGTTATCTGGAACATCTATAGTATAGAATGTAAGTTTTATATAAGGAAAATCAACAGAAGTAGAGTTTATTCTAAACATATCATGCTTATAGTTTTCCATATAAATAATAGCTTTCTCACTAAGCTCACTTCTATCATAACTTGCAAGTACATCATATATCTTATGTCTATATTCAAGAAGTTCTTGTCTATGTCTTTCAAGTATTGGGTCATTACATTTAACATTACTGTATACTTCTATTCTAGATAAAAATGAATTTGCATCTATTCTTATTTGCTCATCTTCAAATCCAGAAGGTATATCAGGATTTTGACCAAGTATTATAGGGTCATTAGTTTCATTTACTATTTTAAATACTATATCATCTTTTATTAAATCTCCTATTTCAGGAAATAGATTTTCATATTTAGATACTATAGTTTTATCAATAAGTTCTATCTTTATAGTACTTTTTCTCATACAAGTAAATTGCTTACAGAAGTTCTCACTTACTAAGCAACTATCTGCTGCATTATTAACATTTGTAGATATAGCAGTTAATATATTCTTACCAGTACCTACAGTATCAGTAACTGGGTCATAAGCAACTGGATAAGTAAGACAGAAGTTTTCTTCATCACTTCTTATATCATATTCTTTACCTAGTTCTAATAACTCTAAATCTGTATCTAGTAAACTTGTAAAGTTATTAGTAGTATGAAACTTATCTGTTCTTAGTATATCAATCTTTCCATTAAGTTTAAATATAAAAAAATTCATAAAATGATGTCTAAATTTAGCAAGAAGAGTAATCTTTCCTCTTCTTTTTCTTATTATAGTATTTCTAGTTTGTATATCTTGCATCATAGAACTTTGATAATATGGTGCTTCTGCAAACAAAGGTACTACTATTTTTGCCTGTTGGTCAAGAGCCATGTCTTTTCTTTGAGAAGAGTCATTACCTCTTGCTGCATAGCTCAGAGCCTGCATTTGTGTAGTCTCAAGCATATCTTCTGTTAGTGTTAAGTTTAGTCTTTCTTTCATAGTTTTCCTCCTAGTTTTAATTTATATCTCGTAATAGTTTACACACAATCATTTATAATCCTTTATTAAATAGCGAAACATAAAAAGTATAAACCTAGGGATTTCTCCCTAGGTTCAATGTTTTATTCTACATAAGCATTTGGATATTTTATACAGTTATTATTACCTTTAATACCAAGTTTACCTACAGTAAGTAAAGTAGCAACTGTTATTTCTCCGTATGCTCTTGCTGTATCTTTAAATAGTTTTGCATTTTTAGTAAATTCTTCATCTTCCATTCCATTCATTTTACCATAAGCTGCATTTAATTTATCTCCTATATGTTCATTTGCACAAAATACTGCAAATTTAGTTATATCAGAGCAAGTAAGTCCTTCAAAAGCTCTTATATCGTATCCATTATTCCAATTCTTTAAAACTATATCTATATTTTTATAAGTCATTGACTCAAATGGATTTTCTTCTACATCTCCAGCTCCTTCTTCTCCTCCATTTCCTTCATCTTTTTGTGTGTCTTCTCCTTTATCTTTAGAATTATCTTCGCTGTTATCATCAGAATTTTTATCATCTGGTTCTTCTCCACCTTTATCCCCATCTTCAAATGGATTTTCACCTTCTCCTTCATCTGAGTTAGTGTTATCACCTTCTGTATTATCTTTATCTTCTGCACTGTCTCCATCTTCTGCATTCTTTTCTTCTACGTCAGGATTATCAAAGTCTTGAAGTTCTGTTTCTTTATCTTTCTTTTCAGCATCTTGGTTTTCTTTTATAAGTTGTAATACCATTTTAGATGCTGTCTTTATATCTCCTTGCATAGAAGCTACTGCATTATTAAGTATTTCATTAATAGTATCAGCAAGTACATTAGGAGTTTCTTCATCTTCATAACCTTTAATTATAAATTCATGTACTTTATCATCTTCTATATATTTACCAGCTGTATCACGCATTACTTTAGATGCTGCAGAGTCTATAGCATTAAGTAAAGATTTAGCTACTATATTACTATCTTGTGCACTTTCATTTGCTACCATTTTAGTAAGTGTTTTAGGATTAATTCCTAAACCATCTAGTACATTTCCAGCTATTGCAAGAGTTGTATCATTAACTTCTAAATTTTCACAACCTTTAACTATAACTTTACCTAATACATTCTTAAAAATAACATCTCTCACTTCATTCATATCATTTATATACATCAAAATACCTCCTTATAAGCTCTCTATAAAGCTTTCACTTGTTATTATATTTTCTAAATATGACCTACCCATACAAGGATTGACTGTATTCATAAGTTCCCTTAATATGGCTGGTGTAGATAAGCATCTATTAACTAAGTCATAAGAATTTTCATTATGACCTCTATAAGAGTTAATAATAAGTCTTATAACATTAAAAGAAGATTTCTTCGTTTGTATCTGTTTCATCATAAATTGCTTTTCCTCCTTCTTTTATTATAGAATAAGCAAGAGGAATATCTTTAAATAACATAAGAGAAAGCTTATATTCAGCATCTATTCTTGTAAATTCTTTAGATGTTAAATCTGAGACATCTGCAAGTTCTTTTATATCTTCTGCTTTATACCATTTAAACTCCTCTGTTACTAAAGCTATTTTCTTCCTCATTTCTTTTTCTTTTTTAATGTCTTTACACATGTCGTAAATTACTTTCTTCATGTGTTTTAACTGTTTATCTACACTTCTACATTCTATATATCTATAATTTTTATAACTAAGTAACCATTTCTTATAATAGTTACTCTCATGTATCTTATCTATATAATACTCATTCTTTTCTTTATCAGAAAAATACACATAAATCTCAGCTCTTGGATTATCAGGAGTTATGAATTTAGGAGAATATAGAGTTCCTATATTAAATCCATCTGTCAATGTAATTCTAAATTCATCTTGTAGCATAATATCATTATGTATTTTAATCATATTATCTACGTCTTTTTCTCCCATATGTGCAAGTTTTTCTTTATAGAATAAATCCTGAATATATTTCTTACATCTTTTAAATCTCTTTTTATCTATATTAGTTGCTTCTAAATAGAATACTCCTTTTAAAAGATAAGGACTCATAATAGTCATCTTTTGTAATAGCTCGCATCTATTATAGAATTCCTTAAATGTCTTTTTCATCTTATTTTGATTTACAAGTGCAATTCCTCCAGTTTTCATATTAGGTTTAGGTCTACTATCAGAATACGGGTCACCATATAATACAAACTTAAGACATTTATTTAAATTAAAGTTTTTGCATACTCTTCTATCTTCTTCAGGAATATCAGTTATAACAGCATAGTCTTTACTTGTATCTCTAAAATCTTTCATTCTATCACCTTGTAAGAAAATTTCTTTTAAAGTTAAAATTAGAGTTAATACTAATATCTTGATAAGCATTAGCTCCTATACGCATTATATTTTCAACATTTTCTAAAAGAGCTTTTGGTTTACCTTTTAAGAAATAATCAAATAAACCTAATGGTACTTTAGTAAATACTGTATTATGACCTGCAAGTGTTGCAAGCATATTAAAAGATGAAGTAGGAGTAAACATTGCTGACATTATTCCATCTGGTGTATCTTTAGTAGATAAAAATCCAAATTGTGGTGAAACTGTTACATTAAGTAAAGGTACTATATTAAGAGTTATAGTTAAATCACTTGCTATACCTTCTGTAGTATTATAAGTACTATCTACTTTAACATTACAAGACTCAATAGCTGCTCTTCCAAGGTTCATAACTCCTTTACTAAAAGCTGCACAGTAATATGGCTGTTGAGGAATTATATATCTATAAGATGCTCCTTTTTCTTGCTTTGCATATATAAAAGGAATAAGTTTACAAAATTCAAATTGAAGTCTAAATAAACTCCATCTGTCTGTTCCTACTGCTACCAATCTTATAGTTGCTGTATAGTTTTCTCCAAGTGTATTACCTTTTATTACTTTAGGTATTACAGTTTGTGATGCTAAGTTAAATCCAACTTTATTAAATAGTTTGTAATCATGAAATCTTAGCTCTTTCCAAGTATCTCCTAAATCTTCACCTTCTCCACCTATAGCTCCAAATATCTGTCCTAATATACTATTAGAAGCACTACCACTTTTAGCTCCAGCACTTAAACTTTCCATTATCTTCTTTCTAAAGTAATGTGTAGTTGCAGCAGAAGCATCTGACTCAGATATATCAAAAGATGAAGAGAAAGATTTTTCTATAGGTCCATCACAATAGAAAGATACAAATGGAAATCTCTTATCATACTGTTCTAACTCTGGGTCAATATTTAAAATATATCTCATAAAGTTAGAAATAGCAGCATCATTTATATCAAATCTATCACCATCTTTATATAAAGAGTCAATTCCAGGATACTTAGAAAAGTCTCCATTAATTGCTCCTAATATAAAATCCTGTCCTTGTTTAAGTACATTAGAACCAACTTCTTTCACACCATCAACTACTTGGTCAACTGCAGTTCCTACAAGTTTATCATAAAGAGCAAGACCTACATCTCCTCCATGTGTTCCCATAAAAGCACGCATACTAGCTTTTGCACTTTTAAGTGCATTTTCTGACATCTTATCCAGTTTTTCAGCACCTGCTTTAGCTCTCTCATACATACTTTGATATCCTTTTTGTAGATTATCAAATTTAGTTTGTGCACTTTTATGAAGTTCTTTTGCTTTTCCTGCAAGTTCATTAGCTTTTTTACCAAACTTAGAAAGCGGATATGGATTTGCAGCCTTTTTAGCTGCATTAGTTGTATCAAACTTTTGCTGTCTACTTCCCCATTGAGCACTAGCTGCATCTGATATATCTATCATAGAAGCTTCACTTACTTTTTTAATTTCAGCATTTCTAGCTTTTTTATTAGCAAGTTTTTTCTCCTCTGCTTGTTTTTGATGATAATTATTAAACATAGACACTGGTTTAAGTATACCACTATTATCAAGAATATCTGACATTTCTTGAACATCTGGAGATAATTCTCCGTCAAATATAGATGCACCCATATAGCTATATCTGTCACCTAGTTTATGAACTATATGATGAGGCAAGAATTCTTCCATTGCATAATCTGTATAATTTCCTAATCCTAAAAGCATAAGACATGCTCTTGCGTGTACACAGACATCTTTCCAATATCCAGCAGTTTCAACTTTTGCCTCATAAGCATATTTTGGAATATTAAGAGAACCCCATGTTTCTTGCATCATATCTTTTACAGTTGCTATTATACCAGTAGAGTCCATATTTTCAAATGGTGTTGCTTTTAATTTAAGAGGCGAAAGAGAAAGGTATGTACCTCTCTCCATCACAAGTTTTGCATAACATTTACCTACTAGACCACTTCCAAACGAACTAGCTTGAGTTCTAAAGAAATCTTCATTCATAAAAGGAGGTGGGTCTACTATATTATCTCCCATAGGAGGCATTGCACCAACATGGTTTTTATAATCAAGTCTTACAAAGTACTTCTTATAAGGATTATGTTTTGTTATACTTCCTGTATTAAATCTTCCAAGTTCCTCAAAGTCCTGTTTAGCAAATATAGCACTCATAGACCTTGCGTCAAAATCAGCAACAGTTATTCCGCCTAATTTACCTTTGTTTCTAAAGAACCCTTTTCCTTTACCACTAAAGTCAAAGTTAAAAAGTCTATCTTTAACTTGTGATACAGTAGACCTTGCCGAACCTACTATACGACGGTCTATAGCTGTTACTATATTAGAAAATAGTCCCATTTGTCTTTACCTCCTTTTAAAATATATCACTTCTTGCAATTTGTCGACCATCCGACATAATTGACTTGTTTCTATTTTCTGATTTCATAAATGTTAGGATTTCTCCTAGTAAATTATTAGTTTGACCACTAGTCTGCATAAGTGCACTTATAGATTTAGCAAGCATTCCTATTAAATTCATAATAGCACCATCGTTTCCATTATTAACTATAACAGGTTTTCCAGAAGCTATATGATTATAAGGTCTTACTTCTGGTCCATCTCCTTTTTCAAGAGATTGGTCTAGTCTTTTATTACTTGTAACACTTCTAAGTCCATTTCTTTTTGCGTATGCTTCATTTTCAGCTGAACCAGATTTTAAGTTGCTGTAGCTAAGTTCTAATACTTTAAATGGGTCAACTTGTTTACCATCTTTTATTACTTCATAGTGTAAATGAGATGAATAAGCATTAAGTCTACCATTAGCACCAGTACCACCAGCATATCCAAGCAACTGTCCAGCTTTTACTTTATCTCCAATATTTACTGCTCTTTTAGAAAGATGTAAGTATCTTGATGATATTCCAGTAACTGGGTCAGTAATTTGTACTATACCAAAGTGATTAGTAGATGAGTTTACAACTCCATCAGAAGTTGCAAATATTGGTGCTCCACTGATTGCTCTTATATCTATACCTTTGTGGTTTTTAGAACCATTTTTTATATTTCTAGGTCCAAAAGCAGATGTTACTACAAGTCCTGATTTAGAACCTGCAACAGGAAGTGCCTTCATAACACCTTTAAGATTAGCAGCAGTAGTTTCTCCATATTTAATATCTGGAGAAATAGCATTACTTGCAAATATAGGATTAGGTTTCATACCAAATGCAGTATTATAATTTCCTAAATCCTTTTCTACAAAGTATTTTGCAACTTTTTCTTTAAAGAATGCTTTAACTCCACCTACAGTTCTTGCTCCATTAGAGATTTTACCATCTGGATAGAACCAATATGGATTACTAGAAGGATAATTCTTTATACTACTTCCAAGAGTAACAGCTACTGAGTCTTCATTATCTCTTTTAGATAAGAAGTATTTAGCTCCACCTGCACCAAATCCATGATACATATAAACTTCTTCAGGTAAAGGGTCTCTACCTAAGTCTTTTTTAGCTTGTTTATACATATCTGTTAAATGGAATGCTGCCATTATAGTATTCCAAACAGGATTAAATCTAGGGTCATTAGCTGTTCCCATTCCTCTTTTAAGAAGAACAGGGTCAAGACCAGCACGAGTTGCATATTTATCAACAGCTGATATCCAAGTACCATCTACGAATTGGAATAACCCCTTTGCAGAAGAACCTTTAGCTCCTGCATTAGTCTTAAGACCTGACTCTTGATATGCTATTCCTAACATTAAGTTTTCATCAACACCACTAGCTTTTGCTACTGCTTTTATAACTTCTACAGGGTCAGATATATTTCCTATAGTATTAAAGTTACCAGTTCCATTTCCCATATTAAGAAGACCTGTTCCATTATAAGCTATATTTTCTTTTTGAGCTTTTGACATCTTTGATAAATCTGTATATTTAAATTTATCTGTAATTTTCTTTATTTGAATTACAGGTGACTCATATGGTCCATCTCCAACTTCATCCCATTCATTTGAATATTTATCGTATGCATTATCTTTCATTCTTTGAAGATAAATAGAATTTCTTTCATATTTTCTATCTCCAGTTGTATCATAACCTTTATCATAAAGTTCCATCTTTAAACTAGCAGCTTTTTGAGAGAATTCTTTATCTGAAAGATTAGCATTATCTGATGCAAATTTAATCCATTCATCAGAATAACGATAGTCTTTATTCATTTTATACATTTTATCTTTGATATATTCTTCTTTAGTTTTACCTAATTTATTAACTTGCTCTCCATCTTCATTATAGTTCTTTTTAATTTTATATCTCATATTAGGAATAGGAGCACCATTAATATCAACTGCTATTATCTCACCTTTAGTTTTATCTTTTACAAATCCACCTATTCTAACACCATAAGGAATACCATTAAGTTCGGCAAAGAACTTAAAGAAGTTAGATTTAGGATAGAATTTATGGATAACCATTTCTCCTATTGCAAGTATAACTGCAGCAGCTGCTGTTCCAGGACCTGGTATAAGTCCTACTATTCCTGCTATAAGTCCAAATAAGTTATTATATAAGAAGTTTGCAAATGCTACTTCTTTTGCTAGTTCTTCAGGTACTTCTATATCTGGAGGAAGTTGTAAGAATTCTCTTGCAAGTCTTTTACCTTCTCTAAAACTTAACCAAGATAAGAATAACTCAGATATAAGTCCAGCAACTGGTAATAATTTACCTGCCATCTTTGTAAATTTAGATACATTAATTGCTGTACTGCCAACAGGAGTTGCCTTAATTGATTTCAAAAGACCACCAGTTAAAAAGTTACATATTTTATTAATAAGAGGAACTCTTCCACCTAAAGATAAAAGTTTACCTGCTATTTTACCCATGAATGCTATAATCCATTTCCATACTTTGCTTGCATACTTAGCAGTTCTAAAGACATCTTTACCCAAAGTTCCCCATTTAGATGCATCATTTGCTATATATCCTTCTTGCTCTAAATTACCATTTTCATCATATATAGCATCTGTAGATTTATTTACTCCAGTTATATCAAAGAAACTTTCTTTGATTTCATCTTTCCAAATATATGCAGAAGTAGCTGCACCTAATAAATACGGAGCTGCTCCTGTAACTATAGATGCTAATATACCTAGTTTTTTACCACCTGACATTTTAGGACTATCTGGATTTTGAGGTGTTTCTCCATTTGCTCCAGCAAGTCCATTAGCACCGTTAGCACCATTTCTAGCAGCTGCAGCCATAGCAGCTGAAGTCATAGCTGTATTTTGAAGTATAGCATCTTCTACAGCTTCTTTCTTTAATTGGTCTTTTTGGAAAGATGGTTTATTAAATAGCTGTCTTATTTTAGTTACTCTTCTTCTTGATTTACTGTCTTTTGCATCAAACAGAGAAAGTTGAAGAGCAGATTTAGAAGACTCAAGGTCAGTATTAGTAAGAGCTATAGTATCATCTCCTACTATCTTAACATTAATAACATCATTAATCTTTTCAATTATAGCATTAAGTTTTGCAATAATTGGGTCTTCTGTCTTTTCTTCTGGTGTTGATGCAACCAGTCCAGTGTTTGCAGCATCAGGTGTAGTTCCTTTGTATTTATTTACTCCCCATTTAGCAAGAGAGTAAACACCAAGAGCTGCACTTCCAATAGCTGTTTTCTTTAGTGCATTTCTAAAAGAAGACTTTAATACTTCTTTTGCTTTCTTCTTTGCTTTTTCTGACTTACTTTCAGATTTATCTCCAGAAAGTGTTACATCTGCTGGTTTTGTAATAACTGTAATACTTATAAGTCTTGCAATTATATCTCCTGTTAGTATATCAGTTTTAAAAGAAGATGCTTCTGGGTCACATATCTGACATTTCTTTGCTCCATAATTAAGTAGTGTTACATAATGTGAACCATTATTATCTATATTTTGAAGTTGTAAGATTGCTGAAGTTCCACTTTGTGTAAGAACAGATTTAATATTTTGTGGAGTAAAAGTGTTTTCACTTATTTTATAAGATATTGCACTCCAACCAATTCTTTCAGCCATAGCTTTAAAGAAATCCATATTAACTCCATCTTCAGACAGATATTCATTAGCGACATCTATCATAGCAGAAGCACTCATAGGAGGAAAGTTATGTTTCATAACAGCAGCATTAAATGCACCAAGTGCACAACCTGCAACAGAAACCTTTCTTCCATTAGCAAATGTTAAATCAGCAAAATCGCTCATACGCCAGTTTCCTCTTGTATCAGCATTATCTTGCTCAGTTCCAGCTCCACCAGTATTTTCATTTGCATATTTCATACTCATAAGAGAAGATATGATTTGTTCAGACCTACCTCTAGTTCTACTATCATCTGCAATATATCCACCATCTATAGTTTCAAATATAAACTTATCAAAACTATCAGAAGCTATACCTTTAAGATTTTTAAGATTTGCTTTAAATTTCTCTAAAGCAACTGTTTCTTGAATATCAAACATAGCACGACTTACAAGTTGTGATGGTCTATCTGCAAGCATAGGATTAGTATAAGATAAGTATTGAATATAGTCTTCAGAAGTTCTTTTAAGTCCTTCTGCAATATTCTGTCTTAAAGTAAGAACAGTATCTAACTGCTCTCTCTTTTCTTGTGGAAGAGACTCATACCAATCTTTAATAGCTTTTTCTTTTTCAAGAGGAGAAAGATTTTCATTCTGCATTATCTCAGAAAACTCTTTCATCTTTTGATATCCTACTACTTCAGAAGGAAGAAGTATCTTACCATTCTTTATAGCTCTATCATAACTTTGCTTAGCAAGTGCTGTATCAATATAATCACTTGCTCTATCCATTAGTACCTGTCTATCAGACATTACTTGGTTTCCGTTAGCATCTAGAACTTGTGTATCTATATATTGACGCATAGCAAGGTCTGCATTTTCTGCTCTTTGCTTTCTTGCTTTAGAATAATAAGTATCAAGAAGTATTGCAATAGCTTCGTCAGTATATCTTCCGTCTTTTTTAGCTTTATCAATTATGTTAAAAGCACCTTTATCTGTTATATTATCAAAGTTACCTTCATTATAATCTTTAATAAAATCAGCCATCATACCTTTATCAGCAGTATACTGTCTTTGTATTTCATCTGCACGTCTTGCTGCCATTTTACCTTTAGAAGCTTCATACATATCTCTTTTAGTAATAAAATCCATATCATGAAGTGCAACACCTTTTTGACTTCTATCTCTTGATGCTTTTGCTGAGTCTTCACGAAGTTTATAAGCTTCTTGGTTTTGACCTGTAAGCAACTGTTTTGCTCTTTCACGAGATTTCTTCTTTTCTTCAGCAGTTGCATTTGCATCATCTTCTATCATAGATAGCTCTTCATCAAATGCTTTAAGTTCAAGTATTCTTCTTTCATTCTCTGCCATCTTTCTAAAAGCTTCAGTTCTTTCAACTTCAGTACTTTCTGGGTCTTCTATTACTTTACTATATCTTTCATTATCTTTTTCAAGAGCTCTTATCATATCTCTTGTAACATCATGTTCTATTTCAGCATCTGTACGATTATCTTTTATATTAAAGTACTTCTTTACAAAGTCAAACTTCTTAAGCATATTACCAATCTTTTTAAATATACCTTTATTACCTTTACCATCATCATCAAATAGCTTTCTTTGAGCTATTCTAAGAAGAGATGGTGCCATTGCTCCAGCTATAAGACCAGTTGCAAGTCCAAAGAATGGTGATACTATAGTTCCAAGTGGACCAAAAGCTTTAAATGCTTTCATAGTCATAGAACCTACTTTACCTCCAAGACCAATCGAAGGAAGCCATTTATTTATAAACTTTGCCATAAATATCTGTCTATTAGTAACTCCATTTTCATTTTTGAATTCACCTGCAGGACCTAAGATATTTTGTATCTTTTCACGATTAGATGAAAACATCATAGCAACAGAACCTACTACTCCCATCATTCTTGCAAGTGATGGTGACTCAACTACACCTTGTGTTTGAAGAAGCTTACCTATTGCATATCCAGCTGCTCCACCACCAATAATACCTACATTTCTTGATACTTTAGCATCAGAGAATATATTTGTAAGTATCTTATTAAATGAAGTTATTGGAGTTGCAACATCAAATACTTCTCCAGTACGAACACGACGGTCTTCTCTTTCAATACTCATCATCATAGCTTCATTATATTTAGAGTATTTTGATTGAAGTTTAGATATATTAAGTGTCCCATCATCTCTTATAAAAGGAACAAGTTGTGCTGGGTCAGATAAGAAACCTAGTCTTTCATAATCAGATGCTTTTGCTCCCATTCCTACATAATGTGCCATAGAAGTAGCTGTCATATTAGCATTATGCATTTTAGCATAATACTTATTAGCAATCATATATTTATTAATTTGAGCATTAAGTTCTTTATTATCTTCATCGGTAAGTGTATCACTAAAGTATCTTTCTCTTAGAGCTTTATCCGTTATACCGCCTCTATTCATAAGAGCATTTATAGCATCTTCTCTTTGCTTTTTAAGAAGTTCTTCTCTTGCTTCTACATTAAGAGTTTTAACAGAAGAAGTAATATCATTTGCAAGTAAGTTATCAACCATTTGAGAAGTAGTAACTCCTATTGTACCTCTTCCTATAATTGAGTTTACTTGTATCTTTTGTGTATCAGAAAGAGATTTCCATAGGTCATCATCAATATTCTTAAGTGCATTTATTGATGGAACTGGGTCAGATAGTACTCTATTAAGCTGTTCTTTAGTAGTTATAACAGCAGTAGTAGTTTGAGTTCTATTATTATTTCCTGTATTTCTTACAGTTTCTGTATTAGTTCTACCATTATTTACACCACGATTACCGAAAGCTTCAACAGAAAGTCCAGTAATGTTTTCAAATTCTCTTGTAGATATATTACCTTGTACAAATTGTGTCATTGCTTGTATATCTCTTGGAGAATAAGAAGCAAGTTTTTCTTTATTCTTTACAAGATTTCTCTCAACAGAGTTTATAATACTTTCTCTTTTATTATCAAACTCACTTCTTTCTTCATAAGAGACTCCTCTCATTACGTCAGAAAGACCAAGTATTACTTGAGGAAGTAAATCATGATAATCTTTTGCTATATATTTAGAAAGACCTTTTCCAGATATTAAAGCATGTGGGTCTACATTCATAAGAGTATTACTATCAACACCTTCATTTATAAATGCTGTTAAAAGTTGACGCATAAGTGTTTCATGTTGATATTTCATTCTGTTATTTGCATCTTTTTTAACATTACCATTCTTATCTGTAGCAAATATTTGAGATATATTTGTATTATTAACTCCTCCTGTAGAGCCTATTGCTTTTTCTGATAATATAGAGAAACTACGAAGCATTTGGTCTACACCATTAGTTATAGATTGAGATGATTGTGTCATATCTCTTATATCTGCAAGAAGAGAAGTCCATTCTTGTTTATCATAATCGTATCTATCACCAATAGTTTTATTAATACCATCTCTTATTGAGTATAAAACAGATGGTATTTCAAATGTTACAGCTGTATAAAACTTATTATCAAATAAAGCTTCTTTACTCATATCAGTTTTACCAGCAGAGTTAGCATCAAACTTAACTGCTTGATGTGAACCACGAGTAAGACCTCTAAGAGTAGCATTCTTACCAAAGGCAAGTTGGTTTATCATATCTTGTATATAAGTACCAGCATCTTCTTTAAATCTAGTTAAATGCTCTGCCATATCTTTAGGCAATGTTCCTATAGCTTTAGTAAGTACTGCATTTTTAATACTTTGCTTAAGCATCATAGGGTCTTTAAATGTGTCTAATGCATCTTTAAGACCTTCGTATATCTCAAGTCCCATTCCACCCATTTCAGAAGATTTAGCTATATTCTTTAAAATACCAGCAAAGTCACCACCAAGAATAGCTTCAGCAAGAGATGAAGTCTTTCTTGTCTTAGTTTCATATAGTTTACCATTACGCAAATCAGTCTTTTTATTTGTATCTTTCTTTGTATTATCTCTTATTTCTTTTAAAAGATTTAATACATTATCTCTGTATTGAATTTCTGCTTGTAAATTAGCAGGATTAGATTGATTTTTAATGATTTGTGTTAGTAAGGTATTAGTATAACCAGCTTCTCTTAATGCAAGTTTATCTACTGCTTTAAGCTTACCCGGAGTCTGGAATGAATATGGGTCTAAACCTTCTTTATCTGTATTATCAGAACGAGACATTTGAGAGAACTCAACCATTTGCTCTTTAAGTATAGAAGTCTTATTATTACGAGATTTAGAGTCTCCAGTTATTCTATTAGAGTTTCCAAATAACTTTTTATTAACATCACTTGCTTTTTTAGCAGCAGTAAATGCTTCAGCAGAAGTAGCTTTTTGTCTTGTTATATCAGCCATATCAATACCTTTACCATTATAAGCCATCAAAATCACCTCCTATTAATAGTGTATTTAAAACCTAAAGTTGTCGAATTTTAAGTGTTTTCTTATATAAAAATAGCTTATATATTATAAAATGTAAAGTTATTTTATCTATATAAAATAATTTTATAAAAATAAATAAAATGAATAGGAGTGATTTAAATGCTAAACAAAAAAGGAAAGAGATTACATTACACTGAATTAACAACTTGTGAAAAAGGATTTGCTGCTAAACTTGCTGAAGTTATTGAAGACAGATTGAATAAGTTGTATAAAGAACACAATACAGATTGGGAAATAGAAGACATAAAGTATTCTATAGCAGTCAAAGATGATGTTATTGTGAAATCAGCATTAATTATATTTGCAGAAATTTAAGGAGGTGTAAAATGAAAAGCTTTTCAGATTTAATTAAAGAAGGAAAAGAAAGACTTAATGAGCTTGAAAAAGAAGTTAATGAAACTACTGAGAAAGCTGTTAAGGAATTAGAAGAATTAAAAATTAAAAAATAATTCTTCTAAAGCTAAGTTGAACTCACACGAGTTCTTTTTTTCCTCCTTCAAAGACTAACCGAAGAAAAACCGAAAAAAAAGAAAAGAACACACCTAACCAAGAAATTAAATCTCAGTTAGGTATTTTTTCTAATATGTTATTTTTACCAAATCTTCTAAATCTACAGTTAGCTTTACTAATTTAATATTATTAACATTTCTTAATTCTTTTCTATACATCCATAAATATTCAATTTCATACATTATATTATCACAAATAGTATCAGGATATCCGTTACCTATTAATCTAATTAAATCATTTTTATCTATTACATTAAAACTTCCAATTAACTCTCCATTTTCTATACTATTATATATTTCTAAATCAATTAAAGCACTCCTATCTATTTTATCTAAATCTAACCCTATATTTTCAAATACAGGTCTTAATTTTCTAAATAGACTTCTCATACTTTTATAATCTTCTCTACTAAATCCTTCATAATCAGAACATCCTTCCATATAATAATTAGTATAAGCACATTCTAAATCATCTAAAGCTTCTTTCATTCTTTTATATGGTTTAGCTTTATATTTATCATATTCTTTTGTGAATTCTATTTTGTATTCCATAATAACCTCCTTTTCTTTACGAAAAAAATAAATTTGCCTAAGTAGAATAGATTTTACTCTACTCTACCTAGGTATATCATGATTTACTTATGGCCATATTTGTGTATTCATTTTAATAGTAAATAACTTTTCTACATCTTTATAATGATAGAATTTAGGAATTTTCTTAGGCATAGTTCCACATCCATCAAATCTATATTCTATATTTGCAGAAAGTACTTCTATTCTTTCAATATCTATATTTCTACTTCTAATAGTATCTTTTATTACATCTAAGAAGTAGTTAATTACTTTATAATCAGAAAATAACTCTCCTTCTATATTATAAGAAACTGTTTGTAAGAAGTTTCCTTTAGTTGTATAAATATCAACAAGCAACCAATCTTTATGTTCTATATTTATATTAAAGTGTTTAAATATATTCTTATATTTAAAAAGTAAAGAAAGTTTATGTTCTACTTCTTTTAACGCTTTTCTATACTTATTTTTATTCATTTCTTTAGTATAAAGTTTTAGTTTTTGTTTATATTCATATTTCTTACTTTTAAGAATGCTTTTTACATAGCTATAGCTAAATTCATTAATGCTATCTGAAACATAACTGACTTTATCACTATCCATTACAATAGACATTTCTCCTAAAAAGATAGTTTTTGACATTTCTTTAATTCTAGCTGGAATATGCAGTATATAGTTATCCTCTTTAGGTTCTACTTCAGGTTTTGTATTTTTATCTATATATCTTCCCCACTTATTTAAACATGTATAAAGCTCTTGTTTTGGTGTTCCAGTAGCACTATAATTATCAAACATCCAATCAAAGAATACTCTAAATATTCCTTTTTCTTCTGCTTTTGTAGCTGCTTTTTCTACTTCTTCAAACTTCTTTTTAAAGAATAAATCAAATCCACAGTACTTATAAATAAAGTGATTTGTGCTAAACATTTTATCGTCATATATATTAGGCATACTATTCTCCTTTTTCTTCAGTCATTACTTTTGCTATTTCTTCATCTTTTAATTGCTTTTCAGATACTTTAAATATTACAAGTTGACATTTATCAAATATATATCTAGTATATTCTTTAATGTCATTAAATAAAGCTTCATTTTCTTTACATTCTTCTACTATTCTTCTAGGAAATGCCATATCTTTATCTTTAATAACACCATCTAAATATTTCATATATTCTTCAGCTGTAACTTTAGTCATAAAATTAGATGGACTTACTGGATAAATATAATGGAATACATCATCATGTTCAGTAAAATCTAAATTCATATAACCTAACCAAATGTTTCTTTTTTCTATCATAAGAATATTTAAATACTTATCAATAACAGTATCTAAGAATTCCTTCTTAAACTCTTCTAAAGTTTCATCAAATTTAGTTATATCAAAGTCTTTTTCAAAATCAAAAATATTACTAAATATTAGATAATTTGTATTATCTTTAGAGAAAGTTGATGCAAAACTACTACTTCTATATAAATAAGGATATTTTTCTCTATAGAATTCATTTAATGCAACTTTTATTATAAGCCAAGCATAATGAGAATACATGAATTCTTTTAAGTTATCTTCCATAGATATCTTGCATGTAGGGAGTACAAATATAGCTTTCATCATTTCTGTTGCATTTGGTTTAGTTACAAAGTCATATATTTCCTTCTTCATGTTTATAGCTGGAGTATGACTATCAAGAGTTGCATAAGAGTAGCTTATTTCATCTGGAACATAATCACTCATTACAGCTTTAATTATATCTACATCAACTTTATCTACATCATAGTAAGCTTCACAAGTTTCAGCTTCATAGATAGAATTCATAAGATTATCTACTAATTCTTTAATTTCTTCATCTGTTACTACTTCTGGAACTGTTATTTTAATTTCCATTACTTTATCAGTTCTAAATACTTTATGTCTTAAAGCTTCTAAAGTATCTATAGTTACATTTTCCAAGTATTCTTTACTACCTATAGCTGAGAAATCTCCTCCAGTTATAGCATTAAGCATATGTATTTTAGTTATATCATAATTATCTCCGGGATTTCTAGTTTGTATTTCAGCATAAATAATATCTCTTTCTTTATTTACATATTCTTCATTAAGAGGTGTATTTATAACTCCATTAAAACTTTCAGCTATTATTTTAGAAAATGCTTTAAAGTTCTTATCTTTTATGTAGTTTTGATATAAGCTATCTTCTTTATATATAGAACTATCACTTATATTATCTGTCATATAATGAAAACCTATAAACTCATATGAAGTCATAGCATTAAAGTATACTCCTTTTTCTTTAAGTACTTCTTTTGCTTGCATCATATTCATTCCTTGATATACATTACCACAAACAGCATGTTCTAATAAATGTACTACTCCTTTTGCTTTTCTATAACTTGATGCATTAAAGAATACATTTATAGTAGCATTCTTAATTGCTGCACTTCTTACTACTCTAACAGTTGCTTTATTAGTTTCATTAATATCTGCTACTAAAAATTCATATTTGTCTCCAATAATTCTTTTATAAAATTCATTTGTATAATTCATCTAAATCTCTCCTTATTTTAATATATTAAAAAAGAAAAAACCAGAGTATTATCTCTGGTTTAATCTTTTACTTCTTTTATCTAACTAGTTCTCCTTGATGTAACCAAGCAAACATAGTTGAAACATTTTGAATATCACTATCATATAATATTCCTTTTCCTGCTTGTAATAACTCATTTGCATCTGATGCGTTAAGCATATCAAATACAGTTATTACATCTTCACCTGCAAGTGTTATAATATAAAGACTTGCAATAAGTTTTAATGTAAATGGGTCATTTTCTACTCTAGCATACACATAGTTTTGAATTTCATCTACAAAACCTGCAAAATCATAATTTGATTTTATAAGTTTATTTGCAACTGCTGTAGTTTCATCATTATTTCTTGATAAGTAATGTCCTATCATTGCATTTGCAAAGTTTCTATATGCATAGTAAAGTCCTTCTTGACCCCAAGCTTCAAGTATTTCTGGTCCTAATTCATTAGCTACTGCATTTTTATATTGAACTATATTAAATACAGGGTCAGCTGGTATATAAGAATAGCAATATAAAGCTATAAGATAATTAACATCAAATTGATTTTCTTCTTCAATGTATCTTCTGAAGACATTATTATCTCTTATTGAATTATAATCTGTAGTGTATCCACCATTATTTTCAATATCATCATATACATAGTTAGCACAAGAAGGTCTTGTACAACTGTATACTCCTGATTGAGATTTAAGTGCATTTATATCCATTCCAGCTTTCATTACATTAGGAACATATTCCATTGGATTTGAACATAACGGACAAACTGGTCTTATTTCTCTTCCTTGGTCATCTACAAGGATAGGAAAACAGCTGTCCATATCTATAAGCATAAGTCTCTTTTCTGTTCTACTTCCATTTTGAACATATCTTAAAGCAAAATTCTTTGGTTCTTGCATTACATGTACATCACTAGCTATAAAGAAGTCATGTAAAATTTGTTGTATTCTGTTTGCATCATCTCTAAGTCTTGGAGTATCAAATATATACTCAGATACAAACATCCAAGGTCTGTCCTCATTTTGAGGATGAGTTTCCTTTAACCATCTTTGAAAGTCAGGGTCTTTTGTGAATTCATATCCATACTCCTGTCTTATAACAAGTGGACTGAAGTTATCTAGTTCACTCATAGCGAATAGATTTAAGTCATCTTCAGAGATAAGACCTTGTTGTGCAAGATTTTGCAAATGTATACTACAGATATATTCAAAGGCATTCCCTTGCATACCTTCAAATTCATGTCCAAACTTCACAACTACTCCACGGTCATTTTGGTCTACTGACACAATTCTTTTTTGACCGATAGAAGTTGCTACTCCACATATCTTTTCTACTATTTTTTCTATGCCTAGTTGTGAATATTGCTCAGAACGAATGCATGGTTCTAGTGCAAATACAACATAATTAGCTGATAATTTTCTTGCCATTTTATATTCCTCCTATTTAATTAAATTAATCCTTTAAGGTTTGATTGTGTTTTATATCTTTCAATATTCTTTTCAGGTATTATATAAAGTTTTCTTCCTTTAAGTTGTGCTTCTGATAAATTAAATACTTTATAGAAGTTTACTCTATAATCCTTAACAGCTGTATCAAAATAAGTTAAAGCATGCATTGCTTCACTTTCAATCAATCCATATCTATAATTCATTTCTGAGAAATAATCTCTGAAAATTGACTCTCTATTATTTCCGCTTAATAGTTCTTCAATATACTTAGAAGACATATTGTAGTCTCCTACAGTTTTGATAACTATATCAGTGATAACATTTATTCTATCACTTACCAGTGGGTAATTGTAAGGGATAATATCCACTTTCCAGTTAGGTTCATTAAGCTCAAAGCCTCTTGCAATGAATACTTGTTTGTGCAAGCTTAGCAATGTGTTTAAAGTTAATGTCAAGAATGGCAAGAACTCACTTATGCTTATGTAGTAACTTTCAAATGTAGGCATATTACCATCATACATTTCTGTGGTTTTTGCTGTTGGAACTTCTGTACTTGGATATAGAGATTTAACATCTATATTTACAAGTCCAGATACTGAACATACTTTTTGAATTTCTATAAAACTTATATAAAGTTCTTCAACTGGTCTTACTTCTACTTCATAACCCATTCTAGTTAAGTTATTTACATAGCTATTAAGAGCACTTTCATAATCCTCTATACTAAGTTTAAAATCAAAGTCAAAATCATCTTCTACACAATACCCGCCTTCTAATATTGGGTCTGTAAAAGCTATGTCAAATCTTTCAAATGTTCCAACGGTTTTAAATAAACCAAATACTTCCCTTCTGTACAAACCAGATACTGGTACTTCTGGAATGCAGTCCTCATTTAGATAAGGAAAGAAGTCTGATATGACTACTTTCTTACTACCTGAGAACTTGTAAAGGTCGTCATAACGACCAATAGTTTCATTTATGTCAAAATACATTTACTTATTCCCCCTTTTCTTCAAAGTTTTCTTCTTTTACTCCTAGAACTTCATTTATATCATACATGACATTATTGACAGCTCTATCGGTAAGTTTTACTAGGTAATCTTTAGTCCATGTTTCAATGTTACCATTTGCTACAGTATTTACCATATCTACAACAGCTTTAATATAATCAATATTGAGATATTCATCAAACATAAACTTAACTTCATCTTCAGTAAAGGTACTTATTAAAGTACTATTCAGAACTATAATTTCATCATTGGTTATATTAACTAAATCTCTATTATCATCTGTTAAATCTCCAAAGTAAACTAATTCTTTATTTTCTCTTATACCTACGATAAGTTTATTCACTTTTTCAAAGTCTACATTAAGTTCTTCAACTTGTTCATCTTCTTCAGTTTCATCTGCTTTAGTCTCTTCTATAACTGGTTCTTTTGGTATACCATCAGTTTTAGTTTCAACTTTGGTTTTAGCAACTTCTATCTTTTCTTCAGATTTATTATCTTCAGATATTTCAGGTTTTTCTAGTCTTTTATAATAATCACCGCCAGTTACTACCTCAACATCTATATCTGTAGATTTTAACTCATCTATAAATAAATCTTCTTCTTCTGCATTTTTTACAAGAATTTGATACATTCTAGTGCTCCATATTGAATGAACTAAACAAGTTGCCATTTCATCTTTATTTTTACCGAATACCACATCAAGTATTTCTTGTGTAGTTGGAGTTTTAGACTTTTCTTCACAGTCTTTCATATATCTTTGTAACTTCACACTTGCTATTTCCATAAGAGTAACACAAACATTTTTAGCTTCAACTGTATTAATATTTTTAATAACATCATTACCTAATAAATTATCTACATAACTCTTATCTTGAATAGCAACTGGCTTTTTTGTAACTGAACCATCTTCATGTTTTATTACAATATTTTTAACATATTTTCTTCTATATTCTTTGTAGTTTGCTCTTCTAAATGAAAAGAAAGCTCCTTTGTATAAGTAATTTCTCCAAAGAATATCTTCAAATTTATTTTTTAGTGCTTCAATTCTATTTTTATTCATTTTAAACATCACCTGTCTCCTTCTTTATTATTATAATCTTCTTGTATTTATAGCATATGGCGAACCACCATAAGGATCATCATTCAATGAATTAAGTGTTGCTCCTTTATTTGCAACTGAAAACTCTGCTCCAACAGTACTTCTACCTATAGTAGCTTTAGGGACTTCAACTCTTCCTAATCTATTATCAAAACTTCTATCTTCTTGATATCTAGCAGTTCTAGTTCCACCTGTTCCAATACCTAATTCACGAGCTCTACCTATTAAACCTACTCCAACATCATTAAGTCCAAAACTATCTGCTCCTCTATCAACTCTTGTGCTAAGAGGTTTTCTATTATTTAAACCAGCCCATTTGCCTCCAGTTGCTCCTACAGTTTGTACTTTCATGCCACCCATTCTATTTGCATTTCTTCCATTACCTCTTAAGTTACCTTCAACACTTTCTCTAAGTCCTCTTATTAAATCTAATGGACCTGCAAGTTGAACCATATTAAGTTTAGTTAATACATTTTCTGCATAAGATACATATCTTCCTATTTCTTCTAAGCTACTATTTTTGTAGTTATCAAATATGTTATCTAATACTCTTGCAGCACTATCTGGTAACATAGTAGCTATACTTGAGTTATTATAAAGTGTTCCTACGATACTTTCAAGAGCTTGTATCTTAGTTAATACTTCAGCTGGTATACTATTTTGAGTATCTAATGAAATAGTTACTGCTTCACTGTATTTTCCTATTACTGCAAATACTATAGTTGCATTTTGAGGTAAAGCTCTTTTGTAGTCTTTAAATTCTTCTGCAAACCATTCAAATACTTCTCTTATTCCATTTGTATTTCTATTTGCTACATAACCTGAAAGTTCATAGAATTTTCTTCTTTGATTTTCTGTAATTTTTCTGTCAAATTCATCATCTGAAACTTCTTCTAAAAGCTTTAAAGCCCAGATTTCTTCTAAACTTCTGTTATCAAATTCTTCATTATTAATTCTAAATGTAGTTTGTACTTTAGGTTTCTTTGCAACGAAGTTTCCATTATTATCTATTTCTAGATATTTATTACCAGAAGTTTCTTCTTCTTGGTAATAACCTGTATTGATGCCTGCATTTAAAGCACCTACTCCTTTAACTTTTGCTCCCATCATTCCACTTACTGCACCTTTTCCTTTAAAAGCATTAATTCCTTTTGCAGGAGTATTTAAAGCTGCTGTTAATCCTGCATTTATTTTTGCTGCAATTCCTCCACCTGTTCCAGTTGGTATTCTAAAATTCATTCCTGTACCCATTTTTCCTATTCCTCCTTTAGATATTATTTTTGGTTGTACACCATTAACTGTTTGAAATCTTGTTGGGTCTGTTTTCTCCCACTCTTTTAATTCTTTTACACTTGCTCCCAATGGTATGTCTTCTGGTATATCTCCTAAAACTTTCTTATATCCAGTTCCAGTATTAGTTTTAAGAACTGTAGCAGTTCCTATTCTCCCATACTCTTTTCCAAATATATCAAGTTTTACTTTAGTACCATTATAACTACCATATCTACCATCATATTCTTCTTCCTCCGCTTCACGAAGCTTTGCTTGTTTTCTTTGCTCAGCATAAGATTGAATATGTCCATACTTTTTTGTAGACATTATGTCACCCCTTATCCTCTGTTATTATATAATGCATTATTTACAAGTTCTGCAAAGTCAGATATTTCATCTTCTGATAAACTTGTAGTTTTTTGAGCTCCAGATAATTGAACATTTATGTATTTAATTAAATCTGTAGTCTTATATCTTTGTGATGAACTGAAGTTTGCATTAGATTTTCTTATATAAGCTTCTATTGCATCAGCTGACATTGTGTAATCTCCTGTTCTGTTTGGAGTATAAAGCTTCTTTATAAGATTTCCAAGTCTTTCATCATTTAGAAGTTCTGCAAGTAGAAGTAATGGTATTGTGTCATTAGTTCCATAAGTATAATTTAGAATATTTCCTATACTATAATCTTCTGGAATTGATATACTTGCTTGACTTCTTGTAATTCCTATTATTGCAGATACATCTGTAAATAAGTTACTTGCTCCATTCATTGCTGATAGGTAATAAAGTCCCATCATTACAAGTCTTGGATTGATACCATCTACAGCTTCAAAGAATACATCTTGGTTTATACCTTCAAATATTCTTGCTTTGATATAAGCTTCTTTGTAAATGATGTCAAATGGTGTATTATTTAAAATGTTAAACATATCACTTACTATTTCTTGGTATCTGTTATCTGCTGTTATAATATTATTTAGAGTTTCTATAGAACCTTTAGATAAGAAAGCTGAGTAGATTTCAAGTATAGTTCTATACATTTCTTCAACTTGACGAATTGAAAGTCTAGTTTCTCTAATAGTTCCTTGCTCGTCTCTACCCACTTCTCCTACGTATCTTCTTTTTGAAGATATTTCTCCTCTACTTCTACCTCTATCACCTCTAGAAGAGATATATTTAAGTTTCTTTAGTACTCTTGACATATTATTGAAAGCATCTGCTCCTGCAAATAAGTCAAGTACTAAGTCATATGCTCCTTGTGGTGCATTTTGTTGACCTACAAAGTCAAGAAGAGCTGGTCCAACTGCTAGTATCCCTTCTTGTAATTCTTGTGCTGATTTAAATAAACTTCCAACAGTTGCCATTCTGTTTATTATTGGAGCAACATCATTTGCATCTAAAGTTGCAATGCTATCATCTGCATGTATAAACTTAGATTTATCATCTGTTCTTCCAAAACTGTCAACTGCTTGTACAAACTCACCTTGAACTGCAAGTGAGTTTAATTGGATATTATTATTTTCATCTGTATAATTTATTATAGCAACAGCCATATCATTAACTGTTTCCTTTCCTAAATTATCAAGTTCAGTATAATACCCAGTTGGTTCTACTTGTTCCTTGCCATTATTATTGATAAAATTAATTATTTTATCAAAATATTTTAACATTGACTCTCCACTTACAGGTTTAAAGTAATCGAAAAGAAATCTAATCCCGTATCCTTCTTCTCCTTGCTTAAAATCTGTTTGTGCAGAGTCTACCAATTTTAGATATTCATCTACACTATCTTGGATAGTTAAACGACTACCTCTTACACTTCTTTCATCTCTGTCTGTGATTGCCATAAGCAAATCATCTCCTTTCTTAGTTTTATTTTTTATTTTCCTTGATTATATCTCTATCCCGAAAAATAAAAAATCTTCAAATCATGATTTAAGTTTTTTATTTAATAAATTCTTTTGGGATTATAAAGAACTTATTTTCACATTATTATATGTAATTAAATATTAATAAACTTATTCTAAATTATCTAAATCTTCATCATTTTCTAAGCTATTAAATGCTAAATCTATATCTTCTTCACTCTCTTTTAAAGCATTAATATCTATTGCTGTACCAAGATTATTGCAATAATATGTTCTTACACTACGACCATAATCAAATGGATGCATTTTCATAGTCTTATCAATAAGTGGAATTACACAAAGAGGTTTTTGTGGTTCTTGGAAGAACCTTCTTGTTTGTGCATCATTTTTAACTTTCTCACTCATTCTCTTATATCCGTCAATAGTTTCAAAGTCTCTTTCACTTGCTTTATAATAAGATACATCATCTCTGTCCTTTTTAACATTTAAAGCTACATAACTATCATATTCTATTACTTTACTATTACTATCCTTAGATAAAGGTTTAGCTATCTTAAATACATCTCCATACATAAGTACTTCAAGGTTATCTTTTACTTGCTTTGAACCACGAAGCATATTATCTCCCATAAGAACTAATGGGTCTATTATCTTAGAGAATTGCTGTACTTGAGAAAATATCATATTAGCTTCACTATCTAGCTGTTGAGCTGACACTATAGGAATTTGATACTCTATTGCCACTTGACGAAGTTCTCTTGCTTTTTGAGATAGTGCATAGGAACCGTCTGCTCCTGTTGCTCCAAGTTTTTTGCCTTGCTTTGATTTAACATCCATAAGACCAATATAATCTACTATTACCATAACAGGTTCATAACCTGCCATTTGATATCTTTTAATAGACTTTCTTATGTCATCTGCAGTAGGATTTCCAGTACTATCTTCATCTATAGTTATTTGGTCATCATAAACTATAGGAAGTTCTACCCCATGCTTTTTAGTTTCTTCAAGTATTAGTTTATCAAGTTCTTCTTTTGGAGTATCATAAATAAGGTTTTTATCTGAATATCCGTAGAAAGATAAATGTCTTTGAAGTAATTGAATAAGTTTCATTTCATAAGATACAAATAGAATACAAGGTTTCATACCATCTCTTACTTCAAAGTCTTCTTTCTTATTATTAATACTTGCATATATTGCTATATTTTGCATTATAAGTGATTTTCCATGTCCAGATAAACAGCATATAAGAACTAAACTACCAGGCAAGAAACCTCCACCTACTAACATATCTATACTTGGTATAGTTTTAATCTTTGATTTGGCTGCTTTATCTATTTGCTTATGTACTACTTCCCCTGTATCACCAAGTCCATTTTCGGGGTCTATTATCATTGCTTGATTTTTTGATTTATCTACTACAAGTAAATAAGAACGATTTTGTAAATCAAGAATGTGTTCCATTATAGTATCCATATACTGTCTTCTTGACTTACCCGGATTACCACCCTCTAATGATAATAAATTATCTTGTAAGTCTTCTACTATAGGATTTAATATATTTGCAATATTAATACTATTTATTCTTTCTATAAGCTCTTTTTTATATGCTTTATTAACTCTTCCATTCTCAATAACTGACACATAAGACTTAAGTTCGTCTTTAAATCCCATACCAAGATATATTTGAAATACTTGTTTCTTTTCTTCTATTTTATTAGCAAGTAAAACATCTAACATTCTATCTAGAAGTTCTTCTTCTTGTGTTGTATGTTCAGCTGGAATTGAATTTATAGCTTCTTTTAGGCTTATAAGAAATGTTCTATCTGCTGGGTCTGATAGAATGTATGTAAGTAACTCTCCTAGTAATTCATTTCCCATATTTTCACCTCTATTCTTTCATTTTTAAATCTATTTCCTTACATAAACTTTCAGGAATATCTAGGTTTGTTTTCTTTTTATAGAACTCATGTACTAGAGCATCTATATCTTCTATTACACCAGTTTCCATTTTAATTACTTCTTTTACTTCTACTTTATGTTTTACTTGATAGTACTTAGGTTTTATAACTTCCATAAATTCTTTCTGTTTATTTACAGTACTTTCATTACTATCTACAAGAAAAATAAACTTAAGTTCATCAACATTAAATGATTTAAAGTGATTTATAAGCTCTCTTATATCATCATTTATTAAATCTACAGTTACTTTTCTTATTAAAGGAACATCTTTATTTATAATAGATTTAAGTTCAAACTTATTATTCTTATTATCTATATCTACAAGTTGAAGTCCAAATACTCTATTTTCTGTAACTTCTCCTACATTGCTTATAGCTCTTCCAGTATAATAAGTAATTCCTTTACTCATAAATTCATGTACATGTCCACCTATAACTATAGTTTTTGCATAATTCTCTACATCTTTATAATTCATTACTAAGTTCTTATGTAAATCCCATCTACTATCTATTTGCTTTACAGCTGGTATTGCAAAGTTCATCATTCCATGAAATACTATTATATCTTGTGAAAACTTAATTTCACTTTCCATATCTTTTAAGAAATCTTCATATTTAGCATAGTAAAGTTCTGGAATAAAACCTATTGCTAAATCTTGTATAAACTTAGAACATATCTTATCTATATAGATTACTTTATTTCCCATAAAAGAAGTTATATTTTGCATTACATCTCCGTCATGTGAAGGTGTACCTCTAAGTACGATAAAAGTAGTTCCTCTTTTAACACAATTATCAGCAAGTGAGTTTACAAATTCACTTACTTCTTTAAAATCATCACTTTCTGCTCTTAAATTACGGCTATCTACGGTATCACCGGCAATTATAAAGATATCAGGCAAAAACTCGTCTATAGAGCCTATTAGGTACCTTAAAAACGATATTCTTTGGTCCTTTGGTATTCTTTCATAATGTATATCTGCTGTAATTAATATTCTTTTATTCATATTTCCTCCTATAATAAACTTTATTCTTATTACGATATATGCTTGTTTTTATTTTAAGGGTCAAGAAAAAACAAATTTTGGTAAGATTATAATTATATAAGTGGAGGTTAAGGGTCCAATGTTTAGTGTAGTGAATGAGTTATTTGATTTAGTTATGTCTTTTTTACAAAAGAATGGATATAAAGCTGGAGGGTTGGTTGCTACTATCTATCTTATTGGTCAAACAGACAAAACTAAAAAGATATTTATTAAAATAGTTACTTCTATTCTTAGAGTTCTTTTTATTCGTGTTATTAATTTCACTCTTAAAGTTACAAAAGAAGGGGGTGTTATAAATGACGTTATCAAAGATATTAAGAAAGCTTTGGAAGAAACTGACGAGAAGAAGATTACCGAGATTAAAGAAGAAGTAAAAGAGAATAAAGCTAATTTACAAAACATAAAACTTAACGAACTTAGAGTATACTTTGAACTTTACAGACCACTTGACGCAATTATTATAGATAAGAAATTATTCTCTAGAAGTAAGTTTTTTCGTAATATAATAAGGAGAAGAAAACTTAGGCGGAATAAAATATAGAAAGTACCTTACTACACATAAAATGTAGTAAGGTATGATTTCTTTTTTTATTCCCGTTATGAAAGCATAATATTATCTATACTTCCACGAACTCTCAATTCTTCAAGAAGTGTTCTTTTATTTTCTGTAGCATTTTGAAAGTCTTGTAAAGGAGGGTCTATTGCTCCATTACCTATATCTATTTTTAGATATGCAAGATTATTATTAAACATATCTATCATTAAATCAAGTTTACATAACTCTTCAAATCTTGACTCTAGATTAGTTGTAATAGTTGCAAGGTTTTTAGGATGCTCACATATAATAGTTAGTTCTTTATCGTATAATAAGTCAATCATATAACTACAGTTTTGAAGTACTACTGTAGCTGGTGGTCTAAACATAGGAGTCATATCACTTTCATTCCAAGTATTCATCTCTTGTTTAGAAAAATCCCACGCTAAATCTTTTATACCTCTTCTTATTCTATCATTAAAAGCAAGTATTACATTTTGCATTTCATACATTCTAACTGATTTTACTCTACATCCTGTTCTTTCTATAGCTTCTACTAGCTCATCTGGAAGTACTACTACCAAGTCTTTATAGTTTCCTGCATCATAGTGTTGGTCATTTTTAACTCTTGGAGTATTTGAAAGTAATTCTCTTAATGTATATGCGATAGAAAATCCACTGTGTCTATTATACTCCATTAAAGACGACTTAATACTATCTTTTATCTTGTAGTCACTATAAACACCTTTTAATATTCCATTTAAACCTATTGCTTTTTTCATTCTATATATTAAAGTATTAATATTCATATTAACACCTCTCTTAGAATATATCCATTGATAATTCTCTTAACATTTCTCTTTCAGTTGCTTTAGTACTTATTTGTACAGAGTGATTTATAGCAGCATCAGAAGCAATTATTCCTCTTCTTACCCATATATCATTCTTTTTATAGAATTCATCTATTCCAACACTTTCAGTACCTACACGACTATCAAGAGTTAAATGCATTCTTTCTCCACTTTGAACATCAACTAAACTCATATCTGTATTAGATATTGCTTTAACATCTGCTTGGTTTCCTACATAATCAATAGTAACAAAGTTTAATTTTGCTGCTTTATGACATCCACCAAATGCATTATCAGGTACAAATAAACCATGAGTTCTTATACTAAATGCTGGTATTTTACCTGCAAGTATATCATTTACTATAGTTAAATCAGTAAGAGAAGTTCTTATTTTAAATAAAGTACAATCTTCATAACATCTATATCCTACTATATAGTGAGTAACTAAATCTGGATTTATAAATGTAATGTCTTGAATTATATCTTGTATTTCACTCTGACTTGGAGCTTCTCCGGGATTTGCACTCTTAGGTGATTTAATCTTTGGATGTTCTTTGCAACCTTTAATTCCACCTTGGTTCATCTGTTTTAGTATAGCTGGAGCTCCTAATGCTTCTCTCATTTTATCAGCTGGATACCATCTACCATTTATAGTAGGTTTAGTATGGTCTATTCCATGTGTCCAGAACTCTAAATATGCAAGTCCAGACTTAAGTTTAATTACTTGGTCCATAGATATTCCAGCTAAGAAGTGTGTTCTTGCTGTATATTCTTGAAGTATAGCTCCTTCTGCTTCTGCTCCAAATACCTGTATACTATTCATAACAGGAACTGTATTTAACATAAATATATCCATTCCAGCACCTACAGTTTTTGTAGTAATTAGGTTCATTCTATTCTCATCTCCTTTATTATATATTTCGGTAAAAAATAAAAACATAGAGGAGAAGGATTTCTCCCTCTCCTCCTAGTTTATTTATATGTTAGTTCCAGTTATTTACAGGAGGTGCCATATATCCTTTTATTGAGAAATATCCACCAGCTGCTTTTATTATTTGAATTTTAAATCCAGACTTCATTTGGATATGAGGTACATTTGGTACAGTTTCACTTCTATATCCCATTGAAGAGTCAGTCATAGATAGAGCAACTCTTGTCATGAAGAATGTTTCTAAGTTAGGTTCTGCAAATTGAGGACAGATATTATAATCATGTACAAGTTCTGCAGAGATTTGGTCTAAGCTTGGTTCTTGTCCACCATTAGCTGCTTTAGCTTTTGTATATGCTGCATTATGGTCAGGCATGAAGTCAGCTTTGTTAGTTCCAACTATTACAGCTTTAACTGGTGATGGTCCATTATTAGTTCCAGCAGTAAATACATGTGCTTCTATTGGAGAAACTACTCCTAAGAAGTCTCCAGCTGTATCAGAACTTACTGTTCCTATAATAGGCATCATAGCAGGATTTAATGGGTTCAAGCTTTCAACATTACAGAAAACTGTCATTCCTACATTTTGTGTATTAGCTGATTTAGCATAAGCAGTTGATAGACCTTGGAATAATCTAGAAACTCTCATGTTATAGTTTTCACCTTTATTTAAAGCATTAGCTTCTGCTAAGTCTAAGTTAGAGTGAGCCCAGAATTCATAACTTTGGTAGTTAGGAATTGCATCTTCTAATTTTCTTTTAGCTTTTAAAGCTGTAGTCATTTCTTTATATCCATTTATAAAGATATTTTCAGCAAGATGAGATAATTCTTCAGTTCTTGCATTGATTTCATCTTCAACTATTTTTCCAGAACCAGTTTTAGCTTCTAAGAAAGATACATATTCAGGGTTGAAGTTTACTTCTTTCATGATTACAGGTCCTGCAGTAATAGTTACTTTATGAGTTCTGCTTTCAACTTGTGATAAGCTTTGTTCTACTCTTGGTAAATCAAGTACTTTTACTTCAAATTCTATTGATATGATATCAGCAGTTAAAGTAGAAGCTGATTTATTAAATCCTACTAAGATTTCATTTGTTTTTGCATCAAAGTATAGATTTAATATGTAGTATTCTTGAGGTTTAGTTGCATCTGGAGTCAAGAATAATACTCTACCATTATAATGGAATTCAGTTAATGGAGTACCTTGGATAGGAGTTCCATCTGTATCATAGATTTGACCTTTAAATTTATTTGCAGGTGCTCCTGTAGTTTCTCCAGTTAATAATATTTCTTTTATTTCAAAAGAGAATACTGCTTGTTGGAAAGATTTAAGTATAGCTTCTGTTTGAGGAGCTATTACTTCATGAAGTTTTAATTTCTTATTGAAGTTAGCAGTTTGAATTACTAATTTTCTTAAGAATTGGTTCATGTAATCTACATCATTTGGAAGTAATCCTTTTTCTTTTAAAAGTCTCATATCCATATATCTGAAGTAATCTTCTCTTTTGATTTCTTTCTTAATTTTACCATCTTTATCTCTGAATACATAAACTTGTGATTTATGTTCTATTGGCATTGAGCTTTCTGGTGATACCATATTAACAGTTTTAATAAGTTTAGACCAGATAGTTCCTGCTGAGTTTACCCATTGAGCATAGAATTCAAGTACAGGATAATGTAATGCATAAGAAGAACCAGCTTGTAATGCTTCCCCTGCAGTCATATATGTACCATTAGCTAAGTTAATAAATCCAGAAGCTGCTCCATTCACTATTGATGCCATACCTGTAAATAAGATATCTTTTACAGTATTTTTAGCAAGATTAGCTTTATATTCAGCTGCTTGTCTATTTGGAGTTTCTGCTTCATTAGCATTTATAAATTCCATTTCTTTATCATATCTTGCTTTAGCAAATCCAGCTATTTCTCTTAAAGGAGCTGGTAATTTTTCCCAAGCTGCTTTAGAAGATAAAGTTGCATCTATAGTTTTATTTATTGCTTCTTGAGCAAGAACTAATTCTGCAGCTCTTCTTTGTTTATTATCAAATAAAGCAGAGTTAGGCATATATTCTTGTCTTTGTCTTAAAAGACCACACATTGCTTGTAAATCTTCTGCTCCCCATCTTTTTATTCCTGCCATATTTGCATAGACAGTTCCATCATCTTTACCAATGTTTCTTTTGCTATTTTTATTAGATAATGTACCATTGATGCTTTCATATCCGAAAACTTCTTTGACTACATTATTCGCTATTTTTCTCTCAAACATTTATTTATTCCTCCTTAATTGAATTATTTTTTGATTAGTTTTTCTATTTCTTTAAGTGTCTTCATTTCTGTTTTATATACTTGATTTACATAGCTGAATACGAATTTTGCTACTTTAGCATAATTCTTATTGAATGTTTTAAGCATAGTCTTATTATATAATAGTAAATCTTTAGAGAAAGCAACTGAATTTTCTGGTTTTTCTTTATCATCCAATTTTTCAGGAGATAAAGTATCGCCAACTACAGTTTTTATTTCTTTTAAGATATCAGTATTAATATCTTTGAACCAGTCAGTAATAAGTACATTATTAAATGTAGAATAGTAGTTAAGTGCAGCACCTGGTACTGTGTCTTTTACTTCTTGAACTGCTATCTCATCTAATTTAACAGCTAATCCTTTATTACCTATATCATCCATAACTTTTATATATCTATCAAATCTTTCTTTAAGTCCATCTTCTAATATTTTAACAGGTTTTTCTTCTCTTTTAAAATATGCTTCAGTAGCTTTTTTAACTACATCTAAAAGGTCAGTTGCAACTAGTGGCTTATTAGCTATATTTTCAACTGTACCTTTAGCTAGACATGATATGATAGTTATAAGAAGTATCAAAGACTCATAGATAGATTGACTAGGAGTTAAGTCCTTATTAGCTCTCTTTATACTGTATTGACTAAGAGTAGAACCATATGAAACATATTGTGCGGCTCTTAATACATATGCACTCTTAGATGTAAGGAAACCTCTATTTGTATCATTAGGTTCTTCAACTTTACCAGTTAAAGTATTAATAAATGTTTCATTAAATCTACCGTAACTGATTTTAGCATCTCCATAATCTTTTACATCAAGTCCTGCTTTTACAGCATCATCAAGTTCTTTAAGATATTTCTTTATCTTATTTAGCTTTCTTGCATAACTATTAAAGAATAGCTTTATATAGTTTATAAGTTTTTCCCAGATTTCTTTAAGCCAAGCACCTATTTTAGCAAGTCTTCCTTTTTTCTTTTCTTCAGATGCTCCACTTTCTGTATCAGCTTCTAAACCTATAACATCAATACCAAATGAAGTTATAGCTTCACCTAAGTTAGCTATATCTTCCATAGCAGCAATTTCATCAACGTTATCATCTATATAATCAGAAGAATTAAAGATACTCATTTCACTTTCTAAACCAGACATAATCTCAGAAAAGTTTTCTTTGACTAATTTTTTAGATAATGTAAAATACATATTATTCCTCCTATTATTTCATTAATTTAACTACTTTAGCTGCATCTGATATTGCTTTATTAGATACAGTTGCAAATCCTTTTAGACACTTATTGTAAACAGAAGATTGCTTTTTAGCTAAATGTCCAAGAGATTTCAAGCTTTCTGATAAGTTAGTTAAAGTAGTCTTATCATCAGCTGATATTTTATCATCATCAATTTTCTTTTTAACTGCTTTATGAACTTTCTTAACATTTGTAAAAGCTGTTTGGAAGTCTTTTATAGCATCTTTACTATTTCCTTCTGTATTTTTTCTTTCTTCAGCATATTTTTTTATATCATTTAATAAAGATTTACAATTTGTCAAAACAGATGCTGCTGCTAACTCTTCAGTATCTTTGATACCATTTAAGTTTAATTCCTCATCAGTTTCATTATACTTTTTATCTATAGCTTCTATTTTTAATACTTTTCCATCTAATGCAATACCAAAATGGTCAGCATAAGCAGATACGAAGTTTTGAATATCTTCTGGAGTATCAGCGGCATTTTCAGCAAGCTCTGGTAAAACTACGCTACTTTTTTCATCTGCTTTTGCATTTGTAGAATATATTTTAGTAACTTTTTCCCATTGAGCTGGAAGATTTTTAGTTACAGTAATAGTTTTACCATCTAACTTATTACCCTTATTAGCTTCTGCACTTTCAATACTATCAGTAATCTTCTTAACATCATTATAGATAGCTGAGAATACTCTTCCTGATATTCTTTTGATTTTTAATAAGTGAGCAAAGTATGCTGCTGCATTAGCTATAAATCCCAATATAGTTTTCCATGCTCTTTTGAAGAAGCTTTCTTTTGTAGTCGCAGCTGCTGCTGACTCTTCTTCAGTTTTCCCATCTTCTGCTTCAAATCCATACATTTTGAATGCTTGTACTGGATTTGCTCCATTCATGATATCTTGGATAGCTCTATTTGCATTTACACATTCAAGTGCAATTATAGTAGCTTCAGATTTAAAAGCATCTGCTTCATCATTAAGTCTTTGAAGTTCTGCTTCTAAACCACCATCATATCTTGACTCATAATTTTCTCCTGGTGCTCTTGTACCACTCACGATAGCTTGAACATCATCTAAATTTTCTAACCCTGCGAATGGATTAGTTACGTCTATGTTATACATTTTTTACCTCCTTGAAATATAAATATTTATTATTACCTGTATAGGTAATATTTTAATCACAACGATTGTTAATTTGTGAATTTTCTACATAGCAATTAAAGCTTCATAACTAAGTTTTAAAGACTTTGCTATAGTATGAAATTCTATATAATCTGCAAATAAATCTTCATATAGTTTAGAACTCATATTTTTAGTATATAAATCTAAACTTTTAAGAAGTTCTTGATACTTTTCTCCTACTTTATGAATAGTTCTTTCAACATTAGGATTTACATGTGCTTGAGATAATGCAATTTCCATATTAGATGCAACTATATTACGAAGAGCTTGGAATTTCTTAGGAAATTCAAGTGTTTCTCTTATTTGTGTTGATTGGTCATAGTCTTCGTTTAATGCATCTTTACGAGAAATCTTTTTAGCTTTACCTTTTTTACTACTGTCTCCATTTTCATCAGCATAGTCAGCTGTATCGTCTCCAAAACTACCAAAATCATCTGAACCCATGTCTCCAAAAGCAGAGTCATCACCTAAGTCATCTCCTGTATCATCAGAGAAGTCTTCTCCAGTATTAGTGTCATCACTATCCTCTCCGACATCTCCTAGGTCATCTCCTCCAAGAGAACCAAAGTCATCATCTGCTTCCATTCCAAGTCTAATCTTACCTTTTTTAGATGATAGTTTAATTTCATTTAAATCATAAGTTGCAAATAACCCTTCTAGAGCTATTTCTTCATAGTCCTTTCCAAATGGTCTATTTTCTCCTGATTTCTGATTATCAGTGTTGCTACTGCTAGGAACACTGTTATTAGAGCTAGACTCACGTAGTGTTTTATACCATCCATCATACTTCATAATACCTCCTTTTCTGGATTTAAGAGACCATAATCTTTTGATTTAAACTAATAACCCCCACCTGTTCTCTCAACTTCATTAACTTTAGAGTATTCAAGTTGAGTTTTTCCAGTAATTTCTTTCTTGTAATTTTCTACTTTATGTTTCATAAGAAGAAGGTGTCCACGATACTTCATAAGTTCCTCTATCTTTTTAGTATCTCCTTCACTTTCAGCAAATCTGATTTTCATATCTACTGTTTGAATAATAGTATTAACATGGTGTTCAAGTGGTTCCATTGCTCTTGCTCTTGATTGCTTTGCCATTCTATTAAATATATACCAAGCTAGAAATCCTGCTATTATATTTCCACATAGGAAGAATGAAGCAATTCCTATAGTTCCAGCTTCTAACCATCTTTCTACTTTACCAGTAAATATGTCTAAATCATCATTTAAAGCTTTTATCTTAAGTTCTTCTGTTAATTCTTTTTGTGTAGTATTTTGCTTTATTAAAAATGTTCTTCTTATGAACTGGAATATCGTAGTTGCCATTTCTTTAGGAAGTTTAACTATTGGAGCTAGAATTCCATAAAGTGTAGAACCTGCTCTTATTCCAATTTCTTTAATAGTAGATAGAATGTCAGCTACCCCCTCTTCTGCATGGATATATTCTCTTCCATCATCAGTTATCTTATTTACTTCTTTAACTTCTGGATAACCTTTTCTTAATTCATAGATATCTTCTATAGGAAGTGTATCTACGACTTCTCCATTAAGAATAAATACTATTTTCTTATTAGAGTAAAACTCACTATCATCTAGATATATAAGAGGATAAATGTTTCCAGTTTCACGAAGTACTAGAAGTTCATTTATAACACCATTAGGCTTTGCCTCATCTCTGCTAACGCCTATCATACCTGTATCTCTAGGTTCATTTATCTCTTTTTCAAGTCTTACATTTCTTATAACTCTAGAAGACTCATTATCTTGCTTTTCAAGCAAAGTAAGAGTTAGATACCTAGTTTTATCATCTTCTTCATTTTTAAGAACTATTGGTAAGAAATCTATATCTGCTATTATATCTTGTGGATTTTCAAGCAAACCTAAATCTTTATCTACCATAAGTTCTGCTTCCATACCAAAGCGTTCATATAGTCTATAATAACCTTTCTCTTTTGAAGAGATTACTTCAGACTCAACAGAATATTCAAAACTAGGAAAAGCTTTCTGTATTGCAGAACATATTGGACTTATTATATCTGTAAGTTCATCTATGATAATTCTAAATCTTTCTGCAAGTGGAGCTGGTCCATAGATAGTATTTTCATTATCAGGACAGGGTTTTGTGATTTCAGTATCTAAATTAACTAAAAGAGTTTCAGTATCAATTTCAGATATCTTACATATAGGAATTACAAACTTGTCTCCAATGAATGAAGTTTCTTCTTTTCTTACAAAAGGTGATATTATAAATAATGTTTCTTTTCCGAAAAAGAAAGGAATAAATGCTTTCTTATCGTTACTAAATATAGTCGCAACTGTTATAGGATAGAAGTATCTATCATCAATAGTATCTTCAACACCTATAAATCTTTGACATTTAGTTCCCGGAAATATCAAATATAGTATATCTTCAAGTCTCTTTTGTAATTGATAAGAAGAATTATCAGAAAGAGTATTGAGTTTTATCTGAGTTGTGTCATTATAGAACCCATATTCTGCTTTATTAAGGCCAGTATATGAAATATCAGTAAGTTTAGAGTTTCTGATAATCTTATTGGCACGAGAAGCGATTATGAATTCTGTTAATTCAACCATTCTTTTAAACCTCCTTTTTAGATTTTTACCTTTAATATAAAGGGTTTTTAACAGATATTTTTGTTTTTAGCTGAGTAGAACCGAAACAATTTTGCTATGTTTAATTACATTAATATAAAAAGGAGGAAATTATGAATACTTTTAAAACACTTTTCAATGCTGTAAGTTCTATACCTTATAAAAGGTTTATAGAAGAGCATGAAAATGCAATTAGAACTTTGAATTCTCTATGTAGTAGAGCTGTAGATAAAGTATTTAGAGATAAAGGAGAAACTGATTTAAATCTTGCTACTTCATATATAAATCTACTAAATAAACATGGAGGATATGGTAATCATGATGCTAAGTTTGATGGAGAGCACGAAGCTTATCTTCATAAGTTATTTAGAGATGACCAATTAGACATTATGAAGAATAATGCTGCAAGTATAGCAAAATCAACTATTTGGTGTGATATGGATAATGGTTATGAATTTGGTATATTTGGAACTATTAAGCTAGGTGATAGAAGCAGTGCTTCTCTTAGCAAAGATATAGAGGGAAGTAGTAGCTTTTCTTATGTAGGAAATGACGAAGGTGTTTCTAATAAGCTTCAATTTGATATAAAAAGTGCTTGTATGGTTGGATGGAACTTAGGAGATAATGTTGAATATAATGATTTTAAAGAACATATGAGTTTCTTATTTGAGTTTTCTACTATTCTTATAAGATTTATGGGTTCTGATAGATATCTTAAGAATAAAGAGCTTTATGATGAGTATATACTTGATACTTTAGTTCAAAGAATGCTTCTTCATATTAGTAATTATCCATTATTCTTAAAGACACTTTCTGATTTAGGAATGTTAGAAACTAAGAAAACTGGAGAAGTAATGAAATATGCTAAACTTAAAGAAAGTAATATAGTTTATGTAACTAAGGTTTTATTCATTTATAAAGTATTTTATGATATGATTAATGAATGTAATACTTCTACTCTTATAAGAAGTGTTTCTGATATGGTTTCTTATCTTGATATTAGTTTAAGAAAGGTATCTACAGTTGAAGGGCTTACTAATGCATTTGATGTGATAGCTGGTTCTAGTAGAAGATATGAAGAACATGGTCTTAGATATATAGACTATTTAATTGGAAATACTTATAAAAAGATAGATAAACTTAAAAGAAGTTATATTCTAACAGCTGACTATGCTGCATATCAATTAAATGGAGGAAATAGAAAGCTTAATGAGCTTAATGTTGCTTTAGAAAGTTTACAAGAGCAAGAACTTCCTGAATATACAACTGTTGATACTATTACTTTAAAAGAAATAGATAGTTTAGTTGATGAGCTTGTATCTTCTATGGATAATATAGTTCCAAGTGATGAAGATAGAATTAAAGAAGTAGTAGATGCACAAGTTCAAGATATAATTCCAGTTAGTTCAGATGCATTAGAAAGTATTAATGTAACTAAGCAAAAGAATTATACTAAAGCAGAACTTATAGGAATGCTTGCAAATGGACCAGCTCAAAAGTTTAGAAAGCTTGAAGCAGAAGCAAATACGCTTATTGCAGCAGCTATGAATTGTGATGATGTAAATACTCAAAGCATAGTTCTTCGTAAGATTGGTTCTTTTGTAAGAGTTATAGGTGTTTACAGAAATCAATATAAGAATGATGATATATTTAATGCTCTTGCAACTAATTTAGAAGATAGAATGTATGAAATAAGAGATGCTCTTGTTGATAGAAACTTCTTTAAAGAAAGAGCTACTAGACTTTATGGTGTAGCAAGAGCAGATTTTAATTATTAAACTAATGTCAGGTGGGAGAAATCCTGCCTGACTTATTTGTAAGGAGTTTTTATGAGTAAATATGCAATTTATTTAGATGGAACATCTGATGAGAGTTTGAAGTTTCAGAAGTTCCTTAAAAAGAATGGTAGTAACTTTACTTATACTAAAGAACTTATAGAAGCTGAGAGTTTTGAAGATTATCTTGCTATGATTGTAACTAAAGTAGTTGATGAAGATACTAAAGACTATTATAGTGAACTACTGGAAATGAAGTATGCTGATTATCTTGAGTTTAAGCAATCATGTATTGATATGATGGATGAGTATATTAAATCTCTTAATGATAATAAAGATGATTTAGATTATAAAATACCATATCATAAGATACTTAATGGAAACTTTGTAAAATTATCTCATAGTTATGTAACAGAAGAAGAGAAAGTATTCTATAATATAGATGGACTGCCTGATGAGATGTGGGATGTTTATCTTGATACAGATGATAATGGAGTATTAACTGGAAGATTTCAAACTGTATACTATGATATAATTACAAAGAATAAGCAATTCTGGGATTTCCATTTATACTTAAAGAAATATAGTGAGCTTTCTGGTATTAAATTTAATACTAAGGCTCATCTCATGTGTTTCGATAGAGATTTACTTGGAGTAGATACATTTATGAAACTGACTCCTGAGATGGAGACTAAAGTTGCACAAGAGGGAAGAAGAAATCCTTGGTTTCATATGAGAGAATGTGCAAGAATAGTTAAAAACCAAGAAGTTACAAGGTTTGAGATGACTATTCAGCAATATGTATTTATATGGTTATACTGTCAGAATTTCAATACTTTCTTATCAGCACCAAGACAGATTGGTAAAACTTATATAGTTACACATTTACTTGCTTATGAGTTTGCTTATGGTAGCAGTGACTTTGATTGTGGATTTCTACACTATGAGTATAATAGAGCTGTAGATAATAAGAAAGACGTAATTGATATAGCTGATAACTTCCCTGAATTCCTAAGATGGCATCAAGTTAGAAACCGTGTCAAAAAGGGAGTTCAATATAAGAATGTAGAAGCTTCTATTAAAACAGGAAGTAAAGAAACTAGAAATGAGCAACTTAATAACACACTGGTTGCAATAGCTGTCTCTCCTCAAGAGAAACAAGCAGAAAAAGCAGGTCGTGGACGTAGACTTAGATTTATGTTATTTGACGAATTTAACTTCGTTAAAAACATTATGGCAGCTATGAGTGGGGTTCAATTTGCAACTACTACTACACACGATTTTGCAAGAAAAAAAGGAATAAGACACAGTATACATTATGCATCTACTGCTGGAGATTTGACTACTCTTGCTGGTAGACAGATGTATGATGTAGTTACTAATAAAATATGTAAGTTTGATAATAAATTACTTGCTATGAGCTATGATGAACTTAGAAATTATATGCTTGCAACTAGTGAAATGAATTTCTTCTTTGTTGAATACGGTTATGCTGAACTTGGAATGAGTGAAGCTTGGTATGATGAAAGACGTAGAAGTATTCCAGATGGTAAGAAATTTAGAAATGAAATACTTATGGAATGGGTAAGTAGTTCTACAGATAGCTTATTTTCTCAAGAACATATAGAAAGAATAGAAACTTGGATAGACGCTACTCATTGGGATACATATCTTCTTGATAATAGATATATGATTGATTATGTAAAGACTAAGAATAGTAATAACTTAATTGATGAACTACGAAACTTTAATGTAGTTGCTATGGGTATAGATATAGCTCACGGTGGTGGTGGAGAAGCAGATAGTACTGTAATCTACGCTATGGATATGGAAACATGTATGCCAATATTTGAATATGCTACTAATACTCTTCTAATACTAGATTTTATATATGTGTATAAGAAGTTTTGCGATTTGATATGGGAAGGAAATCCTACAGCTAAGATTATATCTGCTATAGAATGGGATGGTCCAGGTCAAGATGTAATTCCTATTATAATGCAAGACCCTAAGTATGGTAAAACAGTATTTGCAAGAGATGTTTATTATGCTCCAGAAATAGCTGATAAAGGTATAAGTGGAAGTACTAAGAAGTTTAGTTATGATACTAAGACACTTCCAGGAAGTAGAGTTAAAGGAAGAAGAGATTATATGACTCAGACTTTACTTACTCAGTTAGTTGAAAGACAGCCTTATGTATTTAATCATCCTAAAGCTGTTGATGAAATTAAGACTTTAAGAGCTAAGAAAGTACTAAAAGGTGTAAGAATAGAAGCAAAGAGTGGTTCTCATGATGATAGAACATTTGCAAGACTTCATGCTAATGGTTTAGTGTTTGATGATACTTATAGAGAAGCTGTTTATAAGAAGTTTAATTATGTAGTTGACTTCCATAAAATTAAGTTCTATGATATGAATGAACATAAATTAGGGATAGATGATATTGCAAATAATAATTATCTTGATAAAGAAGGAGAACTTAACTTTAGAGAATACATAAGATATACAGATAATATGGAACCAGTTGATGATATCTATTGTACTAAAGTAATAAATGGTAATATAGTTAGACTTACTTTAACTGAGATAATAGAAGAAGCGAAGAATAACCAAGCACTTGCTGATTTAGTATTTAAAGTTACTAGTAAAATGAAAAGTAATGTAAATATGAGAAGTAATCCTTTTAAAAATAGAAGTGACGATAGTTTAACTGGAAGTGAAGATGGTTATGTTATGAAGAGCATAAGAGATATGAGCTTTTATGGAAGAGAGAAAAAAGAAGATGAAGGACTTCTATATTAGAAGTTATTACCCTAGAGATTAGTTTCTCTAGGGTAGTCTTCTTTTTTATTCTGCTTAATCTAAAACAGTTTTTACATAATCATCTGTTATATCTTTAAAGTAGAAATCAGATAAACGAGTACCGTTAGATTTAGGATATTCAGTATAGATTATATTTGCAGCTAATATTTCTGCAACCGCTGCTGATAATGGAATTAAATGTTTCATATAATCTACATATTCCTTTTTAGGAAATATAGATATAAAATCATTTAACAAATCCTTTCTTATTTCAGCTTTCATGTTTAGAAACATTAAGAAATATTTATCATTTTCTAACATTTCTTTCCAAGTATCATCTTCCATAGCTCTAGAGTAATAGTAGTCAGATTTATTCATACAGTTTTCTATTACTTCAGAGATTTTAACTGAATATTTGCTTTTTAAGAATTTATTAAGATTATTAAATAAATCTATAAATCCATATTTTGCATAATCTTCTTGAAATTTTATAGCAGAGTTAGTCATTCTGTAATTAAATACAACTATTAAATAACAGAATAGATTAATATTAGCAGAGTAATTATCAATAGCTTCTTCACCTGCTCCTAAATAATTACCATACATAAGTTTACTAAATAAATATGGTGTATTTTTAAACATGTCATTAACTTCACTCATGATATAATCTATATGACTATTATAGTCTTCAATAATGTCTATCTCTTCATGTTCAAATCTTAGCAAAGTTCTTAAATTATATTTTGCAATATCTTTAAGTTCACCAAATTTCAAAACTAAATCAACTCCATCAAAATCCTTAAGTAATACATCTTTTAAATCTCTCATTTTAAACACTTCCTTTTTTATATTTATTTGCAACTAATGTTACATTTTATTATATATATATGATTTTTTAGCAAGAAAAGAAGAAGTACCGAAGAAAAAAACAGAACTATATTTCAAGCTCTGTTTCTTTTTATAACTATAATGAAATATTACCATTCATTATAGCTATTCTTACTATCAAATAGAGATATTAATTTCTTAAAGTATTCACCTTCTTTTTCTAGATATTCAACATTTATTTCAGATAAAGGTTGTACACAATAATCTATTCTATCAGATACTCTTTCATCTCTATTATTTAAAGCTTTAACTATATTGCATTTACTTATAACACTTGCATAAGCATCTGCTATAGTTTCTAAAGAAGCATGTATAGAAGATATTTCAGTTAGTGAACCTTTAGAGTATTTTTCTTTAACTATTATAGAATTCATAAGTATTTGGTTGATTATTTGAGCTTTATATTCTTGTTTCATTATATAATGAAGACCAGATACATTGAAATTCTTTACTTTATTATTTAAGTAATTAGTTAAAGAACTATCTAAATTATTTTCATTCTTAGTTAAATAATCAGTCACTATTTTACTAATTTCTTCTAAACCACAATCAATTTTAGATAAATACATGAAGCTATAGTATAGTTCTATAAATTTAGATTTGCTACAAGTTTCACCTTTTAAAACATAATTATCTTCTGAATATTTATCATCTTTATCTTCTAAAGAAGATATGATTAGTAAATGTTTACAAAGATTTTCATACATTTCATTTAATGAACCTGAGTAGTAATCTTTACTTAATAATGAATTAAATAGAATTATATTATTTCTATATATTTCACTAAAATCATTGACTACATTTTTGATAGTCTTCTTAGAAGTATTGATGTAATCGGTATTTAAAGATAATATTTTTACAGCATCAGCAAGAGTTTCTTTAACATCTTTGCTTTCATCTATTAGTAAAATATTACTAAAAATATCTCCTAAATCTTTACCTACTAAATTTCCTAAACCTAAATTGATGTTTTGTGTTGACATAATAAATCACTCCTATTCATTTTATTTATTTTTATAAAATTATTTTATATAGATAAAATAACTTTACATTTTATAATATATAAGC